CGGAAGACAACCGCACAGAGGATCTCCCTCTGAGCACCAGCAATCACTTTGCTTCTTGGCCCGTTCTTCCAACACCTTTTGAAGTTCCTCCCCAGTCAACCACGTATGTACAGGTGGCTCCGGTTCCGGAAGAACCTCAATCATCTCTCCTTTGACTACCGTAGGAGGTAGTCTGCGAATCTCCACCACAATTGGTCTAGGAGGTTCAGGTGGCAATGGCTTGAGGCATCCCATCATTGCCACCAATGTAAGTGACAATAGTACTTTCATTGGGATAGTCTCGTTGAATTAGGTTGACACTTGGACTGGCTGACAGCCGCAAGTGTCAGTTTTTTGGTCTCGTTCCAGCAGACGTTCTCAATATCCCCTGACACCACAACAGGGGATCGAGAAGGGCGAAATCAGCAGTCCTTCAGAATGGCTTGCGCGCGCGTCTTCAGGGCCTTGCGCACCTTGTCGAGCGCATCCTTGGCGTCCTTCATGTTGTCCGCCACGACCTTGGCTTCCTTGATAGCCGTGAGAGCCGCATCACCGTTGTTGGCAATGGTTTGAAGCTGGGTACACAGGGCCAAAAGCCCCTGCGCATGCTCCCTCAGATCCGAGAGATTGGACTGAATCTCTTTGCTCAGATCCTCCTTGGTTACCTTGTTCAAATCATCCTTTTCCATTGTCTGCATTCCTTCTGATGGTTGATTGTTTGGAAACACTTAGGCGGCTTTCTTGGGAGGGTCCACGTAGAACACACTGTCCAACTGCCGCTCATAAATCTTACGCTTCAATGTACGACCTGTAGGGTCCAGAAACCTTTTCCTATCTACATCGAAGACAATTGCATGACACAAAGTAGGCGCCCATTCCCACCGAATAATGAGTAGTGCGTGCTTACGTGAGTGTCGCAACAGTGAACGCAACTGCCGAAGCTTGGCTCGCTTGACCTTGATTCCAAGCTGCTGAAGCTTTTCGCTAGCTGCCTCATCTACCTTCTCACTTCGAATGCCAGGACAATCGTAGTCCTGAGGATCGGAGGTGGGATGGAGAAGTGAATGTACCTCTTCGTACGACTTGCCAAGTAACATAGCAACGCATGCAGTAAAACATCCGCTACTATGTACTTGGCTTACATGGCGTAAACTCATATGCTCCTAAGCAACTTTTCTAGAAGACTTCTTTTTGGTAGTACGAAGGTAGCTTTGAATGTGTGGGCGCCGCTTGGCCCACTCTTCCGAATTGAAGAAGGTAGAAAACTTCTTCCATTCCTTCTCCCACATAAACCTCTCGGTTAGGTCCAGCGCATAGTCATATGCAACTGCACGCCCCTTGTAGGTTCCAACCTGTTGACCATCTACCAGATGTGCCCACCCAGGCTTATTGAGGAGATTCCACTTCCTGACAAACACCATCATCAAACATCCATTCGGAAGTAGACGACAGGGAGCCAGGTGTACACCCATCGATGTGGGTTGTTTGCCGTAAGTTTTCCAAGCTTTCGCTTCAACCATGTTATCAAGGATACCGTCACTGGTAACTGGTACTTTGATAACTACTTCTCCACGCTGGTAAGCAGTACGAAAAGAACCTTCACTAAGATACTTGAATCCTGCTTTTTTGAGATCCTCAACAAAGGATTCATAGGACTCACTTACGTCGTAACCATTTCCGAAATCACTATTGGACATGATTATGTACCTGTAAGGTAGAAGGCTCTTGGGTACCGCCCGAGTGAGAGAAGCTCTTTATGTTGCTTATCTAAGAAGCTGTTTGCTTGTTTGCTTCTGTCGGCCGGGCGGTTACCCAAGCTTTTTCATTATTGAAAACAATAATGGAATTAGTGGCGTGTGTACGAGGAGCTATGCCGAGAGAGGAGGACTTGTTGCCTATCGTACACACACCGGGGCTACATGATTGATGGCTTACTAAGTAAGTTAGAAGCTTTTAGTAATCTCACATGTAGCTAACAACCGTGCTCATAGAGGAGGGGATAACTCCGGTTATGATAATTATCCCCTTATCCCCTATGTATCACTTGCTGTCGGTGGCCGGGGTCTCGGCGGGAACATCCGCCCAGCGGCGCACGCCACCACCAACACCCTTGTTGATGCTGAACGACGCACCCGACTCACGGGTACCCGCATTGGCGCGAACGAAGTCGAGCACGCGCTTCTCCAGCGACTTGTAGTTGCCCGGCTGCGCATTGAGCTGACGAAGCGTCATGCCGCCGATCGTGGGCATCGTGAGAGACGCACCCTTGTACTGGTCGAACACCGCGTGAACCGCATCCGAGATGGTCGACTGCTCCGTCTCGTGCTCCGAGATGTACTTGTCGAGGGCAACCTCGGCAGCGCTGAGAGAAGCCTCACGGTCGATGGTACCGGCCGAGAGAACGAGGGCGAAAGAAAGGGACTTGCTCATGATGTATACTCCTGTTTTTTCTGTCACAATTGTGACGGTTTCTGTTTCCGAGAATTACTCTGGCGATCACCGGGATAACAACATGCTACCCAAGCTGTCATTGTAATAGTTACAAGTAAGATAATCGATAATTAGAACTACATGATTGATAAGTAATCTCACATGTAGTTGATTGAATCAGTACGTCTTCCGCACACCTGGACCCGTGTAGTTTCCTTCCACGACATCCTTTGCTTCCTTCAAACCAAGACCCGTCAACTCTCGGGTAATCTTGATTGCAGTGATCTTGTTTCCATTGACCAGTGCCGTACACACATGAGTCAGGGCATTGATAACTGGATACCTGTTATCTTCTGCTGTCCCTGTAGGACCCGCCGACATCATTGCAAGTTGGGTATTCAACTTTGCAACTTCCGCATTCAGACGAACTACCTCGGTCTGGGCACGCTCACCCGGTGCCATAAGCACCTGCAATTCCGCACTCGACAATTCGATCTTCACTTGACTTGCTCCTTTAGCCAGTCACACAGCTCTTCCCATGTGTAGAAGACTCGCTGATATGACTTGGAACTTCCTTTTTCATCCGCTTTCCAGTAGTCGGCAAAGTATCCGTTCTCGACTTTGCGCACATTCAGATTAGTAATCATACTTCTCAGTTGGTTAGAGGGTTGACCGTCCACACACCATCCGGACCTTTGATCCGGGAGTAGACAGGTAATTCAAGAAAGGCGTGTAGCCATGCATCAAAAAAGAATTGAAAGTTACCTACTACTTTTCCTTGATTGATTACCCGATACATGGCTGACCTCACATCTATGTCAGGTTATTCCTCCGACCAACAAGGGTCGGCCCAAAACTCCTCTTTTTCCTTACGTTCACGCTGCTCTTCCCAGAGTAGGTGAAAAGAACCACCGAACAAAAGCGAAGCTACTTCTACTTCAGTAACCTCTTCCTCTACTTCAGTAATATCAAAAGACATTGTCCTGCTCCGTCTCCCAGCTCTTGCGGGGGTTTCGAGTCCTCTTTTCCCTACGGTCACGCATGGGTCCACCCTTGTAGTGAAGGATTGCATCCATAGCGATGTAGTTACGAGGCTTCTTTTGCTGACGAGGCTTGATCTTCTGGCTCATGATTGAATTCATCCTCTCGAAAAGTGAGACCGATCATTCTTTGCCTTGATTCCGAATCCGAGATTACTTCCCCCGGATGAAGTGTTCCTCACACTAGGACCCTTCGGCTTTACCAAGGTTCGGGCGATTGCATCATCCCGATTGACGATTGTTTGAATCGGTTTCCCTTGTGTGTTTTCGATGATTGCATACACCGAATCACCACGATTGAACAAGTGTCTATCTGCAATCCGCGCAGCTACATTGAAGGTATCTGCTTCAAAAATAGCAGGTTCACTTGTCTTTACAGTTTTGGTAACTACCAAACCGTTCTTCTCTTCCTCCACCGTATTCAAGTGTTCCACCGTTCCAACCTGAATCGTACAAGCACCTGCACGATCATACACCTTGCACATCAGTGTGATAAGGTAATTGGAATCCGGAACTTCTGAAGCATCCACTTCTTGCGTATTCTTCTTACGTCGAACCACCTTGGTTCCGCTGGTAGTCCTTTTAGCTTCCTCTTTCCCCTTGTTCTCACTCACTTGCCCAAGGTGGTCAATGACCGCTTGCTGACATGCAATGAGAGTAGGAGTAGGGAGCAACTCTTTCTTTTCGTACGCCTCCAAGATGTGGGTCAGATAATCCTGACCTTTCAAGAATTCCCAATGAGCCGACAGAAACCCCTCCGCACTCACCTTGCCGGAGAACTTGGCAGACACGAAACGCTTGGGGGACATCTTGCTGGTGGTCATTGTGAATTCCTTTCCTTCTCTTTACTTCTTTGCGGAGATAGCGTTCTGCTTTTCCCTACGGAGATTGGAGAAAGCCGAAGCGTAGCTGAGACCGGCCTTCAGAAACTTTTCCCCACCGTTGGCCCAGAAGAGCGCTTTCATCTCGGGGGAATGGTAGTCACCGCTGATGGTTCGCTTCAGGAAGGTGACATCATCACACACATCTTCCGGCTTGAATTGAGCAGGAATAATGGGGGTCGTTTGCTCCTTTTGCTTTCGGCTTTTGGTAACTCGGGGTTTCGACTCCACCACCTTACCTTGTGCTCGGTCCAGCGACTTGCGAGCATTCTCTTCTGCCTTAGCGAAGAGCGCCGCCAACTTGTCGTCACCACTCTGCTTTGCTTGCTCCCTGAGGCTCAGGGCCGGGCGATTGTCCTTCGGCTGAGGCATTGTGACGCCCCCGTTGTCGGGCGCCGTATAAGCCGGCCGAGGCGCCTTGAATCGATCCTCCACCTTGACTGCAACCGCTTGCTGCTTGGTCTCGTTCATGATTGACTCCTCTCATTGTGAAAACTGAATTACTACTTAGTGTACCGTAGTTGATAAGTAATCTAATACGGTACTAAACTTGCTTTTTACTCTGACTAGAAGTATTAGTGCATGCTCATCTTTCGAGATAGTGCGCCGGTAGGGAGGGCCGCTTGGCAAGCCAAGTCAGCCGACTCTCTAGTGTTTTCGCCCTCCTACTCTGCTTGTTTCAGAAGGGTACTTAGGTCGCGCCCGAGCTACGTAGCCCGCGAACCGTGGCACTTTGGATCCACGATTCGAACCTACTCGGTAAGTATGAAACTAACCGACTGTCAGGATTCAGTTTTCAAAGAGCATGGCAGAATTGCTATTCTGCTTTTGCTTTGTGGCTGGTTGCCACGTGATGAGAGCTATTGCTAATGCCATGCCAGCTTTCGCAGGTCATTCACACTGAGACCAGCAGGGTACAATTGAAGCTCGTAATTGCCCGGAAAACCAAGTCAATTAGACCACGAGCTACCAGGGCACTGCGATCTACCGCCCGACCTCGGCCGTTGTGGCAGTCTGCAAAAAGTTGCGACACCTACATCGTAGCTAAGCCGTAAAGCCTACGGTTGTGGCACTTTTGCTCGGTACGCAAGATTGTGGCAACTTTGCACTCTTTGCGTAGCTGGCTGCGTTACCGCGTCATGGCATGGTATTTGCTTGACGACTACAGTGGGTAACTATGTAGGGAAATGTAGGATACGTAGGACAAATAAAAACGGCCCCTAGTCGAAGGTCCAACCTCACCACACTGAGTGAGATCGGCCTACGAAGTAGGGGCCGTTTGGTTTTTGCTCTTAGTTGATGTGGAGCCCGGCACCGTTGAGGTGGGACTTCCCATTGAGATGTTTCTTGGCCGGAGTGCCCTTTTTCAGTTCAGCGGCTTCCTTTCGCCTACGTTTGGCGTGAAACTTGAGGAGAGATGCTGAGAGCTTCTTCCTGGCGGATGGTGTCTGACACCCGTACTTCCTCTCCGCCTTGGAAGGTGGACATGGTTTGGTCGGGGCGGTAGGGGCAGGTCGAGGTTTTTCTTCTCCAAAGATGAGGGCTACACCTACATCTCTCGGAATTGGGACATTCTGTCCGTTGATGTGGAGAAAGTGTTTACCTTCTCCTACCTCCAGCTCGACTTTGGCGTCCCTTAGCTCTACCTTCATGTTTGCCTTTCAGCGACTTACGTAGTAATGTCGCGAGATCCGGGTTCCCTGCTTGTTTTGCCTCAACTGCGGCACGCAAGCGCTGGGCATACTCGTCCTGATAGGACGCCACATCTAACCCGTCTGAGGCAAGCCTGTCAAGCAATTCGTTCGCTAATGCGACCTCTTGCCGATTGGGCTCGGATCCCTTGGCAAAGCTGAAGCACACCTCCCGTAACTCGGTCTGATAGTGTAGCTGAAGCATGACCAATGAGCTAGGTGTAGGGTAAAGTAAGACAAGGTGGTCTTTGCCCCTCGTATGCCATTTACCTACAGCAGCCCTGTTGGAAGACTTTAGGCAACTATGTAGTAGACGGTATGGTTTATGGATCTTATGTGGGGTCAGGTAGTATGACTTTTCCACACCATGAAGGGAAAGTGCTCGAATTGGTATTACCTGTTGAATCAGGATGGTATTACCCCTATCATCCAACAATGCCTTTAGCTCTGCATTGGTGAAGGTAACATACTTTTCCTTGATTACCTCTACTCCATGAAGGAGCTGATTGCGCACCAGACGTTCTCCGGTCACACTGTCAACGTACTCTACTGATACTCGATTACCTTGTGGAGATAGCCAGCACATGCCTCCATTAGGGGCCACTGTATTCTGAATCTCTACTGGAATCGAGACCAAGCCGAATGACAGAACCGATTTCATCATGATGCCCTACATGCTGAGAGATTGGATCCAAAGCGAAAAGCCCGGCTCAGCTTTCGCTGAGACCGGGCTTTCCCCACATTACACTCTGGTCGCTCCGGAAGGATCAGGCAGCGCGCGCATCCTCCCGGATCACCCAACCTGCACCACGTCCACGGCGCTTGCCGCTTTCCGTGGTCTTGTAGAGGATCTTCCCAGCGCGCTGCAACTCCTGAAGCGCATTCTGGATGCGGTCCACGTTCTCCTTGGTCGGCTCCAGCTTGAGCTGATGGAGGACGAAGTGGGTGAGCTTCCCCTCTCCGAGCCGCTTGTAGTTGGTCAGCTCCTGGAGGATAGCCGGCTTCAGGTCGCCCTGTTCACGACACCAGGCGTTGAAGTCTTCCTCGAAGGACTTGACCGACTTCTTCACATCGACCGAGCCGTTCGCACCGTAGACGACATACTTCTGGAAAAACGCATTCGGGATCATGGCTTTCTCTCTCTCTTTTAGGGCTCAATTGCCCCGGCATTATTAGTTGTAGCACCGAACCAGTAAGTGTCAAGTATAATTCGTTAGCTGCAATTGCAGCGCTGGTACTCACGTTGGCAGTCCGCTTTGCACCTATCAGAATCCGTTGGCCATTCAGAGCAGCGCAGCATGCACTCGCTGAAGGTCTTCTCGCAGGCTCGACGGCACGAGCTGTAATCGGCCTTCGCATCGCTCCCAGCAGCCACGTAGGGCCCCTGAGGCGACACCACCGCAACAAGAGAGACCAGGAAAGCCCCGACCACCAGCAACCCCTTACCCATTGATACCCCCTTTATGACATGGCGCGTCATGAACGTCGCCCAGGACCAACGAGAATAACACTCAACTGGAATGGAGTCAAATGGACCAAACAGATCAAGCATGATTCGTGCCATTGGTATGGCCATTGAGCCCGTTAGTTTTTCGGGCCGAATCCTGTCCCCCCTGTCCCCCTGTCCCCGAACCACCAAGATCAGCAACATACCAACGATGTCCCGTCTTATCATTCGGCACACACCGAAGACACTTACCATTGAAGTTACGGTCTTTGATCTCCCGCAGATGTCTTCCAATGGTATGAGCATTAGGGAGTTTCCCTACACCGCCCGCAATCTCCTCCAACGCATCTCGCAATGAAGGTACCATCAAACCTTGTGAGATAAAATCATAGGCTTCACGAGTGGTAAGCCCATCTTTAGCTCCCACCATCTGCTGCAATTGCAACCATCCTTCGATGATTCCATTGGCAGTGTATCTGCCTACATCAGACTCCATCTCCAACTCTTGCCTAGTGGTAGCAGGATCAACTGCTCCAGCCCACACTAGGGCTCCACGAACCAGTTTGGACCACTGCTCAAAGCTTCCCCACTTGGGCAACTTCTGATCCGGCATCCCTGCCATAATGTAGGCTTTGAGAATGATGAGTGCGGAACTGAGCAATTCGGCTCGACGCTCTCTTACCACATTCCACAAATCAGGATACTTGAATCCTGTACGAAGATGTGGTTTCTCATCCAAACAACGAAGTCGGATATTCAAACACCGTTCCGCTGTATCGGGGGCCAGTAGGATATTGTTACCAGTGATGAACCATGTAGTATCATTCTGTACTTGTAGAACCTTAGAATGACCTAGGACACGATCCTCCCACTGACGACTGGTAGCCATGGCGTTGATGGCAGCTCCACCATATTCACCGACTACGTTATCCACCAGAACCATGCTCCTACCAATCCTCAGGTAGGACAAAATCCTCTTTCTGGTTTCATCCTCATTCTTGGTATGAGTAACAACTGGACACTCATCACCTGTCAGGATATAGGAGATGATCTTGACGAGACTGGTTTTACCTACCCTCGGACCATTAGCCTGAACTACCACCATGGGAGTATTCCCATCGTGAGCAAAACGGGAGAGTGGAGAAAGGAGACCGGCCAACCAAGCCGAACGATGCCCCTCTTCTGCAAAAGGGAAATCACATACAATGTCAGTAAGAATACTGACAGCTCGCTTAGCATCCTGCTGAGTAGGATGATCCGGAATCTTACAGTCTACTTCGCCTGTAAAGTAGACGTAAGTATCAGGATGATATCCCTCTGTAGTATTGATGGATCCATTAGCTCCAATGGGCGGAAAGGTGGTGAGAGACCGCAGCTTGCGGACATTCTGCCAACCACTTTTGTCCACCAAACACTTGGCAACTGAAGTAGGAGGATGGATCCTCTCGCCTTCATTGCACCAAGTAATCACCCGACTCAATAGATATCGGATGATGGATGACTTGGTAGGTTTGAGAGCTAAACGACCATTGTGGTCTTTCAGGATACATACTAGCTCACCCGCCTTCTGGAACAATGTAGGTTCTTGGGCGAGATGCTTCTCAGCCACATCAACCAATTGGTCCAACGGATTAGCCACGTCCAGCAGCGGTTTAGAATAACCATCAATCGGCTGCATTGATCTCCCAATCTTTGGTAATATCACACTAAGCAATCACCTGCAACTAAATTCAGCGATGCAAAGTTTATGCCAATCTTACCCACTAGCAAGATGTATGCCAGTGGATAATGTGTGGAGAAAAAACGCAGTTGACAGCTCAAGTATGAAAATGTAATCTTCCAACAATGCACATGGGGGTTGATTGGGGCCTGAATCTGAAAGGGTTTTTTCTCTGCGACAATGTGTGGAGAGAGTGCCTCATTATGGAGAAGCGTCCCACAGGAACCTACATCATTTGTATGGTAGAGTTTTGTTGTAATGAACACTACAGAAAAAGAATCATCATCGCCATGGGGCGGAAAAACCCTTCATTACACGTAGGTAGAAGGCGACCTCATCCGTCATAGTAAAAAGTACCTTGCATCTTGGAATCTAAGATTGCAGACTTATGATGGTTGAAAGGAGACAACCACACCATGGCAAGGTCAGCACAATCTATTCCGGTGTCGCAGATTGGTCAGTCGAACGCACCCCCTGATCATCGCACTAACCCCTACCAGAACGTTCAACAGCGGGGTGGGTTCGCACCTGCTCAGCGCGTTGGAGTCAGCGTCCCACCTACTGGTCGGATGTACGATGATGACCGAGAGGTAGAGATCATCGACAACACCGACACGCAGCAGCCTCGCCCTGGCTCTGGACGGCCCTCCGGCCGCCCCTCTGGTCGTCCCTCTCAAAACGTCCAGGGAGCGGGGCCTCTCACCAAGAGCGGCTATCCAGACCGCCGTTTCAAGGGGCAGCGTGATCTTCCGCCCCCGGTGCAAGAGGTCAGCGATGAAAGCAGGGCTCGGACAGGTGGGGTCATCGGTGACATGCACGTCACCATCGAAGGCAAGCCCGACAGAAGGTTCAAGGAGAACCGTGGGTTGACAGACGGCGAATTGATGGCAAAATGGGTTGAGCAGCTCAACGCTCGTTTCGGGCGCCGCTAGCTCTTTCTCCGGCACAAGGTGGGGCGGTATCACACTGGTGTGGTACTGCCCTATTTTGTATTGAAACGTTGCATGAGACCGCTGATGGTCTCCCATTCGGTGCCCTTCCCGAGATAGAGGGCGACAAAAACACACATCGAATACAGCCCCCGCTGATACTGGTCAATGTCGGCCTTGTGAGCTTCGTACATGGCATCCGTTTTCTCCACATGAGAGTCGGTGTCATACAGAATCTCCAAAATGTCAGCGACATGTGCGCCACGATAATGTGGGTTGTGTCCGCAGAAGTTGATGATGAAGAGCTTCCTCTCATCAGGCGTCATGTTTTTCTGAATGTGTAGTGAAATATCAGACACTGCTGTTCTCCACAATTCGTTGAAACTCCCTGCCTTGGATGACCATACATCAACCACCTCAGGTGAGTGTTTTCCGTTCTTCAGCAAGAGAATCGTATCGACCTGCCGCTTCTTGACTTTCCCTTCGGAAGTGAGATACTCAAAAATGACCTTCAAATCGCAGGTCTGCACCTCACGTGTGATGGTGTAGGTTCCCTCGTTGGCGAACCAGTTGTGGGAGAACAGGACGGCAGTGTAGTAGCCCATGTGGTTATCTCGGTCTCTCTCCCACCATATCCCAAAAGGGGTGGGTCGTGTCAGGCAACTTCATACGAGGCGAACGCCGTGCCTTGGCGAGATAGGAGGAAAGGTATTTACGGATGCGCTGCATAACCACATCACTGGGATCAATGAGCGCATTAGCTATCGCCCAGTCCCAAGCGTGGTACTCTTTCTCCAGCCTAGGTAGCCCGTTCCCCGCAGGGGGATGAACCACGTGGCCTATCTCATGCAAGGCGATGAAGTAGGTGATGTGGGTTTTGACGGGACGAATGTGGATCTGGCGGCTTGCCTTGTAGGCGCGACCGCCACGAGTGTGACCGTATACCTCAATCTCATGCTTGTCGCACAGCTCATCAATGTGCGCAGCTAACTCAGCAATATTCACGCTCCCTCCTTCTGTAGTGAAAGGTCAATAAGTGTGGCAACAATGCCGACTATTCCGGGCGCTTCGTTTCCGAACATGGATGACGAACACATTCAGAGAGCCCTTGTAGGCGTCTTCAAGAAGTATGGGTTTGGCCCACACGATATGGATGCCATCATCCACTTCGCCATGGCCTCATTCGAGGTGAACGCTTACAACTACCTGGTGGTATATCAAGCGCTCAAACAGCACCTCATCCGCAACTTCGATACTCGGCATGGAAGTATGTGTAGGGTAGGTGAATTGGTAATGAGAAGGTCGGTGGTTTTTTATACAGACCCTCAGAAACGATCTCCAAAGAAGTGATGTTCAATTGCTAGTGTAACACACACCAAGAAAGATGCAAGCAGAGTTTCGGGGCGGTTGTTTTCGGCCGCCCCGAACTTTGGGCCCACGGTCTATAAATTGCTAATTGCAAGCATGCCACCTACACCGGGCGGGTCACCCCGCCTCGTGCCTCCCCTTCCCCAACACCTTGTCCCAATCCTCACAGATTCGAGCTTGATCCGAATGTGGGTAGGATCGGCCGCATTGCCGGCAGACTCGTCCAGGTGGTTTGTACCTCGGGGGAGGCTCGAACAGACTCGCAATCCAATCGAAGAATCCCATTAGGCAGCCTTCTCCTCTCCCCGATAAACCAGCCACAATTGGATAGCTTCGGGCTCCTGCTCTCGAACCTCGGAAGGATCACAGTCGCAGGTCTCTTCTCGCCAGTCTCCAGCTCGCCCACAGGCCACGCAGAAGTGATTGAGCAATTCGCAAAGGACTCGCTCTCGCTCCTGCTCTGTCATGCAGTTGAGCTTGGAGATGATCTCATGTGCCGTCGTTTTCATTCTCATCACTCATCAGTTTGTGGATGGTGTCGTTCAGTTCTGACATGAATTGAATGTGGCGCTGCATGACCATCAGAGAGTTCTTGATCTTCTCTTGGTCGGTATGAGGTCTCCAACCAATGGTCACTCCCTTGGCCCTTTCCTCTTCGGTAGGCTCCCTTCCCTGCGCAGTGTCGCGCATGGTGGCAACTCCCGTGGTAGCCTCGGCAAAAGCCATCATTGCATGGAGCTTGGATATCTCGAATTGATTCCGAGCATAAGCCAAGCGCTTCTCACGTTCTTTCTGATTCACTTGTGGTTCTCCTTTGGTAAGACGATAGAGTGCTCATAACCAGGACATGGAGCATGAGCACACACTTTTTTACCGTGTGTGAAGTGGTTGTTGGGTGGGTAGCCGCAGTGCTTACACTTGACGATTCCCAACATCTCGGCCTGCTTCAATGTCATCTTGACGAGCAACATTTACTTGTAGTCTTCCCGGAGGAACCACTCCACTTCCTTCACGATGTCTTCCAGGTCTTTGATGTCAGTTCGCAATTGTGCGTTGGTGTAGCCAGCGAACTTTTTCTGGTCGTCAATCCACTTACCGTAGAAGCTGTTGTAGCGACGAACCTTGATGCCCTTCAGCATCTTTTTCTTGTCCCGGATATCCTCTTTGAGATTGCGAATACAATGCTCCACAATCTCTTTCTTCGGATACACCTGGTCGGCAAAGTAGAACGAACCGACCGCATAAACCGGATCGTGCATCGATGAATGCCACTGTTGCAGACGCTCTCCCAAATTTACGCGGTCCATTCGTTCAATCCCTACCTTTCTTACTTGGTAACCTATGTGAAGCTGGAGTGAGAGATGGATTATCCCGGAGGAGAGGCTCCAACCACTCCTGGAATGCAGCAAGGGAAGATGTAGACATATCTCGCAGGCATGACTCCGGCACAGCTACCAAGCTGGAACGTCGGAAACTCTGCGTAATCTGTTTGATCAACTCTTGCTTGTAGGTATGTCTTGTAGCGCCAGCCATTGGCTTGCTCCTTACTTCCAATCACACCGCTTGTAACGTCCTCCAATGGCACTGTCCTGCCAGTTTTCCTCACAGAGGAACTGCTTGGGGGTGGGCGGTTTGGGGAGGGCCACCTTAGCACGAATCGGTGCAGGCTTGACCGTATTCTTTGGGGCCGCAATGACCACCTCGGACAGGATCATCGGATCCGGAGGCGGAACCTCCACGGAAGGAATGGGGGCCGGAGGCGCATGGGGCGCCTCCACCCTGGCAGTCTCCGCCTTGATTGGAGTGGTCAGCATCAGATAGCTACCGCCCGCTGCCACCAGAGAAGCCGCCATTACCGAGAACGAAAACAATGCATTGATGTGTTTCATGATTCTCCCTTTCAATTCAAACTCTATCACTCAATTGGTTTCTTGTCAATTACAATTGACGTTTTCTTTTACGAATCTTCGTCCTCGTCATTCATGCTGGGATCCGGCTCGTCATGAAAGGTCCCATCATTCCACCGAAAGATGCCGGTGTAGATGACGAGCTGTCCTTGGTTGTCATGCTCCAACGCACCATCACAGGTGCAGTCGGTCATGGCATCCACCTCTGCTTCAGTGTATGTCTTCATCTCTTGTTTTCCTTGATTAGGGGAAGCATTACCTTCCGCTTGTAAACGTGAAGCCGAACGCCGGTACAGGAATCGTAGAAGTCATCTGCTACCAACTTATCGGCATATGGGCCACTGGTCCACCACGTACCATCATCGTAGTAGAAGATGACCCAGTGTGGAACCAATTCCGGTTTTTGGTTCATCGCTTTTTCTCTTTCGCTTTCCGGTGCGCATGTGTAACTTGTGCGGAATCAACCTCGAACCACCTATCTTCTTTTCGTTTGGGGCGAGTGAGGGTGAGTTTCGCAAACAGGACGATACCTCCCACCGCCACTAACGAACAGACAATAGTGATTAGCTCGCTCAATTCCTCACCCTCTTGGTGCCGCACAACTCACACCTATCCGTTTCATCGGCAAGATGTAAACAATCTCCTCGGCAAAACGACATCAACACTTCGGCTGCGTACGAATCACCTTGGTGTCGGATGGCAAAGAAGTATAACCGTGTAGGTAGGTCATCCTTTTTCGGCTTTGCCATTACCTTGCGATTGCTGGCACTCACTTGTACATCTTCAGGATGGCACGGAGAGCTTCCTTGGCTGTATCCAGGTCGGGGTAAGCGATGCCCTGACCGAGACTGACAACCTCCCCCGATTGAAGAGCCTCCCAAATCTTGAACTTCCGCTTGGCGTTCTGCTCACGTCCCTGCTCCGACATGATGAAGAATCGTCCTTTGTAGAGAGTCGTCTCGATTTTGCTGTTCCACTGCTTCATGGTAGCACGAGAGAAGAAGATGTGGCCAATCTTCTTATTGCGAGCCCGAAGCTGCGACATGCTCTTGAACACGGGAACCTCCTGGGTCAGCTCACGAATCACACTGTAGTTGTGGGTGGTCAGTGCTGCATTGGAACAATACATTGTCTTACTCCTCGTTGGTGGACTTTACGTCCTTTGCCGGGTAGATGGTTCCTGAATAAACTGGATTCTTTGCTTTGGAATACAGTTTGACACAGTAAGATTGAACCTCCACTTTGCGTGGCGGTTTCATCCGTCTGAAGATGATATCACCTTCACCTCCAGGTGTCAATACACGGTCTCCTTTTCCAAAGATCATTTTGCATCCAAAGCTTTTTGGATGAGCCTCGTTCCCATCAACTGGGCATGTTTGCCGTTAGCTGCACGAACGACCACTCTGTATTGAGTGTCATTCACCTTCTGAACCTTCCGATAGTCCTCGAAGGTGGGATCTCGGAATGCAGAAACTTTGGTGATATTGGCAGTCATCTCCACCATGTAAGTATTGGGATACTTCAGTGTAGGAGCGCTGGAATTGTGATTGGTGGGAGATAGTGAAACCTGCGAGATGGGAGGAGATGGGATGACCTCCACCTCATCCAACGTAGGCTCACCGTCCTCCTGCGGGAGCGGATGTGAGGCCGCATGATCCAGAAGGTGAAGGATGTTTCCACCGTGAACATCCTCTCCCTTGGTGGGCTTGTTGAGCTGATATCGTTCATTGCAAACAATACACTTCAACTCCCACGCTTGCTTCCGGTCGATGATGGTGTAGTTTCGTTGAATCTCCAACGGGAGTTTCCTACTCATGTGAACTTTCCTTTCTTTTCCACGACATCTGCGTAGCTGAATTCAGCGGCGCACTTGCAGCAAAAGAAGGGGTCTCCTCCATGATGTGCGCAATGTCTGCCTGGGTCACAGCAGATAGGGAGAGGTGATGCTTTGGTCATGACCGCTGCCACCTTTCCATCCCCATCCACTAATTCGAGATGTTGAACTTCTTTTTGCAACTCGGACATTGGATTTCCTTGGTTGTAGTTGGATTGGTGAATATGGATTTCACCATCATCCAAAGTAGGTCACGCTTGCGGAAGTGAAACCACATTCACTTCTCCGGCTTGACCATCTCGGCCTTGTAGATGGTTCCACTGTAGCTCGGGAAAGGAGGCTTCTCCGTCTCCGCCTTGCGGGTGTCCAAGCACACACTGTAGACATCCACCTCGAAAAAGTCGGGCGGGGCCATGCGCTTGTAGACGACAGTACCCGCCCCACCCGGAGTCATCACACGATCACCCTTGTCGAACATCTTTCTCCTCCATTGTCAGAACTTGAGTTGTGGTTGGACCTGCGTGCTTGGAGGCCATCCAGCCCTTTTCCACGCACACATCCAACAGAGCTTCCCGATGTGCAGAAGCATCCGTAGGATTCTTGGCTGTCATCTCGAATGCCTTGGTGAAGGCAGAGATGGGTGATGTGCACTTCTTCAGCTTGTCGTATGCTTCAGACCAGCGTGCCAGAAAGTTGTTCATGGTGCCTCACGGACAGCAGTAAACATACCCGTTGACCGAGTGCTCGTACAAGTTGCACCCTTGACCAGGTGGCATGCTGGTACTGCATAGGTAGTTCTTGGGCCCAGCTCCGCCACACTGGTAGTCCAGGTTGGATTGACGCACACAACTACTCCCAGCATCGGGTGCGTTTCCGACACCAGTATCCGGTGTGGTATCAGGTGTGGTTGACGAGTCGGGCGTGTTGACAGGTGAACCAGTGTCGGTGTTGGTGGTAGAAGAATCCGTTTGACTCACATCCTTCCCGGAGATGGTTGGATCTCCACTGTCATCCGACTTGGAACCACCGTCTACCCCATTCTCGGTAGAGTTGGGGTTGGGGTAGACGTAGGTAGCGCTGCTACAGGCAAGTAAGAAGACGCTCACGAGAGAGATGTGTTTCATGGTCATTCCTCCACTTTCAGGTGTCCCTTTTCTTGGAGCATATGGATGCATATTCGCACACCATCGCTGAATCCTGCCTTCATGTCCTCCAGTGCCTTCTTCTTGACCGGAAGAGCCGACATCTGCTGCGCAAACATTGCGTTCATTTCACTTATGAATCCGGGAATCTCCGACCGTTTCATTATTGCAACCTTCCTTTCCCCAATGTGGATAACTTATCCCACGTTCAATAGCTGAGGTCGCTGCCGATTTTACTTCCCAAACAGGCGGCTCATGCGCTATTATGTCTCTGCGATGACCAAGCCCAAGACTCTTCCGTTTGCCTCATCCTACAGCAACATGCTGCGTCCCACCAGGCGCCCTACTGTATCCATCAGTACGTTTGAGAACCACCGAATTCAGGAAACGATCCTCGGTATCTTCCGGCGATTCGATTGCGACTCAATGGATATGGAGGCTTTGATTCACTTCGTCCTACATGGATTCAATGTAACTCCAAGTACCTACGAAGAAATGCAGAAGACGGTCAAGGCACACATCCTGAAGAACTTCGCCATCCACCAGGGAAGTAACCTGCGCCTGAGCGATGTCTCAATGCGACGTGTAACCGTCTGTCATACCATCGAGAAAGACCAGGAGTGATTCACCTGGCCACGTACCGACCTGCGTAGAAGTCTTCCTGCCAGATTGGCTCGTGGTAGGTCTCGTCATCCTTTTCCTTGCACTCGGCGCACAACCAGTTGGTGCTGGTCTCGTACACTTCCTTACCTGTGAGGTCGCATCCGCAATCCTCACACTCGGGGGAAGCATCGGTGCCATTAGCACCCCAGCGTTGGAGTAGGTTGTTGTAGACGTGATTGAGAGTGGGACCTTCATTCCCCTTCTCGATACGACAGCTCTCACCATTGCACATTTGAGTTCTCCTTTACTTGCAGGTAATCCAAAGTAGGAGGATTACCGCTAGCGATACCGTACGTAGGACGTAGTGCTGGCGGACGGTAAGCATATCACACTGGCTCGGCCTTGAGGTAGACCGTTACGTCACCCGTGCGCCAGTTGGTAGCCGTCGCAACCCCATCGAAGGATGCATGATCCTTGGTCGAGAAGTGATGCCACTTCGGCAGGAACACTTCTCCCTTCATGATGGCTCGCGGCTCGGGAGAACACATGGTCCCCAGGCTGAATCCATTTTCCTTCAGCCAACTCTCTGCTGCGTGGGTGGCGGAGAAGTCACTACCCGTGTGCGGAAACGTCTTCTTGAACGGAAACTTGTTGAAGTCCATGACATCCTCCTTCACTGGAAACCACAGTTGTTGCAGTAACCGTCATCATCACATGATTTGAGATGGTCACCTGCGACCGCACATTCTTCCATGCTGTCGTGAATGTAACCCTCTTCACTCTCTTCCTCTTCGTCCTCGACATCCTCACCTAGGCCGTAGTTCTCCAGAATCCACTCCTGAAGAACTTCCATGGCACCAGGATTGTCGTCAAAGAAGTTGAGAAGTCCGGAGACGTGTGCCCCATTGTTACATTGGAGCTGCTGAGGGGCGGAGTCGTATCCCAAGTCAGCCGCCAGCTTGACCAGATCATCCGACTTTCGGAGACGGAGATTCTCAACTTCTTTTCGGTTCATGACTTTCTCGTTTTCCAGATGATGATTAGGGTCCAAACCCACCAGTGAATACGTGTGGTGGCGGGGCTCATAGGGGAACCATCAGGCCAATTCCCTTGCTCGACCTGATGTGTGTCCACTCCCCACCTCTGCCGCCAATCCCACCACACTGGGATATCTCGGGGCCAACGTAATTCCAGAATGAATTGAGCTGGCCACTTCATGCTGCTTTTCGTACTTTTCTGCTGAGGTACTTCTCGGTAAAGTCCTGAAGTCTCATGCTCCCATACAAGGGAACAGCTCCAAACACCTCGAACTTTACCTTCCGACCTTTTACTTCCACCACCTGAAGAATAGCACCCTTGTTGTTCCAGGGGTACTTATCACCCACCTTGACACTCATGATGCTCCTCCTGATCCTCTATATACTTACTTCTCCCATAGATCCCTCATTCGTTTGTCGAGAAACACTTCCGGTAATTATCCGGAATTACTGAGGAATTTATAGGGTTCTGGTAGTAGAGTGGATCCTCCGCTACGGGGATGACCTCAATTATAATTCTTGGATTGAATGAGTCAAGCTAAAAGTTGGATGAATCAGTCTTGGTCGATCAGACGCCTACCGCGTTGTGCATCGTCCATTCCGCCCAAGCGTCCTCCAGCTCGCCCCAAGAATCGGCGGTCAGGTAGAAGGCATCATCCGTGGCGTCAATCTGACGTGAGCAGAACTGCGCAAACGAATCACCGTTTGCTCGCTTGGCCTCCTCAATCAGTTTGAAGTAGCAACCGCGATTGATGCCCTGTTCGATGACATCGGGGCTGTAGTCGTCTGTATCCTCCCCACTTGGATACATGCCCCAGCTCTTGAAAAAATCTTGAACGTTTTTGAAGTTCATCTCAAAACCTACAGGTGTGATGGTGGATATTCCGAGAATCCCAATCTGTAACTCATGTGATCAATATGAAGAGGATTGTACCTGCTGTCCTGGATGTGGACACCCAGAATCACATGAAGAGAACTGTACTCACCTCTGCCCTGATAGAGCTGAAGATACTTCATTGAAAGAGGAGATAACCTTATCGGCCTCTTCTTCGGAATCACAGTAGGCGAGAATGGAATCGTTGGATGGGTGCATGACCCACCATTCCTTTTTGCCGGAGTCGCGCTCACGCTCCACCTTGCGCGCCCCATTGATGATAATGTGAATAGACATGTTATCTCTTTCGGTAGATGTGGAATTGGTAGATGTGGTCAATCTCCGGCTCATCACCGAAGTGCTCACACTGCTGCTCTTTTGCACCAATGTAAGGACCATTCTTGTGCCACCGATAACCAGGATGATCTTCCTTGGACATCGGTGTAAAGAAAACGCAGTATCGGTGTTCCGATTCCTGCAAAACTTTCCCGTAATGGTGGGAAAGAAACTGCTCGGGTGAGTCGCAGGAACCAAAGTCGTTGAAGTAGATTCCTTTATCGAACCTCTCCCGAAGTGACTTCAAACGTGAGTCAACATCTCCCTGGAATTCCGGCCACTCATGATCGAATTCGTACCAGCCTTTTTCCTCCATGAAGATGATGTGCTGGGCCATCATATCTTTGACCAGATAGAGACCCGTCTGAAGGTGTTGAAGGAGCTTATCGTACGAACCGTTCAAGTTGACCAGCATGTCTTACTCCTCTCTTTTGGTTGGCAGAGAGAAGGGGCCGCTAGAATGATCCCTAGCGGCCCCTTCCTACCTACAACTTCTTATCTACACCATTCGGTACAGTGCACGGTATTGTCGTACGCCACCACCCCACACATAGAGGAGTAGAAGTACGATACTCCCCCAGCCACCGCTCCTGCTGTGCAGGTAGAGACTGGATTGGCACAACAGTAAGAAAGTCCGCCTCGACATCGCCCAGTGAGAGTGTTCGTGGTTGAATTGACCTCACAATATCCGAAAGTTGTGTATGCGCTTGACTCACTTCCAATTGCACTATCCGACTCCTCGGTGGATGTCGAACACGCAACCCCCGAAACCAACAAGGCAACACAAACCAGACCTGTCTTCATATGAATCACCTTATATCCCTTTGGTTACCGAGACGTTACCAAGGCGATTTGCTATACAGAGTTTTTTAGTTCATCCTCGTTCTACTTTGAACTTGAGGCACACACCCTTGATAGTGAGCATGACCTCATCGGTCCGAGCATCATACACACCGTGATCCAGGAAGTCTTTGTAGGAGATGTCGGAAGGAAGCTGCTTTTCGTTGATGAGCTTTTGCGCCCACTCTTGCTCCCGAATGCCCGCATCGCACAATCGCATCTGATTCATTGCAATCTCCTTCTCTGACGCTTTTTCTGACCAGTACATCGCCAAGTTGCGGTATCCCATCTGACCACACTTGTACGACAGTGTGCGCATTTCTTGTGGGGTCATCGGAGTACCTTGACCAACCTGCGATAGTTGCGGTCGTCTTCCGGATCCTTGGTCACCTCGACAGGTACCCACTCGTACAAACCGCTCCGACCAAAGCTGTTGTACTCGTGCATATCCTTTGGTGCGATAGCATCCAACTTGTTTTTCTGAAGAGCAGAGTTGATGCATTCCGCCATATCGAAGTACACCTGCGAAAAGGTGTTGATGTCTCGCCAGCACGAATCATGCGTGCATTCGTGCTTCCATTCCTTGACATCACGAAGGGTAGCGAAAGGTGATTTGGTCACGCTGGCAAAGACAGTGACGTAGGTGCCGTGTGGGTGAACGTAGTACAGAAGGTGCAGACCTCTGCTCTGGTCGTAGGACCCACGGTCGGTGTGGTGACTCATGCGCAGGTCGAAGTTGAGGTAGAGACCTTCCTTCTCTCGACCCTTCCCGAGTAGCTCATGCTGCACAATCTGATGTGCAACATTACGAATACTCATTTGTAGCATGATTCACCACCTAGCCCAATCGGGCAACTTCTTGAAGAGAGCATCGCACTTCTGGTCGTTCATGATGGCAGTGGTCATGTTCCCACGCTTGCGCGCAATCTGAGCCGCTGCCTTGTGACGAAGGTACTTGGAGAGATTCTCCAGCACACTTGCCGTATCCAGGTACTCTTTCGGATTACACGTAGTGTCATCCAAGTTGGGAACTTGGAATCCAAAGTGGTTTTCACTCATGGGTCAATCCTCCTCGAACTTCCATTCACCGACAGTGTTGCCGTTGATGTCACGAAGTTTCCGACCTTCGTTCTTGACAGTGGCCGGCGAGCTGAGAACATCTTTGGCCACCTCTTTCAGTTTGGCGGCCAGGTGGCCCCGAGTGCGCATGGCCTCGTTGCCCAATTCGATTGTCAGTGTGAATTTCATTACTCACTCCTTTTCAAACTTGTGATGTGGGATGCTATGGTACGACATCCCATCATTCGCAACCACACTAATGTAGACCACTTTGATCAATACATCATGTGCGATATGTGTCACCTCTACTACAGAAACCTGGCCTCGCAGTCTTAGGCGCACCTTATCTCCCATTCGGAGTCTAAGGGCCTGATAGTGAGTTACTTGACCCTACCCTTCTTGATAGTGGCCTCCGTCTCTGCCACCGTGGCCCCACACTGCCACGCTGCGCGCTCGTACATGTCGATGATGGCGGGAGTCTCACCTCTCTCCACCTGCGACCGAAGATTGCGCAGGGCGGTTTCCTTGTCGGACGCCGCTTCGTCAGCCTCACTCACATCGTAGACACCAATCATGATCGTTCTCCTGCTTCCACAGCCCTCTTTACGGAAGTTGCGGTTATGGCAGAATGCCAACCAACCAGCCGTATGTGCCGACTCGTAAGATTGTCTCCAGTGGCACATGGAACATTCCACAAGGTAATACTCGGTGAACCTTGTGATTACAACCACACCATCGGTACGGCTGGTTCCTACTTCCATATCTACCTACCTTCGTTTGCTGGACTTCACCTTGGGAGAAGGGACAGGTGCGGGAATGTAGTTCGGGTCTCCGTTATCCACAGGAAAGACACCGATGTAGAGATATCCACAGGAACCTTTCGGGCTCACCGTGATATGCCAGCCGTGAAGCTGGGTATGCAACTGTCGGTCCTCACTTCCGCGCAGAAACTCCTTCTTGGTGAGATCCTTGATTGCAGGTATGCCGTACTCATTGAGGAACTTACAGAATTCCTCACGTTGCCCCGGCTCCCCACCCACCATGCACTGACGATCCCAGAGGAGATCCAACGTGCCCGGCCCATTGTAGATAGCTCGTGCGCCGTAAGCAATGGCCTTCTCACCCTCGGGGTTGATTCCCCACTCCAGCTTATCCATAGTCACGCCTCCTCCAGTTTGCGGAATTCATTACAGAGATAGAATTGGTCGGGATTGGTATTGGGTTGTCGTTTACAGAACAACTCCCTCCTACCATCCACCGTCACATATCCTACTTCAAACTCTCGCCCCGTATTCTGAGCGATGTTGTATTGAAAGTGAACGCGACCAAGATCATACTTGGTCGCAATCTCCTGAATCTGATTGTGATTCATTACACCCCGCTATGTTGTGAGCCTAATGTTCCAGGTGCGGTCGCCCACCTGACGCCGAGCATTCATGAATACAACTCCGTCTCTTGAAAGAAAAGCGGTAGTGAAGTCCGTGTTATATTTACGAAGATTCATTACCACATCGTCAAAAGTAATTACATCCAATGTGAGTGGATGCATACCCGGGTCTCGCAACTCCAATTTCATTACACCGCCACCCTTTCTTCCGACACCACCTGCGGGACATCTTCGATGATGCGCGTACCCTTGGGCAGCTTCGCTACGCCCAACTTCTCACGCAGGAGCTTGCGCACCTCCAACTCCTTTTCAGCTTGGAAGGTGTACTTGGTATCATCCACCATAACGAAGTAGGTTTTCAATTCCACTTCCTCACAGCGGGTCAAAACATTCTGCTTGACACCATCTCGCACATCGTGCTTTTTGATGGTCCCCTTCAGGATGATCTCGCTCCCCGTCTCATGCGCGCCCGAAGAAGCAAACCAGATGAAAACGTTGCCGTTGTCATCCGACATGATATGAAGGTGTGAAGTGCCCCACTGGCTATCACATTGAACCACCTTCTCCACCATTACCTTCATGCGCACACGATCTCCCACATTGCCCACATGCTGGGCAATTTCCGCACGCTTGGCCTGAAGCTCCTTCCACCGAAGGGTACTGAGGTGTCGTTGATACGCGGCAACAATGCTGGCCGCAAGGCCCATGTCGCGTCCCTCGTAAACACACCTGCGGGCAATGGTGCGAATGTTGTGGAGGTAGTCGGGAATTTCCTCACCTTCGATGTCAGCCGCCCACTCGATGGCAGCCTCTCCCACCTGGAAAGACTCGGGAGAAGGTGAGGAAAACATCGGCTTGAAGTGAGGCCCAGCAAGCCGAGGATGTAGGTGCTTCTGCGCAATCTCGCAGGTCGCACATCCCTCCATGTTCAGCTCGCGCGCCTTACCTCGGCTCATCCAGCCGTCCAGCTTGATACACTCGGCGACATATCCCAGGTATGTCTCCAGAGGCTCGTAGGACGGACCACCTCCACCCCCGAATCCCATCTCGTCTTCCATGCTCTCACCAAGTGCGTCCAGGTCCGTCAGGTACTGGGCGCGCTCGGCGTACATGAGAGCATCATGTCCGAAAAAGTCAGCCAAGCAGTTACGACCAACCTGCTTGTAGGAACCATCCTCATGGGAAAGGATGTAGGTATCCTTGCGATAGCGGTTGGTATTACAGTGCTCACACAAGTTGGTGACAGTACGATACTGCACCGGGATCTCCGCCCTCCCCACCTTGCGGATGATGTTCCCTTCTTCGGTGTGCTGAATGGTAGCAATGAAGGTCCAACCCTGAACCTTCACAACTGCACAACCAGAGTCGACCGTAATGTGGTGAAGGAGGTACGTACGCTCCACCATGTCGGTATGGGGGTTCTTCTTTTGAATACGCTCCACCTTGATCTCGGTGAAGGTAGGTGCAGGAAGGTTGAGCTTCTTGGCTCGCCGAGCAAGCTTTTTGAACTTCTCTTCCAGGACTCCCAAGTTATCGGAAGGAATCTTGAAAACGCGAGTTTCGTTGTCCATGTTCGGCTCCCTTCACCTAATTATGAATTGACTTGGTGCAAAGTCAATTACCTTTTTACCTTTTAGTAATGACAAGGAGGGTAGATTGACAACTACAGTTGCGCAGTTCTCCTCCAATAGATTGGGTCGACTGATAACCAACCAGGTTGAGTTGAAACCACTCAGATGGTGCGATGACTCGCCCACAACTGCACGTTTTCATTACGCAGTTTTCGGGCCTTTTGGTTGCAATCTGAAAGGCGTGGTTGATTGTGCGATTACTTTCAATCACCTCCTTTGCAGATACCTTATCCAGGGAACCAATGAGAGACCTTGTGCGGTCACATACCCTACCCAATTCGCGCAGTAGGGCTTCCCTTTCTCGAATCGTCTTTACCCTATCCTCTGATAGGCGTGTGCTTTCCTGAAAGCGCCTGGCTAGCTCATCTCGGTCGACAATGTAGTCTACCAACTCATCCTTCTTCCTTTTCGCCAGCATTCATCTCATTGGTGGTATCCTGGTCAATCTCGAAAGAGTCATCCAGATACTCACCATTGTTCGGAAGTGGCATATCACCTTCCGCCCAATCGAGAGCTTCGTCCAGGTTGTGTGCGCGGATGGGGACAGTTGCCGTCATGGTCCAGGTAATTCCCACCTGAAACTCCTTTGGACCATCATGCAGGTAGACAGGATAGATTTTCCCATCCTGTCGTTCTGCCCAATCAGGTGTACGCCCGAAAAGCAGGCACTCCTGAATCTGCTGCTCGTCCCACTGATCGGGGTAGAAGTCCCACTTGGACTGCTGACATGCGTTTGCAATCTTGAGCAAGTCCTCCGCCCGATGAAAGCGCTGATTGAAACTTTCATTACAGTGGTCCAGCATGTGAACCGCGTAACGAATCAAGTCGATTCCGTGTCGATTGGACATGATGTATTTCCTTTCAGCGAGCTTTGGTAATGATGGGGGCAGAAGGATGATACTTCTCATCACACTCAGGAGTATGATTCTCACCTGAGCATGCGATGGTGCAACCGGGAATGCACAGAATCGCATCTTCGTTCATGTTGTAGGTCTTGGAAGCATGAAGGGTGGCAAAGCGCCCATCGGCCCTGGTCGTATTCGGAAGCTCGAATACCTCTTTGGAGGTCTCGATATCCCCATTCTTCAGTCGTCTATTGATGTATGCGTTCCACCTCATGACTCGTTCCTTTCTACTTGGTACCGGTGTTCGTCTTGGTATAGAAGTAAGGCTCCGACTTGGTAGGAAGTGAAGTCTTCTTAGGGCCCGGTAGAGTTGCCCTAGTAACCGCTTTCTGTACACCAGACTTGGATCTATTGTCCTCAACTCGCGCACGTTTGACTTGCTCATGCGCTTTATTGATGATTTCAAGTGCACGACTACGTTTGGCATATGCCAGGTATTGTAAGATTGCTTCGTACTTACCTAGGAATGTAAGCTCTTCTAAGTATTCCACCCACCATCCCGCACGGTCGGCTCCAGGCCCCATGTTGGGCATGTCAACCGCTACGTTACACCAATTCAATTCAACTTGGACGCCCATAGTAGAACCTCTTACATGGCTTGAGATTGAACCCAGCGCCTCACGGTGTGGTTACCCCTGCGCTGACGCGCGATTCCCACATCGGAATGAATGCACAACTGTAAGGATGTAGTAGATGTCTGAAACATCCTACTTCATCATCTTGTAAGCTCCGAAACAGAGCGTACATGTCCCGATGAGTAGCCAGTTGATGGGGCCGAGTGGTGTCTCGAATGCTACCTTCTGAGCCAAGCTGGGAAACCAGTGATCCAGAAGACGACTCCCGCACATGAAAACACACCCAAGAACAAACAAGGCGAATGCGAACTTGATCATATTCAACTTCCTTTCTAGTGGGTAATTCCACCACCCTTGCCCATAAGCGAATATGCTTATGAGCAATTCGTGGAAGACTTATCCTTTGATTCCCTCCGGTGCCCCACAGAGGGGACACCGGCGCTTTCCTTCCATCTCGTTTCCACACAGCACACAGGAAGTGCGCAGCTTGGAAACATCCCGCTTGCAGTTGAGCGCCACCGCCTCACCACTGATGTCAATGTCGTTGGGTGCCGGCCTATCGTTTACCACCACTCCCATCTCGCAATTGAGACAGACAGTGGAGTAGACTTTCCGAGAGGTATCCTTGAGTGGGTCTCTCAGAAACGGTTTGAGTTGATGTCCCCTTTTGTGGGCAGCTTCCCGAGCTTCACTCTTGAGACGCTCCACCTTACGCATGTTCACTTACCCTCTTCGGAGGTAAGAACATGCTTGGCCATAGCTACATACTGTTCCGCAGATTGGACCAGTTGGATAGCCTCCGCCTTACGCCCTTCCTTTTGGACCACATCGTAGGCTTTCTGAAGTTGGGTGAAGGCTCGACGAATAGAGGTGAGATGATTCATCTTGGCCACTCCTTTTTACAGTCGGGGCATTGGTAGGCAACCGTGCGGTCACGTCCCCTATCGTAGATGCCAATCTCACGTTTGAAGGGAGGTCCCGCCTTCTGGTCTCGCAGGTCAGTCCCGCAAAACTGACAGTTGAACGGTCCCGACCACACATGCCACCGTGCACCCCAACCACTCACCATCTGGTAGATGGTGTTGATCTTGCCTTCATTGGAGGGATAGATGCCACGTACGACCAGCTCATCGCACATGGCATTCATGAAACCCTTGTTGGAGTCCATGAACTTATGTCGTTCCTCATCCAACAAGTCGAGAAGATGCTCACCTTCGATAAGCCGGAGCTTATCGTTGCGGTCCCTCTCCGACAAGTTGAGGAGTTTGGTTAGCTCCTCCTGCAATTTAGGATTCTTCATCACCTTCCTCCTCTTGTGCGTCTTCCTGGTCTTGGATGACGATCTTGCGGTAGTTCTCTTCCGCACAGTATTCCCGGCAGAACTTCTCGTCAGTACCAAGTGCGTAGTCGTGGGTGAATGTCTCATCACCCATCAGGCCGCCACACTCATCGCACTTCGGGAGCTTCTGGTACAACTCCTCCGCCTTCTGGCGTAGGCTATCGTACTCCTCCCACTCGAAGTACATGGTGAAACCCATGGTGCTACCCATCGCCACATGAGCGTTGGGGTCGGTCTTTTTCCACTCTTCGCAGATAGCGATAGCAGCATCGACCGCTTCCCGAGGATCCGAGAATTCCTTACCCTCTCCCAGGTGAGCCCACCTAACCCCGAGCATGTCGGGGTTGGCGTAGTCACTACCACCTTGGGCGACCTCTACGATAGTTCCATCTCCCTCACACATCCCCCAGTAATTCTGTCGGGAAACGAAGAACTTAGGTCCCTTTTGCCTCATTGTGATCCTCCTTTCTCATGTTTAGGCACACATCGGCCCGATGTAGGTCATCGAAAGAATCCATCAAAGACTTGCGCACATCCGTTGGAACTTTGATGGTTTGGTCTGACAGTATCTTCTTGATCCTTTCTTGTGCGAGTTGAACACACTGAATTGCGAATTGAGAAGCCGACATACTACACCGCCCTCTCATGAAGGAGATCCGCTAGAATCTCCTGAAGCCTATTAGGTAGGACAGGTTTGACCAGAAAAGCATCAAACGTCCTATTGGTACGAATCTCTGAACTTCCGCTGACCAGAATCCTCACACTAGGAGCACTCTCCCCTAGGTGTGTGACCAGCTCTGCTCCAGTCCCGTCTCCCAACCAATAGTCGGTAATCAGAGCACGGATAGGGTACGGACTGCTGCGGAACGTTTCCACGGCCTCGCACATGGAAGCTGCTTTGATGACTTCGTAACCCTGATGGAGCAAGGAAAACTCCATTAGCTCCAGGTTATCTGCATCATCATCAACCACCATGAGCGTACCTTTAGTGATGTTTGTGTTTGGAGTAGTCAATTATGCCTCCTTTCCCGATAAGGATCTTCTTCCCAGTGTGTGATGTTTCCCTTGATTGTGTGTACTTTCATTCACGTCCTGTCTTGATGGCCCAGTTGGGCGCGTCTGTACGAGCAATGCGGTAGATGGCATCCACGAAGTTGGTATCACCTGGCATGGTATCCCACACCTGGTTGACTTCCTTCCTTTCCTGATCCGTCATCACCTTGTCCAACTGGTCACACCAGGGACCACAGGTGCAGCGGTCGTAAGCAGCCTGGATAATCTCTTGTGCGCGCTTGGGAGTCATGCTGCTACCTTCACTTTCCTTGTTCGCTTGTCGACCTTGTTGAACTGACAGACACTGCAATGAAAGAACTTCCCACACCTGCTCTTACAGGTGGTTGGCTCATCGCAGAAGGCGCACGGTTCCACTGGCCAGGGACCTCTGTAAGGTCCGGGCCGATATATGAAGCTAGGCATCTTCCTTCAATTCCTTTCTGGAACCCACATCCACCACTGAAGTAATCAGTTTGATGCCGTGGTCCTGACAGTAGCGCCAGAGCGGCTCCACTGCTCCATTGGAGTAACGCTCCAACTTGAGCACACCTTGATCCTCCAACCAGCGAGCACCTGTTTGGATGTAGGTATCTCCATACCCGTAATCCATGGTGGTTCGATGGTGGAGGATTCCGCCTTTGAAACCCTGAGCAATGATCTCCGTGTCGTGGTAGGTATTACCCGGTCCCTTTTGGAACCAGCGCCTACCAATCAACACAATTAGTTTCTTGTTCAAGCTGCCTCCTGAACTTCCACACATACCGAAAAGTTGGGAGCCTGCTTACGTGCTCGCCTCTCCGCATCCACCTTGGTGAATCCTTCCACCGTGCAGGTGAAACGATCCTTGGTGCGCGGATTCAGCATGGTAAGACGAAAGGAACGCTTGTTGCTCGGTTTGATGGTAACTGAATTCATGGTCGTATCCTTCCTTTCAGGCTGCTCGTTCACTCTTCTTCACATCACTCTGTCGCTGCGTGCGCACCTCTAAGCAGGATGCAATGGTGCAGCGAAGGTCACTTGTATTGACAGGTTTGGTTAGGTAGTCATCAAACCCACCACTGAGACTGGGAGGAAACTTGGTTACACCAGTGTAAAGGATGGTCATGATACGTGGGAGACGTTCCCGCATCTCGGCCAGAATCTCACCTCCCGTCCCATCTCCGAGCATGAAGTCGGTAAAGAGAACATCTATCTTGACATGTGAGTCAATGATAGACATAGCTTCTTTTTTGGAACGAGCGGTCAGAACACGGTATCCAAAGGAGGATATGAGACCCGACAGTAGGACTATTTGATCATCGTCATCTTCCACGATCATAACAGTATACATTAGTCTTACCCCTTTTACACACTACGACAGGATATTATCCTATCTGACATTGTCTCCCAATATACTACGAAGTTTTAGTTTTGGCTGTGCGTTTTGGATTATATCTGATATGTATACGTTGTCCCACCGTGCCTTTCTTCTCCGCAGAGAGTAACGTTTACTGGTTCCGACTATCCCACACCAGCTCACCATCGCTCGTGATGATGCGCATGTAGTCACCCTCGAAGGTAGGATCCTGAAGGTGATCGCGCGCCTCCTGAATTGCCTTTTCATCTTCCTTGTCGGTGTTCCACTCGTTATGAATGAAACCATCCGACCAAAGAACCTGAATGACCAGCATGTGTGCTCCTTTCAGCAGCCGTTGAGAAACCACTCGCCCTGACGTGTGCGCAACATGGTGACACCCATGTTGTTCTTCCCACCAAAGGCGTCCAGGTCGGCATTCCACGCAGTAGGATCCGGGAGGTAGTCATACTTCCCAGTCTCCTTGTTGAGCACGTACATGTGGTCGTGCCGGATGTTGTACGCCCCCATGCGAAGCAACTGTCGGAGAGTATCTCGCATGGTGGGGTCGAGTGCGAGCACGAACGCCATCAGGTTGCGCGATTCGGAATTACGAAAACGCTTGTTGTCGTTCATGGTCCCACCTTCTTTTCCTTTGGAGCATACCAGGCCGTAACATCCTTGACGAATTCGACCGTGAAGGTTTCCGTCAGAGGTTTGCCTTCAATGTCTTCCGGAAACTCCTTTGCCATCTTGTTGTAAGCCTCCACCTCATCCCGTGCGTGGACGTAGTGGCCTTGGCGAGCCGAGGTGTCCATGTAGGCCGGGGCGTTGGTGTTGTAGGGGTGGCCGAATGGGGTGATACGTGTGCAACGAAACTCTCTCATGACTCCTCCTTTCCACCCACACCAGCGTAGGTGGCCCGTGCCTGTAGCTCCTCCACCTCCCGAGCAACCGCAGGATCCTCGCACCCTTCGGCTGCACTCTTACCTTCGGAGAGGCAATCCTCCATGTCACCCACGAAACCCCAACAGGAGTCCAGGGTGTCACCATCTCGCCCCTCCACCTCGTATCCGAACACCTGTCCGGTCAGGTAGTCATCGTAGGTCTTGACATCCTGTTTGATGACTTCCTCGTACATCTCCGTAGTGTAGTTATCGGGGAATCCCATCTCCTCCTTCTTGGACTGAGTGATGATGACCCATCCCACCTGGCCCGAGTCGAACCGACAGGAGAAGCCACCCGTGCTGACACTCAGACCCGAATGGTCGTACAGGTAAAGAGGGAGAATACAGAGGACCGGGTCACCCCTGTCCTGGTACTCCTCTCGCACCTCATCCGCCGTGCACCGCTCCACCTTCTTGTCTCCAAGGTCGTACCTCGGATGCCAATGAAGCATGATGGTGCCGTTGTCCCACTCCTTGCGCGGGTTGAGCGGATCAGGGTCGTAGAACACCTTGACCGACTTGCCCGCATGTTCCACTTGCTTCGCTAGTTGCATGGTATACCTTCTCCAATCCTGAACGAACCGACCTACAAAGTAGGCCCATGTCTACTGGTTTGGTGAAGCATTCACTGAAACCAGGATGTGTGATATCGTGTCCAGTTACCAACACTCGCACCTTAGGCAACTTGTCGCCCAGAAGGGTCAAGATGTTGGGACCTACACCATCCGGTAATGTGTAATCTACCATAATGGCGTCAATCTGAACACCTGCCTCGAATGCCCGACATGCATCCCTAAGTGTGCGGGTGGCAAGAACATTCATCCCACATAAGGTGAACACTGCGGTGAAAAGAAGCCGAATGTCGTTGTTATCCTCAACAATGAGGATGGTGTGTGCAGCAACTCCCATCAGCTTGTCTCTTGATACACCACACGTTTGGTGACAAGCACCAACTCTTGCTCACAACAAGTCATCACTTCGTCAGGAGGTAGGAGAAAGTAATCGCCTTTGTTGGCCGAATACTCTCCCCCACAACACCGACAGTAGAGGATAGGGTGAGGGCCACCCACACCTATCTGATCCTTCAAGTCCGATACCTTGACCGCCATTGTCCTACCTCCTCTCCACTTTGACCAGCGATGCGTTGCTTTGATAGTGGGCTCGGTTGGTATCCGAGTTCCACCCCGTTTTCCCACACAGGATTCCCTGGTAGGAGACCACCTGCGGAAGTCGGCGAAAGTGGTCGTAGTCCTGACAATGTACCACCACGCAGGTGACATCATCGAAGTTACCCACCAGCTCCGCCACCATGTGCTCTTTCTCCACCTGGACTTCCATCACTCGTACCTTGGCCTTTCTGTACTCTCATGTGGCCAACGTGGATCCGCTTCCCCGTAACAGAGGGTAATCTCCGTATTGGGCTCACCATCGTTGGCGCACGAGTAGATGTCGTACTTAGGTTGTGGGTACTTATCTCTCAACTCACGAGCTTGTCGGAGTCCCTCCTGAAAGGTGAACGCTCGGCGCACCTCCAGAATCTCCGTCCAGTTGTACCACCATCCACCCTCTTCGGGTCCACCGTAGTGGCGACTCGTACCTGAAACCACCAGGTAGAAGGGATCCACACGTCCATCCCGAAGGTGCGCCTGACGCTTCTCGTACAGGTCGCACACCTGACACACACCGTTCTCCCGAAGCTCCAATGCCTTACCCTGCGTGGCCATGTAAGCCTCACACTCCTCTTTGGATTCGGCCTCGTACACCAGCACCTCATCGGGTACCTCGTCAGGACCACCCCGGTAGTAAGGATCCCACACCTCGTACCTTGACTCACGGTAGCTCCCATCGGTGTACAACCGGCGCTTCCGATTGAACGACTCACGCTCACAGAAGTGCTTCATGTGGCATGTTTGGTTCTTTTGATTCAACATGACATCCTCCGTTGTTGGCGTTGATTCGCCTACTCATGCCCACAACCGTTTCCAGTTATGGGCAGGGTGTAGGACAATCAGCGATTGCTGATCAACATCAAGAAGTTGATGTATTCTTCTTCGCTACCGTGCATCAGACATCCCACCTCGTACAAGGCGTCATCCGCGTAGTCCTTGTGCTGAAAGATGGGAGACAGCGCCAGCAGCCCCAAGGCGATGTCGCACTCGGACGCACACTGCATCACCTGCACTTCATTCTTGATTGCCCATCCCGAGAAGGTTAGTGGATGCTCACCTACCGTGACAGTCTGGTCGAAGGTGGACATGAAGAGGTCCATCTCGTCCATCGTGACCAACTGTCGGATGATTGCGCTGTCGTGAACTTCGTTGATTGCTCGCATTGCCATGGTTGATTATCCTTCTCTGTAGGTTGAGGTTGCAGGTTGAATTGCCGTTGTCAGATTCCCAGCTTCATTGTCCCACCCCTCTCATTCGTTTGTTTGCGCTGGCCATTCATTATGGGAGCGCGCTTTCACATGCGCCACTAAGAAACGCTCAATTGCAAAAGAATTGAAGCAGAAGGTAGGTGCGGGTGCGCCTCCCAGAAGCTCCAGCGGCAGGTGGCACCCTTTTTGCTACATGCAAACATGCCAACCACCCCAGGCCCAGCCCGCCCTACACCTCCGACTCTCGCGCCCTAGTTCGCGCATTCCCCTGTAGTTCCAAGTGGTTACAGACTTTTTATCGCTATAGCGATATTCTTATCGCCATACCGATAATGTCTCACCTAAGTGCGCGTAACTACTTGACTTCCACCAAACGTGTGCCGTGGTAGTAGAAGCGCCGATTGGCTTGGCCCCGATGTGCTCTCACCTCCCACACCTTGGGCTTTTCCCCAATCTGCGGAAGTGTGTTCCAGCCCTCCGGTTTGACCACTTCGTCCACCGTCCAGGCTTGCAAGTCAGACCCGATGAAGACATCTCCCTTCACCAGGGAGTAAGTAGGCTTCTTGCTCACTTGCTCTGCTCGTGTGCCCACTTGTAGGCATCGGAGAAGTTTTGGTGTGCGTCATCGTTGCAGAATTGCGTACCCGTCAGGGAAGCAATCTTGTCGGAGAAGAGACGACAGACAGGATGGTTGTTGACGTTGTCCGTCCCACCCTGGCCCTCACTGTCCAACCGTGTGCGCACCTCGGTGATGATGGTAGAGAAAGCGTGGACCACTCCCGACAGGTTGCAGGCATCCTGCACCCGTAGGGATTCATCCGCCATCTCCTTCCAAGTACGCACCTTGGTCACCTTGTGCTCGTGAGTGCGAAGGATGATACCTCCACCCCGAGTGTAGGAGTTTACCTCGATGCAAGCTCCTCCCTGGTCGGGATTGTGCTCCTCTCGCACACCGACGATCTTGCAGAGTCCATGTAGGGAAGAGTAGATGTCCGAGCCGATGTGAAGTGGTTTGCCGTTGATGTCGTGCATGGTCTTGCCTTTCCTTTCTAATCCCTCTATGTGCGCCCATAACCTACTCCCCACCCTTTCGGCAGGTTTCGGTTATAGGCGAGTAATAGAAGACTTAGAACTACATTGTCGTCAAAAGCTCTTGGGGTATCGTGGATTCTCACATGCGCCCATTCAATACACCATGTCTTGAATGTCGCGACACACTCTCAGGGTTTCCCACACTATCGGGTAAACAAGTTAGTTAGCCGATTACATGACACACCTCCTACTACTGCCGACTATCTGCCAGACGAATAAACCGAGTTTATCAGCCAGACGAATAATCGGCAGGATGTAGAAAGTATCTCTACAGAAGCTGAGCCGTCCCACCCGCTGCGTTGGTCACCCACAAGCCCCCACCCGTGGAGTTGAGCAGGACCACACTGACCCACACCCCATCCGTTCCAGGGTTGCCAGGGCAGGGTCCTCCTACCTCGGGAACAGGTTCCCCACCTTCGGTCACACTGCCGTACCCTGTCAGGAAGAATCCGTCCACCTGCTTGTGGGTGCGAGCATCGTAGGAGATGGTGTCGTTGACCACACTGGTCTTGGTGTGTGTGACATCGTGGGTCCGTTGACCACGAGTCCCTTCACCGGTGGTCCACTCGCACACCGCCTCGTAGGTGGCGCTGCTCTGGTAGGTGAAGGTGAGCGAACTTGCATTGGCCTGCAAGGTGGCATTGTTCCACCCGAAGGGAAGCTGGATATCACCTTTCCCCACAAACCCCGTCCCTGTCGCAGGGTCGAAGGTAACCAGCGCCTGACTGACCTGTCCCACCTGCTCCGACTTGTCTCCCACCGGAGCTGCACATCCCACCACCGCTGCCAAGGCAACCACTACCGCATACACCAACTTATTCATGCGCTCTCCTCTTTCCTTGTCTCAGAAGATTCAGGATGAATCCCCCTACTTCTGCCCACTAGATAATTCTAATAGGCAGGGTGTAGGAAGTTTAGCCTTCTACCATACTGATAAGTTTTTGTATGTTATCTACTCCCTTGTGGAAGAAGGTAAGTGAATTGCCTTGGGGAGGAGCGCCCGTCATCAGGACCACCCTGACACCCGTACCCACCTCCTCCCGCAACGCCCACCCATTGTCATACCCCACCTGACGATCCAGGAGGAGGACATCAGGTGTGGGATTCAAGGCCAGATGTGCTCTGGCATCCTTGACTGTCAGGAAGTGGAGGATGTTGTGAGTTTTGCCCAACACCCGAATGAAGGTGCTAGCAAGCATCAGATCATCCTCCACCAGCACCAGTGTCTTCATGTCAGTAGTCTCCGTACCCGCTCCGACCTTCCGCCCGATCAGCGCACCTGTCGCACTGATACCCACGTTGACGGTCGATGCGGGTCAGAACGTCCTCCGCCCCACAGGTAGGACAATCGCAGTCCCTTGGGTTGTTGGGTGTAGCTGCACGTAGGGCCGAGTGACCACCAGGGTCCGCGAATCCTACCCCATCGATGGGATAGTCACCTTCACGGTCCATGTAGTCCAATTCATCCCATTCACCCGCTTCGTCATCCAAGCGGTCCTCGTTGCACCCTTCGCAGTACACGCTGTCCCCTTGGACATACATGTCCTCCCCTTCCTCCAGGGTGGCGTCACATCCCTCACACTGCTCATCTCCGCATGCTTTATCCCAGCCCATCTCACACCTTCCCTTCATAGGAGGGTTCGTAGGAACCCAGGAACAACTTCTCACCTTTGACCAGGATGTAGGCGGATCCAGCGTTGCTCCACTGAATCACGTACACCCGCCTCCACCGCTTGTCCTGTAGTTGAAGCTCCCAGGATGTAGGCAGCTTGTTGCCATACCCACTGCGACTCCGGTTGTGGGGAGGAGTGGTCTGGCGCTTGGCAATGACTTGTTTGGGGTCGAGGTATGTAATCATCCTTCCACCGTCCCCACATGCTCCTCCACAATCTCACCATCGCAGAAGAGAGTGACGCTTTCCCCACTGGCACGTCCACCCTGCCACTTGCTGTTCTCTACGTACACCTTGTAGGTGGCTCGGGCCGCGCTCTCCGACAAGTCGCGATAGACGCTCCCGATGTTGCCAACCACCACCTCCCACGAATGGAGCGCAGGTTTGATGTTGTAGGTGGCATACTCACCCGTGCTCTGAACCACCACCTTGTGGGTGTCGATGATGCGGTCTCCCATCACCTCGTACTTCTCGCACCCGACCAGCCAGCCCGGTGTAGAGACGAAGGGGTTGTTGGCGTACACGTAGGGGCGAGCCAGACTCACCACCACGAAGTCGCCATCCTGCGCTTGGGTAAGAGCTTGTGCGAGAGTCTCGTAGTGGCGCTTATCGCACCGCTCCTTACTCGTTCGCTTGGAAGAGTAGGAGACGTGGATACCGATGATGACACTGTCACCAAAGGCAGGCACTTCCCCACTTCCGTAGGGCATGCGCACCACACACCCCAAGGTAAGTCGCTCGGGGTTGATCTGCTCCAACGCCCCGTCACCCTTGTACTTGCTCATCGCACACTTCCTTTCTTGGTACGTTTGGGTGTGGCATTGTAGCCAAACCGGCGAACGATTCCTTGGGTCCGATCTGCCAGGACCGACCACCCGAAGTTACTCAGGCAGACAGCCACCGGCATGTAGAGACAACTCCCACCTTGTCCCTCAGTATCGGGAAACTTCTTCCCTTCTAGGTACTCCTCCCGAAGTCTGGTCGCCTCTGCCACCATATTCTCCACCTGTCGTTTCAACTCCGACTCAGGAGCCGTACGAGCATCGATGTAGGTGGAGCAGCCCACGGGCGTAGTGTCGTTGTAGACACCTTCCGCACGCAGGCCCAGGTCCACGGCAGCTCTCTCACTTGACCAGAGATAGGAGCCCCAGGGAGTACGAGGTGCGATATCGTCCTCGCTGGACCGACAGTCGAAGGCTCGCAACCATTCGGGAATGGTCACGCCGAACCAACTACCTTTGATCTCTTTGGAGTACATGTCAGGCCACCTTTCGGGCGCCAGTCTCGCACGCTTCGTCACGTGTGAGCAGCTTGGCTGCGATGTAGGTCAAGTAGGCTTGTTCCTCACTTTGACCCGCTTGGATGCAGATGTCGTGAACTTCTTCCTTGGAGGCTCCCATGTCGAGGGCCATCCGACATCGGCGCATCAGGTCGGACATGTCGTCCTCTCGCTGATAGACGGTGTCAATGTGCGCCTTGTTCATACCAAACATGATAACCTCCTTTTCCTTTTGATCAATTGTAGCACTTTTGATTGACCATGCAATTACATGCAAGTCATGTGCCACGCTGAATTGTGGGTGAGTGTGGGCCTGGCGCCCCGTGGCATGAGATGTGCAACATGCAAGCATGCCAACTACTCCTGCCCACTAGCTCTCACTAATGGGCAGGGTGTAGGTGGTACGATTACTCGTCCTCCGTCTCGATGTCGGAGACGCTGGGCAGATTCTTGACTTCGGTGCGTGCCAGCTTCCATGCACGCTGAACCACCCACGACAGACTACGATCCAGCCGAGCCGCCTCCTCCTTGATCTCTTGGAGCATGCTCTCCGGAAAGTAGAGAGACTGCTTCCGCTTGTCGGTCTTGATGCTACCTTCGCTCTTGTTGCCGTTGTTGTCGCTCATGGTCGTACCTTTCGGGTTGTTGTGGTTGCTCAGTCTTCGTGCAGGTATCCGTGTAGGTCAGGGTCGTACTCTTCAGAGTCGTATCCCATCATGTCGTTGTAGGCATGAATGCCCATACCCATCCCAGCTTGCATGGCCATCTCCGACCTTGCCGCCCTGTCCTCGCACTCCCTCTCACGTTGCATCCGCTTGAGGGCTTGGGTGCGCACTGTCACCTCGTGTAGGTCGTTCGGGCCGTCCAACAGGACATAAGGTACGTCCTTGTAGAACCTGTCATTGAAGTGTGCGTTCATGTCGGCCAGACACATTCGCGCTTCCTTTTCGGTGGCGAAGTCTTCCCCGGCCATACATGTGTCATTGTCACTCATGTCGGAGGGATCCTGTATCCACAGTGAGACACTATATGGCTTCTCCTCCCCTCCCTCATTCCAGGGTCTCTTGTCGTTCATGGTCGTCCTTTCAGGGCTTGTGTGTGAGGATGTAGGATAATAGACTGAGCCAGCCGAGTAGGCCAGCCCAGTCCCTGACATGTCGGTTCAAGCGGCTTCCTCGCTTGACTCCTCCGACTCTGACTCCTTTTTGACCAGGTCTCCCATGATGTAGTCAGCCGCCTTAGCTGCCTTACTTGAGGCTTCCACAATCCACCTTGGCTCACTCTTCAGCTTGCTCACCCAGTGGGAGATGTAGGCGGCCGAGTTGTCCAGCGTGGTATCCAAGATACCCGCATGTGCGCAGAGAAAGGCCGCCCCACATTCTGCTACCAGCTCCTCAAAGCTGTAGTCATGTGAGGCAAACCGAATGGGATTCATGATCCCATCCCGGTTCAACCTGCTCTCATGTCCGGTGCTGTGGGTAAGCTCGTGGAAGAGTGTGGAGTAGTATTCCTCCCTCTTACCAAAGCTCTCCTTTTCCGGCATCATCACCTTGTCGAAGGAGGGGGAGTAGCAGGCTCGCCCACCTCCGTGCTCAATCTTGGGTAGGGTCTTGTAGGCGAGAACGATCTTCTCGCATTGCTCGATGGGGTCGAAGGTGGGAGCTTCCACCACCGCCTCCTTGGGGTAGTCCAGCCCATCACACTGGGCGACATTGAAGACAGTGTAGTACCGGAGGATAAACATCTTCTCCGGTTTCCCACTCTTGCCCACCTTGGTCTTATGATCTCCTACCTTCCAGAAGATGACCGGGGTGCCCTTCTCACCTTTGCGCACCTGCCCACCTCGGGCCGTACACTGCTTGTAGGTAACCCACCAGGGAGAGGCGTACCCCTGCGCACCCAGTAGGAAGATGTTGACACCTCGGTACTCCTTCCCACTCTGTAGGTTCTTGGGGAGACCGCTCCCACCTTGGGTACGCCAGGGCATGCGCCAAGGTACGACACCCTTTTCCAGGGCTGCAATGATCCGTTCGGTGACAATCTCATACACGTTCATGACTTATCTCCTAATGGGGCCGATGTAGGTTTTGGCCTTGGCTTGCGAGAATGGCGAGATTATAAGTTAGCACGTTTCAAGTTAGGTGCAACAAGAATTATAGGTGAAGGTATTCTGAGGTAGGTGTAGGGGCGACATGCCTGCTGTGGCATGGATGTTGCACTATGCAAGCATGCCAACCCCTTGGACCCACTACTCCCTCAGTGAACGAAGAGGTAGGCCAAGCTCCCCCAAAAGAGGAGACCAGAGCCGACGCAGATGAGGGCACCCACACCCGGATACTTCTTCTCCTCTTGGAACACACGCTGCGACTTGTGAACCTTCATGACCTCTCTCCTTTCATGTGTTGTGTCTGAATCAGCTACTCCTGCCCCCATGTTCACACATAGAGGCAGGGTGTAGGTGCGTCAGCCAGTTTTGGCTACGTTGCCGGAGGAGCGCTTGGTACCGGGGCCGCTCTCCTCCTTTTCGTTATCCAGGCGGGCGATGTAGGCTTCGCACCAATCCTTGGTTTCCTTCAGCCCCCATCCACTCACCTCTCGCACCTCCTTGATGCACTGAATCTTGTTGCCACGCTCCCACACCTGCCTCCCCTGGGAGAGCATGTAGTTGTTGGCCGTCTCCTCGGGAGTCTGCCCACCGTAGCGGAGCTTGTGGTTCTCCATCTTCAGGACTCGCACCTGCTCCCACAGTTCGGCATTCTGTGAGCGGAGGTGTTCGTAGTTCTCCAGCTTGTGGGACATGTCCTGATAGCGAGTGCGGAAGTAGTCCACATCATCCGCCTTGTCTTGCAGTCGCTCACACTGGACCCGCAGGTCGGTGATGGTGCGCTGCATGTCGTCCATGCTGGCATGGTCGGAGGCGATGTGGTCTCGCAGCTCCACACACTCGTTCTCCTTCTGGACCAGCTTATCCGACAGGGCCGCCACCACGAGAACGAACGTATCCGGTTTGGTCGTGAAGTTCATGACACTCTCCTACCTTGGGTGTTTGGGGTCGATTGGCATACAATCTGCTACATGCAAGCATGCCAACTACTTCTACCCTCATGCTTGCACATGAAGGCAGGGTGTAGGCGGCACTCCTACTTTGTCAGAACCATCCTTCATCGGTGCCCATGGGCTCCCGATCGTAGGAGTCGAAGGAGAGGATGTCGGCGGCTGTCTCACCTGTCTCCTCTCCCCACTGTTCACGAGGAGCGAGCATCTGACCCGACATGTTGTAGTCGGCCCCACACTCACATGTGTTGGTGAAACCGTAGAGGTGGACATCCCTCCCACAACAATCACACTCTCCCACCGCAGGAACGATCTGGCGGTTGATGTAGGTGATGACCTCACCCTTGCTCACCTCTCGGGTGACCATCTCACCCGTGCCGGGGATGGGCTCGTATTCCCCATCTGCACCCACACGGTACTGCACGTTCTCACGTCGGGTGACCTGTCCGAACTTGGCTTCGGTGTAGGTCAGAATCGCACACGGGTGCAGCTTGGTCAGGTCGACCTTTCCCTCCTTGTCGCAGTCGAACGCACACCCGCTCCCATTGGAGCCGATGTACTCGAAGGTGAGGGAGTAGGTCTCGGTGTAGGTCGTGGTGCGCTGGCTCTTGATCTTCATGGGAATCCTCCTTTGGCATACGTTGTGCTATATGCAAGCGTGCCAACCACTTCTGCCCCCAAGGATTACTTAGGAGCAGGGTGTGGGTGTCAGGCCGCGTTCTCCAGTTTCTCCACATGGTGCGTACGCACCCACACTTCCTCACCATTGATGTCGAGTAGGAAGGACGACCACTTGAGTCGGTCCTCTCCCCACACCGAGGCACATCGCTTGATGATGCCTACATCACCCGACCTCTTGCCTTTGACGATCTTGACCGCATCACCCACATTGGGGCACTTGGTAACCTTGACCATGACATCCTCCGCTGATGTATGACTTAGGGCGGCATGTGGGAGTCGAACCCACCTAGGCGCCTATATGCCGCTGTTTTCCTCGATTGGAGTAACGTTATGTGTACGTTAGGCGCTTACAGCACCCTTTACTTGCACACCTTGTAGGAGACGAACCCGGTCGCACACACGCCCAGCATCAACCACGTGACCTGAAAGGTGCTGATGTTGAAGGCGGTGTGGGAGATCTGGGGGACATGACCCGACAGAATCGCCAGACCGAAGAATGCCCCGATGCACGCCAGAACAACCACAATGAACTTGATCATCTTACATTCTCCCTTGTTTGGTGTTAGTGAGCCTAATCCCACTACCAATGCCCCCATGTACACACATGAGGGCATGACGTAGGTGGATCAGCCAGTGAACATGATGGAGGCATCCGCCATACACTTGGCGAAGCTGTAGGGCATCTCCCCACCTTCGCCATACATGCGGCGCACGGTCCACTCGCCTGCCACCGTGTAGGTGTAGATGAGAGAGAAGAACCGTTCGTAGTTGTCGCACACCACCCACCTTCCGTCTTCCTTGTGCTCGATGTGGGCTATGGTGTCAGCGAAGCACTTGCCATCCTCCATGTCGCACACTTCCCACCCTTCCACCTCTTTGGCGTTGGAGATGAGAGCGTGTACGAACTGTCGCACCTGGTCGGGCGCTTGAGCGAGCTTGTCCTTCATGTGGGTCTCCGTTCGATGTTGTGGGCATTGCGACCACTCCTCGCACATGTTGAAGGAGTGTCCGTCGTACTTGTACATGTGTCTGGTCCTCCTACTCATGCCCCCGAAGTAACCCTCGGGAGCATGGTGTAGGTAGATCAGCGCTTGTAGCCGTTGGCTTCGCTGAACACACGTTGCATCATGTCGTCGCACCTTTGCGACCACACGTCCACGGTGTAGACAGGAAACCCCAGATTGTCTTCCTTCTCGCAGATGTCGTACTCTTCCCTACTGTAGCCATTGGAGCCGCAGAGTAGGTCGAAGTAGTTCTTGTGGAGGAGAGAGACCTTCTTGTAGGTCTTGGGCTGAGTATGGAACACATGAACCTCCTTGGTGGTTGACTCGCCTACGACTGCCCCCAACCACCCCACATGGGAGCAGTTGGGAGCAGGATGTAGGAGACTCAGCGGAACGCTGCGCGCTCAGGCCGCCTTGGCGGTCTTCTCCGACTTGGGCGCCTCGTCTGCCACCTTGTCGGCAACGAAGGCAACGCGGATGAGGTACGCCTTTTCCGCATTCTGGATGACGTTGTAGGAGAGATCCTTCAGGTCTCGGAGGATCTGCTCCTGGGTCGCACCCTGCGGGAAGCATCCCACAAGCTCCTTCACCGGGATGGAGACGTTGGGGTTGAAGGTCACACCTTCTGCGCGCAACTCCTCCGGGAGTGCGTCGAACTGCGCCTTGGCCGCACGTTTGCGGTTCATGTAGGTGTCGACCACACCCTGGATCCCCGCACGGATCCCCTTGATGCGGTTCTCCCACTTTTCCTGACGCTTGGCGCCGAGCAGCTTCCGTGCCGCATGCGCGACCTCCTTGTAGTCCTCCATCCCACACTTCTCGAACTCCGACATGAAGGTGAGCTTCGCACCCGCACTCACCATGTGGGTGGAGACGAGATGGTGAAGGGTCTTGAAGGTGGCGGTGAGACGCTCCTCCACATCGGAGGAGATGGTGGTCGACTTGACGGCGCTGTCGTTGCTGGTGGTCTGGCTCATGATGTTGGCTCCTGTTGTCTGCTGTTGTGGGACACTCTGCGATGATCGCAGCGTAAAGCTCACAAGGTGTTCTCTCCTACTCCAATACCGTAGACTTGGAGAGAGTTACTTACCTTGTAGGCTTTACGCTACGGGGGAAGGACACTCTAGGCGTCCCTCCCACATAGTCGTTTAGTCTCTTGATTCGTACGCTGCGGACTCATACCGCCTCACCGCGGCCTACATTGTCGGCTCTAGCAGGACATTGCCCTACCTACGGTTTATCCCTCCTCGGGATTCGTACACTAGGTGAGGGTAGCCTACATCGTCTCCCGTGTGGAGTGAATGTAGGACGGGTCACCTGGCCCACACATCTTCCGCATGTAACCCACAGTGGCTTCGGTTGTGTGCGCTACTCGGTGATTGTGGGACGCGGTAGGAGCGGACCTATATGGTCGCCGCTATCGCACACTGTCCCTTACCGTAGGTAGGAGGCACACGCGCTAGGCGCGCGCTGTAGGCGCACATGAGGCGCCCGTGTGAGACGTTTAGATTGTCAAAGACCACATCGAGCGACAGCGCGCACCATGTGCGCTGTCAGGCTGCGCGGGCGATCCGCCCGCGTGACCCCTGCTCTCATCCGTTCCCGTTGCGTCTAGGGGTCATTGCAGGGTCGGTGCCAACTGTAACTATATGATATCATTGGTGTAGCATCTTATCCCACAATGATCTTTGTGTCCTGGTTGGTCGGAATTCAGCAACTAATTGCGATGTAGGAAAAGAAACTACCATGACGAATTCCGAAAGTTTTGGCGGATAATGTAGGTCTACCCTACGAAACCATTAGCCTTTTTCGAGCAACATTGAACGACAGCTCATGACCTTTGACTACATCCGGGGTATGATCTTGGTGTCATAGGCTAGGGTCGCGCTAGGCGCTCTTCTAGTGCGCTTTCGGCCGTTGCGCGGTACCGCGCCACTAGCGGCCGATCCTTGCGCTACCGCGCCACTAGCGCGCCACGATCGGCCGTTGCGCGGCATGCTCGACACACGAGAGAGGCGCCCGCTTGGGGTAGGTGGACCTCCTACTCGCCCCGCCCAGGTAGTTGGCACGCTTGCTAATTGCAGGTTTCATGCCAACCGCCCAGGTTTCAGGGGCTTTCTGCTGCTTATCCTACCTGTAGTTGGCATGATTGCATATTGCAAACGGCATACCAACCACATTCCTCTAATAAATAAAAATATACTACATGTGATGAATGATAATAATAAAAAGTATTCATCACACAGTATAGATAAATAAAAGAGATTATCCTACATTGATTACGATGTAGTTGGCATGATTGCATATTGCATAACTCATACCACCTACATTGGAGCCGCCCGAAAAAGGTGGGAGACTGTCGTGCGGGGTGGGATGGCGCCTCCCAAACAGGGGTCAAACACCAAATCACACAGCCTGTGGGCCATCTCCAACTAACATATACATTACCAAAACGACCAATACGATAAAATATATATTACTTTCCCATAAAATGCCACCCCATCCCACCATTTCCCACTTATTAAAAGTAATAAGCATCTTATACCATTATAAAAGATCTAATTAATGACCATATATGACCATACGTTGCCATATGTGACCCTATGTAGCAATACAGATATAATCACCCCATACCTAACGGGATAGACTGGCATAAGAGAGGGCGCTAACCGCGCCCCAACCACTCAAAGGAAGTAATCTAAATGAGCTTAATCTATTTACCTATAGTCCGCCAAGCCTATGACTACAGTTGTGGGGCAGCTAGTTTAGCCAGTTGTTTATACTATTGGGGCGTTTGGGATGGCCGAGAGCCAGAGCTATACGATTTACTGGGGACCACCGATGAAGGAACCTCAGGGGAAGGATTGATAGCAGGGGCTAGGAACTATGGATTAACTGCCTACAGTAAATCTAATATGACTCTGGAGGAGTTACAGGGATTAACGGCTGAGGGATATACGGTTATCTTGAGTATTCAGGCGTGGGGTAGTTATACGGCAGAGACTAAGATGTCTGAGGTTTGGGATGATGGGCACTATGTAGTTTTGGTAGGAATTAAGAATGGATTAGTTTATTTAATGGATCCATCCGTGGCTGGGATGTACAGGGTAATGGGGGCAGGGGAGTTATTGGAATGCTGGCATGATTACAATGACCAAGGGGATTATGATTACCATGCCGGGATTATTATTAGGGGAACCAAGGCAGTGGGTTGTTTACACCAAGTGATTCAATCTATAATCTAATAAATTACATCTGTCTTAGTTTTGTGAAATATTGGAAACAATTGGGGATAATCTGGTATTTTTCTTAATTGGGCTTCGATTGGGGAGTCTTTTGAAAATTTAGGACGTACTGCATGAAACGTTTATTGGTAATTACACTAGCGATGGTGTTAGGCTTAGTAGGTTGTGGTTCATCACTTAAGACACCGGTGAAGAGTCCAGATGCGTTACATGCGCATATTGGAGAGAGCACGGTAGCTTTAGTTCATTTTAAGGTCACTCTTCACAAGGATGAGAATGGGGAGATTGATAATGCCAGCGTGGATATTCGTCCGCACTGCACAGGAGTTTGGATTAGCCAAGACGAGATTGTTACGGCAGGACACTGTGTAGCTCGTGAAGAGGGAGCGGATCCAGTTGGAGAGAAGACTTACTATGTAACTAGCAAGGAAGTCAAGGAAGTGATGGATGATCCTGCTGCTATTCACAAGGCCAAGGTAGTTGCCTTTGATGCGGATCATGATTTGGCATTGATTAAAGCAGACGTTGGTGGATTACCAGAGCACGAGGCAGTTGGATTTGCCAGCGAGATGCCAGCATTGGGAGAGCATGTTTATTCTGTCGGACATCCTAAGGGAATGTATTACACGCATGCTGAGGGAACTGTTTCTGCTTATCGTGGAGACGAGAGTTCAGGAATTGGCAAGGTAGTTCAGGTTAATGCAACTATTTGGTTTGGCAATTCTGGTGGTGGAGTTTTTGATAGCTCTGGAAACCTAGTTGGAATTTGTTCCAGGTTAACTAGAGTTCCATTTATGAACTATTATGTTCATTTGGATTCAGTTAAGAAGATGGTGAAAGAGTATCACGAGCCAGCTCCTGATTTATCTAAGAAGTAAGGGAGATGGTTTATGAAACGACTTTTAGTAATCTTACTAGCAGTGTATTTAGCGGTTGGATGTTTTGCTCATCGAGGGCTGGAGCCGTTTCATTATATTAACGCGGGTGGATATTCACCCGTTCCGTTGAAGGTTATTTCCATTTACATGGATAAGAACTTTGGAGAGGCGGATAAGCTTGCCATTGACGATGCGATTACTCAATGGAATTACGCCTTGAACGGGTATGTTAAGTTGCGGGTTGTTAATTATCGATTTGATATGGAGCCGGAGATTATCAAGCAATGTTTATTGGGCAATTGCTGGTTGGTCATGAAGACGGACAGCAGCAATTCCATGGTAACGGAGTTAGACAAGACCAAGCATGGCAAGTCGTATACATTAGCTTGGGCCAATGAGATTGGCGGCAACCGCATGTGGATGATTCGCGACCGCATGTACAATCAGTGGGTGACGGGGATTGCTTTGCATGAGATGGGACATTTGCTGGGAGCGCAGCATGATGATGTCTATTTGATGCAGCCGATGTTTAATTGGGCGGAGGCCAGGTGCGTGGATTATGAGGCATTGAGGCGAGTGGCGGTTTATCAGCATTTACCGATGGGCAATTTGAATTATTGCATTTATGGGGATTCGGTTTATAATCGAGAGCCTTAAGAGAAAGCTTTTAGGTTGAGCAGCTTGCTTAGCCAATTGTGGAAATTGTTTGGATTGACGGGGACCAGGTAGCTTAGCTTGAGCATTTGGGAAAGCCTAGCATTGACGGGACCGGCAAAGAGGGCCGTGGTTTGGTCATCCTGATTGAGTTCGATCATGAACTGGTCTTGCTGGAATTGGATATAGGCGATATTGGGATTGGAAATGGAGCCATTGACGATCAAGTTGGTGGTGACGGGGCAGAATTGGCATTGGATGAAGCTGCTGATGGTGTAGCCATCGGGCGGGGTGATATCTTGGTCGCAGAAGGGGCAGTAGTATCTCCAGCGTTGTTGGCAGCTAATGGTTTTGAGGTGCATGCGCGAAATGGGGCGGATCGAATGAAACTTTGTGTCGTGGCAAATTTCAGGAGAAGACCAATAATGTTTTTACTTTATCCGCCACGTTATTGGGATTAACATTTTGCATAATGGAGGGGAGGGAGATGGTTAGCTTTCCATTCATAATGGAATCGATAATGGAGGGAACGGGATCTCTGCCCAGGACATACAGCTCGGTTTTATTTTCATTGAGGAGCAAGTCCAAGGTATAAAGGGCATCTGGTTTGTTGACGGAGAAAGAAATTTTCCAAAGGCCATTGTCATCATCATGGAAGGAGACCTTGCATGGCCTGCATTTCCACCAGGAGGCTTCCGGGTGAGTTTTCTTGCATCGTTGATCGCAGAAGAGGCAATAGTAATTCATGAGAACATAATATAGGTCGGGAGTTTCTGCTGGACATTTTCCGGTGTGATATCTGGATGGAAGTCCAGGGTCATAACGGTTTGAGTGGTCCGTGGATATGGATTAATCTTATCGATTCTAAATTTATGGGGGAAGTGAGCTTCATCAAAGAAAAGATAGGCTCCATATTGAAGATCTTTATAATAGGTAATCAAACCAATATGAGATAGGCAAAGTGGTTCCGCTTGAACGGAGATGTAATATTGTCTAACAACGGTTGAGCCATGATAATCGCAGCGCCAGTAGGGAGTGCGATCAAATTCTTTTTGATTGGGAACCACCTTACGGCAAGTTCGTTGGCAGAAATGACATTTAATCATGAGAATAGAATATACAATTTGATTTTATCTTGGACATTTTGGGGCGAGATATCTTTAATGCAATGATCCAAGGTAACTATTTGGGTTGAGTTATAAGTAGTTTGTTTGCGGTTGTTATACATCCAACTATCCTTTTTAAGGAAGCAGATGGTAGAAATATTCTCTTTGTAATTGATTCTAAGTTGATAGAATTCATCCTCTCCAGGGCCTCGAAAGATTCGGCATTTGACTTGCCCTGTTAGGCTAATGGCGTAGGAGACTTTGCATGAGAGGCAGCGTTGCCATCGGGCATGTTTCCCATACTCTTTAGCTCCAGTGGATCGTCTGCAAGGTTGCTGGCAAAAGTCGCAAAGATATTGATTGAATCCATTCATCATGATATTAATAGGAGGAGTTTAACTCTATTAAGAAGTTTCTCTTCGGTATCTGGGTGGAGTTGTGGGCAGGTGATGATGGTTTTGAAATAGTATTTCCCTCTAGTAGTACGAACTCTTCGTTTAGTTTTGTACTGGGAGAGATAACCAATTTTGGATTGACCATCTTGATTGCGGATGCGGTAGGGCGGTAAGTATATATCGGTGTATCCTAATTCAGGATATTCTCGATAGTGATTGACTTTACGTCCCGAGGCCAAACGAAGCTCATCGGGACAATACCAATCCTCTTGGTACCCACAAGCATCTTGGGCCGATTGCTTAATTAGAGTTTTATTACATAATGGACAAGTTCTCATGAGAAGACCAAGAGGGTTTTGATTCGATTGACGAAGTGTTCACTATCTGGGATGGAGAGGCATTGATCGAAGCGCATCAACGTTTGAAACTTATATCGGTCGAAGCAAGGGAAGCGCTTGACCTGACCATTCTTTTGGAGGGCATGCTTGACAAACTTATACTCCTGGATAGCAGAGTAATCACTCTTGCCCTGTCGAAAATTATAATAATTAATCAATCGGTAGGGTGGGAGGACAGCCTCTTCTCTGTAATGGGAGTAGGTCCAATCTGCCGAAAAGTATTTGATGTAATGAGTGGAATGAGTATATTCGTCTCCACTAACTTGAATGGGACATTTATAAGTTGGATGATCTTTATACACATCGCTAGCATCAATAGAAAGCGGTGTTTGGCAGAGTGGGCAGTTCATAAAATTCAGATTCCAGTTCCTGATGGAAAATTAACCACAGGTGGGGCAAAAGGCAACATGGCATGATTTTTGCTGGGCGATTGTGCTTGCGTCTTGCTGAGACATGGTCATACAGTCTCTGAGGGGTACCGCATGATAACACTCGAAGAGCAGGCTCATCGTAAGTGGATGGAAGCGCTACTGAATACGCTTCCCAGTGCAGTTATTGTAGTCGAGCTGGACACGGCACGGATCTTGTATGCGAACGCTACCGCGCTCAAATACGTCGTTCCAGAGGTGGAGCCGGCCGGTATCGAAGAGAATGCGGAAGCCTTTCGCCTCTATGAGGCAAGATGGCGGGGCGGGCTTTTCGAGAACGATGGGAGTCAAATTGCCGAAAGGGACTACCCCTCCAGACGGGTGGCCCGAGGTGAGACCTTTACCGCCTATGAGATTAACTGGACCTGCGCCGAGACCGGCAACAAGCGAACCTTTCTCTGTCAGGGTGCGCTTCTCCCTCCAGCTCATGGGAAGGATGGCAAAGGAATCGTCTCCTTTGTTGATATAACTGAGCTATCTCAATATCGAGAGCAGCTCAAGCAGGCAATTAGTATCAGAGAGGACTTTATCTCAGTGGCAGCTCATGAGTTGAAAACGCCAATCTCTAGTATTCTTTTGACATCGCAGAACTTGGTGCAGAAATTGACAAAGGAAGAGCTGTCAAGGGCAGAGATTCTGAGGAGGTTGGGAGCGGTGGAGAGGTCTGGACAAAAGCTCAACGCTCTTGTACGCGACCTGCTAGAGGTCTCACGGCGCTCCAGTCCCACGCAAGTGACGTTCCAAGATGCGGATGTGTGTGAGGTCATCCGAGAGACTGTGCTCAGGAATGACGATTTGGCAAAACGGCAGGGAATTGAGATTCGCCTTGACTTGCCAAAAGTGCGCATTCGCGGCACTTGGGATGTCAGTAAGGTTGAGCAGATTATGACCAATCTGGTCAACAACGCGATGAAATATGGTTGTGGAAAACCTGTTGATATCAATGTAGCTCATGTAGACGGCTGGGTTGTGGTCGATGTGAGGGACTATGGCATTGGTGTGCCTGAGAAAGACCGCAAGCGCATTTTCCAGAGGTTCGAGCGAGCCGTCTCGGGTGACCAGTACGCCGGGATGGGGATTGGCCTTTGGCTCGCCGGAGAGGCCGCCAAGAGCCTTGGCGGGCGGATCGAGATTCACGACCCACCTAATGGGCCTGGGTCTGTTTTCAGGTTGTGCCTGCCCATGAGCGGCGTTTTGGAAGAAAGGTAGAAGTTGTGGATAAACCTCAAGTGCTGGTTGTGGATGACGACCTCGACCTCCGAGAAGTGCTGGGCTTTGTCCTAGAGGACAGTGGGTGGGAAATGGCCTCCTGCAACAACGGCCAAGACGCCCTGAACTGGCTCCAAGACCACCATCCCCGCTTGGTCCTGCTTGACCTGATGATGTCCATCATGAGCGGACGAGAGTTTCTAGTGGCCGCCAAGAAGGCGGGACTGAACTCTACCCCCATCGTGGTTATGAGTGCCTCTGCCGATCTCGACAAGGAATTCAAACCAGGTACCTACCTCAAGAAGCCATTCGATATAGCAGGGCTCCAAGAGCTTCTGAGACACTTCATGTAAAGATGACTAGGTTCTTAATCTTCTTAGCGAATTGTTCAGGAAGATAGTCGCTGGGGACAATTAGGGGGACTTCCATCAGAAGAGTTTGTTCTGATGGAAGGCTAATCTCTTGTCCAAATTTATAGATGCGAGACTTGTTATCTTCCTCGGTACTGATAATCCAGTACGGAGGAATAATAGTGCTCTGTCGGTATTTTCCTTCCGTTACATCAATAGAGTAATGGGGCTCCTTTATGTGGGTACGGCGCCTACTGCTGACGGAAGTGGCATCGTCTAGCAGCAGGAAAAACTCATTCATCCCGTATCCTCTAAGGTAGAAGTCCTCGCAGTAGAAGTCATGGAGGGAGTCTTCGTCTCCCAGTTTGAGCTTCTTGCTGCATAGCGGGCAGGTTCTGGTTTGGAAGTGCTTCATGAGAATACTATTAGTGGTTTGATTTTTTGATAAACTGTTTGGCAGTGAATATTGAAACTCTGCGCCAATTCAAGAGGATAAAATCTAGGAATCCTAAGAATCTGGTGCTCTGTATGTCCCTGTTTTGCAACGGTTACTTTATAAAGTACTGTAATGGGGAAATCTGCTTCTCTAATAATAGAGTAGCCACGGGAACACAGTTTATAGTGTTGGTCTTTAATTTGGAAGAGGAAGCTATAGTAATTGATCTCAAGATCTGGATGGATCATTTCAATCGCGGCATGGGGAGGATGGCTTGGAGGACAGGCGTAGGTAATTTGCTTTCTATTCCTAATTTCCCAATCAGCATAATTGTTGGGGCGAAGCTCGGCGTTACAAAGATGACATCTCAAAGAAAGACCAGCCATGTTCTTAGCTTCTCATTTACATTTTGGGGAGTTAGGATAGGAGTCGTATCACAGTTTTTGCCGGGGTTGAAACTCTTCAGCAACTTCATCCCCTTGTTGACGACTGCACCAGGGATACCAGGCTTTTCCACATACCAAATTTGCCCAATATCGCCATAAGCAATGGTATATCGATAAACTCTATTATTAATGCCGGTATAGAGTGATTCACTGATAATCTTATTATCTCTAAAATAGACATACTCAGCATTACAAGTATGGCAGAAATAAACGCAGAGACGATTAGTTTCGGACTGCGCATCAATGGGTGCATAGCCGGCCGGCTGAGAACAAAACTTACATGGTTTTGGTAGGTGGTAGTTTTGAAACTCTTGTTCTTCAGTCATAGATACGCCACCAGTAGATTAATTCTCTCTTTAAGCTTATCTTCTTTGTCTGGATGAATGGGCGGTAATTCTACTACAAACTTCCAGCGGTGCCCATTGTGTAGTTTATGAACTCGGGACTTATTATACTTGTCGAAAGTATCAATACTCCAGGGTAAGACATAGACGTGTTGAATGCATTGGCCATCATCACACTCTACCTCATAATGGCTTCTTTGCTTAATGCCATTGGCAGTTACGGCTTCGTAAGTGGTGGGGCAATCATAGATATTGACCTTGGAGACACGGCGTAACCGTAGGGGTTTGTCACACAGGGGGCAGAAATCGATGGCAAAATTATTCATGAGAATAGGGTAAGTAATTTGATTTTATCGATTACAAGGTGTGTCTTGGAATAGTCTAAGTCAAGCAGGGGCACTTCAAAAATAATTTTCTTGGGTTGATACGGACTTGCCGCACGAACAGAAGTTAACTTCTTAGCTTGAGAATGCATCAATTCAAAAGGCGGAATAATCATAAAGGATAATTCTCCGCCTTGATAAGATCTATTCTCGTAGTGTCGGACTGCAACGGAACTTGTATTGCTTTCATTACGAGTTATTTCTCTTTTCTCGCAGTAGTAGAGAAAGGCGACCTTACCCGAGGAACCGTCAATTATTTCTAATTTGAGTTTCTGGTTGCATAATGGACAACGATCGGTAGAGAATATCATGAGAATAACATATACATGTTGACACGTTCTTGGACTTGCTTGGGGTCATCCCATTGGCAATTAACTGTTCCTGGAACGGTAATTAGGTTCTCTCGTTCCAGAGAGGTTGTCCTGAGCCTAGTAGTTCTAGATGATTTACGGTCATTCCATTTAATGGTTTTAATTATTCTGGTTTGTTTAAGGCCCTTAGGATTATCATGAATCTCAAAAGTATATGGAAGAACTTCGATGACCTTTAGGATGGGCTTATTCTCTGAATTCAAATGGTAGATGGCATGAACCGTCTCTATGTCTTGTTTAAGAGATGGGACATGGATCTTGCGCCTTGGGCACATGATAAGATTAGTGGTTTCGGTTGTTTGCATAATTTCGTGGCAAACGGGGCAGGGTAGCGTCATGAGAATACTGTATAGGTTGAGAGTTTCTTGATTATCTTTTCTTTATCGTTCCAAGGGAGATTTATATATGGAGTCTCGGCAATGAATCTAGAATTCATCCTAGCATCATATCTGTAAATATTAGAGACATCATCATAAGATTTAATAGCAAATGGATAGATTCTAACTACTTGATAGATTGGTTTATGATTCTGAAACTCTAGTTCGAAATGAGTCATGATTTCGTTTAAGATAAGTCCACCTTCTGATAGGGTGAAGTAGGTCTTTTGGGGCAGCTCTAGTTGGGTGGGACACCTCATTAGATACAAAGGCTCGTTGGGATCCCCTTGTACTACCTTCATTTCGCAGCCACAAAGTGGACAGTCTTTATATTGCCAAATCACGAGAACACCACATACTTCTTAATTTTATCTACTAGCTCTTCGTTTTTATACCAATTAAATGTAACTGCTTGCTTTAATACTAAAATAACGTATCCAGAGTGAATGTCCCTAAATTGGGTTGAGTCTTTATGATAAAAGACTGTTACTTGATAAGGATCAATTCTAGCATCAATCGAGAATCTACTTTTTCTAAAATGCTCTAGTCCACCTGGCGAAGTAGTTTTTTCAAAATGATTAACATAAGTAAATTTCTTACAGTCTTTACACTTATGAGACTCTAATCGTCCATTTCCCGCATAACCCGATTTATCGGTTATCCATTCAACGCCTCCGCAAAATGGACAAAATATATAATCATTCATGAAAATATCATAAAAAGTTTAACTTTATTGAGAATATCTAATGGATTGGTTAAATCTACTTTAAGGGCGGTAGGTATTTGGACTGAATCAAAAAGGAGACATGCTTCTAATCTAGAAATAACTGTCCAATTGTTCTTATAGCTTACTTGGATATAGTATCCGCCCATCATGAAGTATCGTTCTATTAACGACTCGGAAGTGTTTTCGTAGATTTCCTTATACCTTGGCATATCATCGTTGATGCAGGCAGAATCATAACAGGCATGGGTGGTAATGAATTTATCTTTAAACTCTTCAAGTTCAGAACGACAAAATGGACATGGTGTTTTCATGAGAAGGTAACATATAGCAGCACTCTTTCCTTTAGCTTAACCAGATCCGGAAAGTCTGGCTCAATCATCTTAGCTATGTCAATATAATCTGGCTTACTATCTTTCATACAGATAATGCGACATTTTTGATTGACAAAATCAATTTCTAAAAATTTTGAGTATTTAGGATTGAGTGACAGTTTAAGTAAATCAACCTTCCCTTTTGGAGTGGCAACCACTTGCAGAGAATGATTCATTCCATTGCAGGTGCGTTCCGCCCAATTCCCTGTTCTTTCATATAGTTGCTTTATGTTCACCGTGCGCATTTTATTGCCGCAAATAGGGCAGTGCAGAGTATCGTCCATATACTCGTATATAACCCTGCGCAAACGCTCACTAATTAATTTAGGAAAAAGTAGTCCAAATGCTTAGTTTATGCTTCAGTAATTCGATATCATTAAGCGGCAAATCTAAAATACAGTCCACCTCACAAACCGGCTTATTAAGAGAGATGGGCTCCATGTCTACGGACCCATCTATGATGCCTATCGCTTCTTTAAAAATAATGGAATAGTTACTTTTGGATCCTTTAGAGGTAGGGCGATAGTATCTTGTAATAAACCATTCATCAATTCTAACATAATCACATAATAAAACAAACCCTTGTTTATTATATAGTTGTCGGTAAAGGGTTTGATGTTTCGGGGCCTGACAGTCTCGACAGATATAGAGATCAAAATGAGTATCTCCAGAGTGCCTCTCTTGAAATTCGAGAGGCTTACGACAGAAGCCGCAAGCCATGGAGATAAACATAGGGGTCATGAGAAAGTAATATATGTTCTGAGTTTCTTAATTAGCTTATTATAATCTTTAAAGTTTGGCATAAAGAAGGGTAAAAATTCTTCATCATCCCCTCTCTTTATCATTTCTTCTATAGTTCCCTTAGCTACTGCTAAGGTCTTCTCGTCAAATCGCCAAGCCACTCTAATCAAAGGATTGACAGAAACGGCAACGGTGGCACTGTGCATGTCAGTATCATTCTCACCTACTACGCATTGGAATTGATGATCAGGGCGAGTTTTACAACGTTTGATTATGATATTGCGCGATTTCCGTTCATAGAAATCATTAACTAAAGCGTCCCCACATTTGGGACAATGGGTCGGTGCTTTCATGAGAAGATTAGGTAGGTACGGAGCTTCTGTTGAAGGGCGTTTAGGTCACTAAGGTCGGGCTCAAAGACATGATTGATCTTAATCCTAGATGACTCATCATCGGGCCTAGTCCAGACTTGAGAGTAACCCTCATCGAAGTTAATCTTGAGGTATAGCTTATTGCCGTCTGGGCTAAGACGAATTTTAATCTTCTGAACTTGATCGTTCTTTATACGCTTACTAAAGTGATGATCGTTGGGCGGAGGAAAGCAATGATAATCGGTAATTTCATTCCTTTCATCTTCCGCAGTTAGCTTTCGCTGGCAAATGGGGCACAAGTGATCCATGATATATACCTCTACATGAAAACTGAAATTGTTCTAAATAAATCTATCGATACGCGCTTCACTCTTCGTGTTTTTAAGTCAGACATCGGGTACCATTTTGAGATACTTGATTGTGATAAACTTGGTATCGGGATGTACTTTTTGTATGGTGAAAAAGTACATAAAGCTGCATTAGGTTTAGGTGGGGCCATCTATGGCTACTATCGTGATGATGAGCTAACCGAGGATGTCATTAAGGTCATAGATGACAACGAGCATCTCCTCGGAGGATACGAATTAAAGAGATGAGTTTAATTAAAGGCAAGCAAGAATTCAGAACCATTCTAGACTTTAGTAAAGAGAAGATTTCCAAGAACAAAATCAAGGAAGCCCTCCGCAAGGCCGAAGTCCGAGAGTTAGTTCAATTACCAGATTCCACTACATACACCTTAGTCGAGAACGACATCATGGTTGGTATGTATCAAATTCGCTTGCTGTTTTCCTCGCTTGATTCATCTAAAGACAGAGAGCGTCTTAAAGAATACGGCCGCTTCCGTGTAGCTATTTATGAGCGCTCCCGTTCAGGCAGTTCCATTTACAATATCAACCTCTGTAATGACAAGAGGTTTAAGAATCAATACTGGACTGAACTAAACAAAGACTATAATCTAAGAATTAAGAATCTAATTGATATTATTATGTATGTTAAGAGATTGAATAACTTGAAAATGTTCTTATGAGAACAGAACATAAGTCTTCATCTTATTAAGAAAATGCTCTTTGTCCTTGAACTTATACATGGGCAAGAGAGGTAATTCAAATTTAATCGGGGAGACTGGCGTTGCTTTATCCAAGCGGTCGACCACCACACTAGTTCGCTCTTCTATGAATGAAGAGTTCACGTGGTACATATTATTGTCATCCGTAATGATAATCATTTCTTCGCTAATACCTACGGGTTTAATGAACCCCTTATCTAGGTTAAACTCTAAGAATTGACTCTGAACGTTGGTATAGCATTTATCACATCTGCTATGTAGAAATATATTGTTCTTAGATAAGAAGGTGGTTAATTCTTTATTATTGGATGAGATAATCTTATTAGACTTATGGAATATCCATAACTGTAAACTACTATTATAGGTAATCTTTAAATCAACCACAGTATGTTCGGGAGCGACTGTGGGCCTTAAATGGGCCATGCCATCTATTGTGTTTTCAATGATTCCAATTTTAAAAGATATTCTTTCGCCGCAGCTAAAGCAAGGGTTGTTGTAAGCGATAAAATCCTTGACAGTAAACTTCTTCATATTATAATAGTTTATCTCTAAAACGCAAATAAGAGATAAGGAACCCTTGGATATCACCATCTAGGACGCTGTCGGCGTCCCTTACTTGATGGTCGGTTCTTTCGTCCTTGACAAGCTGATAGGGGGTCAAAGTATAGGTACGCATTTGGTTTCCGAAAGCGTTATCCGACATGCTCATCAGATATTTTTCCTTCTCGGACATCTTCTTGCGCATCTCTAAATCATATAGCTTAGCCTTTAACATCTTCATGGCTAAACGACGATTGGTATGCTGGTCTCGCTCAGAACGAGAGTTGATAACTATGCCGGTTGGTAAGTGCTTCAAACGGACTGCGCTTTCAACCTTGTTGACATTCTGTCCACCAGCTCCAGAGGCTCTCATGGTGGTGATTTCTATATCTTTTTCATTAATGACGATATCAATAGTGTCTTCAATGTCGGGCGTGACGGCTACTGCCGCAAAGGAAGTATGGCGGGCATCCCCAGCATTGAATGGAGAGTTACGAATCAACCTATGAACGCCAGCCTCACCCTTTAGAAACCCGTAGGCATATGGGCCTTCTACCCTAATGGAAACTGAGTCTGTACAGATGGCGCTATGTTCTTCGGAAGGCTTCATATCTAGAAGCTCCACCTTGAATTTATAAGAATCTGCATAACGGGAGTACATGCGGAGTAGCATGGTTACCCAATTGGCTGCCTCAAGGCCGCCTGCGCCTGCGTTGATAGATACAATGGCGGCACTGTCATCTACTGGGTCTTTGAGCATCTGTTTAAACTCAAAGCTATCCATGGTCGCTTCTAACAGGGACATGGCCGGGACCATTTCATCCATTTCATTAGGCATGACCTTCCAGCATTCAGAGTAGAATTCAGACTGATCATGGAAGTACTTCATAGTCTCTAGAAGGTCTGATAGCTTTTGCCTTTCTTTCATAAGGGCGGCAGCGGCTCTTGGATCATTCCATAGATCTCCGTCCATCGAGACTCGTTCGTCAAGCTCGGCCAGTCTATTCTGATGTTTTTTGACAGGAATCATCTCTTCCAGGATTTTTACTTTATCCTGACAGGATTCAACCAGTTGAAGTATCGTTTTCATGAAAATGTAATGGCAGTTCTAACTTTTTTCTTCAGAGAATCAAGGTTTGGAAAATCTGGCATGATAACAAAACCCAATTCGAGAGGCTTAGAGTCTTTGTTATTCTTAATTAAGCTCTTCTGAATCAGAAAGTTGTTGGAGAATAATACGCTTTTATTCCCTAGGTTTAAGGAGAACTCATGGAAGGCTAGCTTGTTAGGATTGGTTTTCTCCACTATGTGACTATAATAATGCAAAGGGTCTGTGACAAGTGGGTTGTAGCAATAAAATACCTGGCATGAGCCTTGCAACCTAATTTGTAAATTAAACCCTTCCTGCTCTACCACATCGCAGGGCTTCCCACAAATGGGACAATTATAATAGTGATCGGGACAAAGTACAATTTTACTCATGACATAATAATCCAGGAATCAAATCTATCTATTAGTTTGTCCCTATCTTCTAATCCTAATCTAGGTCTATTTTTAAGTAGAGGCATCTTCTTTTCAAATATCTTGGGCTCGAATGACTCAATCTTCTTTTCTTCTTCCGTAACAGAATAGTGCCATATGGTAGTAACCTTTTGATCATAGTTTAGGTCTAGCATATAAACCCTTTCTATATTATTAAGAGTACGTTTAAAACTGAATGATTCACATTTATTAGATAAATGTTTATGATCTTTATCTAGGTATGTTAATTTCCAAGATTTATTATCTTGGTCTTCATTCCTTTGAAATTCCATAATGGCGCTATCTCGATAGTAACATCCTTTATATAGGTTAATTTGATAGTCTCCATATTTCTTCTTTTGGAACCCTAATGGATTGCAAAGATAAAAGAAGTATATGTGGTATTTCTTGGCCTCTTGGAGAATCTTGCTGGAGGACATTTGGGTTTCTATGGTGTCCCCATTGTTCTTCAAAAGCATATAATCATCGTCCTCCACCTGTTGTAAAACCATATTATTTCGGAGGAAGGGATCAAATTGATAAAGATTTGGTTCCAGTAAAGTAGCCTTAAAACAAGTAAAATTAATCCATTGCATGTACAAGTTTAGGGACTCGCCGCAAATGGGACACTGCTGACTAAATGTTAAAAACTCAGAAAGGCTCATGAAAAAATTAATAGCTTACGAATGCGCGCCACCGTCTCTAATGGATTAGATAAGTCTAAAGCAATCAAAGGGAGAGTGGTTTGCTTGCAGCTACCGTCCCTTGGGAAATAAGTATAGTGAGTCTTTTCGGTAGCATAAATATTCTTGATTTCATGTACCATTTCACATTCCGTAATATTTACGGTTTCAGAATTTAGAAAGGCAGAAGCTAACTTTTGTTCTGTCAAATCAAAATGAAGTTGTAGAGTAAAACCATATTGACAGCAGCTCTTACAATCAATAGTTAGAGCGTGAAGAAATCTTCCATTGTATGCTTTTGGAGGGTTAGTGTAATGTGTTGGACTGTTGTAATTAGGAATACTGGGTGGCATTCTGTTAGCATAAAGTAGTTCAACTTCATCAGTTTCCGGATCAATAGTTAGAGTATCATCTTCTCGTCGGTTAACGAAGAAAGAGATTCTCTCACGTTTATCGCCACGGTATTCGAAGCCATAGTCAGCGGCCAAATCTCTATCGTTAATGTGTAGTTGGCTACGACATAACGGACATACGGGCTGGTAGTTAATGGCTTCTTTGAAAGAAGAAAATTTAATCATGAGGAAGATTCATAATACTCGGAGAATACGTCTTTGGTAAGACCAGCATCGATAAGAACTGGGCGGCCATCTTTAGTCCCCCAAGAAGAGATTCTTGCTAAGTCACCTGGCATTAGCTTGAACTCTTTACCGATCCTAAACATCTCCTTATATATTTCCGATTCCGACACTTTGTCGAAGTTAGCTGGCTTTTCTTTGTCAGTGTTGCCGGAAACATTTTTTAAACCATAACGGATACTTTCTCCAAAATCATCAAAATCAAGCCCAGTCATCTCATTAAATTCCTTGGCCGTGATCTTATCCAAATAATGGGTCTCCATCCAAGAATAATTGGTGGCATGACCGATTACTTCGTTCAAAAACTTAGACTTCATCTTAGGGTTGCACTCAGCTTTATTCTGAGCAATACCTTTATCATTCTTAGCTAACTTAATAATAGTATCTTTACTGGTAGAATAGACGATACGAGAAGAGCTTGAAGACAAATGCTTTAGGTTCTTTTCTGCATATTCCTTGCGAGAGTTGTAGTTTTCCAGACCTTCTATATTCTTGAGAATAGTTTTCAAGTCCTTAGAATTGTCTGGCATCTCTTCGCTAGAAGTGGCCAATGAATGAAAGTAAATGGCCCTTTTAAGTAACTTGTTAGCGTCCATGTATTAAATACAAATTTATTAATAACCGGTTATATTTAATAATAAGCCATGACTTCCATTTCTAAAGAAGAATACCTCAAACTTTTAGAGGAGTTAACCGATCAGCAATACGACTCGGATGAGGATGAGCCTTTAAACCCACCGGATGAAGCCTGGATCTGGGCTGACCCACCTGCCAAAGAAAAGATTAGAATACATAACCATCATGGGGTAGTGGATGTAACCAAATGCAGGAAAGACAGCATCCAAGAGGCATTATATAAGTGCATGAATATAAAGGTGGGTGACTTCCTAATTAAGATTGAAAGATACCATGGCTATCCAGATAAATTTGGGAAAGGCGTAGACCTTACCATGGACATTGAGGTCTGGGAGAAGAAATACAAAACTCCATCAGGTAATCCTTGCAACATGGATTTCCGAATGGATTGGTCTAAAGATAATAGATTCTTTGGTAGAAAGTGGCTTCAATGGTTTGATAACGGCATTTCTAGCTCTGCCCAAAATGTTCCAGTAGATACTGTGGTAGACATTATTAGATGGATGCAAGCCATTAAAAAGATGGGCGCTTTCCTTTAAGAGAAGACCATTAGCTTATTAATTCGGGCAATGGTTTCATCATGAGTAGTAAACTTAATCAGACTTGGAATCTGAATAAAACTCATCTCATTCGTTGATGAGTCTGCCCTAGCCCACACGTTACTCTTTTCCTTAGAGAAAGAGATTGAACTCATATTTAATATGTAGTCATTATTTAATTTACAGATGCGGTACCTACCATCCTCCAATGGAAGTGACAATCCAAAATACTCGTTACCCAAGCATAAATTGTCTATATGGCCAGTTTTCTGATTTAACATAAAGGTATTAGAAGAGTAATTATAACGACAACAAGATGTACAGTACTTGTAAAATCGGTAGTATTTTAAGTTCTTATCTAATTCTTTAAACCTATTACGCAGGTGCTCTGGAGATTCTTCTTCAAACCTCTTTTGATCTTTAGAAAAGAACTCTACATACCAAGAATTATCTTTCATTCCAAATGAGTAGCCTACCTTATAGTCTTGCTGGTGCTTTTTAATGGAGTCCATGCGAAAAATTACAAGTAAGCGATCATCTTCATATCGCATGCTTTGCCACTTTTTAGAATGAAAAATGAAGTGGAGTTTGGAATCACAAATAGGGCATTGTTCCCTATACTCCACAAACTCTGTTAGGTTCATTTGATATCTTTGCAGCAACGGCCGCCGATTTCATAAAAGGCAAAGTCTTCATTATGAATGGTTGTTTTGGGGCGGCACCTATTGCGGGCACCTTTTACCCAATGACCGCCCATCTCAGCGCTGTGATATGGATTGCCCTCAGAATTGACTACGCTTTCGTCTACGTTCCCGGTCATATCATGGACGCCATAAGGTGAAACGCATCTTTCCATGGAACCAGAAGAAACGCCCTGCCATAGATATTCCACATTCTCTTTGCTCATGTTATTGATATTGGCATCAGGCTTTTGCGGATGGTCGATATTACAGGCGGTGGCGTCTCGCACCAACCCATACGGATAGGGAAGAATTTCAGGCCCTTCACACGCCAGAGACCACTCATGATCTACACAGATTCTCTTACCAATCTGCCCACATTCACGTTTCATATCATTCCAGGTTAGCATAACCAATGGGCGGGCCTCTTTTTTATTTGGCCATTCATAACGATCCATACAAAAATGCATATGGACTCGTTGCTTCGATAAGCATTTGGTGGGGGCAAATTCATCACACTTAGCATAGCCGTTAACGTTGTGAATACTCTTATCAACCTTAATACAGGTTTGATCTACGTTAGGACAGAAATCACCCTCCACTTCCACCATATCTGCCGGGCATTTACCTGCTGGGGCGGCGTCTACTGTAGGGGCGGTTTGGGGAAGTCCAACCGAGCTTGTTGGCGGTAGGGATGGCCGGAGCACATCTTCCGTGGGAGAAAGCTTCTTATTATCTTCGTGTGTACACGATACACATACTACCGCAGAAATGAATAAAATAGGTCCGAGACGTTTCATGGTTACTTTTACCTCTGCCCAAATAGTATAACCACGGGCGGTCAAGAAAACAGGAGCAATGTTTTAACCTTATTTAATAAAAATTCTCGGTTCAGCGGGTACTTGAGGAATTTTTCGGATTTCATTTGTATAGATTCCTGCGTCCCAATTACGAAGGCTGAATGCGGGGAAGTGTAGGTAATGGTAGTTGTCCCGTCAGTGAAATTGGTTCTAAAGTAGAATCCAAGACCTTTATCATTCTTGATCCTAAATGATTCTTCAGCCAGATCAATTGGTTTAATTTCTTTCCTCTTGAAATCAAAAAGAATGGGCTGGGTGGAAAGACCATAATGATAATCACATAGGTTTCCCTTAGAGCATATACGTTTTAAAGTAATACATTGCGCCTGTTGAATATCCTCCGTGAAATGAATCTTCACGAAATCTTCTGCGGACATTATATTCTTGGACTCTTTAGTCGCCGTCAATTTAAAAGTAGGAGATGAAACATAACATTCCATCATGAAATCTACTCGCCCATAGGGAGAGGTATTGGCGGTTAGGTTGCACAGGAAGACTACTTTACTACTAGTCTCATCAATGTGATGACTACCGACAGAATTAACGAATGTATAATCGTCTCTTAGCTTTGATCCATATGGAAAGAATGTAGATAGTTCAGATCCACATAGACAATGGGATCTGAATCGGAATAGCTGATCAAATGTTTGGGGGCGCATGATCATCAATATAACTGATCCCCCTATATGATCCCCCATTCTTTTGTCGAGAAGGAGTTCGCTAAGGCCAAAAATAAAGGCGGTGAATCCATGAAATTCACCGCCAAGAAATTTTAAGTTAAGAATCGGTCGAGTTCCTGCGTTCTATCCGAACTTTCAAACTCAGATAGGGATCCTATCTTAGTTATCCTTTAACACCTGGTGGAATACTCTGCTTTTTATAATACTCTTGTTGAGCCTTGTAGGCATCATCTAAATCGCGCACTTGAGGTTGAGCTGGAGCTGGTGCTGCTTTTGGTTGCGCTTTACCTGGGGTAGAAAGTTTACCGTATCTATCTGGATCTCTGTTATAGGTGTTTTTAATTACACCAAAGGTATCTTGATCGCTAAAGTTTCCCGGAACATTAAACTTTTTTCTAAAAGCATCTAATGCTTGCTTAGTTTTTGAACCAATTTGTCCGTCATTTTGCAAAGGTAATCCGACACCTTCAACGGTGACAATTTTGCTTAACATTTCTTGGACATCTAGTGGGATTGATGGCAATTGTGGTTTAGCTGGTGCAGGTGGTGCAGATGAATTCTGAGGAAATTGTGCTAAATATGCATCGGCTTCTGGCGTTCCACCTACAGTAGGGGTAACTTCTTGGGCAAGAGCCTTTAAAAAGTTAGAACGATCGCCGTAAACTGCTAGTTTTTCGAAAACTTCGACCTTCTTAATTAACTTATCGTATTTACTCATCATGGCACCTATTAAAAAGACTACAAATTATACACCATTATGCCCGGTTTTTACTTTCGATTAATAAAATCTGGGTTATTATATTCATTATCCGGATTTGGGTCATGGACTCCACTACTATCTGCTAATTCATCAACTACAATACCCCCTAAACTACGTGGTGGTTTGGTAGCAGTAATGGGTAGGATAACAACATATTTAGATCCAACATCTCGCAACAGATCGAAAATATTAAGTCTTATAATTGGGAGCGTAAGACCGGGTGGTCCATATCTATTTTTTTCAACAGTCACCATACCGTGGCTATAGAAGAGCACTAGGTCCGCCAACTGTCGGTTGGTGTAATCGCGAAAATCTGGCAAAATTACCATTACCCTCAAGCCCTGAGCATGAACCGCAAAAGGATAATTAGGATCAACAGAAACTCTTCCATTAAACTCTTTTAATGTGATTGTCTCAGTAATGAATAACTGAGTTTCTAAGGTATTTCTAGTTAGATCATTAATATACCCATCAGGATTAACAGAATAGCCGTCAACGAAATAGCCATCAGGTGTAATGTCTAGCGGATCAGAGTTAATGAAAATAATTGCTGGCGGGAAGAACATAATTATATGAGATTTTATACCCTTGACAGATAAAGACAAACAATTACTTTAGCCCATTATATTCGAGGAAAAATGTCTGAATTACCTACTTTTAAGTTTGCACCAGTTGCCCACCTACGGACCCTAGCAGAGTCTTTTTTACCTACACGAGGAACCGATCGTTCCACCGGTTGGGACGTAAAAGCAGCTTTTCCTAATCGGGAGCCAATGAGTATTAGGCCGGGGAGCCACGTCAAAATTCCTTTAGGAATCAGAATTTTCGCTCCGGAAGGTTGGTGGTTAGAATTACGCCCCCGTTCATCAACTTTCGGAAAAAAGCATCTAAACTGTCTTTACGGCGTTATAGATGAGGACTACGAAGGCGAACTGATATTCGCGTGCCAGTACCTACCAGACATTACTGCTTTTGGTAATGATTTAGTAATCAATTTCGGAGATGCTATTGGACAGATTATCCCAGTCCGTAGACAAGAAATGATTGTTGAGCATGTTTCCAACAAAGACTTTGATGAACTCTGTAGGAACAGAAAAGCTCAAAGAGGCGCTGGTGGATTTGGTTCTACTGGAAAGTAAACATGATAGATTTATTTAGTAATCCACTTAATGTGGCGAAAGAGACGGAGAAAATGGATTCAGGACCAGATAGTTTTGGTGGAGAGGATTTCCCCTCTTTTACCGGAGAGGCTGTGGAATCGGTAGTTACAACCATTAATACTGGACCTAAAGATCTTAGCGCCCCATTAATGACTACTGAGGAACAGGAAGCAATTAACAAATTCTACGAAGCTAACCCTCAACTAAAGACTAATACAGGTTGGGAGAAAGCAGAAGAAAAACCTACCCACCCTATTGTTTGGATGGCAGGCAGTCACCAATTCCACCCGGAAGAAGCTTGGATTCAAACCTATTCGGGCCGACGCTTTAATCCTACCAAACCATATGTAGATGCCATCGTTATCCAAGACATTGCTCATGCATTATCAATGCAATGCAGGTTCAGTGGGCATGTAAGGAAGTTCTATTCTGTTGCCCAGCACTCCGTACTAGTAAGTTACATTTGTGATAGCGCAGATGCTTTATGGGGATTAATGCATGATGCCTCTGAAGCCTATTTAGTTGACGTGCCCCGCCCTCTCAAACGGTCTGGTAAGTTCGATGCTTATCTTGAGTTTGAGGCCAACATGCAAGCGGCCGTTTGTAAGCGTTTTGGTCTTCCAGAGAAGGAACCAGTTTCTGTAAAGAAAGCCGATAAGGTTCTTCTTTCTACAGAAGCAAGGGATTTGATGGGCCCTCTACACAAGGATTGGAGACAGCCAACTGAGCCATTGCCCTTCAAAATCGTACCCTTACCGCCACAGGAAGCTAAGAATCTCTTTATGAAACGATTCTTTGAATTAACTGGTTGCCCCGATCATTATACTCATTATTTGAGATATGAAGAAGAAGCGGGTATATAAATATTATCATGAGTGATAAACCAGATACTAATCCAGAAGAACCAATTAAAAAAGTAGCTAAAGCACAACCTCAGCCAAAACCTAAGTTTTATTACGACGTTAAGGTAGAGTGTATGCTTCCAGCCACATTAACCTATCGTGTTTTGGCTGAAGATCCACAGCAGGCCGCTGATTTAATTAAGGGAAAATCCCCTAATTCTGTTCAGCATAAACTGATAGGTCGAAAAGAATTAGTATTAAGAGTTTATGACGCCAGCGGTTGTATGATTAAGTTTATGAAGAAACTACTAGGTGGATAATGTATACTCAGTACTTAGAGGTTAGGCCAGCCCATATTGGAAAGGGCATCTTTACCAAGATGGAAATTCCAGCCAATGTTCCGATCACTGAATTTAGAGGGAACATCTGTACGGCTGAACAACTACCTGAAGATAGTTCCATCTACCTACAAATTGGTCCCAATACATTTCTAATGCCAACTGGAACGGTTGTTGGCGCAGATTTTATCAATCATGCCTGTCAACCCAACTGTACGGTTCGTGCGGTAGGTAACAGGGTTATTTTATATTCATTGTATGTGATTCCTAAAAATACAGAATTAACTTTTGATTATTCTACCACATCTACTGATACATATGATACGTGGAAGATGGAGTGTAAATGCCCGGCTTTCAAATGCCGAAAAATCATTAGTGGGTTTCAATATTTAGATTCACAATTGAAGGAAGATTACATTAAAAGGGGTTTGGTGCCGATCTATATTTCGCACCCAAATCTTATTCTAAAGAGGTAAGAGATGAGTCTAATATATTACGTAATTGATACCGAAACAACCGGGTTGAAGTCCAACTATCATGAGATGACTGAAATCGGTATCATTCGTTGTACTGATCGTGTTCAGCTTTGGCGCCAAATCAAATGTGAGTTCCCTGAGCGAGCTAACTTTGATGCCTTAGCTATTACTAAAAAATCTATGTCTGATTTGGAAAGAGGACACATTAAAGAATCAGTTGTTGACGAATGCGAGAAGTTCTTTGCTGAAGACGGAGCTACGCAAGGCCATAGATGTATTGTGGCCCATAACGCGGCCTTCGATAGAAAATTCTTGCATGCCCTCTGGGAGCAATGCGGAAAACAGTTTCCAGCTAATTTGTGGCTAGACACGATTTCCCTAACAAAGGACTTCCTAAAGAAGACTGATAACTCTACATTGAACATTGTCAAGACGGCAACTGGTCGAGTAAGCACGCAACTTCATGCTTGCTGTGATATGGTTGGCATTAAGAAGATTTCTGAGGCCCACAACGCTAAGGTAGATAGTAGAAATACCTATTTGCTTTATCGTAATTTGATTGAAGAAAAGAAAGTTGACTATCTGCCATTCATCAAAACTGAAGTCCATGCAATTAGCACACCTTCAACCGATGATGATGGTCCGGATATGTCACTACTGGATCCATGAAGAGCCCAAGTCTCGATACATTATACTACCAATTAAATAAGCATATGCTATTAGCTCAGTCATATACTGAGATTAATGAGCTATTCTTTATTATTAAGTCGTGTCGTCTCAAACCATATTCTTATGTGTTTGAAGATAGAAGCCCAAAACTTATTTTACATAGATGGTGGTTTGATGAATTCGGAAATTCGTTTAAAATAACGACCAATAAAAGAATCAAAATCATCTACAATGATCTAGCTTTAGATAAAGACAGCATTATTTGTACAGATTTATACTATGGCTTTTCAATAGAGAAAGTTGCAAAGATAAGTAAGCTAGGATACTTTTGTTGGGGTAAAGATGAGGACTTTCAAAAAGATTGTATGATGGTCGCTTTTTTGGGTATAGATAATTATCTTAGGACATATCTGTACACGTGCGGCGAATGGCAGCAAGTCTCTCCGCTCCTCCTTGGGCTCAAAAATCTCAAACTCATCGGAAAGAACAAGGATATCAAGTATTTCCAAAAATTACCAATTAAAGAAAATGTGCCTATCCCTTGCAATTCGGCAGAGGCGTGGCTATCTTTCTTGCCTCCACACCAAGACTTTAGAAGTAAGATTGATTCGACCCTTCTAATTCTTTAGTATAATAATATGACTTTTCGTACAATTCAAGGTTTAAGTATTGGGACAATGTTTTTCTACTGGGGCGTCCGCCTCATTACTAACCCATTGCATTTGCATCCAACCATGTTGATCATGGCTGCTTTAGCAGTGGTTATTTCTGAGGTTAGCTATAGGGCTGGCAAGGCAGAAAAAGATTCTATTCAAGTTAATTTAAAATAAGGACACATAATATACATGGCTAATCGTGATAGACTGGAATTTGAAGGCGAAGTGATTGATGCGAACAAGGGAAAGTTCAAGGTTAAGGTCAATGAGAACCTAACCGTCCTTTGCACGCTGAGTGGGAAAATTCGAATGAACTCCGTCAAGATTTTGGTGGGAGACAAAGTTCGAGTTGAAGTATCAGAGTATGATACTACCCAAGGTAGAATTACCTACCGCAATAAAGGTTAATCAATCTGCTTTTCTAGTTGCGATAGAAAGCCATCAATCCTCTCCATAAGAGGGGCGCGTCCTTTAGTGTTACCACTTTCAGGAGCGTCTACTGTTGATGGTTTAACGGCATCGCCCTTAGATTTGAAGACTGTAACTCCCCTATGCCAACCCCATGGCTTTGGGTATTTAGCTGGGTCAGCACCAGCAGGTGGAGCTGGATGAAAATGTGGCTCTGAACGGCCCACATACAACTGGTCCCCAATCTTAAAAGTAATCTGATCCCCTAATTGTGAACTATTTAGGATGTTGCGGGCGGCTGCACCAATAGCTGCATTAGATTCGCCCGCCTTTAAAGGAACAAATCCTTCTGGTGGATGACCGGGAATGCTTGAAGAGCTAAGATCTTTAATAGCAGGATCTTTACCAATATTCTCCATGATCTGAAATGATGCTCCGTACTTTCGAATAAGTCTATCGATTGTTTCTTGATGAGCTATCTGAGTGGAAAGTTGATTTAGCATCTTATCTATTTCCTGGATTCCCTTTGGCGTTCCAGTTTCCTTATCTTCTCTTGGGGACGGAGTGTAGCGGGCGTATTGGTATACTGAGCCTAGTGGTTTATCTTCGGTATGACCATCTGGATAGGTGATAGTAACATCAGGCGAAACTAAACGAACATAAGTTCCATATTCAGTATGAAGCGTAGTGTCATGTGGAGTTTGGCCGTTGCCACCTTGAATTGGTTTGCCTTTAGAATCATAGAGTCCATACAAACCTAGTGTCCCACCTATTGGCGGAACAATGTCTTTGGCAAATCCAGCAACGATTCCACTACCGTTGTATCCTTTATCTGCCAACTGCTTGTTAACTTTTTCGTTATAGTTAACGGCAAATGGAGCATATCCAACGCCAGCACGAACTACATCGTTCCCCGAATATTGTCTGCCGTCAACGTTGGTTCCCGAGCCACTTAATGGTTGAGCATCAACTTTGACATCGGCATTCTGATAAATTTCATCCACCATTTTTGGGGTGGGAAGATTAAGGCCAAAATGGTCTGCCACTTTCTGAGCTGTAACTCCTGACATGGGAACTCTCATACCATCCACCGTAATGTAGTCTGGCATAACTTTATAAGTTACTTTGGTCCCGTTTGGTCCTGGAACCGTAACGGGCCTCATGCTTCTTAGAATTTGCTCTTTAGGCAAACTGGTAAGGGTCTTGAGAACGAAGGCTTCTCGCTCTGGACTTGGCTTACCGAATCTGGCATAATCTTCTTTGAATCCCATTAGTACCTCAGGAACCTTAGTGGACCCTCATCACTTATCAAAGGAGATAAGCTAGGATCCTTAAATACCTCTTGTATTCTCATTGGAGAGCCATTAACAATTATGTCATTAGAAATTAATCTAATACCATGACTATAATCTGCATATGTATCCTCATGACTTGAGGGGTTTAGTCCTTGAATTGGCTGACCATTTAATTGCATCCAACCATAAATTGCTACTCTTCTATTAGGATTGTTAGGAAACAATCTGTTAGTTAGTACAACATCTTTTTTATGGCCAGAGGTTAATGCATATGGATTATGTCCCGATAATTGGGCCTGGATTCTTCCATTGTGTGTACCATAACGGTGTGTCTTTTCCATATCTGAATCGTATGGTGGGCCCCAAGGAAGTGGATTTAATTTGTTTACAGATTGCGCCCAAATATCATTAACCATCTTCCTAGTTGGAAGGGTGCAGTCGTATTGATCGGCAATAGCTTGAGCGGTATGCGGATTCATTGGCATGCGACAGTAATCCTCATCGCTACCAATAGCTAGGTAGTCAGACATTACCAAATAGGTAATGGATGTTGCGCCGTTACCTACAGTAACCTGAGAGAAGTTTCGTAGAAATTCTGGTACATTGCCGTGGATGAACTCATCTAGGATGTGTCGCTCTCTTTCAGCACCCACCAAATTCATGTTGGCCTGAATAAAAGCGGAGCCAGGAATAGATCCCGGATCTCTAGAGGGGATAAACGTATGCCCACTCGATGTACCACTAAATATACTGAAGATATCTATACCCATAAAATTCCCTTGGTTAAACCCAGTTTTGTAATAATTTTTAAATTTGGTGTCCTTGACATTTGGCGTTAAATTATTACGTTACCAGGCGATTTTATTGAGAATATAACAGAATCTTAAAATCGCTGGTACCTAATATGCTAAAATATGGCGAACGTTATATCCAATCCGGTTCCATAGCAGGAGTTAATCGATGATACGAGAAGGCTTAACATTTGATGATGTTTTACTTGTTCCGCAACACTCAACCGTAGAAAGTCGTTCAAAAGTAGACATTTCTGTTAAGTGGGGAGCGCTTAGTTTTAAGCACCCCATTATTCCAGCTAATATGAAAACCATTACTGGAATGGCCATGGCTTTTGAAGTGTGTAGAACTGGCGGTTTAGCCATCCTTCACCGCTTCATGTCAATGGATGAGCAGCTAGCCATCTCTCAAGATATTCTAGACAATTTCGGTGAGAAGAGTTTCGCCGTCTCTATTGGTGTCAAAGATGAAGAATTAGCCAATGTTCATAAGTTTGTAGAAGAGGGCGTTAGAATCTTCTGCATCGACATTGCTCACGGTGATTCTGAGCAATGTACCAACATGATTAAGAGGCTAAGAGATCTGCGAGAAAGCGTTTTCATTATCGCTGGTAACGTAGCTTCTGGTGAAGGGGCTCGACGCCTCTGGGAAGCTGGGGCCAATGTGGTTAAAGTTGGTGTCGGGCCGGGCAGCCTTTGTACTACCAGAATTGAAACTGGTAATGGGGTTCCTCAACTGACAGCTCTAATGGATGTTGCTAAAACTCAGCAAGAGCTACTAGCTTTATGGAGAACTAAAGATAAAAAGGATTATCCTTGGGGATTCACTAGCAGACAATTTCCCATTATTGCTGATGGCGGAATCAAGAATGCTGGGGATGTGGTTAAAGCCCTTTGCTTTGCTGACATGGTAATGGTAGGTAATTTGTTCGCTGGCTGCGTAGAAACACCAGGAGAGATTATGTCTATTGATGGTCGTACTTTCAAAAATTATGTTGGAAGTTCTACCCATAAAACTAATCACGTAGAGGGTGTGGCGGCAGTCGTTCCAACCAAAGGACATTTCGAAGAAATCTTAGTCAAGTTGCTAGAGGGTTTGCGTTCGGGATGCTCTTATCAAGGCGCACACAATCTGACAGAACTTAGGGATAATCCAGAATTTATTAGGATAACCAATGCTGGACTTAAAGAGTCCCATCCCCATGATGTTATCCTAAGGTGAGGAATTATGCCACAGACTATCAGAATTATTGTCGCTATCTTAACTCTTTTGACTGTTTTAGCTATGTTGGGATTTGCAGTTTTTGCATTAACAATTCCCCATGCAGGACTATTTATCGTTTGTTTGGTGCTAGCTTTGGGATTTGGTTACTTCTCCTACGCTGATTATAAGCGTTTTTTCGGAAAGAAGACTACCGATGAACAAACCAAATAAGTGTCACATATTTAAGTTTTTGTCCTGGTTTTTCTTTGCGTCAGTATTGGTACAGGCGCTATATTCTGGTGTAAAATTTGGTTGCTGGATGGGTCTAGCAATTTTAATAGTGGGGCTTGCCGGTGGACTTATCTATTCAATTTTTAGAAGAAATAAATGTGAGACTCTATAACACATATGTTCTTGGGAATAAACTGTTTATATTTAATCCAGAAATAAGATACGAAACTTACCAAAATGAATGGTACTACGGAATCATCTTTTTCATCGAAGGTGAAGGTGACGGTCTCATTTGTAAAGATGGTAGGTATGATGTAGTACACCATTATCATATGGATTGGGAAAGATTGCTTATTAACAACAAAGACGGATGGAAAGATCTTCCCTTTCATAATGGGACGTTTAGATTTTTACCAGATCAAATAAAGGTATTAGAATTATGAAAGACTACAATAATAAAGTAGAATTGTGCGGCATTTATGGTTCAGATGAAACTCATGCGCTTTCGGCCTGGACTTCTACGTCCAGAGAATTAACTGAAGAGAAGCGTGGTAGAATGGGTAAATTGCTAACCATGTTGGCAACGGAAGGGCATCATACTCCCTTTGAAAAATCATCCCAACACTTCTTGGTAACTACAGATATCGCCACCCACATTCATATTCTTAAACACAGAATTGGATGCTCTGTCAATGGTGAGTCAGCCCGATACAAAGAATTGAAAGACGATAAGTTTTATATTCCTCAGGATTGGGAAGAAGATGAACAAGCTAAGCTTATCAAACACTGTGAAGAATCTAACCAGAGATATCACGAGTGTTTAGCTCGTTTGATTGCTAAGGGTATTCCAAGAAAAAGAGCTAAGGAAAGCGCCCGATTCTATCTTCCATACGCCAATCAATTAACTGCTGACGTTATGTTCAACTTCAGATCCTTTATGCACTTTGTAGGACTGCGATACAGCGAACATGCTCAGTTAGAGGTTCGTCAATTGGCATACAATATGCTTCACTTGATCTCTGAGACTGGACAATTCAATATTTCATTGGATGCTTTCGGTTGGACCAGAGAAAAAATTTACGGCCCACTTTCACTGGTGAAGTGAGATGGCTAATTTTCCAATGGTACATTTACCATACCCAATGACATGGAGCATTGAGGATACAACCACCATTATCTGTAATGGCAGTCGTCTTATCATTGATAATGAGGGCGACATTAAAGTGGAAGGCTCTGTCAAGGATGCTGCACTTGGCCTAATCAAATATGTTGTTGAAGCGGAATATTCTCCAGGTTTAATAAGCTGGGAATTGAATAAAGCTATTCGTATAGAATTTGACAATGGGTTTCATATAGAATATTTGAAACCTAATAAACCAGCGGTCTTTGATGAGCTGGCCAAAGAGTTCTATCGTATAGTTAAGCTTAGAATGTTTTGGTAATTAAGCTGGACGATAGATAAAGACATCCATTAACCCAAACCAATCAATAGTAGTAGCGGCAACACCTGTTACGTAATAAGTAATAGTACTGCCGGCAACAGAAAAATCACTAGTGGGTGAGCCGCCAGTATCTTTAATCATAGTAATGGCGTGAGAGCTGACTCCTACTTGGGCTAATGTACCAGATGTTACTTTAAATTGTCCGCCAATGAATTCACCACCTGCCGTGGCGCCGGTTGTACAAAATCCTACACATCTAGCAGTAATGAAAATAGAACAATTATCTAAAGCTGTCCCACCTGGTCCGCCCGTTGAAACGTTAAAAGTAGCTAAAGCTATTTGAGTTCCAGCATCGGTGGTGGTTCCATAACCATCTTTAATTTCTCTTAATGTAGTTTTTGCCATAGATATTCCTTATGCCGGAGCTATTGTCGTAACAGTACCGTTCGGCCCTCGATACTTGAGAGCGCCACCCTCTACATATAGAATGCCTCCACCTGTCGGATCAGTGGTTGGAACTGTAGTTGCATTTGCAACAAAGATAACATTTTTACCAGAATCAAAAGATCCAGTTATTCCTGTTGGAAAAAAACCAACATTGTAACCGTCGAATACCATAATAATTCTAGTGCCAGTTTCAATGTACACGTATCCGTCATAACCATCAGCAGAGCCAACTCCTCCTCTTAGGATTAGTTTTCCTCCGTGGCCATTTAAACCAGTAGCATATTGGCCAGCCAATATGGTATCGTATCCATCTTTATTCGCGCCCGTTGCTGGTGGAATATATCCGTCTGCTCTATAACTCATTAGCTAATGCTCCATTGTGTGCCGGTATACGTTAAGGTAACAGACGCATAGGCAGAAGTTAGAACGAAGCTTGCTGCTCCATCAATGTTGTTACCGTTTCCGGCAATCGTAACGTTGCTGGTTGCAGCATTTCCGGTTGTATCTTTGATCTGATAAGTGTCGCCACTTACTGGGTTAGCTGGCATGGTGATGGTAAACGGTGCAGCCAAAGTAGTGATAGCTAGATAATCATCCGTAACCAATACTTGATAGGTTCCCGTAACGCTGGTGACGTGTCTACGCCATCCCTTTACGAAGGTGACCTTGTTAGTATGAACCTTGACAACCGTAGAACCACCAGCCTGTAGGTTTACATAACCATCTAGAGATGTACCAGTTCCAGAAGTTAGATTTAGATCTCCACCATTGCTAGTTGTACCAGTTTCGTTTTGTGCTTGTACAGTAGTTGTGGCACCAGTTCCGCTGTTGGTGGTTAGGTCAGTTTGCTTGATAGTAACTGCCGTAACGGTAGAAGCGAATAGAACCTGTGTCGTACCAGCAGATACTGGAGTAACTCTAACTGCTTCGGCAGTATCTCTAAACTCTGTGAAGGTTGGGTGAACTACTACACGATCAACTGCTCCGGTTTGCAACTGGACATTTCCAGCAGTTGCTCCAGTACCAGAAGTAACTAGTGCGTTACCGCCTGTGGTAGTACCTGCACCACCAGCTAAGGTAGCAGCTCCACCAGTCGTGGTGCTTGATCCAGCAGTTAGGCTGGCATTACCACCCAATGAAGTACCCGAACCAGCAACCAAAACAAGTCCACCACCTGTTGAGGTAGTGCCAGTTTCATTCTGTGCCTGAAGAGTTGTCGTAGCGCCTGTACCGCTGTTAGTGGTTAGGTCTGCTTGCTTGTAAGTTACTGCGGTAACTGTCGATGCTGCCTGAAGAGTCGTAGCACCAGCAGAGACTGGGGTAATACGATAAGCTTCGGCAGTATCTCTAAATTCTGTGAAGGTTGGATGAACGACAACTCTATCAACTGCGCCTGTCTGAAGCTGAAGATTTCCAGCCGTAGTGGTTCCAGTTCCAGAAGTTAGAATCAAAGCACCACCAGTAGAGGTTGTGCCAGTTTCGTTCTGAGCTTGAAGAATTGTAGCTGCGCCAGTACCACCGTTGCTGGTTAGATCGGCTTGTCTGTACTGAACCAAAGTAACAGTACTTGCTGCTTGAAGTGTTGTTGTTCCAGCAGATAGCGGAGTAATACGATAAGCTTCTGCCGTATCTCTAAACTCTGTAAAGCTTGCGTGCACAATGACACGGTCAACACCACCAGTTTGTAACTTGGTGTCACCAGCAGTTGCGCCCGTACCAGAAGTGATAATTGCATTACCGCCTGTAGTAGTTGCGTTGCCGGCACTTAGAGTGATGTTTCCACCTGTGGTGGTTGCGTTCTGAGCTTGGACAGTCCAGCTTGCTCCAGTAGTTCCAACCAAAGCAGTTTGGTTAATTGAAACTGCGGTTACCGTAGAGGCAAAAGTAATCTGGCTTGTACCAGCCGAAACAGGAGTGACACGCATTGCTTCTGCGGTATCCCTGAATTCTGTAAAGGTTGGATGAACAACTACCTTATCAACAGCTCCAGTTTGTAGTTGAACGTTGCCGGCTGTGGTTCCAGTTCCTGAAGTTAGGACTAGGTTACCACCTGTAGTAGCTGCGTTCTGGGCCTGAAGAGTTGTGTTAGCGCCTGTGCCACCACCAGTGTTGGCTTGTCTGTAAACCAAAGAAGTGGTACCAGCGGCTGCTTCTAGAGTGCTTGTGCCAGAGGTAGAAAGAGTTAACTTATAAGCGGAAACTGAGTTAACTTGGAAGTCATAATCAGTACCAACTGTAGTGTTAAAGATAGTTCCAGCATTGTTGGTTGGAGATCCCCATAACAAATGGTTAGTAGAATCGGTACCTACTAGAGGTAAATCTTGTGTACCTGCCGCATTTCTTGCCGCCACCACAGTCGTATTGTTTAATGCTCTAAATCCACCCACTGTAGGAATTGCTGAGGCAGAAACTGGAACGGCAGCGCTTGGTTGTGCCATATAGGCAGAAGCAAGAACTGGAAGGGTGCTGAATAGTGTATTCTGCGTAGTGTATCCGTCTGTGTTAACAGCAAATCTCCAGTAACCATCTGTTTCAGACCAGAATAGACCAAAGTAATCTCTCTTAGTTGTGTTATTGCTACTACCTCTATCTATTGCAAAACCAGTAATCTGAGTTGGGGCCGGAACGGTAGTACCTGGGAATTGGTTAGCAGAGCTATTTAGATTGATGACTCTGTCAGCAATTTCAACTACAGTACTTGCAACGCTGGTTGTAGTACCATTAACTAACAAGTTTCCAAGGATAGTAGTTAGTGTTGGAGTGACGATAATCTGATTTGTATTACCTGTCTTGATAATAACGTTTCCAGCAGTACCTGCGCCAGTACCAGATGATAGTAGTAAGTTACCGCCCGTAGTTGAAGCATTTTGTGCTTGAACAGTTAGATGGGTTCCAGTAGCGCCAGCAGTTGTTTCCTGCAAGATAAATGGAAGCACCTGTAGATCGTCGAATCTAAGGTTGTTTTCAAAAATTTCAATAGTACTATTGTTAGCGGAAACGGGAGCAGTAGTTGGATGAATTCTCATCTTAAGAGTACCACCACCAGTTGGCGTACCTGTTAAGATATCTACTGTACCATCGAATCCGCTACCGCCAGATCCTCTACCAGAAGCCAATTGAAGAATACCACCAGTTTGAGATGCGGCACTTGTTGATTGGGCCTGAACGGTGAAGGTAGCGCCGCTGCCGGAAGACAAGGCGGTTTGACCAATGACTGGGCTTGAGGCGGTCTGAGAAAATCTTAAGAAGGCGCTGCTGCTAAATGGAGCGGCTCCGTTGGAGCTTCCGACTTCAAGGAACGTAGTTCCTGCAACTTGGAAATTGTGTAAGTTAGCAGTTGAAGTGTTGTAGTTGATTCCGGAGTTAACCGAGTCGCCCAAGACAATTAGATTGCCTGAAGTAGAGCTAAGGACAACGATGTCGGCCGTACCACCTGCATTTCTAATAGCAACAATGTTTGTACCGTTTTGCTCACGAATAAATCCAGTGGTTGGTACATTTGTGCTTGAACCATCATGAACAATGTACCCATCTACATCCAAATTTCCTGGCATGTAAACTAAATCAGAGGGACTACCACCAACTTTGATTCTGTTTAAATTATCAATACCGACAATTTGAATATCGGCAGAGTTTCCTTGATTTCTTCCAAAAATAAATTGATTATTTGGTAATCTAATAATACCTTGAGAAGCTGGATTGGTTCCAAGAACAGTATAACCATCGAATTTTGTGTTATTAGCTCTAATATCTTGGCTAGCACCTAGAGTAGTGCCATCGCCTTTAGTATTGAAAGCAAATCTCCAAATTTGATTAGTTTCATCCCAGGTGAGAGTGGAGAAATCGGTTGGAACAAAAACAGTACCACCAGAAGTATAAGCTCCGTTACCTGCTGATCCGGTTAGTGTAAATGAGTTGGTGCCCGTATTGATAATTGGAAAAGTTCCATTGGCAGCAAAATTGCCTTGAACTCCAATAATAGTAACGTACTGACCAGTTGTTAATCCATGTGTACCGACCGTACTTACTTGAATAGGGCTAGCGTTGGTGGCGCCGTTTACCGTTGTTAAAGAGGTAATACCTCTTTCTACGGCAAGCCCGCTTAATTGTCCACTTGGTGGAACTGGAATCGGGGAGGTGGCATTCTTCCAGTCATAACTATTGACGTGGACATAATATCCGTCCGAGCCACCTAAACCATGGGAATTTTTTACAATATTCCCTACTTTAGACTGAACGACTCTATTGACAGTAATATCAATTAGCTGGCCGATTGGGTAACCAGAAAAAGTGCCTGTACTGTCGGGCGTGTCATTAACAACCCAATCCACATACTGGGAAAGGGTCGTATTATATGCTCGCATGTAGTACTGTATTGCCATAGAATCTCCTGAAAGAGATGCCTCTTTATTAGATTATGGGCATTCTAAATATATAGAATTCTGCAAGATCTCAGAATTTTGATAGAATGGACCAAGTGGCACCATTAAAAACCACATGAATACAACCATAATTTGTATTAATTACATAAGGTGACCCGCCATCAATATTGGCACCCGATGCTACGTTGATGACATTGGCGGCAGCTACTCCAGCAAAATCTTTAATATACAAATGAGTTCCGATAGCTGGAGCAATTGGTAAATTAACCGTAAAAGTTCCTACGTGAGACTGAACTAAAACTACATCTTCAGAGCCTACGTTGTAAGGAGAAGAGCTTGGGCTGGAATTGATTTGACGCTTGGACGTTGCTTGAGGATAGTAATATCCATCTGATGAGCTGTAAGTAATAACATAACCATCTGGAGGATTTCCAACTGGAGGAAATCTATCGATTAGTTCTGGCATTACAAAGTTTTTAGTTCTAGGGATAAATTTCGGCATTATAGTCTCGTCATTTCACGCATTTCAACAGTTGCAACGGCTCTTCTGTTAGATGGCGTATTACCTGGTTGAACATAATTTGCGGAAGATAGTTCAGGGTCTACTGTAATTTGTAGCTGATTTCCAGAAGTAGTAATCGATACAGACCAACCAATTGTTCGAGTGGCTCCCGATGGATCATCACTAGTATTAGGGGTAATAACTGTGTGGTTAATGTTATCTAACACAATTGAACCAGCTTCTTGGTGGGCCAAGACATCAAAAACAAATCTAGCTGGGACCACTGGGTTAGGGCTAATTGGTGAAGTATTAACTACCATTACACGAATTTGTAGATCATAAGAATAGCCATCTACAAAGGTAATTGGTGTTGGGGCGGCGTCCTGCAATAGAAGAGGAATAGAGGCACCGGAGTTTGCATTTCCGGTCAATACCATCCTAGACCATTGAGCTTCACCCACTCTACCGGCAGTAAATCTGGAGTTAGCGTGGACCTGTTGTCCAAACATTCTTGACTTACCATACTGTCCTTGGACTAATCCAAAGCTGGAGTTGGCAATATTTGTAGAGCCTAGAACGGTGCTGTTACCATAGCCGTCAACGATATTGGAAGAGCCTGCTACGAAGTTGTTGCTAGTGGTGCTGGTTGGTCCAAGAGCATTAGAGTTACCAAAGATACCGTTGATCGTAACGTTAGTTCCAATGGTATTAGAAGATCCCCAAATCCTATTGAAGGCTGCTCCGGACAAACTTGTATTTAAACTTCCATTGGTGAATGAGAAGTTAGATTGATGGGTATTGAAGCTACCTAGAACAAAGTGACTGGATACGTTTGTTAACGTATTACCACTTCCGATAGTTACTGTGTTGTTGGTTCCAGTTAGAACGTTGGAGGTACCAACCAGAATTGTATTTTCTGAGCTGGCGGCATCCATTGAGTTGGAAGATCCGTTGAGAATGGTGCTATTTCTACAGGAAATACTATTTCCGTTTCCATTTAGAATGGTTGACCAAATACCAGAGACAGTGTTATTATAACCGTCAACTAATCCGCCAGCACCAGATACTGAGTTACCGTATCCGTCCAAGATAGTGCCATAAGCGATCGGTCCGCTGATAGTGTTATTATTTCCGTTGACGATAGTTGAGAAACTTCCAGTAACAGAGTTAGTATTACCATTTAGAACTAAGCTATGAAGACCGTTAGCAGTAGCAACCGTTGCATTAAGAACAGTAGCATATAATCCAGTAACAGTAATGTTATTACCAGTTCCAATAAAACCAAATCCAGAAGATCCAGATACTGTATTAGTATTTCCGCTAATTATAGCAGAGAAATTAGAAGTTGAGTTTATGGAATTATTCAAACCAGTCAAGACTGTTGAATAAGTAGACTGAACAGTAGCTCCAGTTGGATTTCCAAGGAAGACGTTCTGAGCTGAGGCTTGGTTGCCGCTTCCACCCATGATTAGGGTGTAAGTTGCGGTTGCTCCAGTAATTTGGTTATTTGAACCAAATCCAATGGCAGCATGAGTAGAAGTTGAAGAAATAGTATTAGAAATACCATTTAGAACTGAAGAATAAAGAGCCGCTGGAGCGTTAGCAGAACCATTCAATACGTAGGAATGAATTCCAGAAGCCGTATTACTGTAACCATCCATAACTACAGAATAATTTGCGCTGGCTGTATTGGTGGTTCCGTTAATTACCGTGGCATACTGACCACTAGCTACGTTGGTATCACCACCGGTAATTAGGCTGAAAAGTCCGCTAGCTGCGTGTCTATCACCGCTAAGAATGGCGGCATAGTTTTCAGTAGTTCCGGCAGTAAGACCTGATGAGCGGCTGCCAAAGTTAACCATTCCAACTTTGCTAGAAGTATTGGCGGAAGGTGATTGAAGTAATTTGTTAGAACGAATATTGGTTCTGGTTACGTAGCCGTCTCCAGCGAGCACAGACCCACCAAAAACTACGGCTGGTTGCTGTGGTTCCCAGTGATTATCAGTGGTTTCAAAAACTAATACATCACCGTCACTTGGCGTTGTAGCTGCCGGAGCAATGGCCTTGTTTTGAAGGCCAACTACTACTTGGCTAGTTCTTCCCCAAGGTGGGCTATTGGTAATTGCTAAGTCACCAGCAGCTTTAAATCCGGTTTGAGCTTCCCAATATTGTCCTGAAGCATTCCAAGTTAAATGGTAGCCGTCTCTAGATAAACCAAAAGTATTTATAGTTGCTAAGGATGAATTAAGTGATTTACCCTGAAGGCCAATAACTGTTTGGGAAAGATAAGTTCCAGATAAATCTCCGCTTGCAACCCACAAATCTGTTTGAATTGGATACCAGGCTCCGCTTCTACGAACATAAAGTTCATTATTGGCGTAACCGTCAGCCCTCATAAATAGAGAGCCGTTAATTCTATTTTCGGTTGGAACACCATAACCATCGCTGATGGATAGGGTAACGTTTGAAGAAGTATTCCAAAGAAGTAATGGGCTAAGAATATAGCCATCGTTGGTGACTCCAGACGGAATTGATCCATTTATTCTGGACTCTAGGATGTCTAATCTGGCACGAACATCGGTATAAATACCGCTCGGTTTGATGCCTAATTCTGTTTCAATTGCAAATGCTGCCTCTCGAAGGGCGGTAATAGCAACATCTTCATCCGAAGTTCCTGAAACTCCAGGAAGGGTGATGTTATTGTCTTGGCTGAAAGGATAATTGGACATATTTATAAGCCTTAACCTATTGGCAACATTTAGTTCTTTGCGGATTTTGAGGCGGTTCTTACCTCTTAACTATACTAAAATTTTGGCATATCTTCAGCAAAATTTAAACCATCAAGAGATCTAAGGCTTTTCATGTCAAAATACCCAGCTCAGATAGATACAAACGCTACCTTACCTCTTGTGACGGATGATTCCACTCCCGTCATGGGCGATACGGTTAACAGATTACGCAATGCTATCATCGCTATTGAAGCTGAGTTAGGTGTCAAGCCTAGCGGATCCTACACCACCGTCAGGGCCCGTTTGGATGATATGGATGCCAGAATCACCGCTATTCAAATTAATAATTTGGGCGGAGACCTAAGTGGCACTCTTTCTAATGGTCGAGTCGTCGGCCTTCAAGGCAGACCACTAGCAGATAACGCACCAACCGTTAATCAGGTTATTGCTTGGAGCGGTATCGCCTGGATTCCTCAGACTTTGAGCAATATCGTTTTGAACGTTTTGCCAACTTCTGTTGTTTTACCGAACGATATCGGCTTCTTATCTGGTGACGGTTACGCAAATACTTCTAATCCTACTCGTGTAGGAGCGCGTCAGATTGACACCGAATTGTATCCAGCCAGCTATCCAGATGGCAGAAACAGAACAATGACATTCAAAGCAGATTTAGAAGTAACTAATTCTGCAACTGTCGGATTTGTTCAAATTAAAGATATTACTCACAATGTAATTATTTTAAATTCGACATTATCAACAAGCAGTTTAGCCTCAGTAGAATTGAGCGCCATTATCGAATCAGGAACAACTGATGGATACATTCGTGATGATGCCTGTGATGATACCATGTACGAAGTTCAGATTTATCTAACAGGCGGTGGAACAAATGATCAAGTAATTTGTAGAAATGCTAGAATTGAAATTACTTACAGTCTTCCAATTGTAGTTAGCGCCTTGCAGCCGTTAGCTTTACCAAATGATATTCAATTTGTTACCGGAGTTGTTTTAAATGGATTTACTACGCCAGCAGGAATAGGCGGAAGATTCATTGACATGACTAAGTATCCAACTGCCTTATCAGATGGTAGAGTAAGAACTGTTAAATTTATGGCTGACGTTGAAATTTCGGCCCCATCTTTTGATGGATATGTTCACTTATTTGATACTACACATAATGTTGTAGTAACAAATTCACAATTTCATTTTACCAATACTACTACAACGGAGTACTCTGCTGTTATGACTATCGGTTCATCCAATGGACATTTAAGAAATGATGTAACTAGTAGATATGAAGTTAGACTTTGGAAGACGGGTGGCTCGGTAACAGATAGAGTTATCTGTAGCAATGCTAGAGTACAAGTAACATATGCGTGAGGATAAATGGCTAGAGTAGACCCAGATGCAAATGATGTTCTTGTCTTATTTCTGAATGATGGTCCTGGTACTCATACCAATACCGGAACAGCAGCCTCAGCAGATTGGACAGATTATGGTAACCCAATCTCTGGAGCACAGGGGTTGCTAGGTGACTGTATTTACATTCCATCATCTTATATTTCATCAAATCATGATGGGGCCGGTGGAGATAATGATGTATTAGTTACCCCCAACATTAGCTTATCTGGATGGGTTTTCTTAAGAAGATATACTAACTATTTTGCTGAAATTTTTAATAAACAGTATTTTTTGAATGGTTTGTCAAGCCCCTTTTTAACATTTGGATTTCAATTACTCAACACAAGTGATGGACAATTAGATTTGTATATTACCCTTAATGGAACTTTACAGTTCGTAAGAACGCCATCTACAAATAATTATCTGCCAGTTGGTAGGTGGTGTCATATTGGCGGAACTTGGGATGGCACTACACTTAGAATGTATATAAATGGCGGGTTAGTTGTTTCTAGTAATTTTTCTGGAACCATTGATTATGGCACATTGGGTAATAGGGGACAATGGTATGTTGGTTGTGTTCCCGGATCTAGCACGGTGCAAGGCTCCCCGGTTATGGTTCAAGATATTAGAGTAGCCAATGTTGTTAGACCACAATCATATTTTGCTAATATTTACCATAATGGATTTCAGACTTGAGGACAAATGACAGGTATTAGAGTTGATCCTGATAATAATGATATTGTAGTATGGAAACTAGATGAGACGGCAGCCCCATTTATTAATTCGTCTACATCTCCATCTGCTATTTCACATGCAGTTTCTGATTTAGCTACATTCTCAGGAATAGCAAATTTTCAGCAACCAAGCCCGTTCTCATCTATGGGTGCAAACACCTGCGTCACATTTACAGCAAATAATAGCGGCTCTCCGCGCAATTTTATTTCTGGCGCCAATAACGTTGAGCCGCAATCTCCTGTTACTTTCTCTTTTTGGTATTATCTTAGAAACTATAATACTACGGGTTTTACACAACACCCATTTACCAAACAACATACAGCCGGAAACTGGTCCTCAGTATTTGGACAAATAGGTTTGCAAACAAGACAGTATACCAGTCAGCCTACCGCCTTCGACTTGTTTGCGGCAACTGCGACGGGTGGTGGAATGGTGTTAGACGCAAATAATAATATTCCACTAAATCAATGGTGTCATATAGGATTAGTATATGATGGATCATTTCAATATGGATATTTAAATGGTAATTTGGTTGGGCAAACAGCGGCAACCGGAGCTATTAACTACGGTACTCATGGTCCATGGTTTTTTGGAGCAATTCCATCCGGATCAGGTAACCCTGAAGAGTGCGCCAGCTCTATATGTGATATCAGAATAGCCAACGTTGCTCGTCCACAGTCATATTTTCAAAATATCTATAGACAAGCAATGACAACTTCAGGATCTGGGATCCCTTTTACCACATATTATAAATTAAGAGCTTATGATAATGCTTGCTCGCCTCCCTCCCCAATTTATTGGGTTTCTACCGGCATTAATTATACTGGAGCAACTATACCCTGTGGCACTCTTGCTACTTTAGGCCCCATTGAAGTATTAGAAAAATGGGGAGTCCTAGGATTTCAAAATAGTACACCAACAACTGTTACTGATGCTTTAAATGGATTAACTTGGTTATTACCTAACACCGGAAATGTTAATAGTGTGGCCTGTTCTACCACCGCCTCTACTACCGTTTCTACTGTTCTTCCAGGATCTACCGTGACACTATATAATGTTACGTTACGATTTAGAGGGGTAATTGAACAAAAAACCTATACTGGTGGAACTAATGATGGAGCATATTTCCAGACAGGAGGCACTCCGGCTGCTGATAACTGGAATATTTATCAGTTAGACGTGTCCAGCCCGGCCCAAACTTTTTATCTTAATAGAGGAACATCGGGACAAACTGTAGTTTACCCGATAGATTATACTAAAATTATTCAAATGAATGGGGGCGCAACTATTACGCTAACCGCTTTATCTATTGATAGCGTAGAAATTAGAAACTCTGGCGCTAATCCGCCTTACAGTATATCAGGAATAACCAATCCTGTTCAACCATACGATGGACAATTTATTCAAATGGGAGTAGTTAGCGTAACCTAACTAAAAATATATGGCAAGAATACCACCCGATACAAATGATGGCTACGTATGGCTTCTAGATGAGACCTCTGGAGTTTACAAAAACACCGGAAGTATATTAGCCGGAAGTGCGTCTACGGATCTATCTGTTAGTGGTACAATAATCAGAACAGGCACGGGGGTATTTGGTGGTAACTGCCCATATTTCCCTGGAGCTGGTAACTATCCTTCTGGCGCTTCGGCCACCAGAAACTATATTTTTGGTGCAGAAAATATAAATACACAACCACCATTTACTATTTCATTTTGGGTTAATTTACGAAGCTATCTTAATAATAGTAATTTTCAACAATTCGTTAAAAAACTATTTAGACAGCACACAACAACAAATACATGGGCTGCCCCATTCTTTTCTTGGGAAGTCTCTAATGGTTCTGGTAACAGCGGGCAAGATGTTTATTTTGGATGTGCTACCTCACCAACTGCACAAACAAGTAAAACAGTTACCGATTTCCCGATTCCATTACATCAATGGTGTCACATAGGGTTTACGCATGATGGGACCGCCATGAGATCTTATCTAAATGGATGTTTACTATTAACTTACAACGGTGCCGCCCAGTTACAAAGCACGACTATGCCGGGGCCTTATGTACTTTATAATGACGTTAGTTACGCCATTACATCTTCTACTGGAACTTATGTTTCTGGTGTAACAGATATTGGAAACCATGGCGATGAAGTAATGACTACTGTTGCTTTACCATTTCCAGTAACCGTATGGGGAATAACATATACTTCTGTTAATGCTTCATCAAATGGGTTCGTGGAATTCGGACAAGCTACAAATGCATTTAATTTTAGCTTACCAAACTCCTCACTTGGGGCAACCATTAACGTTTGTGAAAGAGACACAACCACTAGCGGAACTGGTTTGGGAATTTTTACCACAACAGTGGGATCTTCCCCCAACAGAACTTTTGTAATTGAATGGCGTATGAATTCATTGGCCGGTGGCACCCTTAATGCAGAAATTAAATTTTTTGAAGGGTCAACTACATTTGAAACCTTATATACTACATCAACATCAAGTAACACAGTTTCAATCGGCATTCAAAGCGCTGCTGGCGGAAAAACTACAGTTTTTAGCAACTCAACTGTTATTCCGGCAGCTAATACAAGATTAATTTTTACCGCAACTAGTGCAAATCCGGGCGCTTTGGTAATCGGAGCTACCCCGCTTTATTTAGTTACCTCTTCACCAACTAAAGAAGAAGCTAATTTTAGTGTGCAAGATTTGAGAATTGCCAATGTTGTTAGATCTTTGGACTATTTTAAAACAATTTATCGAACCGGCACTCTACCACTAAACTTATCCACTTTAACCCAATATTATAAATTAAGAGCGTATGATACTTCATGCGATCCTCCGCAGGCTGTTGTTTGGGTAGATACGCAAATTTCATTAGCAAATGCGCCAGCTTTCCCATGCGGCGGCCCATATTCTATTCCAGAAGTTTTAGATACTTGGTACTCGTAACATCACCGAATATTTAGGTATTTAAGCAATAGTTTGGAGATCTAAATGGGTATGAAATTTATTCGAGGAATGGTCTATCCCAACGCAAACGCCGGAGGCAGAGGTGTTGCTTGGAGAATGAAATGGACGTATGAATTTTGGGGGTTTTGTATTAACGGAACCGCTTCCCCAACAATTCCTGGCGGATTTGCATCTAATAACGGCACCGTTCTTCCTACCAATTTTACTGGTGGAACCAGTTTAATGGCTTCAGGCACTGATGGATCACATGTTGCAGTCAGCGGAGATTTAGTTAGCGGAGATTGCTTATTTACCACTACTTCATCAGCGCCTTTTAGCCCAACTATGGCTGGTAAAATGCTAGTCATGTGGGTGCCAAATTCTAATAGTTCTGAAGACTCTATGTATATAATTAGTAGGGTTGTTTCTAGCAATCAAATTATTGTTAATATCAATACTGGAGGGTTTCCTAACCCGACTACCAAACACCCTTCTATGAATGCACGTTCTGGTGTTGTTTATAGGGTTGTAGATATGGAAACGGGATCAGATGCCTTAGCAACATCGGCTGGCAATGGAAATTTTATGATCCTGCAAACTGATGCTCCAAGCATTAACCCTGGACAAGCAAATTCACAGATTCAAATAGCTAATCTTGGCACAAACACCAGCGCCACCCTAGGAGTCGGCATTTCAGGAACCGGCTCTTGGTCAGGTGTACCTTTAACAATTACTGCTGCAACCAACGCCTCCCCGATAGCATGCACTACAGCTTCACCTCATAACTTCACAACCGCTCAAACCGTTAATATTGTTGGAGCTTTAGGTAATACTGCGGCTAACGGCCAATGGCTCGTGACTGTAACTGGATCTACTACATTTACATTGACTGGCTCTACAGGTAACGGCACTTATACCGCAAACAGTGGAACTGTTTATAACGGATTCCAGAATGATGGTTATCAATGTCTGTTTAGTTATAACCCAAATACCAGTCAAGCATATACTAGTGGACAAACTGCGGTAACTATGATTGGAGATAAAACATTTCTAATTGCTCATATTAGAGAGCAAGATTTGTTTCAAGCTAATTTACACAGCAGTTTTCACTTTGAAATTCCAACAAGATTATATCCTCAAGGAGCAGATCTTCATCCCGTAGCTTTTATGGGTCACACATTTAACACTGGCAGCGTATATACTTCAAGCACTACTGCAAGCTATGGTGGTGGATTTGTCATGCGCACCCATTCTGGAGACTCCACGACAGCAAGATCTTATAGAACTTTAGTTAAAGCTTTAAGAGGTGATGGTACCCCTGACGTTTTCGGACAAAACTTAACTGATTATAAAATTGGTTATAATACAACTGCTGGTACAATTCCGATTTCAGATGGACTATTGTGTCTTCCCGGAGTTACAAATCAATATCAGTTGGCTAGAGTTAAATTAAGAACAGTAAAATTTACCGGAACACACGTACCAAAGAATCATAGAATCGGATTAAATGGAGAATTTATCCAATTACAAAATGGAATTTGCTGGCCTTGGGATAATACCATTTATGTAAACCAAATTCTATTCTACGGAGCCTAACGAGGAAATATGGCGATACATTTACTCAGAGACTATCAAACACAAAATATTACAAACTCAAATAGAGAGTTTATTTATACTTACTTGTTAAGTATCTTTCTAAGAAGAGTGTTGTTATATTCTTATGTTGGTGATACTAACTACAATATTAATTCTATAGGCACTTTATTAATTGCGACTGGTGATTCTACTCCCACGGGAACGCCTACTTTTGCAACGGGCAGCAAAGCTGGAATTAACTTGGGAGCACAAAAAGAATTTTATGTTTCTATTCCTGTATCTGTAAGAACAGTAACTTCTGCTGATATCGGTAGATTATTGGTACTTAGAAGTACAGCTTTTCCACGCTATAATTCAGGAATTTTTTTGATTCTTGGATTTGAAACTAGTACAAATTCTTATGTTATTGATTATAGAACTTTAGGAGATCCTCCTCCAGTAGAAGCTGCCGATAGTATTGCTTGGTACATATATGAAAAAGATCTAAACTGTCCAACTAGCGGTGGTAGCAATACTAAAACAAGCGCTGAATATTTAAGTGATCTTACTTCTAATACTCCAAGAATTGTTCTTCAAAGTCCACACTCTACAGGATGGCAAGTAAGAATTTGTAATGAGGGAAGCGGCTCTTATGCCAGTAACCTTAGCAATAGAAATTGTCCTCGTATGACTGTTGCTCCAGGATTTGGTGGAACAGCCGCAGGAGATTTTCCGGCATTCGGACAACACTTCCATGCTCCAATGTGGTTTAATAGTAGTAGTACAATTTATCTCGGAGGTGCTCCTGGATTTGGGGACGGAGGAACTTCTGGAGTTCAATTTAGAATAACCATGGTAGGAGATGACACTGGACAAGGGGTTACCGTATATGGTAGGCGTCCCGGTAATGCAACCCAACCAGACTCTAATATTGTAACTTTTGGATTGGCTGAAAATGAGCCAGCGCCATTACCAGTTAACACTGTAGCCAGATTATTTGTGTTAGGTTCAGGTTTTACTGGAGACGATGGTTTCGGTAGTAGATCAGTTAATGATGGGGCTTTATTTCAAATGTTAGGTTCCCCAGCTAATAGCTTCTTCTTATCACGAGGCGCCGCCCAAGGAATGAGTGCGACAACTTTCGGTGTCCCAGTTCAACTTGCAGCCTCTTTTTGGACCTATGTAACGGGAGTTGCGCAAGGAGCAAGTCCGATGTTTGACAGCAACGGAGGGGACTCCCCATTTACCAATGCAACAGAATTATTACCAATAGACTTGGTACAAGGAACTCTTTCATCATATGGAAACCAAACTGTTCAAGTGTATCCTTATTCACCAAGACCAATGGGAACTATTCCACATCTCCGCTCAGGGAGAACTAACTTTGGAGATTTTTCTCCGACTACAGAAAATGGAAGAGCTTATCAGCATTTAAGAAGAGGCTTGTATATCCCTTGGGCTGGGCCTAATATCATACCATAATTTTGGAGAAGTGAATGGCAAATAAATTTGTAAGAGGTCTTATATTTACGGGCGGCATTGTTGGCGGAGGCAATTCCGGGGCCGGGCCGGTCTTTGCTTTTAAATTTATGTATGAGTTTTTTGGATTCTGCTGTAATGGAACTTCATCACTTAACACTCCAGGTGGGTTCGCCTCTACTACACCATCTAATTTTCCGGCAAATTTTACTGGAATAGCAACTACTATTGCGGCAGGTTCAAACGGAGTCTCTTTACCACAAGGCACTATTAACGTTGCCTCTACTACTAACTTTCCAACCAGCGGAACCATTTTCGTATATACGAGCACTGGAACGCAGACCGTTGCTTATACTGGTTTAAATGCTGGCACCCAATTTACTGGATGTACTGGTGGAACGGGTACCATGTCTACTGGAAACAACGTAACTAGTAACAGAATCAATGCAATGGGCTCTGATGGATATACTAATCCAACAACAATATTTAGAACTGACGGTTATAGTGATTTCTTTTCGGCTTCTACTATTCCATTTACCTCTAATATGGTTGGTAAACAACTAGTAACTTGGAAACCTGGATCTAATAGTACAGAAGATTCGATTTATAATATAATAGCTTTTAAGTCAACTAATAATATTGTTATTAATGTAAATAATGGTGGTACCCCGAGCCCACCAGATGGATATAAACCATCATTTACTTCTAGATCATCAATTAACTATAGAGTAGTTGATATGGGAGATGCTGGTAAAACATCAGGAGCAACAAATAATGGTAACTATCTTGTTTTCCAGTTTGATCCAACGGGTATAAATGCTGGTCAAGCCACCTCTCAAATACAAATTATTATGAATGATCAGGGTGGTGGTATCCCAACAGGTAGATGGAATTACAATATTTCTCCTGGTGGGACCTGGAACGGCTCAGCATTCACTGATGGCACAGGAGTTGTAACGGGACCAGCTTTAACAAACGCAGGCGGGTCGAGCGGAACTATGTCCATTAATATGTGGGGCGATAGAAGCTATATAATATGCCACAGCAAAGATACTGGAAATCCTAATGGTAGCGGATTTCATATCCACATGGAAATACCTGATAGGTTATATGCTCAATCTCAAGATCTTAATCCAATTGCAATAGAAATACAAGGAGGCAACGTCTCTCCCCAATTTACTACAACAAGTACTAGTACCGGATACGGTGGTGGATTTGTAATGAAGGCAGCGGATGGTGTTGCTAGAGGATATAGAACGTCAGTGAAAGCATTAATTGGAGATGGAAATGCTAGTTCTACTGTTCCCAATATAGCTAATCCTCCAGGCAATTCTTTAAGTGATTTTAGGGCTGGGGCCAATCCGTTCACTGGAAATCTACTTAATTCACCAGGATTCTTAACCCTGCCAGGAGTTGTCGGCCAATATTCACTAGCTAGAGTGAGATTGAGAAATGCAAGATTTGCTAACGTGTTTATGCCACAATTTACTAGGTTTAGTTCAAACGGAGACTTTATATTAATATCTCAGGGAGCTGCATTACCTTGGGATAAAACCGTTTTACCGTACACACTGTTTCCATTCTAAAGGTTTTAATATGGTTGTTCATCTTTGCCGAGATTATCTCACACAAAACGTAACTACAGGAAATAGGCCATGGATTAATTCCTATGTGTCATCTATTTTCTTAAGAAGAATTTTGAGTTTCACATATGTTGGAGATACTAATTATAACATAAACGCTGTTGGACAATTATTATTTGCAACAGGCGACACTACACCCACGGCTAATACTCCAACTTTCCCAGTAGGTAATAAAGCCGGTATTGCTAACAACGGCGCTGCAATTGAAGTTTCAATACCAGTTTCTGTTAGAGGGGTTATCTCTGCTGATATCGGCAGAATTTTAGTTCTTAAAAGCCCCCTTTATCCTTATAGAAACTCTGGATTGTTTTTAATTACCGCATTGCAGCAAGGTAATACTACAACCGTAGCAGCGGGCTCGAATGCTGTATCTTTACCTACGGCAACCATTTATGCAGCTTCAGTTTCTGGATTTCCAGCCAGCGGAAGTTTTTTTGCTGGACCTAACACCACCGTTGCATCTGGCTCCAATGGCGTAGCGCTACCAACTGGCACCATTAACGTAGCCTCTACCACGGGGTTCCCAAATTCAGGATCAATAATTTTATTGTCAACAACAGGAAGTCAAACAATCACTTATACAGGATTAAACGCTGGTACTCAATTCACTGGGTGTACAGGCGGTGCCGGATCTATGTTTACTGGTGGCACGGTTTTTTCAAGCAATAATATTCAAACAATTAACTATACCGGAACACAGAATGCTAGCACAACTATTGCTGCCGGTTCAAACGGACAAGTTCTTCCACAAGGCACTATTAACGTTGCCTCTACTGCTGGATTCTTGGGCAGCGGAACCATTACAGTTACCACGAGCGCAGGTGCCCAAACGGTGACTTACACCAGCACGTCTGGTGGTACGCAGTTCACTGGTTGTTCCGGTGGAACAGGAACTATGTCTACTGGTGGAGCGGTTACTCAGATCGCATTTACAGGTTGTTCCAGTGGCACCGGCACATTAGCTACTGGTGAGCCAATCTATAATCAAAACAAATTTGTAGTAGATTATAGAGGAAATGGCGATTTAGCACTAGTAGAAAATACTGATACAGTTCCATGGTATCTTTATGATAAAGATATTAATTGTCCAACACAGGGCGCCAATAACGGTGGAACTGGTTATCGTGGTTACGGAACATCAACTACTCCAAGAATCATATTACAAAGCCCACATTCTACGGGGTACCAAGTAAGAATTTGCAATGAAACTGCTACAGATTCTAACAGCAATTTTAACACAGCTTTAATAACATTCGCCCCTGGGTTTGCTGGAAACTCTGCCGGAGATTTTCCAGTAGGTGGTCGACATTTGCATGGCGCATTGTATTACGATACTTCTAGCGCCCTCTTCAATACTTCTACGGGATGTGGTGATAATGCTGGTGCAGGCCCACAATTTAGAATGACGCTAATTGGAGATGACACTGGACAAAGTTTTCATATTTTTGCCAGAAGGCCACTGAATGCAGGTTCTCCCCCATCATTTTATTTGACCTTTGGAATTCCGGATAATGAGCCAGCGCCACTCCCATTGGATAATGTTGAAAGACTATATGCATTAGGTAATGGGGCTAGTAACAACTTAGGAAATGGAAGAACTAACGATGTAAGTTTGTTTGTTGGACATTATGTTACTGTCTCTATTCAGGGAGCGGCATTTAAGTGGGTACCTATTTCTTGCTCTCCATCCTCTCTAACTTATTTAAGTGGTGTTGTACAGGGAGCTAGCCCAATGTTTGATGGCTCGGCCGGAGACTCTCCATTTACTTCATCAACCGAACTTTTACCAGTCGATTTGGTGGCTGGCGTAGTAAATACTTGGCACGATATTACAAACTCAATTAGCTATCCGTTTTATCCTAAGGCAATGGGCACGCTTCCATTCATCAAGAATGGAAGAACTAATTTTGGTGATTATACATTGACAACTGACTCGGCAAGCTGGAGCGTTTCAACTACTAGTGGAAATGGAGTTTCTCCAATTCAAATCACAACTACCGCTACTAATACGCTGGTAACCGGTCAAACGGTGGCAATTAGTGGAGTTGGTGGAAATACGGCAGCCAATGGAACTTTCGTAGTTACAGTGATTAACAATACTCAGTTTACATTAAATGGAACGACTGGAAATGGAGCTTTTACCGCTGGCGGAACAGTATTAAGAGGATCATCTTTTCAACATATGAGAAGAGGAATCTACATACCTTGGAATGGGCCAGCGGTAGTACCATAAGGATAATCAATGGCAGTAGGTCAAATTTTATCAGCAACACAAATAATGTTGGATACGCCCGATTTCGGATCTGTAGCGAAGTGGGATGGGTACACTACTGTTGTTAATTTACATTTTACAGATGGGCGTTTCCAAGGAAATTTTCTTAATTGGGGAGGTTTTGATATGCAAAGTACACTTGCATTTTTTAATAACTCTCCGTATGCAGGATACACAACTAATTTTGCCGCCACTGAAAACTCTTTCATTGTTGTTGCTAGCTTTGTTAATTCACCATATGCAGGATACACAACTAATTTTGCAGGCATTCAACTTCTTGAAAATCGTTCAGAAGAAGATGTAGACATTGATTCCGTTATTGATCATCCAAAAGATCAAAGGATCTATTACAAACTTAGAGGATATAATACATCAACACAACAATATGAAACTTGGGTTATTGTTGAGAATATTACTGGTCGACCAGAGTTATTTGATCCTAATCGTAATCCGCCAAATGTGGAAAATGATGTATATAAGACCGCCCCAAGCACCAATTCATTAGACAATATAACTATTGTAGGGCGATGGATTCAATAAAGGAATAATATGGCTAGAAAATATCTAAGAGCATTACAGTATATTACAGGAACTAATGGAAGGGACATTCCTATCTTCCTAAGAATTTGTTATGAGTTCTGGGGATATTGTATAAATGGAACATCCTCTCTAACCACTCCAGGTGGAATGCCCGCCACACCAACTAGCGCGCCAGCCGGTTTTTTTGAAGGTGCTTCGGTATTGGCAACAGGCAGTGATGGGGTAACTTCGGATCTTGGAATTAATTTTAATTCTCCATCCGCCAACTTTAACTCAACAATGATTGGTAAGCACATCACTATTTGGTCTACCACTGATCCAGATAGCACAGATAATTCTATTTATAGAATTATCGGGGTGCCAACACAAACTCAATTACAACTATCCGTATTTAGTGGCGGGACAAGAGATATTACTACACTTAAAAATAATTTAACTTCTCGTTCAGCTCTCAACTATAGAGTAATAGATGTCGTCGCAGCTTCTCAGTTAGGCATTGCTAGCGGTAATTATTGGGTAGGAACTTTATCGGGCGCCTCTGGCGTCAACACGGGCCAAGCCAGCAGTCAATTTCAAATGTTGCTAAGAGGCTCTTCCACTCCATTCGGACAGTTTGGGGTAGTTGGATCTCCACCGGGCACTTGGACTGGCAGCGCCTTTACAGGTACCACCATCACTGAAAGAGTTACCGCCTCAACAGTCAATTTCACTGGAACCACTGCGGGAAATATAGGCAATATCACGCTAATAGGTGATACTGATTTTCTTCTAGGACACATTAGATCTCCAAATTCTAACGCAGCAGCAGGGCTATATTTCTATGTGCTTGTTCCTCAAAGGTTCTATACTCAAGCGCAAGATACGAACCCACTAACCATGATGGTTGGCGGTAATAATTTAACAGCCGCTGTAGGTACCGACTCTCATAGCACTAGTTTTGCTATGGCCGGGTTCGATGGGACCACTAGAACTTGCCAATTAATGACTAAAAATTTCGTTGGAGATGGTGTTACCGGGACGCTGTACACTGTTGGTCCAAATTTATCAGGTCTTTTAGGAACACAAATTAGAACCGGTAAAATAATTTATTCAGACGCATTAATATCTTCAATTTCTACCGCTGGCCAATACTCTTTAGCTAGAGCCAAATTAACTAGAATAGCATTCACGAGCACCAACGTTCCCAACTTTCATTTAGTGGGTGATAATGGAGAATTTATACACGTAGGTAACGGTGTATTATGGCCCTGGGATGGATCTATAATGCCGTACAATCTTCTACCTTTAGGCACCTAAATGACAATATTTGTTTCAAGAGATTACAATGCAGCGAATACCGGATATGCTACCAGCAAATTCCATACGCCACTCTTGTATGAATTGTCTATCTTTTTGTACAGGGTCCTAGGGTATTCCATCGTAGGTAGCATGGGATGGAATCTAGATACAGTAGCAAATTCTTTAACCGTTACTGCCGCTAGTAATACTACGCCAATTCAAATTACAACCTCTACGGCCCATGGTTTAGCTAATAGGCAGTCAGTTTTTCTTGCAAGCGTAGGCGGAAATACAGCCGCAAACGGAACTTGGGTAATTGACGTAACTGGCGCCAACACATTCACACTATCAGGATCTGCTGGCAATGGAGCTTTTACTACTGGCGGTACGGTAAGCACAGGAATGTTCTATACATCTGGATTAACTACAGATGGATATGGTACTGGTATCAATTTTGGAGCGGGTGTAGAAAAAGAAGTTTCTATTCCAATACAGAAAAGAAAAGTTGTTGCAGGTGACGTTGGCAAAATGTTTGTGATGAAAAGTACTTCATTTCCAACAAAAAATTCTGGTTGCTTTAAAATTACAGCTATTAACGTTGGTAATAACACTACTATCGCTTCAGGATCTAACGGTCAATCTTTGCCACAATCTACCATCAACGTAGTATCTACTACTGGTTTCCCAACCAGTGGAACTATCTTCGTAACAACTAGCACCGGCTCATTTGCAGTTACTTACACTAATACTAACGCTACTCAATTTACAGGGTGCTCTGGCGGGTCTGGAACTATGTCCACAGGTGGAGCAGTTAGCAATCTAAATAGATATGTTCTTGATTACCGATCAACCGAAAACCCTCCAGTTGAAACTATCAATTCAATTAATTGGTGGTTGTATGAAATTGAAACAACCGCCTCCAATTTTATGTCAACTTTTGTGAATAACTCTTTTACAATTACTGGTGCAACTAATGCTAGCCCAATTGTAATTACTCCAAATCCATCTTACTCTGTTGGTCAAAAAGTTGTCATTTCTGGAATTACTGGCAACACAGCAGCTAATGGTGTTTGGACCGTGACTCCACTTACTGCTAGCACGTTTGCACTAAACGGGTCTACCGGAAATGGTACATATGGTGGTGGCGGTAGCGTTAGAATTTCTGGGTATCCAGGTGACAGCGTCACTCAGGTTAGCAGGATTACTCTTCAAAGTCCACACTCAATTGGCTGGCAAGTTAGATTAGCTGTTGAACCAACAATTTCATCTTTACCACTAGTTTCTATTACAACAGGATTTAATGCTGATGGTTATGGAGATTTTATAGTCGGTGGGTCGCACAATCATGTAGCTTTGTTTTTTGATATTGATCCTTTAGTAACTACCGCTTACGGCAACCTAATTACAGGTGGAGGTCACCCTACTACTGCCAGTCGTATTACGATGGCAGCAGAATCGTCTGGACAGTATGTTGTCGTATACACCAGAACATTAGGCGGCACTAATAATGGATTTATTATGTTTGGACTTCCAGATAGTGAACCAACACCACTACCAACTTTAAATGTAGAGAGATTATTCTGCTACGCAGGCGCCCCAAACACCGATTTCGGCGCAATTATATTAAGAACTGGAGTAACAAATAATGTAGGGTTTACCTTTAAAAATGGAATACCAGATTTTTGTGCTTTAAGTAGTTGGGCTAATTTAGATGGAACTTCAGCGACTAATCCATTATTATCTGCTAATGCTGGAGATTCTCCATTTACTGGAACAACCGAAATATTACCGGTAGAAATATGGGGAGGGATCGCTACAGAAATTGCATTAACAGCCGGTTCTAATCCACCATTTGCATATAATCAAAGATTCATGGGCCTCGCTCCTATTACAAGAAATGGTAGAACTAATTTTGGTACCTTTACTTTAAGCACAGAAGAAGTTACTACACGTACCATTACCGCTGCAACCAATGCTTCTCCCATTCAAATAACTACCGGCGTAGCTAATGCTTTAGTTACTGGTCAGGTAGTAACTATTTCTGGGGTACTAGGTAATACCGCCGCTAATGGAACCTGGGTTATTACTGTCATTAATAGCACCACTTTCACTTTAAATGGCTCTACGGGCAATGGAGTTTTTGTTGGAGCAACAACAATTGCATCTGGTTCTAACGGAGCAACACTTCCGCAAGCAACGATCAACGTTGTTTCTACTACGGGCTTTCCTACTAGCGGTTCTATTTATGTAACTACCAGTACCGGAGTTTCTTTAGTAAACTATACTGGCACTAATGCAACCCAATTTACAGGATGTACAAGCGGTACCGGCGTTATGTCAACCGGTGGTGCCGTTACTACTGGAATAGATAATGGTTGTCCACGTTTTATCCATTTACAAAACGGAATATATTTGCAGTGGAACGGCGCTAGCGGTCTAACACCATAAGGCTATAATGTCTACAATAACCGATCAAACTACAATACTTAACTCAATACACTTTGCAGGTTATACTGGCCAGGCCAGCAGTTCATGGGGCGAGCAAGATGTAACTGATTTTCTTGTAGCCAATGACAGCATACCGTTTACTTCAGTAGCAGACCTAAATACAACTATACATATTACAACTGGGTTTAATTATTATTATAAAATGCAAGGCTATAATACAAGCACTCAACGATATGAGGTCTGGCACTCGATGGGTGCACCATTGTTTGATCCTCCCAGTGGACATAGCTTAGAGAATATTACACTAGTTGCAAGCTGGATAGATCGATAATTATTTAGATACTAATTTAGTAAATTGATAAGTGTATTTCAAAAGAGCATCAACCTTTGCACTGAAAGCTACACACTTTTGTTGAACATGATCTTTCATACTAAAAGACTGAGCTTCTTGTTTGGCGTCATCTGATAACCAGAATTTTTGATACTTGCCTGGATTTTTTGCGAAAGCTGGATCATATTTAGGAACGCTAAAGAAGCGGGCCGGATCCACCTGAGTGCCGTGCTCTTTTACTTCGAAATGAAGATGGGGCCAGGTTCTTCCACCCTCTTGCGTCTTAAGTGGGTCATTTGGATTGCCGGCATTTCCAGTATTTCCAACAGTACCAATCATGGTATCTGTATCCACTTTATCGCCCTTGAAAACTTTGACTGATGCCATATGAGCATAGTAAGTGGTAACGTTGTTTCCATGGTTGATAACAGCAATATTACCACCTCTACCGTCAGTACCAACAGTAGTAACAACCCCAGGGCCAAAAGAATAGATAGGGGTTCCAGCGGGCGCGCTCATGTCTACGCCCTTATGGCCTACACGACCATCATATCTAACCATACCAGGATCAAACCCGCCTAAGTTGTGCCAGGTACCCTTAATTGGGCATTGAAAAGCACCAGGGGTGACAGGCCCGCTAGGTGCAGGATTGGCTGCGGGCGAGCTTGGTTTAGCCGATTGGGTAGCAGGACTTTTCTGCTGGAAAAGGCTTTTAACTCCGCTAAGAAGCTTCTCAATATCTGTATCTTCACCGTAGATTGCCATAGTACTATACCTAATTAACGATATGGCGGATAATTACGGCAGGACCAGCAAATAAAAGTCCCGTCATCTTGATTAGGGGACGCCATCTCATAAAACTCATGGCATTTAGGACAGCTCATTCCATCTAAAATAGAGTGAACCTTACAGATCATACTAGATTGAATAAAAATAATATCACAGTCTAGAAACTTCTTATTAATTTCCAGCCGTTTACATTGATATCTATCAGCTTTAACAGTTCCCTTCAACATAATATATGGAGGTACATATAAATAATAGCCGTATTTATCAGTAGACACAATCTCAAAAGTAGTAATACTGTCACACTCTTTATACGGGCTTACAATAGTATTCTGCTTTACGCGACAATTCACACGATCGCCCGGTTTGAGTTGCGTCATTCAAGAATGCTAAATTATTGTTAGCAATTATTGAAAATTAAGTGCCAGGTTCGTCGTAAAAGTAAACGCTCACACCCTCTTCAACTAGCTGGGTCTTCAACAGGTCAGTAATCTCTGGAACCGCATTAGTTAACAAAGTAGATACATGGACAGTAGCGTGCTCGTACTTAGCCTTCTTACAGACTTCTTTAAGGCACTTTTCTAGTCCGGCAACATCAGTCTGTTGAGACTCATCTTGGCAAAGCATATGAATGACCCAAGTGTCGCTCTGAACGGCCGTTTCATTAATTGCTCCAAGCTTATAGGCGCCAGTCTTGGTTGCATACCAGCCTCTTGCCTCTTCTCTAACCTTCTTCCACTTCTTCTCAAAAACTGGATAAAGTGGGTTGTTGTCAGGCTTGCCAGCTAGATTGTTCACGCTAAGAACAAAGCGAAGTCCAGCATTTTCTGGAGCTAGAATACTTCCCTTGATGAGCTTGGTTTTGCCTTGAGGTTGAAATCTGTTAGTCATATTATATCCTTTATATCTGGCTCTACGTAATCAATATATCAACTGTATCCTAGGTTTAGGATCTCATGACAATTTCTACCTCTAACTCTTGGATTTTCTGCTCGATATCAGGCTCCTCTAGGGATAACCAAAAGGTTTTAAATCCAAATTGTTTTGAGGCATTTAGGTTCTCTTGAAGATCATCCACATATAGACAGCCCTTAAATTCAGGATACTGAAACAAGAAGCTTTGGTAATAGACCATAGATGGCTTGCGGGCCCCTACGAAGCAGCTAAAGTGCTTGACGGCCCCTGGGAAGAACCCACCATGTTTTAACTTATCTTCCATCATAGCAGCGTGTTCCACGCCTATATTAGACAGGAGAGCTACCTGCAACCCTTGTTTTTCTCTAAGATGGTTGAGTCTATCAATCATTGGCATGCATGGCGTAACCGAAGCGTTCCATGCTTCGACTAGTTTTTTAATGATGCCCGGCGATTTGGCCCCAAACTTGTCTTTTAATTCATCTTCCATGGTGGTGTAGCCAAGGTCGTGAATTTGTTGGAATCTCTTCAAAAAACGGTGAGCTTCGGGAATGGTAACGTTGAAGGTCTCGGAGAGAGTCTCTAAAAATGGGGCAGTGGCAACATTACACAACACGTTACCAATGTCTAAACATATATATTTCTGATTCATAGATCCTCAATTCTCTCATGTAAAAATTTAACCTTCTCGTTTATAACAGTGGGTACATTTAATTTCATTAGCGGATTAAGATCCTCAAAAGATTGAAATATAGATGTACTCAAATTAAGCTTTTCTGAAATAACACTATTTAACACACACTCCGGATCGTCATGGTTGATGAACACTGCGGTGTGCTTGTTATTATAAAAAGCGTCTGCCAGGAAACTAGTCTGTCCCTCACAAACGAATAGATTAGAATTTCTAAGATTACAGAAGTACTCTGCCTCGTTCCTTATATCCTTCACTATAGGATTAGGATATGTTTCACCCAAGAATTCCATGAAACTGACCGAGTCCGGATATTGTTTTAATAGCGTTAGAATGTTTTTATTTCCCTTGAGCATTCCAGCGACTACATTATGCTGGCAAGGGATCGATGTCTTACCTACCTGATGATAGGGGCGCACCCACTCAAACTCGGGCTTAATTTCTGGAGGATTCTGACAATCTCCGAAATGACTATACAATAGATTGCAATTTGAATTATCCATGACATTAATGAGTCTCTGGATATGTTGCGAATTTTTGTTAAAAAGGTACGCATATCTCTTAAAAATACCTAGGTCATATTTATACTGATAGGTTAATGCAAAATTGATAATTGAAGAACTACATTGCCAAAGAGTCGTACCTAATACATTAGCAATGTGTGAAGTATAATACTCCATATCACTAATTATAAGATCAGGATTAAAGTATTTAACCTGCTCAAAATAGGTGACAAAATTATCATTATCTAATGATAGTAAATCTGGTTTGAAAATGTTTTTAAGACAATCCAAAGTCCAATCAATATTAATTAGTGGACTAGATTTTTGGTAAGCAGCCACCTTAACAACATAGGGCTTCCCCTCTATTGCTTTCATGAATCGAGAAAGCTGTATTTTAGCATTCTCATTCTCAGATGCTGCATACAGGATCTTCATTCTTTAATTAAATCAAGCGCTTTCTTAAATACATCAATTTGCTTCAAAAGAACGTCTTTGGTAACCTTCACGTCAGCCGCTGCTGTATGGGCTTTTTCGTTCTTAAGGCCATACTTTTTGCTTAAGTTATTCAGACTGTAGCCTTCTGCAAACTTCCCTCGGCACAAATCCATAAAGAACTCAATCTGCATGGTATCTAGCTGACGCTTGACGCTAAAAGGAAAAGAGTCTCTCGCCTTAGCTTTGATCCACATTTGTTCTAGGAAGCCAACATCGAACCCAACGTTCTGGCCAGCCAAAATTCTATTAGCTGTTGGAGCCCCATCTTCCATGGTCCAATTTTCAATCTCTACAATGAGCTTTACTGGATCGAGGTATCTTTCACGACCTTCTTTGGTCTGGTGTAAGAGGTCTTCTCGTTTATGGCCATTGATACGCAAGGAATCAGGATCGATAGCATCAGGGTTGAATGGTTTGATACACCAGGTCTTTTGCACATCATCTGTCATGCGATGCAAAGACAATTCAATCACGTCATTGATTCGGTTATCCAAACCAGTCGTTTCAACGTCCGCTACATAAATTACGTAATCCATAAATACCTCTGAGTGGTTGTCGTTCGCTCAAGATAGTCACTCAAAGAGTAATGTCAAGTCGGGTTATTTTTTAGATCTTTTGGGCTTCTTGGTTGGCGGCTTGCTATCTGCTGCTTTTTTGTCGATAAATTTTTTAAGTTCTACTCGAAAGCTATTTAATGATTTTATCCCAACTTTGGCCTGAGCTAAAATAAAATTAAAGCCTTCCACAGTTTCAAGAAATTCTCTTTCTTTCTTGGAGACCTTGGTACCCTCGATAACAAAAATAACTTTATTATCAGTCATCACTTTCCACTTTTCACCTTTGTTAGGCATCGAAACTCTTTTAACTCTAATTACTTTCTCAGCAACATCATACTCTTCATGATATAAATCAAATTCAAATTTACTAAGATTGTATTTTTGATTCTGATCCTTGAATTCTTCTGTTACTGGGGTAACTGTACTAGTCTCTGTGGGTGGTTTTGGATTGGACATGTTATTCTCATTTACATACATTATCGGCTGCGATGATTCCCATTGTAGCTGCTGATAATATACCGTGAATTCCTGCACTTTCACCAACTACAAACATTCCTTCGATTTCAGTTTCTAAATTAGAGCCGATGTTTATCTTAGGTGCCATTGGAGTGATGGTAGGAACATGGTAGTACCCCTTAGTAAGGATCTCGGGAATAGCTGTAGCTAATTCAGAAATGGTTCCCTTCAACCAATCATACTCAGGGATAATAGATATCTTACTCTTACCCGTCAAAATATGAGAGACTCTTTCCTTAATGATTCTATCATTAGATAGAACAAAAGTTAATTTACCAATTCTATCTGTTTGTTCAAAACCATTTTCAGCAAATGGTCTACTACCAATAAGCGAGAAAGATACCTTATCACTCTTCCATCTATTTTCATTAGAACGGAAAGCAGAAATAGCTAAATCCAGATGATCTTCTGGAATAACTGTACCATACCAAGAGAACGGGCCCGCCTCAACTTCTTCGCCCTTTATCAATGTGCAATTAGATTTGTTAAAGTCCTTCATTACTGAAGCGTTTATTTCAATTCTAATACCAAACTTAGCAATATCGTTATTGTCTACGATTCCAAAGCTACTATAAAGCTCTTTGGCCCATCGCCAGCCACTACGGCCAACGGCAATGATAAGTTTTTTGCAACGGTATTCTTGACCTTCGGTGACAATAACAAACAAATTCTTTTGTTTGTAGATCTTTTTAACTTCGTTGTCAAAACTGTAGGTTATGTTCTTATATTCCTCAATAAACTCGGACATGTATTTAGAGAGGGCATGGATATCCTTAGGGTAGATTTGGACATAATCATTTAAAGATACATCATAGCCTATCTTTTTTAGACGCTTTTCAGCCGCAACAGATGGCGAACGATCCTTGGTGGTCTTAAAGGTACCGACATTAGATAAAGCTTTATTAAACCAATTGTGGGCCGCCTTCGCTTTACGAGTGCCCACAAGATCAGAAACTTTATCCATATCACTAAGATACAACTTGCCGTCACTATTAGGTAAACAACCTAACCAGCCTTCTAGTTGCCTTCTACGTTTCATAGGTGGACGGCCTAAATCAAAAAGAATAGTTTTAACATTCTTATGATCTTTTGCCATCTTCATGGTGGCGAACGCGCCAGCCACACCTGCTCCAATAATACCAACGTCAAAATTACTCATGCAATATCCTAGCCAGTTAACTGTAACGGATATTATATCAGCCTGAAAATAATACTTTATACCTGAGTAATCAAATCATCAATAATATCGAAGACTGGGTCCTCAAAAGGTCTCTGATCAGCTTGAATCTTGGCTACAGCATCATCAAATTCTTTTTGAAGGTTGCCGAAGGGCCACATGAAATAGTAGAAAGAACCCTTAAATTGACTTAGGAAATCTTTCTCTTGAGAGGCTAGTAATGGTTTGAAGTTTAATTTTTTACTTAATCTATAAATGGAATATAGGGAAGTAAGATATGCTCTTTTCTCAAAATACATTCTAAAATAAGATGGAATGGGAGAAGCAAAAAGCAGAACCAATGGCAAAGCAATCTTCCAACTAACTAGAAAGAGGGGCAAGCACAAAAGAGCGAATATTTGTGGAGATAAATAAAGAGCACCAAAGAGTGGTTTACTAATCTTGTGGGCATCTTTAATATGAACTAATTCATGAAGTAGAATCACAGCAGCCGAAACGGGTCTTGTTTTAACAAATGATTCAGTTGGGAAATATACTTGAGACCCAATAGTAGTTGTATAGTTGGTCATGAAAGCTTTGTTAAAGAACAATAAAGTTCCAACTAATTTCATAAACCATGATTGGTCTTTATATTTAATTTGTAAGTCCGGGAAGTATTTTTGAGCTGCTGTTACTAAATCTTGAAATGACATTGTACCTCCCTACATATTTTTAAACGCCTTTGTCTACGATGGTCTTCTTGGTTACACCCTCAACTTTTGCGCCTTTCTTAGCGGCAGCATCAGCTTCCTTAGCAGCATCAACCATTGACTTACCAACTAACCTGGTAAATTGGGCGTCAAGTTCTTTTGCGATAGCTCCCTTAATGGCGGCCGGAGTAATGTTAAGTACCCACTGAGCACCTTTACCAGGAACAACTTCTACACCCAAAGTTACAGAAGCATTGGTGCTGGTTTTATTGAAGAAATCTGCTAGAATTTTAGCTACAGATTTGTCTCCGAAAACTTTATTACCATCCTGTTCTATTTTACCTAAAGAACCTTGAAAATTTGTTAGGGCATATCCAGTTCCGAAGAAAAAGTCTGGGGCTTCTTTAGCCTGATTTGTATCTGGAGGTGGCGCCTGACCCACTTTAGATAGCTTATTTTCAAATTTACTAGCAAGTTCAGCTATTTTCTTCAACGATTTCATATGTTACCCCTGAGTTGTGTCTTATATACTAGGAAAATAGTATATTAGTCTTTTGCCTTTAATCTAAAATTAATTGTTTCGCTACCCGGCGTAATACTTACGCGGTTGAGCGCACCATTTTCCGAGCCATCACGAGTGGTAAACCATATATATTTACCGTCATAGGCTACGCCATCTGACCAAGCTGGAACTGGTGTTAACAATTCAGCTACAATTTGATTGGTGGCCGGATCAACACGTACGACCGAATGGCCTCCGCTATATCCGCCTGTGGTCCAAACATACTGACCATCGTTAGTTACCTGTCCCTGGAAAGCATTTATATTAGTTGGGCTTAAGATGGTTATTGGGTTAGTTGGTAATGGGAAAGTGTTTGGTAGTGGGTGGAAATTATTAGGATCCCATCTCTGAACTCCATGGAATCCGTTACCTGCCCAGACACTGCCAGTCAAATCATCATAGTAAGCTTCAAAAACATATCCATTATCCGGATCGTAGGCATTGTGACTAGTAATAATAGTCCAGTCTAAATTCCCATTATTGGCATCGGTTACAGGCTGCCATCCACCACCATTGTATGTTGGATACTTACCGCTATTGTGGCTACCTAAACTGGTAACTACGGTGGTAGCATTAGTAACGCTTCTAATCTTAAAAAAGGTATTGTTATTAAATCCACCAAAAAAGGTTCCAGTAGCATTACGAATGCTGATAGTTAAACCAACATCTGCATTTGTCATTCCACTTAGGCCGCTAATTGTAACCACTTGATTATTTAGTCCGCTAACAACAATTGAAGCGCCCGTTCCTTTCCTAATATTATTTGGATCAAGTCTCATTAATGGCTCAGCATTAAATCTTGAAAGTCTAGCGACAATGCTACCATTGTTTCCATCAGTAACTGGACTAATAGTATTTGTGTTAAACAAAACAACAGTACTAGAGTTAACATATTGTGAAACAGTAAATTCGGCATTATTGTTTGCAACTGCACAATTAGTTAACAAGACACGTACACGTCCACCTACCCATCCTGGGTCGGCCCCGGTGATTCCACTAAGTGTGGCGGTGTTTCCATCGATTGTAGTCAATGAGGCAGTAGTACCAAGATCTTGTTCTTCGACAGACCAGAAGTTTTGGAAACCACCGCTACCCAACCACAAGAAACCCCCGCCAAAAGTTATATTTTCTACGTGGTGACTTAGTGGAACATTTAATAGTGGAGTTGGTTCCCCAGGGAAGGCAGACAAAGTGGCGGCAATGGATATTTTGTAGATATTTGAGAAATTTAGAGTACCACTACTGAAAGTTGCTACCCAATAATTACCTGAATTATCAAATGTAACTGATCTAACTCTTTGTCCTAATGTACAAACACCAACAACTTGTTCTGTAGTAGCATCTACTAGAACAATTTTATTGCTATCATGACCACAGGCATAAATAATTCCATTATGATTTCTAATTTCACGAATTTTACTTAATCCATAAGAAGAAAGATTAATGACTCGTGAACATCCTGGACATGGTTGAACATTTTCGTCAGTAACAATTTTGAAGATGCTTCCAATTCCAGCATCACTTGCCCATAGATGGGTACCATCGTATGTTAATGAAACTGGTTCATTAAATGGAGGAGGATAATAGGTTAGAACTTCTTCAGAACCAACTGTTGTATCCACCTTAAACACACTTGGATAGGCTCCATTACGGGCGCAGGCCCAGATGTTAGTTCCATCATAAGTAATACCGCCAGTACCACCAGAAGAAACGGTAAAGAATGGGCCAGTAGATGTGTTTGTATTAGGATCAATCTTATATAAGAATGATTGGCCATGAAAATTAATATCTGTCACCCATAGATAGGTTCCGTCATCCCACATTTCTGCCGTACCATTAGCTGGATTTCCAAGATCTATTACTATTGGGTCTGATGGAAAAGTAGCAGGATCATATCTAAATACTTTCCTACCATAAGTGCTTGCCCAAACGCTACCAAATGCAAAATGTACTCCCCAAATATTAGCATTTTGATTGTTAACATGCGTTGTCCATGTTCCAACATTTGGACTAAACACATCTATGTCTAATCTAAAAATAGGTGACGCTGGTATTCCGTTTTGAGCGCCACCACTGGCCCACAAATAGCCTGCGCCATATGTTAATGTTTCTAAATGGCACTGAGATATAAACCCATTGGCAGGTGCAGGATATTCTGGTTGCCCGCTAAACAGAGGTTTAATAGAGCTAGAAAATCCACCATTAGCACCAGTTTTAATGGCAAACACTTCTCCAGTTGTATGTCCATAAGCCCATTGAACCTTTCCAGTTTCACCAGGATTATTAACGCTAGAGACTTGATAAACAGTATCAGTTAATGGATCGATAAATGCAACCAAGCCACTATCCATACAGGAAACAATAATTCCATTATTTGGACTCATGGTAACATGACGAGCATTGGTAATTGGTCCGGCTAAAACCTTTCCACCACTTGTATAAAATCCATTTCCTGTTGAAGAGTCCAATGTAAACGAAGTGGTATCAACAACAGTAATGGACCAAGTTCCGTTAGCCGCAGTATTTCCGCTAACAGCAGAAACATTGACTTGGTCACCAGTAGTAAGTCCGTGCGCCCCGGCAACAGTAATTTTAATTGGTGACTCAAAAGTTGCATCTCTTACTTGTAAAGAAACTCTACCATATTGAGATAAATCAAAAGTTTTAACAACAATTGGCGCCTCAGCAAAGGGATCAATTTTTGTTAAAATAGGGCTATCTTTGTCCGTAACCCATAGATAGGTTCCATCAAATGCTATGCTGTTAGGTTGGGAGAACGGAGTTGCTGGACATGAATTTCCGCCACCGCCGCCTCCACCAATTCCTGCAACTTCTAACCACTCTCTCAAAAGAGACCATTGAATAGTCTTGCCATTTTCTCCACTAACTTGAGTTTCAATAGCAGAACCATTGGCAACTAATTGAGCAGTCCAGGTAAGAGCATCTAGGGTAGCTGACTGATCAACTACCGTTGGTTCTTTGATAGCAATTAATTGATTGCCGCTACGAACCCAAACACCTTTAAGTAAGAACCAGGCAGCGCCACCCGCGCCATCAGTGGCGCCAATTTCAGACATAACCCTAATCAATTGAGTATCTTCTGGAGTTACTGAATTCATTACTTTAGCAACGTTGTCGGTAGTAGTCGTTCCAATACGTTGGGCATCAGTAGCTGGAAGATCAAAACCTTCTGTGGCTTGACCGCCAGTAAAGGCCAATTCAGTTCCAAAAACTGTGAAAGATGGATAAGTAGATTGTTTGACTACTGGATTTGGATAATATCCGTCCAAGTCTCCGCCTGCTGGTCCAGTTGGCCCACCACCACCTCCGCTTACTGTTCCAGGGGCCCAAGAAGAGCCTCCCCAGACAAGCGCTTGGCCTGTAGTTGGAGCTGTAGAAGCAACTGGCCTTCCCTGAATTCCGATAACAGTTTGAATGGCTGGGCTACCGGAAAGATCTCCGCCAAAAGTAATTACGGCTGATGGTCCTGGTGCAGGTGCCCACGCAATACCGTTCCAAACAAGAACTTCTCCCGGAATAGGGGCCGCAGAAGAAACTGGTCTACCCTGAATTCCGACAACTAAAGGCTCTTCTAAAGTGCCACCTAGATCTTTATCTAATTCAATTACTTGTAAATTACCAAGAATACCTTCTAGGGTATCTAAGCGCGCCCTAACAGTGGCATAGGTAGCACTTGGCTTTACACCTAATTCATTTTCAATTGTTATAATTGCTTCAATTAGATCATTAACAATTGCTGCTTTAACTGGTGTTACTAAATCAACCGCACGAGGTAAAGTAGAATTAGTGTCTATCTGGGAAGGATATTTGGTTGTCATTCAAAGCCTTTATATACTGATCCATTTGGTTCCGTTGTAGACAACAGTAAGTGTTCCGTAGTTTGTACTGATTGTAGCTGTTGCGGCGGCATCAATATTATTTCCATTTCCTGAAACTGTAATATTGTTAGCTGTGGCGCCACCATTGGCATCTTTAATTGTATATATATCTCCAGTGGTTGGGCTGGCTGGTAGATTTACCGTAAATGGAGCAGCAAATGTTCCAATAGAAACAACTTCGTCTGTAGTAAGCACAGTATATGGCGAAGAAGTAGTGGTAGTTACTTTAATTCTTCTACCCACACTCGTAACAAACTTAGAAGAAGTTAGATTGCTAAGAGTAGCAGTTCCAACTACAAAGTTAAGGCCCGTGTTACCCTGTAGATTAAGCGTGCCGGCATTATTAAAAATAACAGCCTGGTTAGCAGCGCTAGTTACGGAGCCAGCAGAAACAGTAGTTAGATTGATAAGCGCTCCGGTCAAACCAGCTTGTGCAGCAGAAGAGGTGTTGTTAGTTGCGTTATCGCCGATAGCCCAAGCACCCGACTGCCAAATACGGCCAGTGGTAACTCTGTTAGTTCCATCGCCCAATACGCTAGATAGGATTAATCCGGAAGTTGCACTACCAGTTTGTTCCACAACTCCGTTGTTTTGCCATGCAGTAATGGCAGTAGTTGGTCCACCAGCCACAATCTTTAGTCCAGAGTTAGCAGTAGTTCCAGCGTTGTTGTTAGAAACGTGGACGGTTGCATTGGCGGCCGTACCAGTTGTATTAAAGATATTTAGGTTATTAGCGCTGCTGTTAGCGTAGTTGCTGACAGTGGCAATAGGATAAGAAGTTCCTTCAACAGTTGCGGCAGTGGTAGCCAATGGACCATCTCTGAAAGTTCTGTTGCCATCGAAATAGCCAGCAATAGTGGCTCCAACGTCAAATCTAACATCGGCATTACCTTGAAGGTGCGCTGAACCGTTGACGTTGAACAACAACATCTGATTGGCGGCGCTCGTCATAGAACCACCAGTAGTAGTGCTGATGTTTAGTAGTGGGCCAGTCAATCCTGCTTGGGCTAATGTAGATGTATTGTTAGTTGCGGTATCACCAAGAGCCAAAGCGCCAGATCTGTAGAGTCTTTCCATAACTCCAAATCCAGTTCCATCTCCTGCTGATTGTGAGAACACAATAGAAGAGCCTGCTGCGCCAGTGTGCTCAATAGCTGAATTTCCTTGGTATTGTGTAACTGGGAATGTGGCACCTGCTCCAAATAGTGTTAGACCTACGGTCGCACTTCCACCGGCAGAGGTGTTGGCTACTTTTAGATATCCAGTTTCGGCAGCAGCATTAGTGATGAAAACACCACCCATGCTGGTAGCATTGGAAAATCCATAAACATAATCTTGTGCGGTTGGACGGCTAGCTCCGTACAATGTTGCAGTAGAGGTAGCGCTAGGACCAACTCTAAATCTACTGCTGCTATCGAAATAACCGGCTAAGTTAGCAGCAATATCAAATCTAACATCTGTATGACCCTGAAGGTGAGCGGCTCCGTTGACGTTAAATAGTAACGCTTGGTTAGCAGTACTGGTCATAACGCCGCCAGTAGTGGTACTGATGTTTAATAATGGACCAGTCAATCCTGCTTGAGCTTCAGCGGAGGTGTCGTTATTAGTGGCCTCTCCAATAGTCCATGGCCCAACTCTATACATTCTTCCTAGATTGAAAAAGCTGGTACCATCAGGTAATGTAGATCCAAAAATCATACAAGAGGTTGCAGATCCAACCTGACTAAATAATGAGTTTCCAGCTAATGTGGCAGGAGAAGCAGAAGGACCATACCCTAAAATTCTTATGCCTGTTGTACCGGCTGCTCCACCAGATGTATTAAATAAATCTAAGTAAGCTGCGCCCGTTGACAAACCAGAATAAACGCCAGCCTGCGCAAAGTTGGATGTATTGTTAATATACAATCCTGTATTTGCATCTGGTACAACCTGTGAAGTTGTAACGGTGACGCTAGTAGAAGCATTTGGACCTGTTCTAAATGCCCTGTTATTATCGAAGTAACCAGCTAAGGTGGATCCAACATCAAATCTAACGTCTGTATTTCCCTGAATATGGTGAGAGCCGGCAACGTTGAAATTCAGTGCTTGATTAGCCGCACTTGTCATAGTGCCGCCAGTGGTTGGACTGATATTAAGCACTGGCCCAGTTAACCCGGCCTGAGCTAACGTAGATGTATTATTGTTTGCAGCACTACCAATGTTTACTGCACCCGATCTATAAAATTTAGCAGGGGTTGAACGGCCAGTTCCATCTCCTAACAAACTGGAAATAACAAGAGCAGATGTAGCTGAACCTACATGCTCAACCACTCCGTTACTAATCCATTCAGTATTACCGTTAGAGGCGCCGGCTCCAATCAATCTCAATCCAGTAGTAAGAGAAGCTCCAGCAGAGGTATTTAGAATTAGAACTTGCCCTTCAGATGCTGCTGCACCAGAAGCACTAATAATAGTGTTAAATCCTGAAGCATTGTAAGCATAAATTCCATTGCCAGGTTCGTTTAAAGATCCGCCAAAAGTAGAAATATTAGTTGAAGCACTTAGTCCGGCCCTTAATACTCTATTAGAGTCGAAGTAACCAGCAAGATTAGTGCCAACATCAAATCTAACATCTGTACCGCCTTGAATATGATGAGAGCCGGCAATGTTAAAATTAAGCGCTTGAGTAGCTACGCTGGTGAATGAACCAGTAGCGGGGCTAAGATTGATGACTGCACCAGTCAAACCAGCTTGAGCTTCGGCAGAAGTATCATTGATGGCATTGTCTCCAATGGCCCAAGCACCTGACTGGTAAATTCTGCCAGTTGTACCCCTACCAGTGCCGTCTCCTACAAGTTTAGAAAAGACCAAAGCAGAGGTGGCGGCGCCTGCTTGCTCTAGGACGCCATTTCCCTGAAATTGGGTAACCGCTTCAGTTGGTCCACCGGCGATCATTCTTAATGAAATGGTAGCGCTTGCACCGCTTGCTGTATTAGCAGCTTCAAACATGGCTCTATTGGCCGAAGCACTAGAGAATACTCGAATAGCGTTTCCAAAAGATGAAGAGCTAAATGAATATAAAGAATCATTTACACTACCGGCTTGGTTAAACGAAGGGTGTACTAGGGTACCATAAATGGTAGCACTAGAAGTAGAGTTAACTCCAATTTTTAATATTCCGTTAGGATCAAAAGACCCGGCCGTGGTATTGCCATTTAGAAATTGAACCGAACCTCCAACCGAACCCGTACCGCTTTGTAGGATAAGATTTCCTCCAACGCCAACAGCTCCTTGTGATTTTAGGGTCAGGGGTTGGCCTGAGGCATTAGCCGTAGAGGCTTGCCCAATGGTTGGGTTGGTAGCTCCAGTAGCAAAATTAACAACATTGGAAACGCCAGTTAAACCAATAACTGACATCGGGCCAGGATAAATACCTGAAATGTCGCCGGTTGCAGACGCGCCTACGCCAATACCAGGCGATCCCTGAAGTCCGGTTGGACCTTGGGGTCCGGCTGAACCAGTAGCGCCCACAATTTCTACATCATGGTCTAGGATGTACTTAGTCCCATCCCATCTCAAATATCCTGGTGTTAAAATGCTAGACATATATCCCCTTGAAGTAAAACTCAAAGGAATACCAAAATTTTAGTATATTCTAGCTTTTATGCAGGGTTAAGACGGCGTCAATTAACCTAATTCTTTCCTGCATATTATCTATATTAATCTGAAAATACCTCAGGTTCCACATTTCTAACATAAACTTGACCATAGAATCAATGGAAATGACACCGTCCCAATTTATAGATTCTCGGACCCCGTCTGCCTTGAGGGTGGCCTTGGACGGTCGAACGAAGAATATAAATGAATCTGGAGACTGCAATTTGGTAATATAGTCGGGTAGCTCCCCGGACTTCATTAGGGCAGAAAGAATGCGAGCATGTTGGGCGGCATAGGCCAAACAATCAAAACTTCTATCTGAGACAAAATCCCTGTATTTTGACTCTTCGTCTAGCTGACGTTGGAAAATAGCAGTCTGATAGTCATCAACCAAATTCATGTCGTATCGTAGGGAATCCAGGTGCAATTCCTTTTCTGATAAAACAGCTCTGGCCACTTCAGTAATCATGGGTAATTTATATTTTTCGGAAACATAGCGGGCGCAGGTAGTCTTACCAGTACTATGCGCTCCAACAAAATACACTTTCATAGGAATGCCTTCATTTTAATGAATCTTTCAAATTTATTAATTAGTTCATCTTCAGTATTGCGGAACGTTACCACATAACACTTAGGGCCATGATAGGGGTTACCCTTTTCAATTTGAAAAGCATAGGTATTGGGATCGTCAAAACCGTATTCACGACCATCAACTCTCAACCTAATACAAGATCCCTTTTGAACGTTAGCGAATTTGTCGACAAAATGATAAATGTTAAATGAATCAAAGAATTTCCGAGCAATCTCAAACCCGTAAGGAGCCAGCATCTTCTCAATTCGCTGGGAGACTTCCATCACAACACCTCAGACATCAATTGCTTAAATTGCTCAGTAGTAATCTCAACCGTGTTAATAATGCGTTTGAGGGGATTTTGGTAATCCTTGGCCGAGATAGAAATAATTATCTTTCCTGGATTATCAGAACGACGACACTCAATGTAGCTTTTATCTTCAAATTCCACTTTCATCGACAAGTCCTTAAACTGGCAACAAGCCTACACGAATCAAAATCTGGGAACTGATCATCTAAGTACTCAGTCTCTTCAAGAATTAAAGCTTCTTTAATAGATCCTGGAGGGTGCTCATCTATTCTACGATTAAGAGAGCTTAAAGCATCTTCGAAGGTGTCATGCTCTCTAGCAACCTGATTGTCTTTTGTCTTAAGTAATCCGATAAACATTACAAACCACTCCTATCAGTAATGATTTCTACACGATCCTCATGAACGTAAATTGAATGCTCAAAATGGGCCCCAAGATCATCCGTTACCACAGTCCACCCATCACTTAAAACCTTGGTGTTGGTAGAACCAATAACTAACATGGGCTCAATTGCAATTGCTAGTCCGGGTTGGATTCTAATACCTTCCTCTGGGTCAGCCTTATTAGCTATGAAGGGTGATGCGTGCGGAATATTCCAATCTAACCCGTGGCCACCATAATTATTGATGACCCCAAAGTTTTTACCTTTAGAGTATCTATAGATGGCGTTACCAATGGCACCAATTTTCTTTCCTACAGCTACTGCCTCAATACCTTTCATTAAAGCTTCTTCGGTTGCTTTAACCAATTCTACATGTCGCTCAGATTTGGGCTGACCGAAAATACAAGTGATGGCAGTGTCGGCAATAGCACCCTCATAAGTGACCCCTAAGTCAAATGAGACTAAGTCTCCATGATCAAGTACGGTATCATCTGGGATACCATGAACCAATTGTTTGTTCACAGAAATACAAACGGCCGCTGGAAAGCCTTTATAACCTTTGAAGGTTGGCGTCCCACCGGCCTCTAGAATGTATTGTTCTGCTACCTGACTGAGAGTGTTAGTAGAATGAAATGTATTTCCCTCGACTAATCTTTGAAGTAACAAAAGAGTTTGAGCAGCAATCTTACCAGCCACCCTTTGCTTTTCTAACCAATCTTGATCCTTGAGCTTAACCAAATTGTTAGAGGCAAATGGATTCTTATCTGTCATTCTCATTTTACTTACCCTTAATGAGGAATTATAGTTTGTGTCGAATTCCGGATTTAATATCAGTTAAACGGGCTACATCTTGTATAGCCTTTTTTACATCCTGATATTCAATGTAATCTTTGAACTCATCGCTTTGCAACAAACCAACAATCTTTCTATCGATCATTAGAAGTGCCCCGTTCATATAATTAACGGTTGCTCTATCAATAGCAGGATTAGCAGTTGAATTAACTACATACTGCCTGATAGTAATGAGATCAACTAATTCTTTTAAATCCATTATTGGCTCGGTGGCTGTTGAACGGCACCATCCTTGATGATGTCTCCAGCCTCGCTAATTGCATCACGCTCAGTTAGGCCGTACTTCATGTATAGCTGAAGAACAACATACTTATAGGCAAGTTCAGCATTTTCGTTATTGGCCAAGGCGGTCTTAGCTTCTGCCAAAGCGGTTTGTCTCTTGGACTTAGCTAACTCCAAAGCCATTCTATCTACATCTAATAGCTTAGCTGATGGAGCTGGAGGCGCTGGGACTTCGACAGCTACTGGTGCACTAACTTCTTTAACTTCCTTAAGTTCTTTAACTTTGCTCATAGAAACTCCTTACAAAATTTCGGCTGCTTTAGAGGCTAGCTTACTGCGCTCGCCCTGGGTAAAGGTAATATGACCTGCCAGTTCTGAGTCTTTAAATTTTTCAATTACATGCGTTAATCCGTTACTGGTTGCATCCAATAAAGAATTGTCGATTTGCTCTATATCACCAGTCAAGATAATTTTAGTGTTTTCACCAGCACGAGTTAGGATGGTTTTAACCTCTTCTTTTGATAGGTTCTGGCATTCGTCAATTAGAATAATTGCATTTGGAATACTTCTACCTCTAATATAGGTAATAGCTTCCATTTCAATTCGTCCCTTCTTTTGGAACATTTCTAAATCACGTTTCCAGTCTCCACCTACTTTGTTACCAAATAGGAGTTCAAAATTATCCATAATAGCTTGGAACCATGGGGCTAGCTTCTCTTCCATTGTTCCTGGAAGATATCCAATATCATTTCCTACTGGTTGAATTGGTCTATAGATAATGAATTTCTCATATTCTCTTTTACTGATAACTAGTTCAAGAGCAGCAGCTAATACAATTAAACTCTTACCGGTTCCAGCTCGACCAATTAAAGTAACCAAGTCAACATTCTTATCCATGATAAGGTCCATAGCAAAAGCCTGTTCCTTGTTACGGCTTGAGATACCCCAAGGGTAAACTTTTCTAAGCAGCTTCAATTTATCAGGGGCGACCAAACGTCCCATAGCTACACCATTACCACCAGAGTCTTCAAACAAAACACATTCATTTGGGTTAAGCTTGAATCCGTAGCCTCTTGGGTCTATGTAGCCAAGTTGTAGTAAATCAAGACCAGCCTCTTCATGTTCAATAACTTGAAGACCAGCATATAGGTCGCTAAGGGAATAGCGCTGACCATCATGTGGAGCGGCATCCATACCCCTAGACTTGGCTTTAACACGCAGATTGATGTCATTGCTAACTAGCGTAACGTCATGATCTGGGTGTTCTTGCCAGTTAGCAAGGGCACAGCCTAGAATTTGAGTATCACCATATTCTGGATCACCAAACCCTGCATAAGCTGGTTCGCTCATATCACGATAGGTAGCGTCAATCTTTACTAGTGTATCATTATCTACAACTACGCCTGTAGTAATATCTAGTTTATCGCTAAGCTCGTCTAACAATCTAACACATACTCTAGCATTTCGGCCGGCTTCACCAGATTGCTTCTTTAATTTATCTAATTCATTAAGAACGGCAATTGGAATAACTACATCACTATTTGGAAACTGTTTCCAGGCACATGGGTCATAAATTAAAGTAGATGTGTCGAATACGTAGGTTTTTCTCATTCTGTCTCTTGTTCTGCTTCTTCGAAAAGGGACCAACAATTAACTTCCATTTCAAGGTACAATTGTTTCCTTGGATCTAATTCACGTAGATCCCTTTTGAGTTTATAGGTACACTTAAACCACTCGGCCACTTTTTCGTTTTCCACATACACTTGCATATGGCCGTCCAAGTCATCTATAACCTGGACACTGTAAGTAGCTAGGATGTTTCTCAATTTTATTCTTTGTTCAACAGATAAGGGCTCATCCGAAGGCCAAAATTCTTGAATGGGCACACCCATTAGCTCAAGAATATTACGTAGAAAACGAGTTTTTTCCTCATCCTCCACTCGCCTGGTGTTCTCACTGTGATTGAGAAGTATTGTGGCTTTCATTTCCAAATTAATGCTACTTAATTAGTAATTAGCATTTGCTCCAACCACAACTTACGCATTTAATGCACTTTTCCTCGTAAATAAAAGAATTTATTGGATTAGGACATTCTGGATTAGGGCATTTCCTTTCCATAGTTGTTTTAGTTCCATCTTGAATATATTGCTTTAAAACCCTGGCGACTACTTTAGAAAAAGAAGTAACATCAGAATGTTTGTCTTTAAGTAATTGTTCGGCTACATATTGAACCGGAGTCCCATGACGCAAGGCCAAAGAAATAGTACGGGTGAATGCGCCAAAGTTTGCGTTCTCGAAAACATTAGCAATATCTTTGATGGTCATTTCATCTTCACCTTCACCAATTTTTAAATTATAAGTGGTAAGGCCGTCTACTTTTCCATTCTTAGCAATTTTACCCATCTTGAATTTATTTGGAATATCTACGTACTTGGATAGTCCACCGAAGACTTCATATGGTTTGCCATTGAACATACCCACAAAGATAGTCCAAGCTTCACCATTAATTTTGACCTTTTTAATTTCGCAAGGAAGTTCAGTGGGACGTTTGGGCGCCATGACAATTTCAATCTCAGCAGGGCGGCCGTCTTCAGTGCTCTTCTTTTTTGATTCGCTTGAACTAATCAATACACCGTCACGACATTTATCACGATAAACGGTAAAGCCCTTGCAGCCTGATTCCCATGCTCTCATGTAAACCTGAGAGACCATGTCTTTGGTTGCATCTTCTGGCAAATTACACGTCTTGCTAATACTATGATCAATAGACTTTTGTGCAGCAGCCTGAATATCAACTGAGGCTACCCAATCAATTTCACCAGATGTAGCTCCCCAATATGGAGAAAGCTTTAAATCAGTTTCACCAGTTGCATCCATCCATCTCTTGACGCCATGATGGTAAACAGTAAACTCTTGCCAGGAATCTCCCATTGCATCAACAAAGTCAACGCGAGCATTCTTGTCAGATGGATTGTGCTTCTTACGACGAACATACGAAAGCATGAAGACTGGCTCAATGCCGGAAGTAGTTTGAGTCAATGCAGAAACTGATCCTGCTGGAGCAGTGGTAGTATTGGCAATGTTTCTTCTGCCATGCTTCTTCCACATCCGCTTGACTTCATTACCACAATCTTCAAAAATACTATTGAGGTATTCATGATCTTTTTCTAGCTTGTAATCGAAGATGGGAAAGGCACCGCGTTCTTTGGCCATAATGCAAGAAGACGTGTGAGAGCCAACGGCCAACGCACGATAGATCTTATAGGTCATTCCAATAGACTCTTTAGAACCATACTTAATTCCAAGCATAGCAAGAGTGTCGCCTAAGGCAGTAATACCAAGGCCGGTTCTACGACCACTGATATTCATTTCACGAATCTTAGTCCATAGATTAATCTCTACCCGCTTAGCTTCGATTGGCTCGGGGTCGGCCTCAATCTTGGCCATAATTCTATCAATGCACTCTAGCTCTAAATCGATGATGTCATCCATTAGCCTCTGAGCTATGATGGTATGCTCGGAGAATTTCTTAAAATCAAATGAAGCCTTCTTGGTAAATGGTTCTTTGACATAAGATGAGAGATTCAAAACCAATAGGCGGCAAGCATCGTAGGCTGGAAGAACAATCTCCCCACATGGATTTGTAGAAATTGATTTGTGACCAAATGCAGCATAGATATCAGAAGGGGTTTGGCTGCGCACAGTATCCCAAAAGAGAAGTCCTGGTTCAGCAGATGCCCAAGCAGATTCAATGATTTGATCCCAAATAGCTTTTGCATTAACTCTTTTCGTGACCTTCGCCTCAGCGGGAGGCTTATCAACTGGCCAGCGTAGATCATAGTCTGCGCCCTTTTTAACTGCCTTCATAAACTCATCGCTAAGCTTGAGGGATATGTTTGCTCCAGTAACTTTCTTTAGGTCACGTTTAATATTGATGAAGGTTTCTACTTCGGGATGATTCGCATCAATGGTTTGCATTTCTGCACCTCTACGACCATTCTGAGCTACTTCACGACAAGTATTACTAAATCGTTCCATGAAAACAGCAATGCCGTCAGTAGTCCTGGCGGCATTATTAGTAAGTACGTCTTTAGGTCGGATACCAGAGATATCAAGGCCGCAGCCTCCACGACGCTTCATGATTTGGGCAAGTTCTTGATCAGCAAGCATGATTCCACCGTAGGAGTCTAGCTTATCTGTATGAACGCCTTGAATGACAAAGCAATTGGAGAGACTTTGAAGTTGGTATTTATTCCCAATAGCAGACATAGGGCTGCCTTGCGGAACAATAAACCGAAAACGATCAATCAGGGAAAAGATCGTTTCCTCACTTAGTGGATTGGGATACTTTGCCTCAATGCGGGCAAATTCCTTTGCCAAACGATGATGCATATCTGTCGGAGTTAACTCCAAGAATACACCCTTCGAGTCCTGCAAAGCATATTTGTCAACAAAAACTTTTGCTGCAAATTCGTCACCTTGAAAATACTCTGTTGATGCTTCTAAAACCTGAGAATAAGTGTATCCCTGCATAATTCGTCCTTTACGAGAATTAAGTTAATAAATCCGTTAGAAACCACTACATACGATAGTGGTTATATTTTGATGTTCTCTTTCATAGTGGAAAGAGCGCTGTTGATAGTCTTAATACAGCTTAATCGCGATATGCTGAGTTTCTTACATATCTTGTTGATGGACATTGGCTTGTCGCCGTCAAATCCAAATGCTAGATTGATTACTTCTTTTTGTTCCTTAGAAAGAAGTGACACTGCATCATAGATTGCTTGGGTAGATTGAACTTCCTCAAGCTCCTTATCTGGGCAGTATCTCTCTTCAATTAGCAAAGGCATAACAGACTCCTTGTGTGGAGTGTTATTCTTAGCAACCTTCAATGGATATCTAATGGTGGTGTGTAGATTGGCACTTCGAGAAATGCGAGTGTCAATATACTTGTGTGCCCACCAAAAGAAAGATCCCTTCTTTGGGTTGTAGTTATTCATTGCCTTCACTAAGGCTTCGAATCCCTCTTGATTCAAATCATCGTAATTGCTGAAAGCCTTGTAACGACCAGTCTTCATGGTTACCAAATAACGGAATTTCTCCATGCAAATCTTTTCGTGCTTCTTCAACTCGGTGGTGATCTTTGGATCCCCAGACTCTTTTACTTGTCCTCTGAGGTCGATCAATTTGGTCATAAGGTCTTGCGCTTCTTGTTCTGTCAACATGCTTTTTCTCACTTAAAGTCGAAAGTATTTACAATACTGTATTATTGATACGATGACACAAATATAGATTCATAACAATGCAAAGCAGTGAATTCATTTACCGTTTTCTTCTTCTAAAAGTTCGATTACAGACTCGATTGTGGACTTCATAATCTCTTCGTCATCTAAAGTGAGAACGAATTTCAACAACTCAACCACTTGGATGAGTTTCTGTTTTCGACCATCGTTACTTTTAGTTTTTTTCGGCATGGCATCAACTGTAATTGTCGCGGGCCCAACCAGACCCCTGAAGAATAAAGCCGCCGCCACCTGAAATGAGTCTAGTCACTTTTTGTGGTTCTTTGCCTTCTTCTTGGCACTTAGGGCATTCTTCTAATTGCTCTTTTATGGAGTGCACTTCCTCAAATTCTCCGTGCACTTCACATCGATAGGTGTAGGTTGGCATAATTATCCTTAATTAATGCTATAGGAATTAAGTAATGTAAATTCTCTTTTTATGCTGTCAATTTCTGTGCCAACTTTTGTAATTTCTTCTCTAATCTTTTTAATTTGAGAAAGTTTTTCATTTGATGACATTTTTTGGTCAGCCTCAATTTGACTAATTTGAGAAAGAAGAACCTTTAGGGTGTGGTTAGCTATTAGTAGCCTTGCGTTTAAAGTAGCTTCACTCATCTACGTTTCTCGCGCTTCTGCTTATCCATTCTAGTTTGCAAGTCTTGATACTTCTGCTCTCCCAACAAATTGGCATAGACTTTTTCTTTGGCAGCAGCATCTTTCTTTAGCTTATTAGCGTCAGACTTGACCTTATCAATCAGGTCTTGACCAGTTAGTTCTACGACGCCTTTACCGCCTAAAGAAATTAATCTGGTAACAGTCTCAGCCTGACATTCTGGGCAAGCCTTAGGAGGATCTACTTTGATGGAGTAGCTATCTTCCCATTCATGCTTACAGGTGTCACAACGATGTTCGTAAGTTGGCATTTCCTTTTCCTTATTCTAGAAACCTTGCAAAGTGAATTTTTAGAATTACCAGTTCCAGAATACAAGGATAAAGCTCCGCCACAACTTGCGTTCCCGGTAGCTCCCTGAGCCTGGACTGTTAGTATATCTTGACGTTGGCAGATCTGACCACTAGATGTAATTATAATAAAATCGTGGTTCATTTACTGGCCTCTACTAAAGATTTATCAATTAGTCGATATTCTATATCTTTAGTCCAATTCTTTTTGAGATCTTGTTTATATTTTTCATCTGTTACTTCGAAGACAATATACAGTTTTCCCGTCTTTTCCTCGTATTCAATTCTAACAGCTTCGGCAACTACTTTGTCCTGCATTTTGGCCCCTATTATATGTCTAATAATTCAATCTTTGCCGAAATATCGTCAGGATCTCTCATTTCAAAAGTAGTAGGGTCTTCTTCAACTTTTTCGTCAATTAGGGTACCAGCAGCCAGATTTTTGATGAGCTTACCCTTACCCAATTCACCGTCACGGTTTTTGATAAGGTGGTAAAACATATCAGGGTAGGACTTCTCATTGGGACGGGTTTCAATCTGAATACCAATGTTAGCATTCTGCATAATTAGAGCGGAACGACCAATACGGTGAAGACCAATCTTATCCTCAGCATCTTTGCCACCCTTACCACGATTCAACTGAATAGCGCTCAGAACGATAAGACCATGAACACGAGCGAACTCGTGGATCTTCTCCGCAATCTTACCCAGCTTCAACCAGTCGTCCATTTCCGGACCTTCGTAACTCATAAGACCAAGATAGTCGATAACGATAATCTTAGGATCATAATGAGCCTTAGCTTCCTCAAAAATAAGCTCCATGCTTTCCATGGTAGCTCCACGAGGAATATCTACAATCTCAAACTGGTGAGGATAGTTTTTGATAAACCTAAGCGACTTCTTTAGCTTCTCTGCCTCATCAACATTCAAAGAGGCATTTCTAATCTTCTTGGAAGGATTACCAGACAGTCTAGATAATACGCGATTCAAACATGGTTTGAATGGCATTTCCAAAGAGAAATACAAGACACTTTGACCGGGACCAAAATTATCGGTCATATCAAGAGTGTTGTTTTGTAACCACATCTGAACGGCCATGTTCATAAGCAACATGGACTTACCAGCTCCAGACTCACCGCCAATAAGAATCAATTCTCCTGGTCGACAACCATCAGTGACGTTATCAAAATAGGAGTAGCCAGTGCGGATACCCTGATCGAAATGAGGGTCTTCCATCTTAGCATTATATTCATCCCTAAAAATGGGAATGGCTTCTTTTAGCGTCTTTCTCTCATAAGCCTTAACTTGATTGAGAGACTTAATAGACTGAACCGTCTTCTGCATTTCTCCGATGGCTTTGGTTACATCCATCGAACCGGGTTCAAACTTCGTTAGGGTGTCTCTAATGGAAGAGATTTGCTTTTCAGCGAAGCGCTTCTTGATTAACTCTAGGTCGTGCTTATATTCTCGATCATTATAGTTGACGGTATCAAGCTGACCCCAAACCTTTTTGACGTAATCAATTAGTTTGTCATTGCCACCTTTAGATAGCTTCTCTACCATTACTCTTTGAGTAGGTAGTTCTTTATAAGTCCTGATGTAACCTACGGCTAAATTAGCGAAGTTCCAGGTTTCAGTGGAGAAAAGTTTAGTGTCACACTCATTGGCAAAATCAAGCGCGTGCTTCTTATTGGTAACCAGGGTCTTTAGGATAACTAAATCTAGATCGTTGCTCATTAAGCCCTTTCCTTTCTAAAGTCTTTACCTGGCGCTACCGAAAATACTTTCAAGTAACCCTTCATTAAGGAATCAATACTAGCCTTGAGTGGGCCGCTGAAACTTTCAATTGGGTTGGGACTGTTCGTTCCCATTAAGGTGGGAAGTTTGTTTTGACTTCTAGTTCTAAAGACACTCTCTAAGCTACGAGCATACAAGTCAGCCGCATTCTCAGATGGCATGAAGCGTGGATCGAATTCATCAATAGCTAGAAAATCAACCAACGCCAACTCACGACGGGCCAAGAACTTATCTTCCCCGCCACCTTGCGTCAGGACACTAACTATATCGCTCAATGTCGTATATAGACAGGTAAAGCCCTTTTGACTTGCTTTCTTTAAAATGCAGGTTATTGTCATGGTTTTTCCAAGGCCATGGCCACCAGCGAAACAAATGGAAGATCCAGTAATGTAGGAGTTTTTAATGTCCTGAGTATACTCGCTGTACTTAGCTAGTAACCTAGAGTCGCCCTTAAAATCCCTTTCCATTTTGAGAGTCCAGTACTCAATTGGAATATTGCTCTCTGCATATCGATTGATAGCAATCAATTTAACATGTTTGTTTTCCAAGGGCTCTTCACTCTGCTCAATAGAAGAGAGAGCTTCCTTCAGCTTACGAGGAGGGATGTTATTAAGTGCGCGGCTTCTTACCAAGTCCTGGGTATCCATATTGAACCTTTCCTGGCCCTGGAATGCTAGGGCGATGTTCTTTTAGTTTTTCAGCGATTATTTTTCGCTCTTGCTTGGCATACTCAATTCGGAGCTGAGCCAGACTTTTAAGCTCATCTGGTTTCTCATAATCTACTGGAGGATTATCAAAACTACTTGCGAAGTTTTTTACATCTTCTTCACTAGGAAGATCTTCCCCTTCGGACTCAGGCTCAACCGCCTTTTCCAGAAAAACTTTGATCAGCATTATATCTTCGGACGGATGAGTGATAATTAAAGCACTTTCACCATCTAAAGATTTCAATTGCACAATATTATTGTACCATTCTTCAACGATACCTTCAGCAATAGCTCCATTACGGAGAATACATTTTACATGCTGGCCAACTTGCGGAGTCATGGGGACGCCTTTGATCGTGATGGGGCCATTATAGCATTGATTAAATCAACAATAGTCATATCTTTATACAAAGAGGCAATTACTTGATCATCAGGAACATATCCAATTTGGATATCATCCCAGTCTGGATCTTCAGCAATTTGGCGAGCGGTTTCTTTAGCTATTGCTTCTCTCTCTTCTTCGGTTTTAGGGGGATCATACAGAACCAATATTGATTCTGGATCCCAACCATGTTCTAAAGCGAATTGAGTGGCGTCTTTCTCCAGATTGGCCATGTTTGACCAAATCATATTCATCTGGCAGGGTCTTGCTTGCCTGAATCCTTCAGCTAGACAGTTGGTCTCTACATATTCAAAATTCTGATGATTACGTAGATCTTCAAATGTTACAAACTTCATACTATCCTCCCAAGGATATCTTTATCAAAACCTAATTCGCCCAGCTTCTGGAAAGCTAGCTCCATCTCGGGAGTCTGCTCCATTTGAGCTAGGAAGGCCAAATCGCCATAGTTGGTAGCGAAGATACCAATCTCTTGAAAAACGGTTTGAAACTGATTAGGAAGCGGTGTAGAGCGATCCACATTTAGATTCTTCTTACCCGCCAAAAGAACATTCATTTTGTAACCAATAACAATTTCATCTTTGGTCATGAAGGAGATGGAGGTTAGCCTACGCTTTGCCTTGGGCACCAAATTAGTATAAGCCCAGTCGATGTAGTCTTTGAGGATCTTGGGGTTGGCCGAGAGACGGGCAACCAATGTATTAATTTGCCACACCTCAAAGCATTTGGCAGGGCTTGGGTTATTGAACTTCCATGGATAGGGTTCATTGTAAACCTCTTGGTACTTCTTACAGAAATAACCAAGGAGGTGAGCAGTCTTCCACTGTTCTACCTCCAATGTTTCAACCTCAGCAAACTTATCGAAGAACTTCTTATATTTCTCATTAGGAATATTAGTTAGTTCTCCTCCTGTTTCTTCGATTTTTTCTTTTGCTTTTTTGGCATTGGCCATGATACGTCAAACCCTTCTTCCGACTTATAGATCTTGTATCTTACTTTAGAGTGGTTATCTAAAAATGGTGCTTGATCGATAAAGTCAATAACAACCGCAAACTTCTTACCTGGATACTTGCGGATAACTCTGCCGACTCTCTGCAACGCTTTGACCGTTGACTTTCCACCGCATGCGATGACAAGGCCAGACAAACTGGGAATGTCAACGCCTATATCAAAGATTTTAGAGGCTAAAACACAATCAATTTTGTGTTCTAATAAATCTTTTTTAACTTGCTCACGCTCTTCTTTAGAATTAGACCCATCTAAGATAGCACATTTCATGTGTTGCTTAAATAGATCATATAAAATCTTACCGTGCTTTAAGCTGCTGAATAATACTAATGTTTGATATCCCTTTTCAACTAGTGTCCTGGCACCTTCTAGTACTAGACCGTTACGAGCATCATTTTCAACCACATACTTTTTGTAAACAGATGGATAAACTCTATCTATCTCATAAGGGTAGGGTGGGACAACTCTAAATCTAATTAAGGCTTGTGCTAAAAAGTCTCGCTCAATCAAATAGGAAGCAGAAATGTTAACAATGTATTTACCAAGGACAGACTCAATAAGAAGGTCGGCACCATCATCTCTCCAAGGAGAGCCGCTTAACCCATATAGATGTTCGGCCTTAGCAGTTTTGAAAACCTGTTGAATGGTTTCGCAAGCAGACATGTGGCATTCATCAATGATGTGAACTCTAGCGTCTTTCAACATCTTAAGAATGTCTACGTATTTATTCTTGCTTACTGCCTCTTCGTCATCATCTCCATCAAGCAGGATGCTCTTCTTATCCATGCCAATAGCTTGGCCAATGGTCCAGATGCTGGCGATGTTGATATCTTGAATGTCACATTTACCGTCACCAATGATTCCAATTTTTTCATCAAAGACGGCTGAGAAAAAATCATGAAATTGGTAGAGCAAATCTTTTCCAATTACATAGATAATAGTTTTCTTACCCAATTTTGCAGCAATTAGCGCTGCGATAAGACTCTTACCTCCACCTGTCGCTACCTTTATAATTCCTCGATCATTTTTGTCAATGACATCGAGAATTTCCAATTGATAGGGGTACGGATTTTTATCTAATTTCTTTAAATTATCTAAAATAAACCTCTCTTGGCCGAGAGATTTGGCTGGTCTTTTATCAACAACCTCAATAGGCTTGTTAGCATCTTTATAGAAATCTTTTACTCTTTCTAATAGTCCAGTAGGAAACTGTAATGTTGGGGTTAGAAGTTTTTTAAATCCGTCCCACTTGACAAAGTCTCCATCTCGATTGAAAAATCCTCTGAAGGCCGCAGTGTGCTCTGCTCCCTGAACGTAAAAAGACAGGTGCTTATCCAACGCAAGAACGTGGTTAGCATCTGTCTCTTCAGTGATTTGTGATGTGTTACCTTTTACCAGAATTTTGGTCATAGAACTGCCGAGTTAAAGTGTACTAAATCATATATATCTAGTACCTTTTTCTCGACAATTTATATTATGGATTCTGATCGGCTGGAGCTTCTGATAACTCATCTTCGTGAACGTGAAGATGGTCTTCCTCATGGGTATGACCCGCATGGGAATCAAGCGTGCCATTTTTCTTGGCAGCTCGATATTGAAGCAAATCAGCTCTCTTTTGTGCCTTTTTCAAGAGATAAGTCTTCAAACTAAACAAGGCTGTTCTTTTAGCTAATCTTTCTTTATAGCTCATGGCTTTCTCCTATCAACAACACCACCAACCAACTTACCGAAGGCGGAAGATTTGGCAGCAATCTTGTCCTTAACCTTCTGGGCCGCAGAAATAGTTTCATTAGTGCCAGTATCTAGATTCAAGCTCAAATTACGGCCCTCATCTTTACCCTTGACTGTTTGCATGTGTTCTTGCGCATCCTTACGAAGCTGAGCAACACGAGAGTCCGGTAGTCCCAAACCAGCAAACATAGAGTAGACCTTGACAACTGGATCTGGAGTATCTATGGTGTAGATACCCTTAAATACTCCTCTTGGAGTTCCACACTGATCATTAACCATTGCCATAGCATAAGTAATACTAGAGCTTGGGATCTTGCTCCAAACTTCTTTGTTTGCAGCGATGATAACACCAACGTATCTGGATTGCTTGAGGTCAAATCCACCAGCTAACAAGTTGCCATTTAGGTTATTCACCACGGCTTCTGCAATAGCTGTTTCCTCAGAAAAATTATCGATAGTTAGCTCACCATAAACCGTGAGACCTTCACCATCGGTGAACAACTTTCCCCACTCCATCGGGTCAAGACCTTTGACAGAAGATGGCATGGAGGAAAGTGTATTAAATACGTCAATAGTTTCTACGATTGCTTTGTTAGCTACTCCGTAGAAGTCTACTTGACTTACACTTGAATAAATTGCTTCAATCTTAGCATTATCAACTACGATTAGGTTATTAACCTTCTTAGTCTGGGTTAGCTTAGCAAGCTTAGAAAGCGTCTCAAGCGCATTAGCCTTGGTCTGGGCGTCCTCAGTATCCATTGGAAGAACGGTCATGACAACCAATGGTTTTCCTAGATTAGACATAAGGTCTACTAGGGTTTCACAGGAGCCTGCTCCAGAACCACCGCCTAAGCTGAGACACAATAGATTAACTTGGCTACCAGCTAGTTTGTCGTTAATGAGTTGGAGGATTTCGCCACGATGCGTTTCAGCGGCAGCCTTACCAATTTCAACTTCTTTAGCAGCTCCACCTAAGCCGTACTCTAGAAGTAGCTTGTTGGAATCTGGGATATCAATAAACTTCAAGTCCTGCATAGCAGTGTTGATAACGACGGCATCATAGGCCAACTTGTAAAACGCCTCGGCTAGTCTGGATCCGGCTTGGCCTGAACCCACAATTCCAAGGGCTAAACTTCTTTCTCTTCTCGATACAATTTTGGCGGCCATCTTACTCTCCTGTTGTTTGGCTTGACTTTTCGCTTTTAGGGCAGCTAATACACTTGGATCAACTACGTCTTCTTTTTTAACTTCTAATTTTGAAACATCATCCACCACGTTCTCGGGTGTCGTTTCTTCTGTTTTGGATGTTGCGGACATTCTATCTCCTTAAGACTACTATATCACTTCAAAAACCATTGATTCATTTGATACCATTCAACAGTATCCGCTATTCCCTCTTTGAATCTATATGCTGGTTTCCATCCCAATTCTCTAATTTTAGAAGAATCAATTGAATATCTAAAATCATGTCCTTTACGAGGGTCATCAATAAAAGAAATCAGGTCGTGACCCTTTCCCATTTCATTGCAAATTTTTTGAATTACCTCTATATTAGGTAGCTCTTGGTTGGCTGAAATATTGTATATTTCATTTGGCTTGCCCTGGTTCAAAACTGTCAAAAGGGCCCCACAGTTATCAAATACATGGGTCCAATCTCTGACCTGTAGCCCCTGACCGTAAATAGGGATTTTCTGACCCTGCATAACGCACTTAATGGCCTTTGGAATCAGCTTCTCTGGAGTCTGGCGGGGACCATAGTTATTAGAGCTTCTAGTAATGTTATAAATTAGCCCGTGAGAGTGGTAGGCCGCCTGGACCATTAGCTCGCCGGCCGCTTTAGAAGCCGAATAGGGGTTCCTGGGATTGAGAGGCGATTCTTCGGTCCAGGCCGCATCAGATTCATTGGTTAGCTGGCCATAGACTTCATCCGTAGAGATGTAAATGAATTTCTTTACCCCATGTTTGACTGAGGCATTAATCAGTACTTGGGTGCCTAATACATTGGAGGTGACAAAGGCATTAGGATCAGTTAGCGAATAGTCAACAAAGCTTTCGGCCGCTCCATGAATAACGATATCAGGACGTTCAAATTGAAAAATTTTGTCCATAATATGTTGATCTCGAATATCGGCCAAATGGAACACGTGGTTCTTATGTGAGTAAAGAACGTTGGCGTTACCATTTACTTTATCAACACTAACAAAAGAGTATGGCTGCTTCTCGTAAATGGCTTTACGAATCAAGTTGCTAAAGATAAATCCACATGTTCCGGTTAACAAAACTTTTGTCATTATTTGCCCTTATAAAGGTTATAAGATGGACTCTGTTTATATTCATTAGCATCTAGCACAAAACGAGATGCCCACTTGGTTTTCAAGTAATTGGTGTTATGGGCCATGAACAGTCTGTTGGCCGGATTCTTTTTAAGAGAGGCGCTCTCTTCATGAAAGATATTAGTATCTCCACAATAGACAATTTTCTTTTGCATATTGTAATTGATAGATAAACACAAGTCTACATCATCAAAGGCCCAATGATAACTTTCGTCCATTCCCCTATGGCCCGACTTATTATTTTCACAGGCATTTTTAAAGTACTCAGCTTTAGTCACAAGCACAGCGCCTGTAACAACTTGGAAGAGACGGTTCTTCTCAGCATTAGCGTCTGTCTTTTCGCCAGCTCTGAAATGAGTTGGCATTCTGTAGCGGTTATCAAAAACAACTCCCGCATGCTGTAGATTCTCCGTATCAGTATACAATAACCTGCATCCAACAGCCCCAACTTCATCATCTTTCTTGATAACTTCAACCATGTTTTTGATTGAGCGCTTATCATTAATAATAACGTCATTATTAAGAAGCATCACTAAATCATTGTCTGCTGGAGAAGCTTCACTAAAAAGATAATTCATACCGGCAGAAAAATTCTGCAAATTATTCTTATATGGAATAACCTTGACCTTATCTCCCCAGGCAGATGATATGGCTACCGTATCATCTTTAGAGGCATTATCCTTAATCAGCCAAGTGTAATCAATTCCATCTAAAGCTGGCAAAAGAGAATCTTTTAATTTAGTTAATTTGTCGCATGCATTCCAAGTTAGCGTGAAAAGATAAAGCATTCTTACAATCCTACTCTAATACCACCACCGACATAAACATTTGCATCGGTACCGACAGATATAACCGGTCCAACATAAGTGTTATTAATTAAAGGTACTGGTTTACCAACATTATATGAAAATGGCATTACAGAAACTTGCGGCCTTTGGCTATTGATACCATATCCTACACCTACCTGTAAAATAGAGAAATCTGGTTGATTCTTGTATCTACCATAGGACATCACCTGGAGACCCACTGAGGGCGCTACCTCCCCCTTGACAGGGCTGAGACCCACTTCACCATCTACTCCTAGATACAATCTAGGATTCCACCAACTAAACTTAGCCTCTGGATAGATCTGCTCTGTAGTAGCGCTCTTAATTGGTAATGTATATTCTTTATCATCTACTTTAACAGTAAACTTATTATAATAGTATTGCCTTTGATTCTCGTCAACTCCAACTACTGTAGAGGACTTATATTCTCTGGCCTTGATATCATAATTCCAAGGTTCTTTTTGCCACGCACTAAATCCAACTGATCCGATTGGAACCTTAACAGTTCCAAAATCTTCATTAAGCGCCAATGTCTGCTGTTGCTTCATGTAACCATATGGATCCGGATTGGAAGGATCGATTGGGTTTGGATTCACTACCGGGCCCGGCTTAGTTGGAATGTTGGTTCCATGCTGTCCATTGCTGGTAGTAACCGCGATATTGATTGAAGTTACATCTGCATGCAATTTGGCCAAATCATCTTTGATCGTTTGCAGGTTGATGTCATTAGCTTTGGCCAGCTTTTCTAGATCTTCTTTGGTTGTCCAAGTGGCCTGGCTACGAACAATGCCGTCCAAAAGCTGCTTCTGAGAAACCATCCCCGTTTCAATGGCTAATTGTCTTTGGGAGATTTGTTCTTGGCGATAAATTATGAAACCTAGTGCACCAAGAGTAACAATAACTCCTAATGCGATGAGAATTTTTTTAGCGAGTGGAGACATGGTGATACCTTTATACTTGTACAGATGGGCACCAGTGAATGGCGCGACCTTCCGGCGTGTTTTCTTTTACGATTTTGTTTCCGAGGGGATCTGTTTTCTGGCCGTATACCTTAAAACAACTTGAATATTTACCTTCAGCCCCATAAGCATCTTTATAAGTAAGAATGGTGGCACCTTGGTGGGCGTATGACTCATTCATAACATCTACAATTGCCTGACACAAAGAAAGAATTTCATCCCTTTTCAAAGTATTAGATTGGCGCCACGGAGACATCCTGGCTAGATATAACGCCTCCGCACGAATGTAGTTACCTACACCTGCGAAAACGCCCTGATCCATTAACACTTGTCCAATTGGTTTGGTGGAACGTGCCAACGTATTGATCACGTAATTAACCCATTGTTCTTCCATACCATGGTTCAATGGATCCCATCCAAGTTCCTCAAGTTTTTTGGACACCTCAGTTGGGTTGGCGGTAAACTTGATCGTACCAAAATGGCGCGGATCATTGAAGAACATTTGTGTATTATCAATAAATATAAAAGAAAAACAAGGATGTTTCCCCATAACTGGAGACCACTGCCCCGTCATCCCAAAAGTACAAAACATGTACCAGCCATTATCAAATGTCCAATACATGAATTTACCTTTTGTTTTAACATCAACCACTTTTACATATTGTGTAACTAGTGTTTTATCAAATGCTACATACCCCTCTGGAGGAGATGATTTATACCTACCAGATCCGTGGGGTAATGAAATAGAAACTTGTTTACCAATAACTAAAGGACCAATTAAATCTGCACTAATCTTAACTTCAACTCCCTCAGGCATTATCCTTTGCTCCACTTCTTAACGAAGATTTGTCTAGCTTCTGTATACAGTTTGTGTGTATTAATTTGTTTACTGGTTTGTTTACCAAAATGAACTACTGGAATAGGTACTACAATCATTTGAATGCCAAGCTTCCTAGCCCTAAAAGAAAGATCAGTATCTTCAAAATAGGCAAGGCCAAATTCTTCAGAGAAGATTTGAGGCGGGACCTTGGTTGTTTCTCCGGGCTGAATCTGGCTAGCCGTTTGGGCTCGGGTTTCACTACGAGGAATCCAAAGTTTAGACCAGATCTCTCTACTAGAGGCTAGACACCAACCACCCATGTAGGAATTTCCTGGCAATATGCGATTAGCTTCTTGCACGAAATTTAGATTCTTATCCAATTGCCCCATGGTTGGACCAACCAGTCCTTCTGGGCACTTTTCAATTAGTGGAGCCGTCCAGTTAGTATGATTGGAACTAACTCGGATGTCATTATTGAGGAACAAAATATTAGGAGCGCTGGCTAATCCATATCCGATGTTACAGGCTTTGGCGAATCCAAGATTGGCTTCATTTCGATGATAAACAATTTCTTTAGCATCTTGCAAAACGGATTGCGTTTCGTCGGTGCTAGCATTATCTACGATAATAATTTCATGATCAGATGGTAGCTGAGTCAAGTCTTTAAGACATGACCTGGTGAAGTTAAACTTATTCCACACAGGAATAACTATACTTAATACTTTGTTCATTGACATAGGGCCACGAACCTTTCAGCTACTTTTGTCCAGGAATAATCCGGCAAAATCTCTTGCATTTTAGGGGAAAACTTTTTTAGATAATCGTCATAGTTCTTAACCAAATCTTTCAATTTGGCCGCTGCTTGATTAACGTCGGGATCAAACACCGCAGCATAAGGAGAGGGCTCCCAATATTGCATTCGGTTATCAGCCCTAATTAATTTACCATCAATTAGAATTGAATTATCGTCATTCATGAAATCAAGTTGCCCACCATAGCGGGGAGAAACAACTACTTTATTAGCGGCAAACCCTTCTAAGCCCGGCATCCAGAAACACTCTGCATGGGACATAGTCCAAACTACATCGCAAGAATTATATAGAGTTTCAATATCGGTAATGAAAGTATCGATTATTTCAATCTCAGCGCAATTTTTATACTCGGCCTTGAAAGCTTTAAAAATCTCATTGAAGGGAACATCAAACAATGGATTAGGGCTCTTTCGAGAAATTTTAAGAACCAAACAGACATCATCTGCCTTAGTAAAGGCTTTACCCCAAGTCTTAAGTAAACCTGGAATATTCTTTCTAAGGTGCGGTTGCGCGATATTGCAAAGTATTTTATACTTTTTAGTAGTCTTTAATGGATACTTACCTAGATTTTGGAATCGATCAAGGTGGATTCCGTGCCCTATCATTGCTTGACGATCTTCTGGCATTCCATTGTCAGTGAAAATCTTCTTTGAAAAATTGGAAGAAGGGCAAACTTTATCTACACATAAAGCATATTTAGCAAATGCTTTAGGAAGAACTGTAGTTTCATAATTCCAAATACCAAATCTATTCTTATCACCACGCAAAAAGTAATTACAGAAATTACGTAATGCAGTATATGATAATTGCATATCATATGTTTCCTCTAGTTTAGAGTTTAACATATCTATACTAATAGGTTCGCCCTCTTTAACAAATCCCTTTAAATAAGGTCTTAGATCATCGGGGAAATGTAAATCTCCATTAGTAGAGAATAAATCAACCTTATGTCCTAATTTAACTAATTCTCTAGAGATGTTCTGAGCGACAATTGACCAACTATGATTTTTTCCTAGGAATCCAAACCAACATATCTTCATGAACCTTTCTATATCAGGTCCATAAAGTTCGTCTAATTTTCATTAGCCTAGCAATCATTTCATCAGTCTTAGTTTCCATGTCATCATCCATCTGACGGAGCTTTTTCCAGTATTCTTCCTGTAAAGGATGGTTATCCTTCTTAGCCGACCACCACAGATGTTGCATTTGGTCATGATTATGCTGCTCAGTTTTCCTGCCCACAATCCACCATTCATAGATAGCACGGGCTTCATCAATAGCATCCTGCTGAGCCTTCAGCCCAGCATCAGCATTGATCTCCTCACGTGTGTGCCACTGGGTTAAATCGTGGGGCTCCTCTTTATTGAGATATTCTCCCAGCAAATTGAACATGGCATAAAGCATCTTCTCAGGCACATCATTCCAGCCATAACGATAGCCGCCTTCTTGCCTGAGGTCGAGCATATGATAGCGGCGGCTCGGGATAAAATGCGAGACAAACCAGTAATGCGCCTTAGTAAAGGGACGAGTAAATCGCAGCCAAATTTTATAGCGAAGAAAATCGCCCATAGTTTCAGCGATGAAGTATTTGATTGGGTGAAGCTTCTTCACCTCTACGTGCCAGTCTTCCCAGGTTGGCCCCTCACAATCGGGCGTCCACTCTCTAGAAGGTAAGGCATTGTATTCTGACCACCCAAGGTCAGCGGGACTCGGTAACTTTAAAAGTTTACGTAAATAAAGCATGCTCGCAATGTAAATTGCCAAAAATACTTGTCAAGCCCCTATTTCATTAGGATGGGGTTGGGGATGGCAAGAACGGTACAAAGTTGTAGCTATGAGACGTTGGAGGTGCAATTGCACTGGATCCGTTCAAGGTTAGATTATTGTAAGTCATTACTAATCTAGCCATTTTGCAAATAGCGGTATCAGTACCAGGAGCTGATGGACTTAGGTTCAAATGAATTTCATAAATGAAGTTAGTGGCACCAGCAGAAAGTTGAGTCTTAATATCTTGGGATGTCAAGAAGGTTGCGGAGACGTTGGTTGTAGTCAAAGCTGCACTTGGTCCGGTTAAGTTCAAGTAGGTATGTGTATTTACGTTGAACAACTGAATGCCCGCCGTATTGGCAGCATTCGTGCTCTCTAGAATGCACTCTAATTTAATACTCTCAAGTCCTTCTAGAATATAATTATCAAACCTAAACATGAAGGCACCAATAGTAGATGGCGTGTATCCGTCATGGGAATATGTTCCAGCCACAGCGGAAATATAAACTGGGTTCTTGTAGTAGAAACTTGGGTCTAAGAATCCATAACCATCTGTTTTTGGTACTCTATCAGCAGAGGCAATTCCAGTTGAGAATGAGATAACGTTTAGAAGACTGTTAACGAATTGGTAACTAAGTCCGCTACCATTGCTGGTAAGGACTGTACCGAATGGGCCAACTGCATCTAGACCAGTACCACCGTGGATGATAGGTAAGATGCCACTTACATCTGCCTCTAGTTGAACTAGAGCGGATGGGCCTCCAACATTGGCGCCGCTAAAGACACTGATCAGCTTCAACATGTTCTGAACTTTAGTTGAGTCGATGAATAGTGGTCTGTTGTTAAATCCACCCTTCTTTAAGAAGACATGGACCTGAACCTTGGTACTCAAAGTTTCTAGAACAGCATCTTGGTATAGGTTAGTAAAGTTCAAAGTCAATAAACCGGTAGCATAGTCGACAGAAACACCCATCTTACCATCTACGATAACTCCAGCGTAACCGTCAATATCTAATCCATTGGTATTTGGAGAAAATGACTGTACAGATACTGAGAATCTTAGTTGGTCTTTGGCTAATGCATCAGCTTGAACGAAACTGCAATCTGCAAATCTCATAGCTGGGAAGCCAAGACGAGTAACGCCATGACCAGTGTAGTCAGAAATAAAATCATCAAGGATGTTAATGGTTCTTTCGGACCCAAACAATCCATCTGGAATTTCTAGTACGATAGTTCCTACTTCGAAGTCTACCTTATAGAAATATCCGTCTGGTCTCTGAATTTCACCGCCCTCACCAATAATCAAATTATTTGGTACAAAGAAGTCTACTCGACCTGGATCAAAATCAGGTGGTATTCCATATACGCTACAGCTAATGCCATCTAACTCACATTCATTCTTTTCGAAGCCAGTTAAGGTGGTGAAAATACTTGGAACCAATTTTGGATGGTTATTCGTTACGATTAACGATTCGTCCCAAGTCAATTGCTTTTGAATTAAAATAGGAACTGGAGATGCTACGAAGTCGTGATTAGAGAAGTAGCCATCTCCAATGAACATATCTGGGCGCGGATGGACTGCATCCGATCTTCCGCTGCCTACAGAAGTATAGTCGTCCGTTCTATCAACGAATTGTTCTAGTTTGAATCTAATTACATTGAAGGTATTACCAATCTTAGTATAAGGGTTGGTAGATGGGGCCGGATAAACGGTTGTTGGAGATGTAGTTAAAACTGCACGATCAATATATTCTTGTAGTAAATAACCATCGATATTAGTGATATGGAAATCTCCGTCAATATCTGCTCTAAGCATTTGACTAATGGAATCTCCACTCAATATTACTTTTCTAATAGTAATAACGTCACTAGTAGAATCTACGCTAACGATTTCAAATCCACCATGATTAGCATCGTTGCCAGGTGCATTAATAATAAATGTATAAGAACTGAGACCTACGATAGTACTAAAGGAAACTGTAGCGCTGGTAAACTGGGCCAAACGCTCATCATTTGGATTAGCAATCATTACTCCGTCAGTACCGGAAGCAACCACATAACCATCAGAGTCAATAAGCTGGAATTCTACGCTAAATAAATTGGTGAATGGTTGAATCTTATTTAGATAACCATTAGAATAAGTAGTAGTAATACCATCAGTTACAACAACACTGTTAAGCGCTAATCCTGTAGTTAAGTCGACATTCAAATAAGAGTTTAGAAGATCTAAATCCTCTAATGTGATAAGGCCGTCTCCGTCAACATCGCCTAAAATATAGGTGCATAGCTTTGCGTCAGCGATCCTGTAAACAATAGTAGAGTTATTAGCATTAGGTGTAATCTTGGCACCAATAAAATCACCATTTAATAGATTGCTCTGCAAGCTTACAACAGATGTATCGTAACGAGTAGTATCCGTTGGATCATCAATAATTTTAATAATCAATTCATCCTGAACAAATGTTGCGCTGTAAAGCTTGGCACTTATTAATGAGGAGAATGCATCAAAGAATTTTCTGTTTTTATCTGCAATTGCCCCTAACATTAGCGGTTCGGAGGCAACCTCTAGATTGGCAATATCAATATTGTTAAGTAATTGGATATCAGGAACGAATTGCTGACGAGTCAAGACTGGATTGCCAGTTCTTTGATCTGGAACAGGAACGCTCTCTTCGGTAACGGCAGATACAACGGCACGATAAACGCTATTGCCTACGAACTGAATTCCATCTTTACAATAATCAGTCGTAGTTAAAGTAGATGAATCTTGAATGGTCTTAGGAACAATAATTCCATGACCTGACTCATAAGCCTGCCCATCTGAGACCTTAGCTGCATCGGTCCAAATCTGGAACCAAAGTTGCTCATCTAGGATATCAATCCAAAGTGATCCGGTAAAGGTGGTAAGTCTTGATTCTTCTGTTAGCGCGCTACCAACATCGATTAGAATATCGCACTTATTGGCTGAACCGCTTCTCTTAAGAGCTAAGGCATAGTAGGTTCCGGTTTCAAGAACGTTGCCGCCCGCTACTGGACTATTACTGAAGACAAAGTCAATAGGTTGTGGCACAGAATCCAATACAATACCAGAAGCTAGTAGGGTAGCATAGTTGGTGCTTACCTGAGCTACAGGGATATTAGATGGAGAGAAGTCAATTGGAAGAGTTGGCGCAATATCACCGGGACAATCTACGCTAGATTGAAGTGGGTAGATGCTTAGAATAATGTCGCCGTTCCAAGTAAGGTCAGTTTCCGAACCAACTTCAGTGTTTCTTACAGAAAGAAGTAAAGTGATTTTCTGAATATTATTGGTGGTGGCTAAAAACTTTTCACCAATCTGGGTAGTTACATCGCCATTAAGTAAAATTTTCTTATCAACATCACCCGTTCTAAGATCAAGCGCATCAATATTGTAAAGTGGTAATGCGTTTTGAAGTAGAGAGGTTAAAGTACTAAACCCATCAATAAAAAAGTCTCTGAAAAATAGATTAGGCTCTTGGTCCTGGGCAGCCATGATAGGGGCACGGGAAAGAGACATTGGGCGAGCTTCTCTGATAACCAAATGACCGCCCAAATTAAGGGATAAGTCTGGGTCGCCAATAAAATCGTTAAATAGAAGAACTAAAAGCTTGGCAAAGTGTTTACGACCAACTTGAACTTCATTAGTCCTAAAAGTAAAGGTCTCGTATTGTAAATTGCTTTGGAAATCTAAACCAATAACGGCCACCTTGACTGCCTTGCGGCTAGCGGCTAGTGAGCCAGTTAGGGTGATTTCTAGTTGATTTCCTAGATTATTGTCGGCTGGCTGACTTTGAGGGGAAATGGCCAATCCGTCCAAGAAACCCTGTACATCCTCCGAGTCAAACAACACATTTTGAACCAAAACTTCTGGAAGTACACCAGTACCAACATGGTTATTGATGGTGGCAGATTCAACTGTATCGTTAAAATCTTGCTCTAAAGTTAAGTCTGAGTCGTCTACCTGTTGGGCATCGAACCAAATATTCTTTTGGGCAGATACGGGGGTGCGTTTGGTCATATTCTATCTCACCTAATATACTGGATAAATACCCTAGAGTTAGCAGGCTTGAGTACCTTTATTAGCTTCTCTAATGCTTCTTGACTCTTAATGTTATCTTTTACTATACCAAAAGAATCTAAAATATTAACTGAAAAATCAAATAGTCCTGTTTTCCTGTTCTTTAAGATAGCAAAATCATCGTTTAGAGAGATTATTTCATCGAAATCACTTAGATATGTAGTGAACAAGTCCTGAGTAACTGGGATGACGGTGCTCAAATTGGTACTAAAGTTGATGTCTATTGGCTCTCCATATGGAGCATAGATAGGTCTAGAAACATTGCTGATTCTAAAATTATCTATTAAGCTAAAAATTGGGGATTGACCAGAAAACTCGGACCCAATGTACAAATCATTGATTGAGTCTTTGAATTTAATGGTTTCCATCAAACCATATCCGTCAGTTCCTGGAACATCGCCCGGCATGGCTGAGCCCCAGACAAATGGATACTGCCCGAATACGGTACCAGAACCAAAGGTTACATCCGTATACTCATAGCCGTCTAAGAACAATCTCATTTCATCGGCGCCAATTCCACCATTGATCTTGTAGCTGGCCTTAACTCTGTGCCAAGTGTTTCTGGCCCAGCGAGTTGGAGCCCTAACCACATAGTTGGTGCCTGAGGCAAAGATGGCAAAATTGATGTAGCCCACCCTATCTTTGAAGATAGAGATTCTATCTCCCTGAAGACCCTTAGGAATGTAGTTAACTACAACATGGGAGTTCTGATATGGTAGTTTCTTATTTAACCTAATTACTTGAGTATTTAAGGTAACGTTCTTGTTTTCTGTTGTCTGATAGGTAACAACTAATGGTAAATTGCTGGCTGGTAATGGTCTGCCTAAATAGATAGTTTTCAAATCACTACCAATAGAGCCACCATCAAAATAATCAGTGCCAACAAAATCACCTACTACCTTGACTGTTACTACCTGTAAGATTGGTTTGGTAACAATAGCGCTTCCTGTACCGATACTAGTCACTTCTTCTTGGGTGGCGTGTTGGGTATCAATTTCTATCTTTCCACCTGCGAAGTAATCGATGCGAGGGTCACCGCTCTTTAGCTTGACGCTTAAAATTCGACTGACGGGGGCAGAAATTTTAACTGCTGTGCTATTGACGCTTACGGCTTCTGTCACCACAGCTCCAAAAGCATCAAAGTAGAACTTCTCGGTTGGGTCATTGGCCGTGTCAAATAATGGGTTGACCCAGAATTCAATGGTGCCTTCTTTCTGCGTATCTAAAATACCATTGTTCTCTAAATGAACTGGCTTATCTAGAATAACCAAACTATTTCCAAAAGTTTCATTAATAACTACTGAAGACTGGAAATGTTCCTTACTCTTATTAGTATTAATATAGTAATTGGCGCTATTAGTAAATGGATAACTATCAAAGTCAATTAAGACCAAAGTATTACTGTCAACTACCAATGGCTTCAATGAGTTAAAATCTTTTGTAATAGATCGTTGATTGGCTGGAATAGTTTCACCAATACGAGTGTCCGTCAACATATTTGAATAGATCTTAACTTGATCAATGATACCATTAAGCTGGTGATGGCCATGAAAATCAGTACCCAAGTAGGCTTTACTATTAACCGGATCAAACTTGATACTAGTATAAGTAAAGTATTCTAGCTCATAGAATCCTTGGCTAAGGAAATAGGCTTGAGAAGGTAGCTTGGCGGCCTCGAAAGTAAAGTACCCGTTCTGCAAACCGCTTCTGTAAGAGTTTACGTTAAGTACTTGATATGTTCCATTGCTAAAGCTTGGAAGGGGTAAAGTGGTAGCTGCGGTTGTTGGGTTAACATAAATGGTATGTCTATCCTCAGACAAACCAGTAATCTGATAGTATCCAGCTACAGAAGCAGGGGTGTGAATTATTAGGTAGTTGGTATTATCTAAATTGCTAAACAAGAAGCTATCATCTCTAACAGCATTAGTGCCGACCTGATAAAGACCATAGCCGCCACCAATATGATAGCTGAAACGAACTACTGGTACCTCTCCGCTAGACTCACTGTAAGTAATAGTGTACTTTTCTTTTACATCAACGGTAAGTGCATTTTTAGTGCTGACAATTGGCTTAACTACTACGTTAACATAATTTACTTTGATAAATTGGTTAACCGTATCTTTAATACCATAGTCAGTGAAAGAAATGGTTTCATTAATAGTATTGATGCCTACTTGCCCATTAATAGTTACTTGAACTGGCGTAGAGAAATCTACATTGTTTCCTGCAACATTAACACTTAGAGTTCTTCCATACTGAGAATTAGAGCACCATACTCCTGGGAAATTAGGGGAGGTAAATACTCCTAATGAAAGAGTAGAGTTAGACGGGCCGACTAGGCTGGAAGGTAAGATTACTTTTCTAATGGTTGCTTCATCCAAAGAAATTGGAGGTGGCAGCTTGGTCATTAGAATGTTTTCCTGACCGGTACTCCAAACATAATATTGTCTCTTAACTTTTCTATGGTTTAACCCTAATGTTCTTACTAGGATTAAATCCTTAGCATATACATCATTTGAAATAGTTAAAATGTTATTAAAGTAACCATCCTTAAAGATTGAGTAAGCTGGGCGAATGGCTCGGACGCCTGGGATCTCCTCTTCTTCATTAGAGTAAATCTGGAAACTCTGTCCCGTGAAATTGATAGGTAGTGTAGTGTTAATAGTCAATGTATTTGCTGCAACCGACAAAATGGTATATGCAGTGTCCAAAGAGTTATTATCAATTCTAACTAAGTAACCTGGTAGAACGCCAGCAGCTACGAAATTGGAGCCGGCTGAGGTAACGGTATTACCGCCAAGACTTCCTGACATATCAGTGCCATTCAAATATCCATCTACCAAAGCATGGATGGTAGTAACGGCAATATTTGGAGCGACATCGATATCTGAAGTAACAGTAAATGATGTTCTATTAATTGAGAAGTGACCGCTTGACATAGTAACCGGCATACTTGCGCTTAGAGTTAACGTTTGCCCGCTAACTCCAGTAATTGTATAGCCAGTTAAAGAGAAACCAACCTCATCAATAAAGATTGTATCTCCTGGGAAAATTTGATATGTATTGAAATTAAGGCTAGAGGTAACTGTATTGTTGCCCGCAATTGTCTGAAGATCGACAGAAGCTACAATGTCACGATCAACCAAACCTACAATTTCTTCTGGGTTGACAGTTCTAAATTTCTCATGAAGATATGGTTGAAGCTTTTGCCCATACTTAATAATATTTGGAACTTCAAATCCATCGATGAAGAGATGCATTTCATCTCGTCCGTTAATAGTATTTAGTTTCCAAGAAGCGGCTACGTGGTGAGCCTCTCCAGCATGCCAGGCAGAGACATCGGCGCTAACAACAGAGGCGGCCTTTTCACGGTCAAATACACGGAAGTTCATGTATCCACTTACATCTTTGTAAATGGATAATCTATTTTTAGATGGAGTCTCTCCAAAATCCAATAGATAATGTTCGGTATCTGAAACGAAGGTAACTCCCTCATCAATACCGCCAGAACCTCCAGTAATAGTGAATCTAAGGCTACTAGCGCCCGTAAAGATGCTTAGGTTAGATGGCTTTGGTAGAACCATACTCTTACTGTCGTAGAAGCTACCAGTTGATGAGATTGTGAATTGATAGGTTGAACTACCTGGGCTAACGTATCCGTCTATGACTTCAACATACCAACGGAAGAAGCTTCCAGAGATATCCTTATCGTAATAAATAAAGACACCATCTTTATTGGTATTTGGGGTGCCACCTACGTTACCTCTTTTGTCTATAGAGAAAACATTACTATCTGGGTGATACTCAGCGGCTCCAATAAAGATATTGTTTGGGGCAATAGCATATCCGTCTTTAAGAACTGTGAAGGTCAATCTAGTATCGTTATCTAAACCATCCCATTGTGGAACAATCCATGTTTCAAAAGTTCCTTCTTCTAGTCTTAGGTTAGAGTTAACTGGAAACTTAATACTTTGATCTGAAGAGTTAACAAGTGCGCCGTTACCAAACTTGCCCGGTAGTAGCTGATAGGCGCCTGTAGTAGTAACTGATTCTGGGTAAAGCAAGCTACTTCCCAAAGACCAATTCAAGAAGGCCGATTCAATTACTTCTGGCTCAATATGAGAAATGGTTTTACCGATATTTTTGATAGCCGTAACGGTTGGCCCCTGAATGAATGATGTAAGGGCGGCCGTTAATGCATCGCGATAACGTTCACGGTTAAAGTCAACATCAAATGTTGCTAGCTCTGGAACGTTTACCAAGGTACCAAAATTCTTTAACAAAGCGTCTCTTAAAGCCCCGGCCTTATATGAAACATAGTATTCTGAATTGGCTGGTAGATTTCTATTGTGTCTGAAATCTAATACGTTATCGCCGTACTCATAACTAACAATGATTTCATCGGCCAAGTAAGTATAATCAATAAAGTAATCACCCTTATTGTAGTCGATGACAATTTGTGAGAAGTTATTAATTGTAAGTGTATAGTCAATAACAACCTGGTCTCCGACTGATGGAGATCCAGTAGTCAATAGTAGCTTAACTTGATCGCCAGTAACCACATTGGATAAGCTGCCGCTCCAAAGGGCTGCCGAGTCAGACAGTCTTGTGACGGCAAAATTATACGTAATGTTTGGTGATAGGTACGAAATATTTTCGTTAATAAGAACGTAATAATTGGAACCATCAAATTGAACCGTATCAAATACTTGTTTCGAGACTGTTCCAACTGTAATATTGAAGCCGGTTGAAAGGCTTGCTTGAGCAAAATTGTAAGGACTTACACTGTTGTTTAGATCATTAAACTCATAAATGGCTCTAACGAACTTAACCTGATTGGTAACTCCTGGCACAAAGGTGCTTCCCATGAAAATTCCAACGTTACCGTTATACAATTGATAAGGGGCCGCAACACTACTGTTCAAGAACATCTCGTCTGATGGATCTAAAGTTTCAGGATAAATAAATCCATCTTCAAATGAAGTGTAACCAAATTGTTTGTTCTTTGGATTTAATGGACTAATACGATAGTAGATATCATCTGTAGTGATAACATGTGGGAATAAAGGAGTGATAGCGTTATTTTTATAGCTAACAGTTCCTAAATTAAAATTTGAAATATTAGAAACTGCAACATAAGTAACCCCATTAACATAGTCAATCATATATTGACCATATTCTGTTAGTCTATTTATATTGGAGCTTATAGTTTCGTTTCTATTAAACCATTTTTCAACTATAAAAAGATTACCATTAGAAAACACTAGGCTGGTGTTGAATGAAGAGGCTAGGCCGTCTTCAGTCGAATCAACGATTGTGTTATTGTTTAGGAAAATCTTGAAGATGCTGTAACCGTCCCCATTCGTTAAAGTATTATTAACAAACAGAACTTCATTAGAAACGGTATTAAAGGTAGCTCTTTCAGCAGACTGCGCGACTAAACGTGGTGGAGTATTGTATCTAAAATAGATCTTATCATCACTCCATCTATTGAGCGTATAAATTTCCCCAGAGGTTTCATTGAAGATTCTGAACACATTGGTGATGGGGGTGTACTTAGTTTTTAGTACGTTAAGGGCAACGAGCCTATTTTGAATGCGCTCATTCAACTGTTCGTTATGTAACTCGGCCTTATAATCAGTACCTGGAATTAGCACTTCTTCATATTGAAAATTGACATTGCCAGCATATCCAACCAAGCTTCCATTTGGTAGAGCTACGATATCCTGAAGATCAGGATCATAGACATAATCAATCTCAGACTGATAAGTAAGCCTATATTTATAGGTAGCCAACGGTGGGTATGGTCCCGTTCCATCATTATTTAGATCATTACCATATACGTAAACTGTTCCGGTAGCATAATCAACTGCATACTGTCCGGGAGTAGATGGTAGGGCATTGAACCTGAACGGAATTTCATATTTAAAAGCAGGGTGAGCCGTTCCCGTATTCGTATTAGGATCAATAAAAGTAACTCCGCCTAATGTTGGGATGTTATTCGATACATCCGTAATAGGAGCATGTTTCAAATTAAAAATATTGATAATAGGTGGGAGCACTTCTCTAGTAGAAGTTTGTGTAGTATATACATTAACTGTAGATGGATCAACAACAACACCTAAATTTTTAGATTCATATTGAACATCAACTCTAATAATGTCTTCTAAAGAAAAATTAGCATCAGCTAAAATTTGATCGCTTATTCTAATTTGATTATCAGCCAATTGTAGATAGGTAAATCCAAAATCTTGATCGTATCTAGAGTCTAGTATTTGGTATCCAAGAGCCTCTATGTCATAGGTAAACACTGGATTAATAGTGTTTAAAGTAAAGACGATGCTAGTGACCCTAGTAACCGGCGAATTACTTAGATTGAGCGTCAAGGAATTGATGTTAAAAAATCCAGCTTCATCCAAGGAATTGGGGGTTAAGACTTCTACATTACTCTGCTTTTGTAAAGTAACTGGGTAGGTTGGAAAAAATTCAAATGGAAAAGTATTGTTAGCAGTTGCATCAGCAGGAGTTCTACCAACTCTCAAAACTTCATACGCTCCCTCTTCATTTAGTCTATCGAAGGGGCCAGCACCACGAACCTTATGCTCATCAATAACATTAAAACTTAAATAGTTTTCATTGTTAAGCTGCCTAATATCATACAAAGCTTTAGATACAGTAACCGCTAGTGACTTAATGTATTTTGCAATTACCGTATTATCATCAGTATTATTATAGATGTTCCCATAAAGAAATGAATCTAAATAGTTTTTAACTGGATTGTCTGGCTCAAGTGGAGCAGTAATAAAATATCTATTAGAAACTGTATCTTCTACGATAATGGCGTTCCCATTGAGTGACTCAAAGGGATGAAACATAACCGACTTAAATTCTAAAAAGTAGGAAGCTAGCGGCGTAAGTGGCTGGCAGGTAATAGACAAAGTGGCGTCAGAGATACTAATCGTAAGTACGTCTGAGTCTGGAATACCAGAGATTTCGGAAATTATAGAAACATTTGACGTAATAAGGTTAGGAGTTAAAGCTTCGGTGAAAGTAACATCGATGCTTGAACTGTCGTTAACCTGTACGTTGAGTATTCTAAGTGTATCCATAATTATCTGGTTTCAGTATTAATTACTATGTTATTAGGCGCAAAGAATTCATCCTTCTGTGCCTGTATCTTAAGTACCTGACCATCTTCTCCAGTTTTATTAAAGTAAAGAATTCTGGCTCTGGCAATTCCGCTTACTGCTTGCGCTACGTTGATAATAGTTGGTTGATCGATTATTTCCCCTAGGGTAGTAGTAGAGAGTGTGCTAACCAATTGGTCGCGTAAGTTTTGTAGAATGGTACTAGTGGAGCTTGTCATTGTTGAATCAATTACTACGTTAATAGTTAGGTCTAGTAATATTTCCTTAGCTGCCCTAACTAAAACGTCAGCATTGATTGGTCTAGTATTTTCAATGGCAAACGTTACGTCTGAGATGATCTTATTGTAGCTGTAGGTAACTACAATTCTTTCATTCTGTTTTGGTGCAAGATAATCGTAATATACTTTGTATCTAGAACCTAGACTTGGTTGTGTGAAAGAAGAAGCTGTAAACCTGGTAGCTTGTGATGCTTTAAAACCGGAAGCGATAAACATCTTATCAATTAAAGCAAATTTCTTATTGGTATATAACGTTCCGTTTCTGGTGTATGATAGGTTTTCGGTATCTCCATCAGTAGCGTAGTAGAAAGTAACTCTAATTTTGTCACCTAGGGTTGGTAGGTTGACTGGAGAAGTGTTTAGCGAGTTGTTCTGAGTATTTGGTAGAATGAAGTCCAGTGCCTGAAGGGTTGGATCGGCTAACATCTCATCCATGTAAAACAAGTTATTTTGAATAGTGGTGTTTTTAATGTCATAAGTGGTTAACACACTTAAAACAGTATCATCTGTCTGACTAGCTGTTTCAACTTTTTCCACCTTTACTATCTTGGCAATTCTTACATTAGATGGAATGGAGGCAGTGGAAGCTAATCCTAAGGCTTTTCTAAGGGCCTCCGACAAATTTAGTTTCAGACCAGTATTAGTGGAGGTGAAAATATAACTGTCTGCTTTGGTTAGAGTAGTTCCGCTGACAGTTAAAATACCTGAGTTAACTACTTGGTCAGCGGTTGTTCCTACGACACGTGTAGCTGCTTTTCGCAAATTCTTAAGATTGAAAAACATAACATAAACAAGATCACCAGCACTAGCGGCAGTCGAAGAGGAAATCAATAGTCTGTTGTTTAGAACATCAATTGTTCCCTTCGAATTCCAAATTTCTTGACCATCTAACACTCTAATGATAGAAATTTGATCTGCGGTTATGTTATCTAGAGTTTCTGTAATAGTCATTGTATTCGTTGATAACGTATAGGCGGTAATATCATAATACCCATCGTCATTAACATCAGTGAATCCAGAAACTGGAACTTGAACATTTAATTTTTTGTTAGTCAAATCTGGTAGTGTAGAAAAATCTACTGTCAAACTACCAAAGGTTGCCGTTCCATTACCATTATCTGTAAGATATCCATCTGATCCCGTGAAAAGAACGATATCCGTGTTTGGCTCTATTACATTAAATGTAAGGCTAGATTTATTGATAAACTTGTTAAGTAAGACTCTTAGTTTGCCAGCAATTGGAGCCAGTGTTAATGTATCAACTCTAGTCTTAATTAAATCGTTACTAAAACTAAATGGCTGAAATCTTCTAGCATCAGTGGAGTAATATACTATCAAGACTCTGTCACCAATGGTTGGGTTATTAAATCCCGAGAAAATCAACTGATAATTTCCAGAGGTACCAACATCAATTGTTCCTGGGTGATTACTGGACCATAGCTCATAGCCATCAGACAATCTAATGACCGAGACTACTTGTGATGCAACCAAACTAAAGTCGGCACTTGGGACAGTTAACTCTACATAAAATTGGCTACTTAAATTCTGCTGTACAATTTGATTTTCTCTACGAGAAATATTAGTTGAACTAAAATTAGTAAAACCAGCATTATTAGATACTGTAAATCCATTACCGGCACGGCTAGCTGGTAAAGTGGTTATTGATGAAGAGAACAAGTCAGTAACGTTAGCAATATAAGTTACTAGTAAATTTATGGTAGTAGCGGTTGTATCTATTAGGGTGGTTGGAATAGTGATCTGAGTTCCGCTGCTGCTACCTGCTGTTGCATCGGAGTGGAATACGTCAGTACTATCTAGGATAACTGTAACTTTTTCACCACTGGTTGCGACTGTATCTGTTGGAAGGATAATGGTGGTAACATATAAAATATTGATACCAACTACCTCGGCTGCAACTGTATATGTTCCGTCTGCTTGTGCAGTATTATACAACTCTACACTTGAATTTTTTAAAGTGACAGAGTCTACACTAGTAGTGGATGCGGCTAAATGACTAACCACAACGGACAGTCTATTGATAAAAGTTCCAGAGGTAACTTGTTGAACGGTGCTATCTACTTCCAAAAATGACTTAGCAGTTAAAACGGTACTAATTGGATGATTAGCCGTTCCAGTAAAGAAGTTGTTTCCAGTAGCCTGAGTAAAAGTAATCTTTTCCTCTTTAACAACTGATGCTAGACCCCAATCAATACTGTCCGTAACGCTACGTGGGTTACTAGTATAAGTTAGACCATCATAATCGGCGTATTGATCAAAATTAACAATCCAGTTGTAGTCTACCTGCAACTGGTCACTGGTGGAAGGAAGAGTGTTTCCTGAAATTTGAATTCTACCAGTTGTATTAAACGTTCCGGTACCATCTAAATTCTGACTAGTGATAATGTATCTCTCACCAGTCTTAACATTGAATACTCTGGTTACGTTGGTAGCTGGGGTATGCAACAACTGAATGATGGAGCGGTCAGAAGTAACCGTACTGTTTTCATTGGTGATAGAAAGAGTTTGCTGGGCCTGAGGAATCTCTAATACGTCTTTAAAAGTAGTAGCATCTTGTCCGTTAAACTGTCCTCTAATTTTATCTTCAGAGAACAAAGAAACCTTGTTTGATACCCAGTGGAACGTATCGAAACCGAATGGGCTTCCACCATAAACCCCAGTGTCTTTTGCTAATTCAAAATTGCCAGATACTCTACCATAGGTGTCTGTGGTTTTAGGAGCAAAGTTGGATCCACTTAAAGAGCCGGTAACTGAAACGATACTATCTACTGGCTGGGATGGTAAAGTACCAGAAGCAATATCATCAATTCTCTTTCTATTAATGGTCTTATTAACATCAGCCGCAATTTGGCCCAATACCACATCGTTTTTAACATTGGTTGGATCGTTATTATTGCTTTTATCCTGATAGATAAAGCTGTCTGAACTTTCGATTAAGTTTGAACCCAAAACAACAACATCTACCTTACCGCCAGAACCTTCGGAAACAATAGTTCTTGTTCCATCAGATGCGATACTAACAACAGTACCATCTCTGGTCATTAGGGCGTCACCTGGCTCAATAACTTCCGCGTCACCCACTCCAGTGGTTCCTAGAGCCACGTTTAGATAACCTAGGGCCGTACCCACGCTAGAGCCGCTAAACGAAGCTAAAACACGATTACGGAAGACTGCGTCTGTTTCCTGGTCAGTACCGCCAGTGAAAGGATTTACGTTGGTTACATTGCTAACGCCAGCAATACTGGTCTTGGCAAGTGAGTAGGTTCCGATGTTTCCTGTTGTACCTGGAGAGGTAGCAGTAACGGTCACCTGAACGGCCAAGGTATCACTAATACCAGCAAAGTCTAATTGATCTCTATATTTGGCAGCAACTGCGCGATAAAAATTGATAGCAGATGGGGTAACTGAGGTACCAGCAGTTACAGAGAAGGAAAATCCATTGTTGGCGGTTATAATGGAACCACGATTAATGCTAACTGGAGCATTAATGGAGGAAAAAGTTAAAATGGCAGATCCGGAAGACGGAGAGGCTTGCCTTCTAACAACACCAAAGTTTTTAGCCAATTTATCCAAGTCAGAGCCTACCACTAATCTCAAAGACTGCTTGTTAGCAACGCCAGATATTTCATCATATAGCAGGGCTAATTGGCTTGCAGGAGCATCCACGAATAAATCTCTGGCTACCGTACCAGGCTTCGTATCTAAGTCGGGCTGCGCCAACTTAAAGAAGTCTATCAAGCTTAAGATAATTTCATTTACAGAACGTATTGTAACCATATTTCATCCTTAAGGAGGTAGACTTATATTGTAGAAACCTTGAAAGCGGTAGTTATAGGTTTCATGCCTTTAGTAAAAGCCTTAATAACAACATCAAATAATCTTGGATCAATTTGACTTTGTACTATAGATATATCTGAAATAGTTGCAATTTGCTCGTCAGCACTAACCCTTTGATATGATTTGACCTGAAGATCCTGTAAATCTTTAAGATTTTGCAGAGCAGTATTTAATTGTGATTTAGCAATTTGCACCAACATAGAGCTGTAATTGGGATTGCCAACTAAAGTTCTGGATATGAAAGAGCCATACCACGGGTGGATTGGGTTGCTTCCAGCCGTAGTTAATACCATTTTTAAAATATCTTGGATTAGTTTTTCACTGTCTACAACAGTAAGTAAACTGCCTTGTTTAATTACAAGGTCTCCCTTGCTTATCTTGAGATCAAACGACATTTCCGGCTCTCCTACCCCCTAATGCTGAATTATTAGATAATCCCGAGGGTTTATGAGCCATTATTCAAACGATCTAAGTAAATCTTATCCATTAGATTGTAAAAATCCTTGACGGTCTCACAAAACTTCTGCATGGCAGTCCCATACGCAATTGGAGATACCCCGGCCAACTCAGGAACAGAGGCTTTTGCTCGCGTTTGAGCGTCGGCATCTAAAAATCCCAGCAAATTTTCTTTTGGAATAACATTTAAGGCACTGATAATCGCAACAATATCGCATAAGCCCAAGCCACTGAAATCTCCTGTAATAATTTCAATAGTTTGCAGGGCAGTAGCGGCATCCGACAATCTTCGGGCGCGTCTTTGTGACAAAGTTTCTAAGTTGCTACTAGAGTTGTCACCTAGAGCATTGGTAGTATCTGTTCCGAAGGTTGTGGTATAAGAAGGCAATCCAAAACTTCCCGGATCCGGAGTAGCTTTTGCTGCATTTCCTTGAGTATTAATACTGTCTGTAAGAATAGAGGCGGCCGAAAGAAAAATAGCAGCATCTTTTTCAGTTACCAACGCTGGATTGATAATGGTTGGAAAGAAAACGCTTGCTGAGGTAACACCACCCTCTGGTCCGCTAGCCGATGGAATTGGTACCCAATAATATTCTCCCTGGACTTCTCTAATAGTATTTTGAGCTTCTACCAGCTTACCCATCAGCGACTTAATTACGTTAATTGATTCGTTTAACTGAATCTGCTCCGATTGTTTAAGTAAGTTTCCAGGATTAGTTGCTAAGCTAACCAAATTATTATCTTTAATATCTGGATAGTCAGCAATAATTTTTAGAATAGTGTTAGCTGAAGTGCCAGATTCAGCAGCTACATCTTTAACAGCAAATCGATCTCTAATAATCTTTTCAATCAATGGGCGGCGCACGGAATGCGTGGAATCAACTTTAAGAAAGCTGTTATCAGAAACAAATGGAACTGCCACAAGTTTATTTTGTGGAGAAACAGTAAAATCAATTCTAGGATCTACAATAAACGGCCTAATAAGATGATATCTTTTTCTGGCCAACTGAGAAGGAAATTTACCGCTTGAATCCTGATACAAACTTAATGGAGTTTCATTTTCGCCAACTAATGATTCTATGTTTATTTGAAAGGATTGATTTTCTGAGTCCATATCAAATGGAGACGAGCTTTGCTCTAATGGAAGTACAAACTTTCTAATACTCTTGGTACCGCCATTGGATAGCGCCAGAACGGCAGCATCAATACTTGTGTTATTAGAAAATATTTTCAAATAAGTCTGAGCAACCTTTTCTCGTAAAATGGAAAGGTCATTAAATTTTTTAGGACTTGTAATGGGATTCTTGGCCCTCTCAACCTTTATTTTTACAGTAATTTTTCTGTCAGCAGTTTTAACTATGTCAAATCCAGGATTGTAGATGTTACTTAAACTAGCGTCAACAACTGGAAAACCAATCCATCTATAGAAAGCATGACAGCGGCTTTCCTGAACAGTTTGTTCAGTTTTAACGGACTGAACAACCGCCGTGATGTCTGTAGTATTAGTATTTTGAGTTTGTGAAACAATACTAGCATAGCTTCTTATTTCATCAATTGGGACAATCCAATCCTTAACAAGCTTACCAATATTGACATCAAAATTTTGACTGTCCTCATAATTGGCTTGGTTAGGCGTATCCGCACTGGTAGGAGTACCCATTAACTACCGTCCTTTCCGCCTGCATCACCAGAAATGTCCTCTGGACCTCTTCTTGGCTGAGCGCCATCCGTATCGCCATCGCCAGTTGGAGCAAGAGGAGCAATTGCATTGGCTGGAGTGTAGACGAATTGATAGTCAACTGATTGTAGAGTATGAGTTGGAGTTCCGTCACCAGTAGTTGGTAATACGTTGGTACAGAAAGTATTGTTATCAAAAGAAATCATGATGGTTCCACTACCGGGTGTTTTGCTGGTAAGGTGAGCCGTGAATGATTGATATCCATCGTAAGTAAAATTAGAGACAACACCAAAGGTAGCGTGGGCCGTAATTCTGGCGGCTAGATTGCTAGCTACATCGGCGGAAATTCCCTTAGTTAAGGACAAACCATTTCTCTCATTGATGTCAACTGTAACTAGAATTGGTTCACTAGTAAATTGTGACTTTGGTTCTGCTGTAAATACACTCTTGCAAGGATCAAAACCAATGCCTACTAATTGCCCAAGGGCGCCGTTAGTATCATCCTTTAGTTTCTGCAAACACAAGTTAGCAGTTGTCTGGAACTGTGCGACTCCGGCAGCGGTCATGTTGGAACGCAAGTTAGTTAGAGCGTTGGTCAAGCACTCTTGAGCTGCTCCTGGATTTGGGAATCCGGCACCGTTAACCAAACTGCCTAACAATTGAGTCTTTAGAGAAATATCACCAGCAAAAATGTTATTTACGAAGGCTCTATTTAGAGCAATCGAAGGAATGCATCCTAAAGTTACCAAATTCTTAGTAAGCAATGGAGCAACATTTGGATGGAACGTATAGTCTACATTGAAGAATGTGTAGCCATCATTAATAGACAAGTCCGGATTAGTTGAGGTCTGACTTGGCATGTGGAAGAAATTCTCAAATCGAGCCTGGTCACCAATTTGAGTAACTCCATCGGAAGCAAACCCCTTCAAAGGAGTTGTCCCATCATCTTCGTAACCATATCCACCAGCTAAGATCGCTACGGCATTATTAACTGTCTGAGTAGTTAAGTCGCCCTCTGTCAAAGTAGTAGTTGGAACTTGCGTCATGATGATGTTAAAGAATTTGACGTATCTTGGGACACCATGAATGTTTGGATCAAATCTTCCCCATTGAGCTGGGTCATAAAATACTCTAACGGCCAGCAAGTACGGGGCCTGCTTTGGATCAGTTGAAGCGCTGTAGGTAGAATCAGTTGGGAAGAAAATTGGCTTTGGTACAATTGTTACATCATACGCATCAAAAATGTTTCTGAACTGCTGAGCCTGCTCTTGTCCCAAATCGTAAAACTGCCAACTTTCTGGTCTAACATCAAAGTTAAAAGTACTTCCAAAGATGGCAGGCAACGTCAAAGAGGTTTGGACGGAAGCTGCTGGCAAATACTTAAAGGTTCCAGTAAATCTCTGGTAATCAGATTTGACAATCGCTGGGCATACATCAGGAGTACAGCAACCATCTTCATCAGATGGGTCGCCATCGTCACATGGGGGGATGGAGAAGATCAAAGAAAGAATATCCTTGATGATTTGAATGATAATATTAAAGATAGCGAAAAGAACAAACAAGTTCTGGAAAATACATAGCAAGGATCCAAGCTTCTTGGCGATGGCCAAAACACTGTTCTGGTCGCCATCAGAGAAAGCTTTCTCAAGAGCTATAATGTTTCTTAAAATCATCTTAATAAATTTTAAGATCTGAGCAATGATGTATTCAATCAGTGCTAAAATTAATAGCAACAATGAAATAATCATAATTATTAATGCAAAGATTGGAAATAAATTAAGGAATGCTGGAATACAACGAGTGAACAACCTATTCAAAGCTCTGATTAGTTTGAATGGATTCATTAAAGCGCATAGAACTTCAATAATACAAATAATAAGTTCTAGAATAGGAAGGAAGAACTTATACAGCATCAAAAATGGCATGAACTGGTCCAACAGCTTCATAATAGCGTCGAACACATCCTTACCAAAATTGGGATTTAATTGGGGCTTCAAAGCACCCGGAGGAATGAGAAGCTGTAACCTATCTAAAAGATCTAATAAATCTTCAGGGAATCCATCTGGAAATGGATTTAAACTGGGTAGACTAAGAGAAAAGGGAGTTCCAAATGGTGGAATAGCGGGACCGCTAGGACCATCAGGGATATTTACAGATACATCATTCGGCGAGCAAGGACTCATTATACCTTGTATATATCAACTTATTTGTTTTCGCCGGGAACTTTAGGTTCTAGAGGCCCTATAACAATAGAGTCTACACCCAATGTGCTTTCCAATTCATCTAGTACTTTGGAGGCTAAATGGACAATTGCCTCATTTACTTTTTCGGCATCAGCACTTTCCATATCATAGTAGGCCATCAAACGAGCCGCAGACTTCCACAAATCCAAATGAATATCTTCTCGGAGTTGAGTGTATGGGTACTCTCCTAATTCTTCTGCTGCCTCTTGACCAATAGAGCTTTCGATGCATTCGGCTAATTTGGTCATTTTCTTTTCTCTAGCTTCTTCAGCCTGTGCCAATAGTTTACGGTGGATAACAGAATTTAATTTAGTCATAAATCTCCTTAAATAGATGGAAGTCCCCTTAGAACTGGTCTTTCTTGAATAACTAACTGAGGGCTTTCAATTTTAATTGATGTATCTGAGGTTAAAATCATTTCTCCCTTAGAATGAGCCTTAAAAGAACCAGGTGTCATAATAGTAATACCAAAATCATCACATCGGATCATGTGGCAGTAGCCGCCAGCTCCAACAATTCTTAAATCAAGAACACCAGCTTTAATGCCGTTGTTTTGAGTAATAAATCGGCTATCGCCTGTTACACCAAAGCCACCAACTTGAAGATAAAAATCTCCACCAGTTGCCATCATGATACTTCTACCATTAATATCTCGACCAATGTTGGCCACTAATCCGCCAGCAGTATCCAACCATAATGATTGTCTATCCACCGTATTAGCACCAATATTCATTTCTAAAGATCCATCAAAATTTAATGAACCGCTACGACCGCCCGCATTTGCATTATCTCCAGAAACGATGATGGTTTTGGAAACAATATTTTTAAGCGCAGGAATAGTGCTCAAATTTACAGTGAGCGGATCAACTTCACCAGCTTGGTAATTTAAGAAATCATTGTTTTGATGAATGAAACAAGTCTGTAAGATGTCATGATAAGCAGTACCGTGCTTAATGACTTGCCCAGTAATTCTGTCCTGTGGAGCAGGAGACGCCCCACCACCAGTCTTCAACTCAATAGATCCCTTACTGCCATCAGTAGCCGGAATAAATCCAGCAGTAGTTGAAGTATAAGAAGTGGATGCAAAGGAATCTTGATAAATATCTATATTGTCAGATCTATAAACTAACTTATTTGGATTGTTATTATCATCTCCAAATGTAGAGTAGTTTTCATATCTAGTCAATAATGGAATATTTCCAACTTCGCTAGAGGCTGGTACATTCAATTTAAACTGACCTTCTTTATCGATGTCCACAAAGAAACGGCTTCGGTTGCGGGCCCAGTCAGCATTTGATTTGATATCGGGTAAGGACAAGCCAGCAGGAGATATTAAATTCTTTCTAGCGTTTATCTCAAAATGATAAGCCAAACTCTTTCTTTCAATTTCTTTAATAGTTAAGAAAGAGGCTACTTTGTCCGTGCTTTGATCTTTATTGATTGTATTTTGGCCATGTGTCTTGCCAATGGGTAGTGGAAATCTGTTGATATCAAGAATGTTACCAAAGATATCTACAACGGTACCCTTAATTGTCTCTATTAGAAAATTAGGAGCTACTAAAGATAAGCTTAAGGTATCAGCTCTGCTTTTCCTTCTATTGGGGAAGGACAAATCCAGTGGAGTTGGTTTCTCAGTTCCATAGCGGGTGGCTTCCTTAGGATCATTATCTACATCAGAAGCATACTGAAATTCATAGACAATCTCTCTACTCTCTACAAATGGCGGATTCTTATTGGACCCCGTAATAAAAGAGTTAGCCGTGGAGCTTGGGTCCATGCCAACGACTTTAAACTTAGAGTCGTAATCATCACTCTCTAGTTTATTGTCTTGAGTAATCTTAGTGTTTCTAATCAAATCTCTTTTAACTACTCCCTCAACTTTACGACTAGCATGAGTAAAATGATTTTGATTATTAAACGTAGTAGTAATTAAGCTTGAACGAGTATTGATGTGTATCTTATTAATATCAGATCCAATGTTGATATTAAAGTTATCATCTTTATCAGCACTACCTTGACCTAAAGTTATTTTGGTATCTTGATTACTTTGAAGTAATAGCTCGCCTAATTTAAGATTAGGAACGTTTTTATAATTAACATCAGCAAAGAAAGATACGAAGTAATACTGATTACCACTTCCTTGCCCAACAATAATTGGTGTACCTTCTGCCGGATATGATCCTATATACATTCCATTATTATAAAACATAGAATGTGGTAAAGGAATTTCGATATCGCTAGTCGCACTTTGGCCTTGTAAAGACTGTTTATTAGCCAGTCTTACTTTCATTACTCCATTATTAGGGAAGCACTTAATGATGGTCGCTCTTCTAAGCAAACCAACCGCTTCGTCATGTTGATTAATACTACCTACCATGTTTAGGACCCATTAGATTCTTGTGGTGATACCGGATCAAAAGAGACCCAGCAGTCTACTACATATTTCAAGAGTGCTGTTTTTATATCCGCTTTTTCATTTTTTATTGCAGAAACAGTTGGATCACCACCATCGGAGTTATTGCCAGGGGATGATGCGCCCCCACCATTCTTAGAAATTGCAGCTTTATGATTACGTGCAGCGTCAATAGCTTTTTGAGATGGGCTCCTTCTATCATTTTCATCACTTAGATCAACAGTGGACTCGCTGACCGATTTAACAAATTTAGGATCTAATGATTTAGGAGGATTACCTTGCTTAACAGTAGTGAAAGCACTTAATCCAGAATCTGAGCCAACTAACAACTGTCTAATACCTTCGGCAAATTGTTGTAGATCAATATCTGATGAATTTTTATCATCATAATAAGTTCTTAGTTCAACTCTGGCCGTTATATTGTTGCCCTTATTGCTATTTGCATTTATCATATATTGAGTAGTATACAAAATATTATTGATAACTTGAGCGTTGTGAGCAGAAAAAGTAGTTGTAAATCCATCTGGAGTAGCTTGATTTACAACTGTATTATTAGCCTGTCCAGTAGTGCTGTCGGTCCCTCTAATTATTACTCCCATATTTATTTCATTAGCGGAAGTTTCCTGTCTATGAACAACTAGGTCGGCAACATCCTTATTATTATAGATCATCTTTCCAATCATATCACTGACGGTTGGAATGTACTCTCCAGGTGGATGTCCGTAAGTTAAATCAAGTGTTGTGGTAAAAGAACTAGGGAAAGTAAAATTATGCTTTACTGAACTTACGTAAAACAATAGTTGTCTATCTTCCAAAAAGACTACTTCTCCTGGCTGCATAAATTCGTTGCCAGAAATTGTAACTGAGCCACGCAGAATGTTTTTTCTATTTCTACTAAGCAACATAGTCGCATATGGACTGCACTGGGATACAGGATCACTTAAGAATGGTACGTTAATGGCCGAGCCCTGCTTATACCCATACATTCTCCAAAGGTCATAATCAACTGCCATGGCAGTTGTTAACCCATTACCATTGGAAGGGAAAATGCCCGTCAATCCAGAGGGAAGATCACTATTATCAAGGGCAGGATTAAGTTGTCCCTGTACCTCTATAGCTGTATAGTCTGGAGGATTCTCTGAAATATTAAGACTTCTTATCTGGGCTCTCTTAATGATGTATCGTTTTCCAGAATTAAGGCCATAATCATCGTAGGTCTCGTCTTCAATCATGTGCTCAAACACTTCTGGAATATGAGAGTTACCATAAACACCAGGAGTGATAAGTGCGTTGGCAGTACTCTTGTCATCATCTAGGGAATTAAATTCTCTAGATCCCTTTAGTGTATCGTAAAATAGCTTAAGTGCCTTCTGTCTTTCCTTAATTTTATCAGATAGGTCTTGAATAACTTTAAAGACATCAATTGTTGTATTAATAGGTGATTGAACCCCGTATACTTTTTCATCTGTCTTAACAAAATAATCTCTTTTATCTACACGTTGCCCCGATTTAGTAAATATTCTATTGATTAAATCATCAGCCCTTGTATTGCTTAAAAAGTTTACATCAGTAATAGTTGCAATACCATCTGCATTTAATTCTTGGCTCTTTAATGATTGAACTATAGCCGAGTACTTAGTTGAATTAGAGAATACATCTTTGTTTGATATTTTGATAGTCTTATTCTTGACATTGTCAAAAATTTCTAGATCTTGAGGTAATTTAGAATCACGGTCGTCTGGGTTAGCTTGAATAATCAAATTAGCAAAGTCTGAAATTTGACCCTTATTAGCGTCATCAGATAGGAAGGCGAATGAGTCTCCTGTACCACTAGTAGCTCCACTGCCTAAAATGAATGCCATAGCAGAAGAGTCGTCATTATAATTTAAGACGGCACAATCCAAACGGATTTGATCTTCTAAAACTTCTAGCCTACTTCTTAATGTACTTAATTTGTCTTTGAAAATATCATCCAAAAACTTAGGGAAAATTTGAATTCCTAGGCTTTGCTTCAAATACATCATCTTATAAAAGACGGAACTTGGCATGCGATTGTATTGAGGCGGACGGCATCTGATATGACCCTGAGAGTCGCAAAATACTTCAAGGTTAAGTAGATTAGCCACGTGCTGAATCTTATCTCTTACTGATGTGAATTGATTATTGTAAAGCGAAATTCCATTAGTAAGCGTCTTTTCATAAGCTAGAATATCAAAATCTTTATCGTAAAAATCATCTACGATGAATAGATTTTTATCCTCGTTAGCACGAACATTGTAAGACATTCTTCTAGTAAGAAAATTAAGCTGTCGTCTTAGCAATCTACGATCGGCCGCTAATGTCTTTCCAGTTTTTCCAGAATCTACGAATTCACTATAATCAAAAGAAGTATCATCCCCAACCTGTTGAATAGAATCATCATCAGATTTCTTAATTTCTTTAATGATGCTATCTACTTGTTTAGATAGTTCATCTACCTTAGCTTTAATAGGTAAGAATCTAGAGCCATCTCCGTATTTTGCCTTTTCTGAAAAAGCATTGGCAGCACTGGCTATGATGGCGGCTTGATTTAGATCTTGTAGCTCTCTAATCTTGGCGTCCAAATCTTTATTCTTTTGAATAACAGTAGTTACCTTTTGTAAATGTTTTACATATGATTCTTCATCAACAACTAAGTTTTTAAATGGAACGAAATTCCCCCACAAAGTATTAGACTTAACCAAATCTGTTCTAAGAGATTGGTAGAATGAATGGGCCATGCTCTGCTTGCTTTGTGGATCTGCTCCAGCACCATCAAATTCAACAGCCGCTTTATAATACGTAGCAAAATTATAAGGAACGCCAGCAATCAATAGAGATAAAACGTTCATTACATTCTGACCAGCAAATGGTTCTTTTGAAATACTAGGGGCGCCTACCTTATCAGCATCATTAACAGTTAAGTTAGTTCCAAATTGGGTAAAGACTCCAATACCCTCTTTCCATTTATAAACCAATCCATCAGGAGCATAGAAAACCTTAGTACTACGCCCTGTTACTGGATCAAAATTTCTATCTTGAACAACAGAGTTTTCGTTAACTAATTGCCCAGCGTAGCGGCCTAGTTTAAATTTAACTAGAGACTTGTCAATAACAGTATTACCCTGTTGAGTGCCTAAAAGGAACTTATTCTCATTTAATAATTCTGGAATCTCAGAACCATTAATGTTACTGTTGATTGAATCAAAATTACTCTTAAATGGAGTTAATGGATCAAATATAGATCCGTTATAGACATCCACTCCTGGCTTGAAGTTAATCTTACCCATATCAAAATAAAGGCTGTTATCTCCACCATTAATGTCTATGGTAAATTTTCCGTTCGACCAATTATCTGAAGCATTTTGAACGATACCGGCGAATACGTGCGTACCCTCATTCTCCGAAACGAATTGTCCACGAACCATACTCCACAAAAAATTAGGAAAATCTTTTCCAACAAAAGCTGATTTTTCAATCTCTAATGGAACGTTGCCACTAGGATTCAAAGCGCCTACTGCGTTGGCTAAATTAGTTAGAGTGTTGTTAATGTTTTGTAGCATTCCTAGTCCAGTAAACATATTTTGTAAACCAGACAATAGCTTCTCGTCCCATCTACTCTTGGAATTGATATAAATGTGAGCCGTATCCATTGGCTGCACTATTAGCTTTCCAGAAAAATTAAAACGCAGCTTTCTACGTGTATAATTGGTATTTTGATTCGTTGTCTGAAATGCATTTCGAGAATTTGCATCTTGACTTAATTTGCTATAAATGGTGCTAATAAGACGATTAAAAATTGAGAATTCTGAATCGGGCCCATGATGTTTGCTGGGAGTAACTAGTGAACTAAATTGAATGTTGCTAAATACTTGCTTATGAGTATCGAGACCATCTTCTCCTGCAACTGAACCGCCCCTTAGGTATTCATCGGGAACCTCAGTTCCACTGCCAAAGGCACCGCCCGAGAAAATAGCTGCCGCAGAAGAACTATCATACGTAAACGGCAATTCAATTCCTCTTCTATCTAGAATAGCAATTACACGTCTACCCAATAGGGTATCAGGATCAACCTTAATAGAGATTGGGCTAGCATTTCTACTTGCTCTAATTTTATTAAGACGAGACTGTAAATCATTAATTAACTTATCAGAATTTTCCTTAGCAAATTGAAACAACTTCTTATTATAGAACATGTTGGTCGCATCGCTAATAGCTTTCTCGATATCATATTCTGTAATAAGCATGCACTCATATGGGTCTTCGATTGATATTCTAAATGAACCAGGAGTATCGATACTTGTACTAGTAGAGGTACTAAAGCTGCTAAAATTAGTAAGCTCTATTACACCAGTTCCTTGTCCAAATTGTGCTTGGAAAAGATTGGTAGAGTCAGTAATCCAATTAGTAGTGGTGTTGGCAGTGTTAAAAGCGTAAACCCTGCGAAGACGGTCAATTACCTTAGTGAAATTGCTAGGCTCAGAAGCTAATGGTCCGGGACCACCTAAAGCACCAAATAAATTAGAACCAGAATCTAGACCACTATTAAAGCTATCAGTTAGTGTGAAAATAATAGGCATCAACTGATCAGGAACACTTCCTACAGCAGATGTTATCTTTTGAATCTTAGATAATTTTTCTAGAGCTGCAATTTGTTTGCATTTATTCTGGAAAAGAATCTTCATGGCTCTATAATAAAGCTTTTCGTCTTTATCCATAAAATCAGGTCTAAAATTATCCCCTACAGATGAGAACATTCTTTTCTTAAGTAGTACAGTGGCGTTAGGCTCCTGCATTAATACTTCGAACTGCTTCGGATCTGTATTGTAAGGATCCTTTCTTAAGTACCCTTCTTCAACATATCTTCTTTCAGAAGATTGATCAAAATGCTTGGCAAAATCCCCCAAAGAACCATACTTCTCTACTTTACCAGTGTCTGGATCGATAGAGTCTAGTGTATGATTAGTATTTTCACCTAGGGAAAATTGACTACTAATTTGATCTGCTAATGCGCCTAAAAAACTCATACTTTACTTACCTGTTACGTTCCCCGAGAATGAATTTGCAGTAGTATATTGACTTGGACCATCTTTAGCACTACGAGTCCATGGGAAGTAGTTGCTTCTGTAGCCTCTTCTCTGAGTGGCCATAAACGTCATTTGATATTCAATCAAAAAGTTATCTGCTCTTTCATTAATGGTCATATTCTCAAAAAATCCTCTATAAACCCAACCACCATAATACATTTCAACAGTAAATGCTAGCTGTGCCAAAGAAGGAATGTTTTTAGCAGATAGGGTATTGTTTGGAGAGTCTACTCCTAATATACCACCTAATAATCCACTTACACCCGCCTGCGTAGTTGCGCTTCCACCAAATAGGGAAGCAGCACCATTAAGTATATTATGACTCAAATCATTGTTAAAATTATTGGCAGCTAAAGTTAAACCAGTAGCATCAAAAGCATATTGTTCTGCCCTATACATTTCATATAGAACGTTAATTCCTTCAATACCAGAGCTACCAGTCGTGCCGCTAATGTTAATGGTAGTTAAATCTTCTCCCCAATATTGTAGAGTATATCCTCCCTTGGTTCTATCCTTAGTAATTAACTTCTTATGTTGATAACTAATAGAAGAAGGATTAACAAACATTCTTACTATTCCAAATTGTGGAACAAACCAAGTGACAATGTTTCTTTTTAATTGTCCTGGCTTATCACTTGGTACCTTGTTATATGGCAAGCCATTGCCATCAGCATTATAGGTAGCAGGCAATAGGAATCCATCTGACTTAAATTTATCCTTTTGACCTTGGGTTAAAGGATTATTTTGATTCAAAAAGTCTTGCGCTGAATTAATATCATCTAAGAAACTCATTATGTATTCCTATTATATTTTTGGGGCTGGAGTCACAGAGCGACTGTTGGTACTATCTTCTTGCACCTTAACTACAACATTAACTTTGAATCTTCCCGTATCTCCCACTTGTGAGAAATTGACATCTGTTGGGACGGCTCCTCCGCCTCCACCAGTTCCACCGCCTTTGGGGGCAGGAGCGGCTGTTGGGCGTGGAGCGGCACCTACGGCAGCTCCTGGAGTGACTCCACCTTCATAATTGGATGGGCCGAAAGCTCCTCTTGGAATTGGCGCCAAACCTGTACGGCCAGTTTGATCTTGCAAACCTTGAGAATAAAAAGCGTGAGCTTGGCGCGCAGCATCTTCTTTTTGCTGAGCTTCTCTTAGAATTCTATCTCGTTCGGCACCTGTCATAGTTTTAGCCTTGGCACGAGCATTCTTTACTTCGGCTTCAACTGCTTGCAATTCGGTATTAACTGCTTTTTCATCGCCACTAGAAATTGCACTCTTTAATGCATGAAGCGGAGCCTTTAATGCACTTGGTAATCTTTCAAACCAAGTTCCAATATCTTTAATGGCTGTAGCGGCATAACGCCCACTATCATCAATATAGGCGCCAGCAGTTCTCATTTGCTTGGCATGATCTCTAGCAAAATTTCCGCCCTTCTCGGCACCCTCTGTCATAGTTGTCTGAAGACCTTGAGCAGCAGCACGTTGTTCCGGTGTTAATTTGCCGGCCGTATTAACTCCAGCGCTAGCAGTGCCGGCTTTTTGTAAGAAGCTTAAATTAGAAGTTTCTGCGGACCTACGAATGGCCTCTAAGTGGTTTCTCATAACAGTAAACTGAGTATAAGATTTTTCTTCCCACTTAGTTCCCTTATCAATAGAGTCTTTAATGATGTTTTCTTTAAATTCTTGTCCAGCAGCCGTTTTTTCACCAGCGCGAGTGCCCCTCATCATGTCAAACATCTTATAAGCATCTTGGGGTGATTTAATCATTGAACCTAATGGTCCCTGTTGCATCATCTGAACTTGCTTTTGCATTCTTGAAGCATCTGCTTCAGTTTTTACTTCATCTAGAGTCATGATGGGACCGCCCATGAGTTTCTTCATGGTTTCCATCTGCTTCTTCATGACACCTTCAAAATCACCAGACCTTAACATCTTATCAATCTGCATACCTCCTAGTAATCCACCAGGACCACCAGTTTGTGCAGAGATAAATCCCTTTTGAGCTATCGTTAATTTGCCAACTGATTTTTCAAGTAGTCCAGCAGCTTCGGCAGCATCTCTTCCAGTCATACCGGCGTCCATTAACCCGCCAATATAGGATTTCATTACTCTGGCGAGACCTTCAGACATCTTGGCGGCTTTATCACCAGCATCTGCAAAGTGGCTAAGTTCACCTACCACTCCTTTAAGATTACTTTGAACATCTTCCAAATCAATATTAAAGGCATTAGAAATTTCAGAAAATCTTAAGGTAAATTTAAGAGCATTCTCTCCGGTAAGACCTAAACTCTTATAAGAGTCATGCATATCCTTAATGACATCTGCTTGTTGACGGCCCGTTCCAGTGGCGGCTTTAATAGTAGCCGTTAACATGCTCATTGATTTGTCTACACCGGAACCGGCAGTAACTGTAGCATTAAGGGCCCCAGGAATAGTACCTAAAGCACTATACCAGTCTTCTATTTGCTTTTCATTCAATCCAGTAGCTTTCATAGATTGAGCCATAGCATTTTGTTGACTTGCCAATATAGAATTGATGTTTTCTAAATTAGGACCAGCTTTTTTGTAAATTTCATCTAGCATACCAGTTCGGGCGGCAAGTTGAACTACAGCATTTTGTAATCTAAGTGCATTATCGGCACTGGTGGCTAAGCTACCAAGAAAGTTGGTAGCGGCTTGAACGCTCTTTTTAGCTGCGTCCGGCATAACAACACCAAAGGCACTTTCAGCTAGTTTGGCTATTTCAGATATGCCTCCTCCAGAATTTTTTAAAGTATTAACAAGATAACCAACTTGATCTCCAAAAGTAGCTAGTGTCTTGGAGGAATCAACGCCTTGCAAACTATCAAAAGCTTTTCTAGTACCAAATACAGCAGTTGTCAATAAACCAAATTGTTCAGTTTGTTGCTCCGTAAGGGCGCCGGTTTGTCTAATGGACAATCCAAAATTATTTAGCTTAGATTCAAAGCCTTCAAACACATTTCTGGCCATTTTCATAACACCAGAAAAATTATCTAATTGTTGACGTGCAGTTTCAGCCTCTGCTCCCATACCAATAAGAGAAGTAGTATACTTTTCATTAGCATTTGTTGCCTGTTCTGTAAGAGCAACTTGTTCTGGTGTTACTGGTGGGTCTGCCATAGATTATCTCTGTGTTGGTGCTGAGGTTGCTTGAGCGTGCCTACGTCTTCTTTTGAGGGGTTGCTCGGACTTCTTGTCTTGCGTTAACTTTACGCTTTGCTCTCTTACCATACGCAAAGACTCTTCATATTCATCATCTGTGGATTCATGGACATTGCCTTCGCCTAGAATCTTCTGAACGGCCTCTGGATCCCAGAATGATGCTAATAAGTATGCGTGATTTTTAGCTAGTTCGGCCTGCTCATTTTGATCGGCTATCCAGTTATTGTAAAGCCACAATTTTTGAACCGGGTCCATATCTACTAACATTGGATCATCGGGTAAACGCCCATATGTTTTGCATAAATAAGCGTGAAAACGATGTTCCGGTTCATTTATTATTTTTTTAAGTCTTCAACCACCTCCTGGGCTTCTTCTGAAGACTTTACAGCATATTTTGCCCTAGATTCCTTAACTAACTCTAGATATTCATCGTATAATCTATTTAATAATGCCTCATCAAGATCGTCAATTAATTGTAATTTAGCCTCTAAACTATCAGTGCCCACGAACTGAGCAACATCTACCCCAGCTATTTGAATTAGCGAGCGTCCTAGTAATTGTCTTCTAATTTCAAATGGAGACTGTACAGTTCCATCATATTCAGAGGCAATCATAATAGCTTCTCTCATCTCTTTAGAGCGTAGAGTCTGCAAAACAAAGGCATTCTCCCCCAGCATAACCTCACGAGTGGAGCGAGTCATACCAACTAGCATCTCAATACGGCGCTTAGCCCCATCATTAAGACGAGTCTTACCAGACCTTCTCATTTCTCTAGCTTCTCTAATTTGTCTTTCAATTTCAATAGAATCATCTTGAGATGATGCTTGTACCCTTTGTTGAAAAGCAACAGCCTCATTAATATCAACAGGTGGCTGAGGCCCATGAAGGGCTGGCCCTCTACGCCTCATTACTGGATTCATTCCAGCATGTTCTTCTGTTTGGTATTCATGTCCTGTTTCATCCGGTACATCAAATTCTCTCATTGGTTGACCGGCAAACTTTTTACTACCAAGGGGACTATCAAAATTAGGCATTTTTACTCCACAAAAACAATAACCTGCAATGATTATATATCATTTGCAGGTTATTTTTATCTTATTAGGGAGTTATGCTAATTGATATTGATTAGAATAAGTCGCCAGAAGAGCCAATGTCAATTAGACCGGCTGCATCAAGAGAACCTCTTCTACCGTTAGCTCCGGTATCAACAAGTTGCTCAATATTAACAACTCCGTCTCCGCTAACGATATTGACAGTGCCATTAGGACCAGAGCCCATGTGCTGGATGCCTCTTTCGCCACCCACTGCAACAGGTTGAGAGCTACCGTTGTTAAGAACGCTATAAATTGTCTCAGCCTGCCAGCTCATGGTATCAGTGATGACCCAGTCGCTGGTTTGGTAGGTATAGTCAAGACCATCAATCCACACATTTTTAATAACTGTAGAAATTTGGCTACCTTGATCTCTCTTCTGCTTGTCTAGGATGACAATATCAAAAGGGTATACCTGAGAAGCTACATGAACGAAACCTCTGCTGAATGCTTCGGTGATTCTTAATCTGTCGAATCTAACTCTTTGGCAGTTTCCACTGATGTTAGTAGAAACGTTTGGTACGGAATCGATATGGCCGTCAGTTCCTACCTCATCAATCATCTTGATACCTCTCTTTTCAGAGATGGCCATGGATTGAATAGCGCCGACAGCGGTGTTACCAACCATAATGATGATATTGGTAGAGATAGCAGTACTAGTCTTATTAACTGTACCGTTTACTGATAGTGTAGAGCCTGTGTTTGGTGCGTTAGCCATTTATGTATTCTCCCTAATTATAGTTGACCCAAACTTACCTTGATGTAGATGAAGTTAACTGGATAGGTTGGCTGTACCCTAACTGATACGTTCCATTGTCTTGGATCTACATCGTCTCTGACAACTGCTAAGTCTTTGTACTGAGTGATTAGTCCTTGAGAAACTAAGGAGTTCAACAAAATAACTCCACGAGTATTCAAGATAGCTCCAGTGATTGGAGATTCTGGGTTTCCAATAAAGCCTTGGAATCCAGCTCTCAAAGTCTTGGCTACTCTGTCGCGGATAAACACGATAGAAATTTCTTGCTCTTCTGGGAATCCACTTTGGGTAGTAGTGATACCCCATACGATTCTTCCGCCACCTGCGACTGGCTGCAAGGTTGTTACACCGGCTGCGGCCAAGTTTTCTAGGGTTTGTGGAGAGAATTGCTTGTTTCTTAGGATGGTGAATCCGCTTAGAACCTTGTTGGTTAATGGATTCTCGATTCTAACATCGGCAGCTTCATAACCTGCGGCTGCGGCTGCAAGGTAGAATCCATCGATAAGAACATTTTCGGTTCCAGCCTGAACAACAATCTGATCAGGATAGAAGTAAACACATCTAAAGGTGTTACCGAATGCATCTGGCACTGAGTAATTAGCCAAGTCTTCAACGTTACCGGCAAGAATGTCAGTAATGGTTTCTCCTTGGATACCCTCAAGAACTCCAATGTCTTCAACAGCGGCTGGCTTGACACCAGTAATGTTGTCTGGAGTTAATCCACTGATAGCTCCACAGAACAAGACTCTTTCTTTCTTGTTTCTAATGTTGCTCATGGATAAGCAGTGGCTTAAAGCATTCTGGAAGATGATTGAGATAGTCTGCTTTGGAAGCGGAACCAAAATGTCACATTCGACAGTTTGTAGTGCCTCAAGAGCATTGATCCATCCTGCATCATAGAAGTCTGCATCTCTTTCGTCTACGATAGTTACTCTTAATCCGTATCCATTTGGAACTACGTTGTGGTTAACAACAACATAATTGCTAGCTAGAGTTGGATCAAGAACCTCGAACTCAAGATTGCTTTCATTGACAAGAGCCTTCTTGATAGTAATCTGATAACCGTCAACAATGTAACCGTCAGAAGAAACGATATCATATAGACCATCATTTCCAACTGGCTGATTAGCGGTTGCAACAGTAGATCCGTTGATTTGTAGTCTCTTAGAGGTAAGACCAGTAAGAAGAGTGAAATCAGTAGAACTCTTTAGAGTAGCTTGTCCGGTACTTGCACCTGCGGTTACCAATACGCCATCAGTTCCGTCTCCACCGGCAACTGGCAATCCAGTAACTGGGTTAATTACTTCGAACGAAACTGGAGTTTCATTGATGAAATCAGATAGGTAAGCTGGGTTAGCAGTTAAGGTAGATGGAGGGAAAGTAGAAGCATCAGCTACTACGTATAGCTTTCCACCACTTACTGCGGTAACATGGAATACTCCGAAGTTAGCAGAGTTGGTAGCCTCAATGATCTTTAGTGCCTTGCCTACATAAGTAGAGTCGAAGGTAACAGAATCAGAGCTAAATACACCTTGATTATTGAAAGCAAGATTTCTACCAATGTAACCGTCTTCTCCAAAGTTAATTGTCTCAAGAGATTCTTTAACAGTATAGAAGTAAGACCAACCGGCAGGAGCAACTGCGTTGCTAGTGATAAATTGGGTGGTGGTTGGGAAACCGGCAGTATCAAGAGTGTAGTACTCAAGCTTGTTTGGAAGAATCTGAGTTTCTACGTTAGTAGCATTGTTCTTCACAAAGAAGTGAATATTTGAGTTAAAGTCTGGGGTAACTCCAACAGGTAGTGGGAAAATAAACTCATCATTGTTCAAGGAAAGAGCATCTACTTCTTGATCAAGAATGTAGGATGTTCTTCTTGGAAGCGGAGGAGCTGCCTGAAGGGTTAATAGGGATGGGGCATTGTTAGCGAAAGCTAGTTGAGCACCCAAAGCCAAGTTGTTGGTAAGGCTTGGTAGACCGTGACGCTTAACAACGTCGCCCATTCCTTGTAGAACAAGTGGGTCATTAAGATTAGCAACTGGAATATAGTTGGCGGTCAAAGAATCATTTCTAATTAAGACACCACTATCAACAACAACAGTGAAAGCGTCGCCTTCTCTAAATGCTGGAGTAGTTTCTACGATAGAGAAGCTAAGAACTCCGTTGCTTACTACTGCGCCACCTGCAAGCCAAATAATTGGATTGCCGTTAGCATCTAATTTAGCACCAGAAACAGATCCGAAAGCTAAGAAGGAGGCAGTTGCAGCAATTGGGACGTTAAGAGGGTCTCTTTGAACACTGACACAACGAATAGTCCAAGTCTCAGGTGGGGCGTTTGCATCCACAAGAGTTAGGTTGGCAAGTGAGCCTTGACCGACATTGCTTGATAAAGCGGTGAAGTAAGCTCCACCTTGATCAACTAAGTGAGCACTCTGAAGTTCGACCTTACCGGTTGTAATGTCAATTCTGTAATCAAATTTGTTGCTGAATGGGTTTGCGTCAATAATTGACTCATAACCACGAAGAGGAATGCCATTCTTAAATAAAGTAGTTCTGTTAGAAACTAGTGGGAAACTAAGAAGTTGGAAGTGTCTGCCGTCTCGGCCAGTAGTACCCGTATAACTTGGGTTCAGACCGTCTTGACCACCACCCAAGGCTTGAGAAACGATGGTTTCATCCGTTGAACCTTCACCAATCATTGCGGCTGTACGGGAACCACCAGGAACCGATACTCCACGTGATTGAGTAATTACGTCAGTAAAAACTCCTGGTAGGACATTTGTTGCGCCTGGTATGTTAGCCATATTGAATCCTTATCACTCGGTTTTGTAGATTGTATCATTAAAATGTATTAATATTCCTATTCTTGGCGATATATTAGCACATTTTATTGTCTTACCCATTGAAACTTTTCGAATTTAGAGCATTCGAAATCTCTATATTTTACATGTTTAGTAGCATATCCGCTAAGCTAACTTCGGTATTAACCGTCATATTGGCGGGTACGGGACTTCCAGGTCTGTTCAAATCTTCAAAAGTTGCGGTGAAGAAGATAGCGTCAATGACGTTACCGACTGGTATTTCTCTTCTCCACTCAGTTCTTATATCTAATGTGAGACTTTGCCTAAATAGCTTATCGTTTCTGTCATCTGACTCACTTGCAGCCCCAATACTCAATGGTTTAATAATAATACCCACATCATAGATTGTATCAAAGGTTACTTCTGTAAAGCACATGGCTACAGCCTCAGCAATATCGTCCCTGGCCCTTAAACTTCTAGCTAAAACATCAATAATAATTGATCCTTCCCAAACTCCTGCCGTAATAAAAGAAACTGGGCGATGAACTAATGTTTGATTTCCATATCCATCTTCAAAAACAATATCTTCATATTGAACACCCTCCTGCTCTCTATTAATAGAAATTGGAACGTATTTGGCTCCACCGCTTTTAACTAGAATGGCTGGATAAAAAATACCGTCATAACGATAATTTTCTCCAATATAGATTCTAGTGCTTAGACCTTCTTGATTTGCGCCATTTTTATTAAATTGCGTAGGAATATCAGCACCTGGAGGCAGATCAGTATGATCTGTTGTATTAGCAAAACCCCATTGATCTTTGGAATAGTGATAATAATCGCTTTTAGAAAAGAAATCTCTTAAAGTTGCAATAATAATCTCTTTTGGATAAACCAACATTGATGCCTGCACAAAATGGTGCAGATTCATTAGATTAGATTTAGAGAAATTATTAGTTGACATTTATTGGATTATTGGTTGGAGTTTTTCCAAGCAATAAATTGCTGGAAAAGAGCTTCATCTGTTTCTTTTTTTGACTTAATTGCATCTTGTTCAGCTTTAGAGGCTGCCGACAAACCTTCTACCTGCTTACTAATTGGGGCCGGCAGAGGTTGGGGGTCTGGAACAACAGAAGGATCATCTGATACAACAGAACCGACCGGTTTTCCATTAACCTCTTGCCATGCTTTAAATAGCATCGCATTATTTTCCATTAACTTACTAAAATTGTCTTTAGAAGTAACTAAATATCCTTCTTCAGCATCAGCATCTGTTTCAAAATGTTCTATGATAAATCCATCAGGTAGATTAGAGATATTTTTAGCTACTTTATATGCTATATTGTTCATTTATGCCACCCATGAAATTTCAACAAATCCACTACCACCAGGTCCGCCAGCAGAGCCGTCGTGAGTATTATTATAGTCGTGACCTTCTCCGCCACCACCACCGCCGCCACCGCCTCCAACTGATCCACCACCTCCACCACCAGAGAATGGATAACCGTCGAAACCAAAAGCTCCTTGACCACCGCCACCGCCAGAAGAGTAGATGTTGTTAGAGCAGCCTCCTGCGGTTCCTCCACCACCACCTTTACTAACGCGGCTTGGTCCGTCAGCACCATGGAAAGGTGTATAGGAAACCAACCCTACTAATTGAGATGCAAGAGCAAAGGAGTTAGATCCGGCAATATAAATAATCTCTCCACGTCTACCGCCTCTACCACCAGGAAAAACTACGCTACCAAAAACACTGGCAGCTCCATCTAACCCGGCATTTCCGGCTGTTTTACCACCACCATCGTTATAGTTTGGTACGCTAACGAATCCGCCACCTGATCCACCCGCACCAATTGTAATAGTGTAAGTTACGCCCGGAGCAACTTCTACAACTTGAGTCATAGTTGGTGCTGGTTGACCACCACCACCTCCGGTTGCATAGTAATCAAGATTGGCGCTACCACTAACGGCTGCTCCTCCGCCTCCACCACCGCCACCTCCGCATCCGGTAACGATAATAAATCGAACACCTATGGGTGCAGTCCAGGTAGTGCTTGAAAAAAATTGTTGTTTAAATAATCTAGGACTTGACATAGTTTTACCTTATACTATACACCACATGTACTTGGGCGTTAAACCCGATCCAGCACCACCGCCGTTTGGATCTATAGTTGCAACCAATGTAACTGACCCATAAGGATTTTTGTAAATAAAGTCACCATATGCATTTTCAATAGCATCTGTTACCGTGTTTCCAGCACGAATTGTAATTGGGAAAGAATCACATAGACCATTAGCATCTTTAATAGTTATAACTCTACCTGGTGGAGATAGTGCAATGCTTGGTAATACTACAACCAATGCTGAAGTTAATTTAAATTCAAGAACTTGATCTTCCAAGGCAACTGTATAAGTTCCACCTGCACTTGTTCTCTTTGCATGAAGAGTAAATGGCGCATTAAGGTTATTGGTATAGATCCAAACTAATGGTAAGTTACTTACCAAGTTTTGATTGGTTCCATCTACGGTTGTTTTATCGAAAAAGTTATTTACTACAGAAACAACACCACTTGACCACGTAACTGGGGCAGCTATATAGCTAGTAATGGTGTTATTGTTTCTATAGAAATAATTCTCAGAAATGGTGCCGTTAGTTCCAGTTACTGTGTTAATAAAAGAACTAGTGAACGATCCAATTGTATTAAAGATATTTTCAACAACAGTAAAGTTGTTTTGCATGGTCAATCCAATAGTTGGATTGTTCCAGTTAAATGTGTTACCAGAGACAACTCCGCTAAAGTTGGCTGTAGTAAGAGATGCATTTATGTTGAAAATATTTTTATTAAATACCGTTGTGCTGTTAGTGCTTATAGTGGTACCCGCTCCATTAAAATTAAACGTACAATTATTAAAGGTACAAGAAGTAAATGTGACGATATTAGCTGCACTAAATGTAAATATACAGTTATTAAATGTTGATGAAGAGAAAGTTACTGAAGATGCTCCGCTAAAACTGAAGGAGCTATTGCTTCCCGTACAAATTGAAAATAATGTAGCGGTGGTACCAGATCCGGTAACCGTACATGTATCAAAAGTAGTCGTACCAAAGCCAGCGCCTGCACTGTAGGTAAACGTAATATTACGGAACGTAATAGCTGAGCCAACAGTAAATGCTGATGGAAGGGTAAACGTAGTTACACCATCAGACATAAATGCTACTGGGAAATTATACTGTAGTGTTGTGGGTACAGAACTAAATGCACCCTTAACAGTAATATTACTCGTATAACCCGAATTTAAATTAAACCACTGTTCTAATGCTTCAAAACTTCTAAATTCACCATTAGCAGTATCCAGTACCAAAGTTGGGCGCTCACCCCAATCCTTTTTATAAACAAACTTACGAACATCTTTTGTCGTAATAGTTACAACAGGACTAGTGGTACCAGCCACTGATGAAGTAACAATATAAAGTATTGTTAAATCTGGTCTAGTATTAATTAAATCAGAGAAAGTAAGTGCGGGTAACGTATAAGTCGTATTACTTACCACATCAAGTGCTGTAAATAATCTTCCAGTAGTTGACGGGGTTGATCCAAATGCATTCAACAATGGAATTAGGTCATACTCTCCGATATCATTAACACAAAGGGCCCAGTTAACATCATAACTAAATGATAAGTAGGTCTCTCTAATGGCTGGAATATTTACCGTATCATTATTAATGTTATACAATTTTCCATTAACAAGAACAACACCACCACTTAAATCAATGGTTCCGACATTTCCATTAAATTTCTGGAAAATATCAAATCCTCTTACAACTCCATTAGAGTGCAGGTATTTCTCTGGAACCGATAGGTAATCAAATACTGATGTACTTAAATCCTTCTCGCTGATATTTCCAAACTGTCTACCATCTACAATTTTGCTAACGGTATGAGTGCTATCATTTACTTGGCAGGTTCCAAGCATCATGATTTCATCATCTGACGCCAATGATGGGAAAAGTTGGAAATCAATTATTTCATTACTGAAAGTGGTAATAGTGGTTCCGACATCGAAGATAATATCAATATAGTCGGTATTTGTTTCATCAAAGAAACGAGCAGTCTGTCCTTTACGTCCCGTGGTACGTGGACCAATATGAGTTAGATACGTACCATCATAGGATGCCAAATATCCATCGTATACTCCAGTAGTGCTTGAGTAACTAAATACCTTTAAAGTTATTTTGTTAACGGATCCAAATTGATAACCGCGTAGTTTTGGAGAAATTTTAACGATGTCTAGCTGCTTAAGCTGAGAAGAGCCGCGTAAAATAGTTCCATTGACACTTGGGACTCCAGTATCATTCGTACTAATTCTTCCACGTTCGTGAGTAAATGTTTTACCATCTTGATCAACATAAACTTCAAAGTGTCTCTTGAAATTTCCAAATGCACTATAATCTGTAGCAGATTCTGCGTTGAATGAAACAGAGTCTGCGCCGAAATACAAGGCTACTTGATTAAATGGTTGTAAAGTGGCTGTTGGAGAAAATCCAGTGGCGTGTACTGAGTCATAGACCGTAATATCGGTAAAGACATCTGGCGAACATCCAAACACTACGGAGTAGATAATGAATCTACCAAAATCAACTAAACCTCCAGCCCCCAAAGATTGAACAACGATAGTTTTACCGGCTTTAAGGCCAGTGGTTGATAAATCAAGTGGTACACGATAGGTTGTTTGAACTCTTCCCGATGGAGTCTGTACATCTTGGATAGTTGCTACCCAGTAACCATCTCCGTATCCATCCAAAGCTTGAGAGTCTTCTCTTGCCAATCTTTCTTTTTCAGTACCGTTGACATAAAAGCTGTTTCTTCTTAATGGAATGAATAGCTTAGTTGGATTTTGAGAAGCGGCAGCAGATCCGTATACGGTGTAGAAGGGTGGGCTTGCTACACCAGAACCAGATGGGCCAAGTCCAAGAGGATCGGGCGCCACGTTGTTTCCGTCGATTGGCTGCAAGTCAACTACGTTATTTGGTAAAGCAATCTGAGTTGCTAATGAATCAATTGTGCCATCAGATTTCAAAGCTACGCTTAAGATAGAAAACGCACTGTTACTGTACGAATCAGCTAGGCAAACGCCAAATTCTCCTTGATAAGAGAAAGCGGTGAACCTATAGTTGTATCCAAGTGCTCTAAAAGCATTGTTGGTAGCTTGAACAACCGACTCTAGTGTGTATTGACCTGGTGTTCTACCTTGATTTCCAGTTACGTCAATGGCTGGCAGAATGGTATACCCATCTTGAGCAAATCCGGTTGGATAAAGAGCAATGTATAGAAGATAATGCTTCTCATTTAATTGCTTTGGGTTAAATCCAAGACCCAATGCTTGGGCGCCACGTGGGTTGTTAACAACTAGACTTGGCGTTTCATTAAATTGATTGTTAACCGGAGAAAGGGAAAGTTCAGCATACTTATTGCTATTGAATAGTGGGCGATCAATTCTAGCCACGGCATTTGGCGCATAGAATTGATTCTTGCCAGCAATTCTTACAATGTATTTTTTGGCTCCGGTCGTACCGTCGTATTTTTTTTCTTTAATAACAAATGGAACTTCAATAGTACCATAGTTAATTCTAACAATATCTCCAACTTTAACTAAAGCAAACTTAGTATCGAAAACATTGTTTGTCTTATCAGCAGCAGATGGCTTAAACTCAATAATATCATCGCCCGTATCGATATTGTCATATGGGCTACTGCTATTACCAATGTTCTTTAAGAAAGCAACGGCTGGCGTAACTGGGACGATGAATTGACCGTATCCATCTGTTGTTAAGTTGGAAGAACGAGAAATTCTTGAGATACCACTGGTATACAAGTTCTGAATTCTGGTACCTAACAAGAAGATACTTTGGTCATCCATATACTCAGCAAACAACTGAAGGTCATCTTTTGCTTGTGGAATATTGTTGAATCTTGTGGTGTTAATAAAGACGGCGCTAGCAAGATGGGCGTAATTTGAAGAGAATACGGAACCATTGTTGGTGGTAATAGTATATGGCGATCCGAATACAGAACCATCTGCCCACTGGTGAGCCAATAGCTCAGCATTCATATCAGCTACTAAGCTGTAAGACTGACTATTATCTCTTAGAATTCGTTTATTGCTAAATAAGAAGTCAGCTTCATTGTTGCTAACATCAACCTGATCCATATTGTGACGATAAATCGCACCAATAAGATGTGGCTCTAACTTGATACCAGTACTAGAGATCCAGCCTAGTGCTAAATTAACATCTCCTGATAAATCACGGATGTAGTTAAACAAATCTTGAGTTCTGTGGTCTAAACGTAGCTTAGATTCTGGAATTTGAGCATTAACAGCAATTTGATCTTGCGTAATAGGTAGTGTAACTAATCCTAAACTAGTGATAGCGGATGGTTTTAGAGTTCCATCTGGGAAGAAGGAGATTCCAAACCTATCTGCAATGGACGGAGTTGTGCCCTGTGCCCCTAAGCCGATATTTTGCTCAATTGCAAAAACAGCATCACGAAGTGCATTGATAGCTTCGCCACCAATCTCCGTAATGTTATCATTCACAAACGGCAAAGTCGTATCGTCATCAAAGTTGTTTGGAAAGTTACTCATCTATCCCCATTATCCTAATAATATATAACTTTAAAGCTACTTATTAGTCTTTTTTAATTGATTCTCTTACGCTTGCTTCAAATTCATCCGAAACTGGTGCATCTGGAGTTCCGATAGCTGGATTTCCATTGTAATTGCCACCATAATAACCGCCAGCATATTCATTACCTGGATTCTTAATCTTGTACCCTAAAGCTGATTTAAGAACTCTATAGACTAGACCAGAAAGAAGCCCAGCTACTAATCCAAAAGCTATCCTGGCGCTAGCGGATGTTAATCCGTTAGGAAATGGGTATTGCTTTGCTAAAAAGGCAGCCGTTGGTCCCAAAAAGACTGGGAAAATTGGTAGGATAAGCTCTTTCCATAGTTTGGAGTTATGGGCTTCCATTTTCCAATTAACCATAGCGTATTCGAAAACTCTTCTAATAACGAAGAGAACTGCCGCAATTGATAAGCAGAATAATAAGAATTGCCAGCTAAAAAGGGCCTGAAACATTGTATCCATAAAAAACTCCTTGAAGACATGCAAAAGAATTGGTATGCAAACCGCAAACTTAGGTAGTAGTTGTTGATAGTTGCGCTACGTTAGCGATAACTCTCCACCTGCTTGTTGTGCCGTCCCAAATAACGTCTACGCCATAACCGTCCGTTCCTACAATGTAATTTACGCCTCTTGGAGTTATAATTCTATTGCTGGAAGAACTATTAACATCTTGGTGAGAAATGATCAATTTAGAAGTACTCGTTGGCATAAGAGCAATTCTTCTAACTCCAGATCCGCTGGCCAGACCGCTTAAAGTGATATCCGTAGCGGCACCGTCACCAGTAAACCTAATCATAACTACTTCATTGCTTCCGCTAGTTGTAACTACGTTGTTAAGCTGACCTGCTCCTACTTGATCAAGAGAAACCTGAGTGGCTGGCAATGTAACCGTTGCCCATTCCAAGTCGGTAGCTCCAGAGTTGGTACGTAATACCTGTAAAGCCGAGCCCATACCAAAACGAACAAACTTAGTACCGTTATTTTTAAGTAAGTCACCTGTTGCTTGAGAAGTAGAGGTAACAGAGTTATTAGCTACGTTCACTGTCTTATTAGTCAATGTATCGGTAGTAGCCTGGCCTACTAAGGTATCGGTGGCATCCGGAAGGGTTAACGTCTTATTTGTAGTAGTTGGGGCCCAAGTCAAATCTCCAAAAATAGATCCAGATTTATATTGAATGCTGGCATCAGTCTGAAATTTTCCACCAGTATAACGAATATTCGTAGTGGCAGTAGAGTCATAAACTCCGGCCGTAATGGTGGCAAATCCAGTTCCAGAAGGAGTGCTATTAGATGGTGTATAAAAACCAAGAACGCCACCGGAAACACCCAAGAAGCTTCCGTTGCTTCCTTGAGCCAAACGGAGAAACTTAGTACCGTTTGAAACAAGAAGGTCTCCGTTGGCCGTGCTGCTCGCGGTTAACGTATTATTATTTACGTTAATCGTCTTATTAGTTAATGTATCGGTGGTTGCTAATCCAACTAAGGTATCATTTGCGTCTGGTAACGTGATAGTTTTATTGCTGGTAGTTGGAGACCAAGTTAAATCACCAAGGATAGAGTTAGAAGTATTTTTAAACTGAATATTTGTATCAGTTTGAAGTTTACCACCAGTATATCTAATGTTGGCAGTAGCAGCGGAATCAAAAAGACCAGAAGTAATCGTTGCGAATCCGGTTCCAGTAGGTGAACTAGAAACTGGTTCCCACCTATTATTGGCGGCCACCCAAGTTAAAACATTTCCGTTATTTGGGGAAATGTTAGCCACTTGTCTGCTTTGAATTCCGATAACTACTTGAGAAACGTTGTTACCAGAAAGGTCATTAGCTGCTGTAAAAGAGGTTGATGGAGTAGTTGGGGTCCATGCTACACCGCTCCAGGTCAATACTTGGCCAGAAGTTGGCGGCAAGGTACTGACGGAAGAACCTTGAAGTCTGGTGACTCTCAATAAAGTGGCTGTACCGCCAACGTCTCCAGTAGTGGTTAACTGGACAATACCTTTAGAGGTTGTGGTAGCATCTGGAACCGTAAAGCTTGGAGCAACAATGGTAGAAAGAGCTTCAATGGCGTCTTGAACATTGGTATATGCAGTGCTACTAATCGTAACATTTGGAGAAAGAGTTACAGACTCAGCAATGTGCTTAAAGCTGTATCCATCCACGTGCTTTTGGAAATCTATCCTATCAGTGGCTAGTCTAGCACCGGAACCTGGATTAAAATTTGGAACGATTGGATCACTCATGGATTTAGCCTCAATTGACGGTATTATGTTATTTTATTGATATTTAAGGTAAAATGATCGTGTGGGTGTGCCCCAGAACTTCCATTACTTGACCATTTACAATTGGATGGTTATGTCCTTGAGAAACAGCGGTCGTCTGATTGATTTGATTGACTGACAAAATCTTTTCATTTACCACGATTTCGTGTGTGTGAGGAGGTATTCCTGGAACGAAACCAATGCTGGTATTAAGTTTGCTTGGGAAATCAGAAGTATTTCTAAAAATTCTGATTTGGTAAGCCGGATCATACTTTCTGATTCTGATAGCCTTGAAATGCTGGCCTCCCTGTAATCCAACTACCGTATTGTTTCTGGTTACCCCAGCAACCTCATATCTAAACTCTTCATTATCATCTTGGTCAAACATAACGATGATATCTCTAGTTTTAATAGTTGGTACCGTCAAAGTCCATAAATCCAATGGGAACTCGGACTCCAACCCAGCCTCGTACATCTTTAGATTTTCTTCAGTTGGTCCTGGACGAACTAAAATTCTACCATCCGAACGTCTTGGATTAAAATATTGCTCATATCCAAAGACAAACTTAGTTCCGTAGCACATTGGGCATCTATCATCCGGATATTCGCTGGATGGAAGATAGCAAGCACAGGTAATTCCTGTCTGAACTCTACGAATAAGGACGGCGGGCTTACCATCAATTGACAGTAAGACATCCTGGCGCTGAGTATTCTGATCTTGTAAGGAAAACCCTCTTAAAATCTGAACATTTCCATATTTATCAATACAGCCTTGCTCGCCACCAATGTAACTTCCTACACATGTTCCATTTAACAGTTGAACAGGATCGGTTCTATGATATCCCGCATAGTCATATGATGGGAAATCTATGTTATCAGCATCGGCAGCACTTAAATCAGTAGATAATAGGTCTTTAGTGACTTGGTGATATCCATCGGCAACGGTGTATTGGTAGTTGGGATATTCAAATCTGGATTGACAAACAAAAATACGATCCCAACGATTATCTTCGCCTACTGTAAACAATGAAACGATAGGATCCCAATATGAGTACCCGTCGTATCCATCTACAGTGTGAATTGTGGCTGAGGTATTATTATACCCTCTAAGGAAAGCTATGAGATTATTGTTCAATTGGTCGACTGAAGAGTATTGAATAAGCTCAATGCCTACTTTGATAATGCCGGTAGCTGGGAAGCCATCTACATCAACCAATGGAATAATCGAGTCGGTATCGCTAATGTCCTGCCTTAACAAACTGCTTGGATAAAATCTTAAATTATCATATGCAATTGGCAAAAGTGTTAAGTCAGAAACAGAATCATTATATTCTACGGGTCTAACTGCAATAAAATACTCTTGACCCGGAACTAATCCAATTAGATTGGTTTGTAGAGAATCATCAATAGAAATATACTTAACCCCTTCAGCAAAGACATCATCTTTAACTGTAGAGTAATAAATATGATATGCTATCTTGTTGCCCGGTATGGTTGCAGCGGCTTGAAACCACTTGACATTAATGGTATATCCATCGCCAAGTGAGAAAAGAGCATCAGTACCAGCACGGACTGGATTAGGATAAAAGACCATACCATTATTCTAATTTATTAGCCTTTTCTTAAACTTTGGCCATCAAGGTCTCTTTCTTTTCCTTGAATTCTTTTCCTTCTTCAACCTCATGGTGCTCTAGCAAATCATCAACGTAATTTTCCGCTTCACCTGGGCCAAATTGGTTAGCAATATACTCAACTTGATTCTGAAATCCCTCTTGTTCAAAAGGATTGTCTAGATAACTGCCATCATCCGAACTTTTGGTAGGCTTAGTGCCAGTTGTTTGCTGTAGCCAATGGGTCATTTCATGAACGCCATAAGAAAAATCTTTAAAGAAGTCTCCATCAGTCAACAACCTATAATTAAAAATAATAACACCATGATCAGTCTTGGCGGAGACATCTAAATTACCAAAACGCATAGGAATAAGATCGATTTCACTGATATCGACATCATATTCTTTGAACATTTCTTGAACAACACCATCGTTTTTCAAATACTCACGCATCTTTTTGATCATTCGATTCAAAGACTTGTAAGGTAGTTTCTTAACTACGGATATTGGGATTTTTTCGCTCTTGGACGCCATACAATGATGTTTAAATAGTCATATTTTTACATTCTTGACAAGACGCAGAGTCGGATATAGGATGACAGTGTAATCATGGCTTTTTTAGGAATTAGAATCCCTCACGAAACTGGACGTTTATTAACTGGCATCGAAGTGCCTGGCACAACCACGGCACCTTCCGAAATGCACATCACTATGTTACATTTTGAAGATAATTGGCCGATTTCTGAGCTAGCCAGAGCCTTAGAAATTACTTATGATGTGGTTTCCAAAGTTAAACCATTCATTGCTATGACTGAAAAGGTAATCTGCTTCCCTAAAAGAGGTGATACCTGCGCTATCGTGGCTCAAGTCAAATCAGCCGAGCTACATGAACTACGCGAGAAAATTGCTAAGAAATTTGATGATGAAGAAATAGAATTTTCTAAAACCTTCAAAGACTATAAGCCACATATCACACTGTCGTACGCCGAAAAAGAAATAGATGATTTTGATATTGATCCAGTAGAATTTTCGGTGTCAGAGCTGGTACTCTGGGGTGGGGACCATGGAGATGATCGCATCTTTGTTACTTTCCCTCTAAAAGGGCCAGAGAAGCAAAAGCATGCATGGCTACTTCAAAAAGCAACTGTTTTCGAAAAGCTAGCTAATAATTCACAAGCTTATCTAACGCCATCTAAAGAAAGACGCAAAATAGAGCGTTAATTACTTTGGCAATACAGAATAGACATCGTCAGGATACACCACATCATGTGGGCCTTCACTGAACGTAATTCTTTGTTTACTATCTGAAGCGTTCATAGGATCGTCCATGATATCTTGCGAGCGCTCGCTTGTACTTAGTGAGCGAACAGAAGAGATGTATCTTAGTACTAGAGGTGGCTCGTGAGAGGTATCAATTTCTACTACAGCATCACCTGGCTTAAGGTCTTTAACTTCTGTAGTGATACATTGGTCTTTAATCCACTTAGCAACAGTCATTCTTAGTCTTTTTCTAACGATTCTCTGAAATGTTTCTCTACTGGGGAAGTTTTCTTCATTATATCCAGATTCCTCTGGTGATAAAATTTGTCCACTAGACAATAAGTGATCAGTTAAAACGGCAAATGCTTGGGGATCAGTTATAGCTTGAAGAGTAAGATCCTGTGCATTCAATGCCAATTTGTAGAAAGAATAACATCTTTTAAGTAAATCATTATATTTCATAATTCCTCAATAAAGGCGTCTTGCTCTCAAGTGACGCAATCTAGCAAATGCTGGGTTAATGGCAGAATTCATGCTAAAGACTCCCAATCCACGTGGGGCTGGACGTAAGCTGTTCTTGATATACTTAAGCTTTTCCCAGTAGTGAGATAGAAGAGTACTGTATTGAGTGTTCATCAATTCACTAACTGTTGGTGGGTTGAAGTTCAAACCATTATCAGTCACCTGAAATTCACGACCACGCTCAATCAAAGACTTAGAAGCAAGTGCGTACAAAGTAGCACCTTCTACTAGAATCTCTCCAAATTGTTCGACGAAATTATCATCATCAAATTGAAAAAAAGTAAAGAATGGAACTTGGTTAAAATCCCAAAGAGCGGTAGCTAAAAAGGTTACTAACATATCAATAGAGAAGATATCGCAGTCAACGTAAGTTACGTTACCGTACCCATCAACTGATTTGGCCTTTCCTGCGCTATTTAATCTGGCTTTTAAAGATTTAAGCAGTTTGTTGATATTCTTAATGGCGGCTTGTGAATAATTAAAGCCGGGGTCATCTCCCAAATGGGCATATCCATCTGTGTTGATGGCTGGGACCTGAGTATGCAACACAACAAAGTCGAATTGGACTTGTACCCTAAATCCATTCACATATCCGACCCAGACATCGTTGTAGACGCCATATGGACCATTGATAGGAATGGTGTAGATAAAGGAATACTTGCCAGCGCCCACTCTAGCAACTCCGGCCGAGGTAGGGGCCAGTGCAACCAAGCCGCTTGGTTGAACAATAGAAATTGTCGGGAAGGAATCCGTATCAACCGGGTTACCCGAGACATCTCTAAATTGTACGGTTAAATTAACTTGATCTGTAACATCAATTAATTCACCACGTGCTTTGATTGCCATTGTTATCCTGTGGTTACGCTAAAATTGCCAAACGGAGCATTTACAACTATATGGTATAAGGTTGTTAATGGATTATCTGTATCTGGATCATAGTAATAACCATCAACTAAATAACTACCTACCGAACTTGAAGTGTAGGGCAAGGTAAATTGGAAAAAATAAAGCTCGGTATCCAATTTGACCATAGGTTGTGGGAAATCCTCAGCCAAGGAAAGGTCTGGGAAAATTACTCGCAAAATAACCGGCAAAGCATAGCCGTCTGCACGTTGGCTATAGCCATCGAGCGTCTCCAAAAAAATAGTGGCCTTTTGTCCTGGAAAGTAATTTTGTATCGTTAGCATTGGTTTCCTGTCATATTATACTAGTTAATGCAGTTTTATAGATGACTTATGAAGAGGAATATCTTCAGGCGGCAACGGTGGTGGCGGGATTATTATGGGTGAAGGAGCCGGAATAACTACTTTTTTTAATAAAACGGGTTCTGGCGGTACGCCATCTACTGGGACATGTGACGATTCAATTGACTCAGTTGGAGGAACGTCTGGGGGAGGCGGTAAAGATGGGGTTGCCGTGATTTTTTCTAAACGAATGGCCGGTTCCAATATTTTTAAGAAATCATCATTGTCATCGTGCAACAATATTGGGTCAAGAATTGCTTTATCTTGAAGAAAATTAACCAACCTGCCAAATATGGTAGATGTGCCAACTATTTGCGCAGAAATAAATGAATATCCAATAAGAAATTCAGATGTCCCGTTAATGATAGCTTCTATTGGAGCAATTCCGGCTAAATTTCCACTAAAACTAGATGTAGCATTAATTGTGGCAATTAAATCGACAACCCCTGCCAGATTGGCTGATACATCTGAGGTGCCAGCAATAGAAGCTGCCAGTGAATAATTTCCGTTAATAGCGCCAGCCATAGTAGATTGTCCGTCTACTTGACTAGAAACGTTGCCTAGCGCTCTCAGTATAGCACTAACTGTAGACATATTAGAAATAGTAGAAATAATGGCGCCTTCAGCACTAACCGTTCCCGTAACTGTAGCATTATTATTAATGGTAGAGGATAAACTACCATTTGCTTCAATATTTGAATCAAAAGTAGCAATACCATTTGATGTAGCATCTATGTTACCTTGACCATATACTGTAAATGATGTTTCGGATGAACCCGCTATCGTAGATGATACATCACCCAGGCCATAAATGGCAGGCAAGACGGTTGAAAAATTATCAATAGTTGCTTGAGCTGCTGCTTCGCCCACCAATGTACCTGAGATGGAGGCAGATCCATCTACTTGTGCAGTCAAAACGCCAGTAGCAAACATGGAGGCTGTAACTGTGGAGGTACAATCGATTGTTGCACTAATCTCGGAGACAGAGGAAATAATACCTAATTCAATATTACCCGGCTGGCTTTCTTTTAATCCTAATTGACCAACAAAAGACACAGCAGTTTCCTTATCTAGATGTAAGTGTAACTAGACCACCGCTAGTGTAGGTAAAAGCGCCGCCTGCGGGCACCGTGAAAGTATTCGTTCCAGTTGAAATAACTGTATTCTCATAGCGAGCGTTTGGAGAAGTTCCTGTACCAGTTACGGATGTAATGGAAACGGAATCTCCTGTTATTAGCCCATGGTTTCCGCTAGTAGTAACTGTATATATTGTACCGTTGGATGTAACGTTAGTAATTGTTAGTTGGCTTATAGTAGTAATACTTAATCCATCAACCTGAGCCGCTGCAAATGCAGATCCGTTAACACAACCTAACCCAAAACCATAATGGGTTGGTGTTATACCAACTGTCGCCGTAGTGTGAGTAAATAAAGTGCGCCAAAAAGCCCCTTTAATAATAGCTTGCTGATAAATATAGTTAGTTCCATCATTTATTATTCTAAAGTAGGCCGGTACTACAGAATCAGCCGTGTTAGTATTATCACCATAATAAACAGCGGGCCTACTTTGTGTATTTAATGTAACTGTCCAAACACCAGGCACTAGAGTATTTGATGAAAACTGGTAATATCCCAAAAACAAACCTGTCGAGCTGGCGGCAGTAACACCATTAGAAATCATGCATCCGAATGATGGAAAAGTGGCCCCTCTAGTAAATGAGCAGGAACCAGAAATTGTTAGAACCCATGGACCAGCGGCCGTAACTCCACCAGGAAGACTAGCTAAAGCATGATGATCTTTATTATTAACTTGGGTAGAAGCTAAAATAGAATCTCCTTTTTGTAATAGCCCCATAGTTCCAACTACCGTTAAAGAGGCTACGGTTGGAGGGGTACTACCGCTATACCCCATAGTATGATATGATTTCCAAGCATTAGTCGTTGGATTGTCCATATAAAGAACATTAATATCATCGCACAAATATAAGGCGCCGGAGCCTGTAGCAGTTGGTCTACTAGTGGAAGCTCCAGAGTTAGATTGCGTATTTAAAGTATCATATTCCGCTATTCCTGCCTTATACATGCTTTCAAAATAAGAGTCGCTTCTAATTGTATTTTCAATTCTAAGATCATCTAATCTACCATCAATACCCTGAGTAGATTGTGTTGTAACCGCTCCGATTTGATATGATCCATGAGAACCATAGTCAATATTGCCGGCTGGTCTAGAGGTATCGGTTGTTGCTAAGCGTCCATTTATGTAAGTCTTTAGTGTATGAGTGCTTGCATCATAAGTAAATCCAACATGCTGCCACTGATTAGTCGCCAAAGCATATCTAGTACTCATTGTAGTAACATATTGTGTTCCACCAACTGTTACCGTAACGAACCATTGTCCTGAGCTATTAGCAACTCCTATTCCATGAGTTACGAATGGGGCTGTCCAAGTATTGCCGGTTTGGTATTTCTTGTCGTAGAGATCTTGATTAGTACCAAAACTTCTTAGATTAGTCCAACAAGATACCGTTAAAGTATTGGTTTCACCAAGTGAAGTGTCCGCCGTTTTCAAACCTGAGTTTTGAAAATCTACACACCTATTAAAAAGTCCAATGCTGTCAGTGACTGGAGATCCATAACCTGTAGATGCATCTAACGCTCCAGCTACTCCGCTATTAGCAAATGGAGAAACTAGATCGTCAAATTTCCAAACTAATTGTGAATATCCGTCAGGGGCAATTCTTCTTGACAAGGTAGTGCCAATAGTTGTAGGTTCCCAAGCAAAATTTCCACCATTATATTTTAAATACTGCCCATCAACAGGCGCTGAGCTAGAAACAGATTTTCCTTGAATTTTAGCAACTGTTGGATTTGGATAAGTTCCAGTAAGATCGCCTCCGGCATTTCCGGTTGCGCCCGGTCCAGTACCGATATCTAGATACTCTATTTTAATTCTAGCAAAAGTAACCGCAAAATTATTATTTGTGTTAACAGTTTGGGCGCCCAATGAAACTTTAAATGGAGTAGCTGATTCTGTCATATTTAAGACAGTACCAGGCGTTCCGTAGTTCATAAAATAGTTCCACCTGAACGTCAAACTAGAAATAGCTGGCCAAGCATTGTTGCCAGTATCATAAACTCCAGATAAACATTGGAAAAATCTGTCTCCTGGATAATTTTGTTGAATAATTAAAACATCATCAGAATAATTTGTAGTAGAAGCAATATCGCCTTGACTAGAGCTATTAATAACTCCATTACCATAATGAATAAGTCCACCAAGCGACCCAACATTACCTTTCTTATACATATGTAACATTCGATTGATTGGAGCGCTCGCTTGTGTTCTATCTAATGATAAAAATGCCATTTCAAAATCTTGATCGGCATTATTAACGCTATTCCATACCCAAACTCTAACAACATGTCGTGATGGATCGTAATTTGAAATTACGTTAGAAAGATTAAGTGTAACCATTGCAGCACTTCTGGTGCCGCTGGCAAAATCGGTACTGGTAGCATTGCAGTCAATAGTTAACCCGCTAGAATTGATAATCACAGAATCTACTGCGGCATAGTTAACCATATTCCAAGATTTACCAGAAACAGTAAATGGGCCATCTCCCGAAATTGTTTGAGGAGTCACTGTTCTAAAATCTACATCATATGCAGTAGTCCATCCGCCAGATGGCAAACTAGGCTTCCAATAACCATCCGAACTGCTCCATTTAAGAACATATCCATCCGGTATAACACCACCACTAGATTTTGCAAGAGCTTGATGAGACATTAAATTATACTCCAGGAACCATTACCAAATACCAAGGTTATACTTTGATAATTAGTATTAATTGAATAAGAAGACGAACCATCAATATTATTACCGTTTCCTGACACAACAATATTAAAAGTGGCTGCGGTTCCTCCTTGATCTTTGATTGCGTAAATATCACCTGCCGTGGGCCCTGATGGAAGAGTAATGGTAATACTGCCAGATAGTGCGCCAACAAGAATTATTTCATCTGAAGTAGTGATTGTATAATTAGCAGTTTTAACATTAGTTGTAACTCTTCTACCTACGTTGGTAATGAACTTACTAGTTGAGGTTGAGGCAACGGTAGTTGTATTAGCAATTAACGTATGTCCAACATGTCCTTGTAAAGTGATTGTTCCCGCATTATTATATACTAATGATTGATTGGTTGTAGAAGTTAGAGTACCACTAGTAATTTGGGTTAAGTTAAGAAGTGGGCCAGTTAAACCTGCCTGAGCTTCTGTAGAGGTATCATTCTGAGTTGAACGACCGATAGTCCAGGCCCCTGATTGCCAAATGGCTCCAGTAGAAGCAAATCCAGTACCGTTACCAACCATTTTTGTAAAAATTAAACCAGAAGTAGATGCGCCATATTGTTCAATAATGCCGTTGCCCGCATACTCAGCGGTGGCATGAGCAATTCCACCAGCCTGAATACCAACGCCAGTAGTGGTAGCTGAACCGGCGTTGTATACTTGCATTGCACTTCTGGTGCCAGTCGTTCCTGCAATGGTATACATCCAAGAACTTCCAGCAGAATTATACTGATAAAAGAAATCAGAAGATGCGGCCGGGACAGTAGCACCAGTTACAGAAACGGTAGTATCCGTACCTGGTACTATTCTAAAGGTTCCGTTACTATCGAAATATCCTCTAAGTGATGCACCAGTTCTAAAAGCAACACTAGTATTTCCCTGTAAATTTAAAGCGCCTGACTGATTAAATATAGTAGCCTGATTAGCAACACTTGAAATTGTTCCAGTACCAGAAGAAATATTAATCAGTGGTCCAGTTAATCCTGACTGAGCTTCTGTTGAAGTATCATTATTAGTTGCCTCACCAATATTGACAGCTCCGGTAGACCAAACTCTAAATTTATTAGCAGAGCTAGAACTTACTTTTAAACTATTAGCATAGGATAAAGTTAAATCTGTGGTCGAATTAAGGGCAGAAGTTCCTTGTAACGTAATTAATCCGGAAGCTGGATTTAATATTAAGCTTCCACCGTTAAAGGTATTAAGATACATATCCGAATACCCAATTGGAGCAGTAATAGATGAGTTATTTCCTAAAACTAGTGAGTTGGTAGCTAGATTGGAGCTATTACCATAGCTAATAACAATACGACCAGCACCACCATCACTACCCGTTCCAGTTGCAGCTCCACCCACACCTATTCCAGAAGTATAGGCGGTATCAGTTGAGCTGGGTGGGGCAGCTCCAATTACGCCGGTTACACCATTAGTTCCAGTAGTAGTTGATCCGTTAGTAACTCTTGTTGGATGAAGATAGCCAGAGCCACCACCACCCATTCTTCCATCACCTTGACCCGCACCACCTCCAAAATAACCAGAACCACCACCACCAGCATCATTTGTTTGTGAAGTAGTAACATCAGTATGAGCATTACCTCCAGCTAATGGTTTTCCGGTAATGTTTGCGTCCGCAGTATAAACTAATCTAGTTCCAGCGGCAGGGGGAGTGGTGTTATTATTAAATACAGTGTAATGTGCTCCAAGATTATCCTGAATACCTATAGTTCCAGTATTATCTGTAGCAGTAGATGTAGAATATAAAACCTCAAAAGTAGTAGAGCCTTCATATATTTTTAGCTCTGCGTTAATGGTATTTGTTGTAGATAGTTGATAGCCCCTATATTCCATAACAAAAATTCTGTTAGGAGCAGAGCCAACTGTCTTAGTATACCATCCTCTATCACCGCCACTAGTTGTATTATCTCTATTCCATAATGCAATAGTGGGCGGGCGGGCAGCAGGAATGTCCCAAGCATATGTGGTATCGGTACTAAATGTAGCAAAGCCATTAGAAGATAAACCAATGGTTGAATAAGATACTCCATAAAATACAAACGTAAATGGAAGTGAAATTGTGGTTATCGGACTATCATCGGTGTGGTTGCCGATATCAGTTGTTCCGACTTCATAAGTTCCACCAGTAGTTTGTGTAATGGTATAGACTGCTGGGCCTCCACCGAATCCACCAAATGTTTGGGTTCCACCTTTTCCGGAAGTAGTATCCGAACCATCATTACCAGTATTTCCACCTCCAGCGCCTGCCGTTCCTGCACTGGACCATCCGCTAGATCCACCACCACCACCAGCAATCATAAGAGCATTAGCTTGTGAGTATGAAGTAGTAAAAACACCAGAAAGGCCACCACCACCGCCTGCTGAAGCGTCACCTCTACCACCGTTACCACCATTAGGCCAACCACCTACACCAGCATTACCAGTGGATGAAACGGATTTCTTTCCACCACTACCAACGGCCAAGACAAGCGTTTCTCCAGGAGTAACCGTTAGAAACCCCGTTGAATAGCCTCCAGAGGCTCCGCCAGCACCACCGTTAAAATTGCCGGTTCCACCACCAGGTCCCCACATTTTCACTTGAAGTTGAGTGACTCCAGTTGGAACAATGAAAGACTGATAACCATCTGATACGTAATCATACGTAAGTGTTGTTAATGGTATTTCTCCAACCGAAAAAGAAGAACTTGAAAGAACGCCTCCGTTAACATATAATTGTTGATTATAATGAGCCGATGCGTAAGTTCCATAACCATCAATTGATAAAGTTCTGGTTGTATTTAGTTCATTACCAGAAATAGTAAATGGGCTACCAGGACGAGCGGCCCAATATCCATCTGTATTCAGCCAAGTAAGAGCGTAACCATCTTGTGGTGACCCAATTGTTTCTAATGAAGAATTAAGAGTTTTTCCCTTAAGAGTGTCTCGAAGAGTTTCTACTGCGCCTTTAGTAAGAATATGGGTAACAGTGGTACCATCTGGCCAAGATTGGGCAGTAGTGCTTTCTTGACCACGAATAACAGTAAGCGTATTTCCAGAACGAGCAGTAACTAAAGTAATTTCTGCGGTAAGGGGGCTACTTCCAATGAGTAATCTAAAATTTCCAACTGAGGGAAATGAAGAGCCGTTAGCCACAACAATAGAAGTTGTAGAGTTATTAATCGCACCATTTAAACTGGACGATGCATTATTCGCAAACTGCTCTACCATCTAGCCGCCCCTTAATCTTCGGTAATGACTAGAGTTCCTGCCGCAAAGCTTGGAGTAATATTTTGAGATACTGTCAAAGAAGAGGCCAAAGCTCCAGAATATAATAATTTACCAGTACCAGTGAAAGCGGTACCTACACCAACATGAGTAATAATATTGGTTGGCGAGGCTGTTGCAGCCTGAGGAAAAGTAACTTGTGCAGCATTTGTAACCGTAGATGGTCCGATATCAACCTGAGTTACAGTCCAAGTACCAACGCCCCTGACAACTGAAATTCTTGTGTAATTTGTATAAGTTGCCTCTGAACTTTGTTGATTGCCGCCTTCAGTTGGATCGGCAGTATGTAGACTTAAATAAAGAACTCCAGCAGTTCCAGAACCTACAAGCCCAGTCCCATCGCCAATACCAGCAGCAGTTACATTCTGAAAAACTAATTTTAATAGATCGCTCTCCCAAGTATTGCTTTTGCTCATAAATTCTCCTAAAATACGCCAGCAATACAATACTTAAATAGTAGTAGCGCTATTTTTAGGAATAAATCAACATTATACTGAAATGAAAAAAGAAGTTGATGCTTTCTGGATAACCAATATTTCCCCGATGAATGTTAGTTTAGCTGACCTAAACTTAACAATTAAAGCCTATTCATCAGTGAATTTATTGGATAAAAAGCATTATCAATATACAAGAGACCAGCTTCGGAAATCATGTGATTCCGGCTCCGTTTTCAAAAAACGAAACAAACTGGTAGTGCGCAAGGTAGCACCAGAGATTATAAAAGCCAATGTTCCACTAGCTCAGGAGACCTTCATTCCATCTAGAGAGAGGTCTCTGCTAAGCATTAAAGAAGAACAATATGACGAACTTAACGTTTCTGATGAAGAGTTCGCCAAACAAAATGCTGACATAGTTGAGCTAGATAACAAACCCATAAATAAAAAGGTGTAATATGCCACGTAGAAGATCCTCAGTCGCTGTTGCCAGTGAAGCTATTGTTATTACCGAGCCTCTACCGTTAGAGGATCTCCAAGAAACTACTGTGGAAGATTACAAAAAATTGAATGAGAAAGTGGACAAAGTCATGTCCAAGATCAAGGTAAGAAAAGAACGTAAACAAATAAAGAAATAACCAATTTTGTTATTTGAGGGTCCTATGCCGGAGAAAACCTACAGCGAACATGTCAAAAAACAGGACCTGGAATTAATTCTAGAAGTCAATAAGAAATCTATTGAAATTGAAACCGAAGTGGCTGAGCAAAATGAAGAAATCATTGAGGCCCTTTCGGACATTAAAAAGACACAAGCTGAACAAGATAAGAAAATAGATAAAATAGTCGATCAAACTGAAGAGACCAATAAAGATCTATTTAAGATTCAAGTGCTATTTATTACTGGATTACTTTCTCTTGTGATCCAAATTGTACAAATTTTTCTTAAGAAATAATTAATGCTTAAGCACTTCTACTTCAGTCGCTTTAGGCTGATTATTGAAGTTATTTCCTATTGAAAAAGAGACCTTCTGATCTTTGAGCAATGTCTTAAAACCTTCGCAAGAGATATCAGAGAAGTGAACAAACAAATCTTTTTGTTTGACACCATCTTTTTCCCATCCAATAAAGCCAAAACCACGCTTAGGATCGAACCACAAAACTACACCCACAAATTTACTATCAGTCATAATATTCCTTACTTGTCTTTACAAACCATTTGTCCGTCTACATACAATTCGCCGCCACCACCGAGAAGCTTGTAGACTTCGACAGCTCCTAACTTGGCGATGTCGCTTCGTTCCTTGTCATTGGTGCAGTTACGCATCAATTTATCAATCTTGGCGAAAAGTAGTAGCATGTCTTTCTCAAATCCAAGCATGCGTGCATGCGTCAACAGTCTTTTGCGTGTTTCCTGCTCAGGAAGAACTTTCTTGCTGACGTTATTTGGATCAGTAGCATCAATTGCGGTGAAATCACCAGAGATGTCTCTCAAAAATGTCTTATCAATGTCTTTCTTCATTTATCATCTCCATACAATTTAAATGACTTGTTCTTAAATTCAACATAAGGAGTATCTATTCCTTCAATGTTCTTTTTACCATCTAATTCATAAACTAATGTTCTACCATTTGGTAATTGAGTAGATGGGTAAACTCCGATAATCTTAAGGCGCCCGCTATGTGTCAAACCATGACAGTTAGCACACAAAATTGCGAGGTTAAATTTGTTATTATTGGTATTAACTTCCGTTCTTTCTATAATATGATGCAATTGAAGCAAATTAGGGTCGGTAACCGTGCACGTTTCAATCTCGCACTTGTTCTTGATTAGCTTACTCTTTCTCATACTTACTTTATATCAAGTTAACGTATTCCCCACGCTGTTACCGTGATAGCCGCTGAACTTGATCCAGATTTCACTCTAAACCAAATTAATGAGACCACACGATTGAGGAAAGTAACAACTCTGGTGGTGCTGGTGGCTGTTCCATCTAGAACACCATGTACATCGACACCGTTGAAGGAATATTCTATGATTTGGCCGCTTGTCTCATTGGTAAACATGACACCATAGGTAGAAAATGGGATAATCATATCCGGACCATAGCCATCAGACGTATAACCATCTAATGCGCCAAATTGAGCCCAGTTGACAGTAGCTGTTTGATAATAATCATAGCTAGGACCATGGGTCTTTTTGCTGACGTGTTTAAAAGCCATTTATCTCTCCACTTAATATGTACAATTATTCCATTGTATACTTGTATTTAGCGTCAGCGTAACCCTTTTCCATCATTTCTTTAATTTTTTCAGGTCTGAAATCAAGCAGGTCTTCGATTAGGTTGTAATCGGGGCGCAAAATGTTAATTTTTACGAATTTTCGGTCCTCTAACCCTGCCTGAGCCAGACGATTATGCATTTCAACCTTCTCAATGTCATTTGCCATGATCTTATCAGTAGATAAGTCGATGCTACGCTTTAAAATTTCAACCGTAGTGGGCTCTTCGATGAATCTTTTCACACGAGTATGTGGAGAAGTGATAATAACATCAATAATATCGGCACCTAACTCGACCGCTTTCTTAATAGGAGAGATTTCTTTGACCCCGCCATCTGTCCAAAGCTGCCCCAAGAACTTTACAGGGGTTAACATCCCTGGAAAAGATGAGGATGCAATAACCGCATCGATAAAATGATCAGAATTTTGGTCAAAAATAGTATATTTTCCAGAACTAAGTGAAACGGTTCCAACACTAACCTTTTTACCACTAGCTCTAATCTTATCTAAATGAATAGTGTCCCTTAGTAATTGATGTAAAGGTGAACTATCATAAAAGCTTTTGTTCCAAAGAGCGTGCCATCGTCCAAAAGGAAACCATCTCTTGTAGATTTTGGTCGTATTTAACGTAGACCACATATCAGCAAGAATAGAGATAGACTGTTTCTCTTCTCCATAACCGAACATAGCCAAAGAGGCACAATTAATTGCACCAACAGAAACGCCACAAAAAGCATCATAGACAGTCCCCACCTCACCCAAGATATGCTTGAGAGCACCTACTTGGTACGCACCTTTGCTGCCGCCGCCACTTAACACCAAAGCCCTCAATTAAACCTCACCGGTACGGGTCTCTAAAGAATATATCAGATTAAGCAGATAGAAATAGAAATGCCCGGCTGTTTCCAACCGGGCATTCATCATTTTAAAGTCTTAAAATTAAGACATTGCCTTCCAGCCGTCATAGCTATGGACAGCTTGACCCATAAATACGGAGTTAGAAGTGGTTTGGAATGCATTAGAAATCAAGGTGTGCTCGGTTTCCATGGAAGCCTTGGTTGCGCCAAAGTATGTAATATAAGCGGGGCTGACATTCGTGGTTTCGGAACCTGCAAACAATCCAAAATTCTTGCCGGATTGAGAGGCATAATCATACCATGGCTGGAACAAAGAAATTTGGCCAGGACCATCGGTACCGTTATCACTAGCATGATCTCTATAAGTACCAACTACACAGAAATCAGCAACATCCATCAAGTGTTCTCCATCCTGAGCATTTTTGCCATTGTAATCAACAGTTGCCCAAGTGCTGGTATTATCTTTTAGATAAAAACCAGTGAAGACTCCAACTGGAAGTCCAAGTCTGTTTTGGAAAGCCTTAATCAAATCACAAAGACCTGGCAAGCTAACAGCCGAAGTTTGGTTTGTATCGGTCCAATATTCGACATCAAGCATTACACCATCGAATTTCTGAGTTGGGCTAGTTGCTTGCTCGTTAAACCATTGTAGGTTCTGAACAATGTTCTTCATAACCCAAGAGTGATTAATTGCCCAATCAATATTTCCGGTCAAAGCATAAACTTTGATGCCAGACTTATGAGCGACATCTAGAAACTGACGTAGTCTGCTTAATTTGGTAGCAGTCCAATTAGCACCACCAAGATAGACCCACATGTCAAGAAATAGTACGTTAACTTTATTGGTTCCGCAGAAATTTAAAAGTGCGGTCTGATCGGTATCAGTATCTAATGGATCTTGAGATGCACTAGATGTGACCCATACGAACATTCCTCTATCCAAATTGCTATTAACTGGAATAGGAGGAGTAGAAAGTGGATTAACAACCATGTTTGTTCCCCTAAGTAAAAGATTATCTTTCACGATCAATATCTAATTATGCAAATGTCGGACGATCAAATCTCATAGTATGAAAAGTTAGCATAAAATGTACTCGCGGTAGTTGCATCAGGCTTTACATAAATAGTTACTCTGGCAGGTCCATTTACAGCAGCAAGTGCATCAAAATCAATTACATTACCAGTAGTACCATTTACAACTCTATACTGTGTACCAATTTGGTTTTCAAATGCGTTAGCGGTTAATGGAGTGGCCGTTCTAATGGAGGCATTAGCAGCAGTACCACCAGTTCCAGTGCTAAGAATTAACTTTCTAATAAACATAGTTCTGCTTGGCCTAACATAATGATGAGCCCAATAAGTTCTACCATCACCAACAGCAATTGTTCCTACTGTACCACCACCGCCGTTAGTTGATCCAAATAAAGTAATAGTTCCAACATTTCCGCCGTTAGATCCAACAGTTAGTGATTCAATTTTTTCTATGAATCTAATGTTAGTTGCCACTGTATTTACGTTACTAGTTCCATTCATAGTAATATCTTCAGTTAATGGACCATTCATCGAATTATCATAATAGGTAATTCTAATGGTTCTAGTGCCGGTTCCAGCAGATGAATCACTGGCACTGGATGAGGCTACAGAACGTTGCGCTGCTGAGCTTGGTTCTGTATAAGCGGTCGCGCGCACTGTCACCAAAGAAGCAGATGCAGTTCCTACATACCCACCAATAGCTCCTGACAATCCGTTCAAAATAATGCCGGCCGCTATAGCTCTTTCAGCCGTCCAAAGAATACTTACGTTCTTATTAGCTGACGGCTTATAGTTTGTTTCAAAGTCAGACTCATCAGTATCATTTTGGGCCTGAGAATAACCACCATCAATAACACCACTCGGTACAGTACCTTTCCAAATAGTACAAATATAAATCATGGGGTCATCAATAGCAAAAATAGTGTATGTTATACCATCATCATCATATTGAATAGGCAATGTCTTAGACGTAGTAATTGATTTAAAGTTGGTCCAAGTATTTGAAATTGTGACATTGGCGTTAAAATTTACTGACATAGGTTAAAACTCCGAATAGTCAAAAGAAGCATAAATAGTGGAGGCGGTCACTGCATCTGGCTTGGTGTTGATAAACACAAAATTGGGACCAACAACTGAAAGTGGGGCCACCCATTCATAAAATGATACTACCTGATTGGCTGATCCCATTCTTATACCATTAGAGATGTTTTTGGATGGTAAATTGGTAGCAGTTGGATCGCCTGTAGCAATTACGTTTACTATTCCATTAGTGATTGAAGAGCCTGCCCTAACAGCATAAATGTGTGCAGTTTTCCCGGCAGCTACATAATGATGTGCCCAGTAAGTTTGATTGTCGCTAATCGCAATAGATCCGAGGGTACTTCCTCCACCACCCGTATTTTGTTTTAGTGAAATAGTGCCTGCATTAGATCCCGTTGAGCCGACTGTCACTACCTCCATTTTTTCTATAAAACGAATATTAGTATTGGTGGTATTAACTGGTGTGGTGCCATTCATAGTAACTGTTTCAGTAAATGGTCCATTAACAGAATTATCGTAATAGGTAATCTTGACAGTTCGTGCTCCAGTACCCGCAGAAGTATCGTTGGCACTAGAAGAAACGACGCTTCTCTGAGCTGCGGTTGTATCAGCAATATAACTTGTAGCCCTAACAGCAACTGTAGTTATTGCAGCCGTGCCAATATATCCATTAGCTGTTCCATTAGTAGCGTTTGGTATTAACCCAAATGCAACGGCATCCACGAAATCCAAATGAATTGGATCTCCGAAACTATCGGTTCTAGAAATACGGGAATTAGCCGTAGGTTTATAGTTAGTTTCAAAGTCTGATTTGTACGAATCATTAGTTGATTGATCTGATGGATCACCAACATCAGGATCAACGAAATTAGGTATAGTTCCGGTATATATAGTGCATGCTCTAACAACACCACCATCAATTACAAATATTGAATACCTATCACTACTCTCTAAATATTGAATAGATAAAGTATTATTAACAGCGGTTGTTTTTAATGCTGTCCACTGCTCATATATTACTACATTTCCACCAAAATTAATTGCCATTTCTTCCCTCTTTTAAACTAATGTCCCCGACCATATTGCAGTATATTCGTTTGTAGTATTGCCTATATTTCTAGCAATTAAATAAACTGATTCGCTTGCATTGAATGTTTCAACCGGATTCAAAGGTGCACTTACAGTATCTCCTGTAGAGGTATATAGACGATGTCTAACATCTAATTGATCTTCTTGGCGTAGGGTATCCCAGTACACGGTACCTGTTTTGTTAGCGGCATCTTGCATCTGTAAAGTAATAGTGCTTACGGCCGTTAAATCAAATCCCGTTCCTGTCGAAGTGGTTGGGTTATCTAAATCTGCTGTTAATGTGATCCAAGTATTGGCAGTAAATGGGGCCGAACCAAGAGTGCCAGACAACGAATATGTTCTAGTTGGTGTACCTGACGCAACGATGATAGAAATAGTTCTAGTTGTACCGGTAGCTGCGTCGTTAAAGAATTTTACACGAAGATATCTATACCCAGACAAGTCAATAACCGGAGTAAAAGTTTGTCTTCTTGCCAATGCAGTAGCGCTGTTGGCATATGTCCACCTCATAGAAGCGGCACCAGTTTGGAATTGTGTTGAATTTGAATCTGGAGTTGGGGCTGTAAAACTTCCGGTAACGGCGGCCCAAGCTGCAACCTGTGTTCCGTTTTCAAAATCTCCGTTGGTAATAAATGCAACGTTGGCGGAAGTATGTTTTGCTAGAGTCGATCTTCCGGCACTTCCACCGCCCATATAATAAGATGATACGGAAAGAGTTTGCCCAACCGGAACCGTATAATCATTATAAATAGTAACGTTAGTTGCAATATTTTGGCTAATCCTTCGGGTGGTGGAAGTACCAACTGCGGATACGGAAACTACTTGCAAATTACCTGAACTATCTACATGTAAATTTTGAACATAACCATCGTCATCAACGCCAGCTATAGATACAGGATTTCCTACCTGAGTATAACCGTCAGCAGCTCGCCCTTCTACTTGAGTACTAGAAGTTCCAGTAATGGACACCTGTACACGACCATATCCATCAGTAGCTATGCTTTGAACGTTGGTTCCATCTTGACCGGCCATCAATACTGGATTACCAGTAATTGGAGAACCATCGGCAGCGGCCCCGATAACTATCTGTCTGCCAGAAGAATCAACAGATATTGCTCTTAAATTAGTTCCATCTGTTCCACCAACCATTGAGGCTTGTGTTGGTACAGCCGAGCCCGTATTTGATTCTGAAGATGTTTGAGAACGTAAATTTGATGCTGTTGCTTGAGTTACCGTCACGGTTCCAGAAACCGGTTGTGTAACGGCAGATCCATCTACCTTTAAAGCGTTTGATGCAGTAACAGTAGCTGAATTTCCACCTTGACTAATAGTAATTAACCATGGAGTAGTATTAGCCGTATTACCTGGCTGAACCGTCCAAGTACCACTCTGAGTTGCAGCAACAGTTCCTGATACTGGTTGAGTAGTTGTTCCGGTTGGATCGACTCTAACAGTTCCGTCATTGGCTGTTTTAATCGAACGAGCATTAGTGCCATCAGAGCCAGCCACCAATACTGGGTTACCAGCAACAGCAGCGCCATTAGCTGCCGCTCCAACTACAAATGGACGACCAGATGAATCGACAAAAAGTGCTCTCAAAAGAGAACCATCTGAGCCACCAATCATCAATGCGGTAGATGGAATAGAAGAGCCAGTAGATGTTTCAGAGGCTAACTGTGCCCTAAGATTTGCAGCGGTTGATTGGGTAACAGTTACTGTACCAGAAACTGGTTGTGTAACTGCACTACCATCTACTTTCAAAGCATTGGCGCCAGTTACGGTGGCCGCATTTCCACCTTGACTAATAGTAATTAACCACGGAGTAGTATTGGCTGTATTACCCGGTTGAACTGTCCAAGTTCCACCTTGGTTGGCGGTAACGGTACCAGAAACTGGCTGAGTAGTAGTCCCAGTTGGATCCGTCCTAATCGGGTCTGAAGATGTGCCTAGTTCAACAGAACCGCCACCAGCAGCTTTGCGAAGACCAACGCCAAGAACCCATTGCTGCCCGCCACCAGAGTCAACGTCAAAAACTCTAAGCGAACGAAGATTTGTTCCATCGGAACCACCAATTAAATTAGAGAATCCAGGAATTGCGGCATCGTTTGTTCCTACAGAAGCATTAGAAGCAGTAATATTTCCTGAGATAGGAATTGGAACTCCACTAGGATCGCCTTGAACAGTAACAATTCCTCCAGCAGCACTTCCGGCAGTACCAGCACCGACCATGACTGGACGACCCGACGAATCCATTTTAAGCATTCTATAGTTGGAACCATCGATTCCAATTACAGCAATACCATATCCATCATTCGCAGTTGGAGAGGCCCCGTCCTTAAGAATAACAGAGTAACCATCTACATTAGTAAGAAAAATTGGATCAGTGGCGTTAAAATCAGTAATTCTATTTTTGTAATTAGCTTCGAAATCAGCACGATATGTATCATAGGTAGCTTGATTATCTGGGGCCTTTCCAGACTTGTAGATAGGTGCGGTGTAAAAATATTGTCCATCAATTGCAAAAATTTCATAAGAAACATCAGTTTCTTCGAATCTCTAATTTAGACTTCTGGTGTCTATCTGATTTTTTAATCCTGGCCAATCTGTAAGTATGGTTACAGCGCCACCTTCAACTCTTGCCATATTCTATCCTCTTAAAGACACGACTACGCTAGTTATACTAAATTATGTAGAAAATAGAAAAGCCTGCTAATAAATAGCAGGCTTCTCGGAATTTTTATTTAATCTATTAGATTAATTATGGAGTCAATTCAGTTACGATTGCAGCTCCGCCAGTACCGGCCCAGACAGCGTCAATAACGCCGGTGTAATCGTTTGGAACTTCCCAGTAGGAGTTAGCAAACAATTGGGTGGTAAAGCTGGAAGTGCTTGCAGTGGCGCCAAGCTTGACATACATAACCTTGGAGCTGGTATTGAAGACAGTTGCGCCAACTCTGGTAGCATTGCTTGCCAAAATTGTAACGCTGCTTGTTGATGCGGAAGTGGAAGTAACAGCAGAGGAGGAAGCCTTGTTAGTTGTTACGAATCCAGTGACACGCAAATTACCAGAAGTGTCCAAGGACAAAGCATTTAGTGTAGCGTTTGTATAGCTTGGTGCTGCGGTTGTTACATAACCACCACTTACCATCATATCAGTAGCAGTAGAGGTTGCAGTTGCTCCAGCATAGACGCCGTCAATACGCAAACCACCAAGAGTGGTTAGAGATAGAGCGCTTAAGTTACCGTTGGTATAGGTTGGAGCTGCTGTAGTAACCTTGCCACCAACTTGTGTATCGAAGGATAGGAAAGCTGCGTTATCTGCACCTACGGATGAGTTGTTAGCTGTAATGTTACCCTGAACATAAACTGGGTTAACAGCAGAGCCTTGGATGTTACCATAACCGTCAGTAATGGTGATTGGCCAAGAGTTAGCTAAGCTGTTTGGAGTACCCTGGTTAGAGGTTACTGTTCCGCTTACAACCCATGGGGAAGTAGACTGAGTTACAGCTACGGTGCCGGAAACAGAGCTAACTGCAACCGTACCAGAAACTGGAACAGGTGTACCTGCCGGGTCTCCTTGGATGGTGATGACGCCACCGGCTTGTGAGCCTGCGGTACCTGCGCCGACAACTACTTGTCTTCCTGTAGAGTCGATCAAAACTGTACGAGTATTAGAACCGTCATTACCGGCAATTAGAATACTACGAGTTCCGGCAATAAAGCTGGAACCGTCAACGATGGCTAATTCATAGCCATCTGAGCTAAATAGAACTGATGAAGGTGATACTCCAGACATATTTTATCCCCGTTTAGGTTAGAAATTAACTTAATTCTTTAACTTAATTCTTTATATCTTATACACTCATATTCAATTAATGATAGAAATTTAAGGCACTAATTCGCCTATTCTAGCAAATCCGGAAGAATTTGACCAAAACCCATCTATCTCGCCCGTATATCCGTAAGGAACTTCATAATAAGACAATGGAAACAGCTTAATGGTAAAATCTGATAAGGTTGCGGTCGGTCCCAATTTTATGTACAATAAAGACATTGAATCATTATAGACTGTCGCCCCCAATCTTGTTAAATTGGAAGAAAGTAAAGTCACATTCGTAGTAGATGCGGCTACACTAGAGGTATTGGTAGTAGAGGGCTTAGCCCCAGTTACCGTAAACGAATTATTGGGGGAGATTGCAACTACAAGAGATGGGTCAGTTGCTAGCGCCGCTTGATTAGGCCCCTTAACAGCTACGGGACCATGAAAATAACCATCATCAATTATGGTTTGAACTTGCAAACGATAGACGTAACCATCCAGCATTACTCCAATTGGATTGCCCAACTCGTCAAACAAAATCGATGCTGGTGATTCATTGGACATTAGCTTATCATCCTCGTTCTAGTTGATTCGAATGCAGAACTGTATGTAATTGTGTCGGTGACAGTATGAATAAGAGATACGCCATCCGTATCATACATGTTCCATTGAATAATATATGGGAAAGTATTATTAATATAAGTGATAAATTTTTCTACTAGCTTTAGAGTCTTACCCGAATCAAGATACCAAGTTACGCTCGTTGGGAATGGGGATCCTGTTGGTAAAATTTCCTTAACTGCACCAGATAAGAATCCATCACCTGGACCTTCATCAATAAAATGAATAAGGTCTCTCAAAGTCTTATGGGCTGGCTCCAAACTTCCTCCACCACTAGTATTAATAGCGTTTTGAACATAACCATCTAGTTCGTCCCATCCAACCTCAATACCTTCAGAGAATCCGTAACTCTTTAACCAATTACGCTGCTTATCACTGAATTGAAGCAAATCAACGTTGCTGGAGACTAACTCAATGTCATGACATAAAAGCTTGTGGCGCAGCACACCTTTCAATAAAGAGGCGCGAATGTCCGCTTCTTGGATTCCCGGAATAGCCAAAAGATCACGGGTCTGTCCATAAAGAATTGGATAGTTGAAAATCTTAATTGTCTTCTTGCGATCTAAAGTAACATTTCTTACTATGAAGTGTGTGTTATGCTTTAAAGAATACGCGAAATCACTCTCGCTGCTCATTTCTTCTCCGGAACAAACTTGTCCTTAATAGTAATAGTAACAGTTCTTTCTACTTCTGGGTTTTCAGCCGTAGCACGAACTCCACCAAATAATTTTTCCATCAATGTATCATAAGTTTGTGAAGCTACATCTGACTTACTAATTTCAAGAGCTTTGTTAACATCTTTACGAGTTAACTCTTCATCCTTAGATAATATAACTCTTTTTAATTCACTTTTTCCAAGTTTGGTTAAATCATCAAAAGCAAGCCTATATCTAACATGAAGGAGTTCTTCAATGTAGTCAATGCTTCCTTGAGATGGTTGAGCATCAGAATAGTCGCCATCTTTTTGAAGAGTGCGCAGGCCCTGATCAAGTGTTGACAAAAGCACACGTGCATTGCTATCCTGCCACTCATGCTCTCTGCCAAATTCTTTTTTCAAATCTTCTAATACGCCCTTAAGCTTAGCTAAATGAATAAGCTTTTGACCCATTGCTTCTGAAAGAAAAGCTTCGCTACGATTGTAATTCTGTAAACCTCTACGAGGATTATATTCAGTTTCCTGATCAATACGACGAGTATCAAAAGCTACTTTGGTAAAACCGCTGCCAGATGCATAGGCAGAAAGGCCAGCTTTTCTAAGCTGAATAGACTGCTTCCTAGCTGGAAGATCACTGCTTCCGCTGGAAATCAATTGATATAGCTCTGAAATTGTGTCTATTTTCATACGCTTCTTTCGGGTAGGGGTCAATATTATGTGGTATTATTACAATCCCCAGCATATTAATCCGCTTCCCTTGACATCAAATTTTTAAGATTTAGACTGCCCACCATGGAAAACACGAACCTTTCACCCCAACGGGTAAATCGGCAAGCATTAGAAATATGTCGCATACTTAGCAACAATGGCTATCAAGCCTACATTGTCGGTGGGTGTGTTCGAGACCTGCTCATGGGTGCCACGCCAAAAGACTGGGACATCACGACTGATGCCTCTCCAGAGGAAGTAATTGCTTTATTTCCAAAGACGATTCCTACTGGATTGCAGCACGGAACCGTTACAGTGGTGATGGGACTAGGAATCGAAAATCATTTTGAAGTTACCACCTTTCGTATTGAGGGGGCGTACACGGACGGGCGCAGGCCAGAAGAAGTCTTCTTCGTCCTTCATGTTGATCAAGACTTGGCCCGACGAGACTTAACCATCAATGCAATTGCATATGACCCTATTTCAGGAAGAATTGTTGACCCTTATAACGGTCAACAAGATTTGTATGAAGGAGTCATTCGTGCAGTTGGAAGTCCTGGTGCAAGGTTTCGAGAGGACGGCCTCAGAATCATGCGTGTGGCAAGATTTGCTGCTCGATTTGGTTATGATGTCCAAGGCGAAACTTTCAATGGGATGAAAGAAAACATTGAAACACTAAAGAAGGTCTCAAAGGAACGAATTCAAGATGAGCTTTGTAAGACGCTCATGAGCGAAAACGCCTCCTTTGGGTTCCAACTTTTACAGCAATCTGGTGCCCTTCAAGTAGCTTGTCCTCTTTTGTTTAATCATGAAAATGATATGAATGAGCTTACGTTACTTGATAGGTGTTCCGGCGATCTGGAAACGCGCCTTGCGTTTCTATACTCACACTGCCCATTTGGTTTGGTTGAGCAAGAACTATTTTCCTTAAAATTCTCCAATAGGGAAATTAAAAGAGTTTCATTTCTTTTGCAATTACTGGAAAGATACCGAGACTTTGTATCTAAGGATACGGATCTTGCCTATAAGAGCTTTATGGCGGTTATCAAGAACCATAGCCCTGACCCTTGGACCCATACCTTAGAGCAATTTATACATTTGACTGAGGCCCTGGGATACCTATCCAGGGAGCAATTCGAGAAGTATGAGAGTGTTGTGGTCCTAACCCGCAGAGAAATGGTGGTAAACGGAGACGATTTACTGACCATTGGGATTAGGCCGGGACCTCAAATTAAGAGCATTTTGGATGCTTGTTATTTGGAAGTTTTACGGAATCCAGAAAACAACACCAAGAGCTTCCTTCTTAATTTTGCGGCAGGGTGCTAAAAACAAAAAACCCTCTAGATTGCTCTAGAGGGTTTTTCTAAACTTTAATTAGTTAACGAATTAACCAACAGTTACGGACTTACGACCTGCTGCGACACCACGTGGGTTGACGATAGCGATACCGATGATCTCGGAAACTACCCAACCAAGCTTCAACTGCTTTGGTTCGTCTGCTGGAAGAACTTCAATGTCTTGACGGATTGGCATTACACCAACGAACTCTGGGTCTGCGGCACCGTAGATGGTTCCTGGTGGAACAATCTTGGAAACCATAATGTCAGTACCCCAAATGTGAGCGTATAGACCAGTCTGTAGAACTTCACGCATGGTTACAGGATCGAAATCTCCGCCACCAGTGCCTTGTCCACCACCTGAACCCCACTTTAGGATATCGGTGAACTCATTGATGTTCATGAAGTACTTAGTGGTTACTAAGTCCCAACGATCAATGTTCTGCTTGATTTCAACAAGGTCTCTCTTTAGAAGACCTGCATCAGCGATATCGGTCAAGGTGTTCTCGACAGATGCGGCTGCATCAAGAGCTGCGAAGATGTTTGCATCTTCTTGTGCCATAATTTCCTGGCGAGCCTTTTGGACTGCACGGTCAATTACGTTGAATCTACGACGCTTAACTTCAGCGATACGAACCGTTGGGTTAGCGTAGATTTCGAATTCTGGAACAACTACACGGTCACCGAATACGCGGGATTCTGGACCAGTACCGTTGCTGGAGATAACAACTGCGGCAACATCGATATCTCTATCGTAAGTTGGCATTGCACCTTGTGGAAGAGGGTCAACAACAAGGGCTCTACGGGCAATACCGTGGTAGTCCAAGTTACGACGAATTGGGTTTGCCATTGCCTGAGCAAGAGCAATCTTTCCGTCTTGGGTCATAATAGCGCGAGAAATAAGCTCATCACGCTTGTCATCGCTTAGGGATGGTTGACCTGCAAGACCCATGTTGGATGGAGTGTTCTCTTCAAGAACTGCTGCATACTTTACAAGGGTTTGTAGTGCATCCTTTAGGGATGAGGCGTTCATTTCGCCAT